AACAGGTGCGTTTTGTGCTATATTTAATTGGGCGTTTTCCTGCAACGAAAACGCATCTATTTACCCCCAATCATGCCCTATTTCTGCAAGATTTCTTGCATAATTGGAGGTCTCCTATTAATATTAAAGCCCCTGTGTAATGGGCTTTGCGTGTATAAGAATACACAAACAAACCTATTATATTCATAGGTTTATAAATAATAATACAAATATTTTTGAGTAAGAAATTGTCGGACGCGATGACTACCATATATGGTGTTGTTGTAAAATTAGCACCCCTATATCTTGTGGTTTATAACCAAATAAAATCACGTTTTTAATTCTTAACAATTGTTAAAAATATCTAACTATTCTTACTCAATATATAAATACTTGTTCATCGAAAGATTCGTGCTTATTGTTCTCAGACTTCAAAACTGTACTTATCTGTACCTCATGCCTTCATAGAACAATTACACAGTCACTTATCAATCGTCCAATTCATTTATTCCGTCTACTCTGAGATGATGAGTCTTGCTGTCTCCTTCACCGCCGTCATTCTGAACATTAAATTCAGAGAAATCGCTTTCGCCACCGTCCAGTATGGAGTTGGTATATCCACTATTTAACGATGCTAACCAGAGTTCTTGGAATTTTTCTTCACTACCTTTGAATCCAGCTTTTACAGCATAAGTGTATGGACCATCACTTTGTCCTACATTTAAACTAAGATGCTGGTCTACAGGAACTCCATTTATTACTTTATAAACATCTCCTGTAGTATATAAAATTAAATCTCCCTCTGTACTTCCCTCGACAGCAGACCGAGGTTTGCCATCAGAAATGTACCACTAAGAGGATTTTCCATCTAATCCCCTAGGAATATAAAAATCAAGTTGTACTTCTTTTTCTGTACCTACGTTTTCTACTCGCGCTTCTTCTGTGGATTCTATAGTATATGTAGCATGAACCTTTACGGATACGGTTCCACCACTTCCACCGCCCGAACCACCTTCACCAGATAGCGCTGCCATACTATACAGTAAAGCAATATTAGAGATAGCTTCGTTTGCCATAATTCAGCCCTCCCTTATAACATTACGCTAATTACTGGGTCAGTACCGCTATAAGATAAACGTATTTGATGATACCGTGCAACTTCAAAAGAAGTAATTCCCTAGGGAGCGACCGCTGACTTAGTTAAATCGGCTTTAACACCTGAAATCTAAACATAGTCACTATCTTGAGTTAACCTTCCTTCTACCGTTACGCTTCCAGATTTAACTTCAAGCTTAACCATGCTAACTGAGGATGGAACATGAAATTCTCTTATTCCACCAGCGGTAAAGACTACTTTTTCTTTCCTAAATACCATTAAAAGCTGTCACTCCTTTCTTTATAAATAAATATAATTTCGTGTAAACGCCCATAATAAACGAAAGTAGAATTACATTTAATTATAGTAATGTCTTTTTAATTTATATCAAACTATTTGATACCAAAAATCTCCGTTCTTCTGACCAGAGGGCTGAGAGCTACTAACTACAATGTCTGGACCACTACTCATTGCCTCCCACGTTGGAGCTCCAGAGCCATTGCTTTTTAAAAAATAACCGTTTGTACCAGCGGTTGTTGGTGCATAGAAAGTAGGATTAGCATTAGAACTACCATTCATAGTAATAGAATTCGCTGTTTTACTATCAGCAGTGCTTTGGGCATTAGAGGCCGCAGTTTTAGCTTCATTAGCAGTTGTTAGAGCTGTTTCAGCATCTGTTGCTGCTTGAACAGCAGTACTACGAGCAGTACTATCAGCTATGTTATATGGAGTACCCACATTCGGTAATTTGATTTTACTAATATTAGCCATTATTGTCTCCTTTCTAATGTTTTTCAAATTTATCCACCTGTACATCGTAGACAAATCAAAAATCTAACCAGTATTACTAATTGGTTAGGTTAATTTTATGTTCTTCTTATATTACATGTATATCAATTTATATTATAAATGTATGTATATAACATAAAAAGAGCATATTTATAAAATCTAAATTTAAAAAGATAGATTTCATAAATACAGCTCTTTTTGTTTCTTTGTTAAATTGTAATAATAAAAAATTGTTTTTATTCGAAAGAATTATTTGGGAATATATAATTCTCCATTCTCATCCCTGAAATAATTCCTTTTATCAGATGTTTCTTCTCTCATTTTTTCTATCTTTTTTATATGTTCTTTCCATTCTTCTTTAGTTTTTGGTCTTGAATTTTGTTCCCTGTTATAAGCACAATATAAATCCTCATAAAAACTTCCATTTGGTTCTGGATTACAAGTGTCAAAAGATGGAATAAAACGACCCTCGAAATAATTAGCCATCCTATTTTCAGATTTATCAATTTGCGACAAATACTTAACTACATCTTTCATTTGCTGAATAACTTCATAATCTTCTGTTTTATTTCCAGAAAAATTAATTTGTCGAATATATTTTACTCTTTTATTTGTTAAAACTTCTGTATAATTTACCTCTACTACAACATAATTTGGATAACTATCATTCAAAGACAATTGTTTTAATTCATCTTCCATACTTTCTGTTGGATAAAGAGTGATTCTATTATTAAAACAACTATTTTGAAAGGTTATATTTTCTTTACTTTCTACTACCCTTAATTCACAATCTTTAATTCCTGATTTTCCGACATTTTCAATCTTAAACATAACAGCGTTTTTCTTTGCAAAAAGATTCATAGCTATCACAGGTTTGGAATCTTTTCTTTGTATACTACGAGTTTGCAAAAGCGCAGCAAAAGTTAACAATACCATTGAACCATTAATTATCGTACTAATCAAAGTATCACTAGTCATATATTTCACCTCTTTAATTATAATAAATTAAAAAGAGAAAAATGTCAAGTGTTTAATAAATTTTTTAGAAAACCGAGAGAGAAACATTACATCTCTCTCTCGGTGTTGTATCATTCTTCAGAATCAGGTTCTTCTAATCCTAAAAGCACCATAATTGCATGACGCAAATACTCGTCTTTTATTTCATAGATAGAACCATCTGGAAGCTTTATCTTAGAAATGTCCATAGCTTAATTCCTTAAGCTACTTGTAATTGAAATTCCTAATTACTCACCAGCCTTAGCGACAGGAGAAACCTCGATTTCAATAGTCTTGGCAGTCTTGGTGATAACATCGGTCTCAGGAGTGACAGCAACACTGAAGGCAGCAGTAGCATCAGCCTTATCGTACTTAACACCAGTGACAAGAGCATCAACAACCTCAGTACCAGCAAAGCCAAGAGTAGCAGCAGTACCAGTGAAGGTAGCAGCATCAATCTCAGGCTTAACATACTCAACCTTGTCAACAATAGTAGCACTATTAGTAGCAGTGAAGGCAACATCCTTGAGAGCGGTATCGGCCGTAGTAGCAACAGCATACTTGCTACCAGTGAATACAGGAGCATTGGCAAGCTCAGCAGCAGAAACTTCGCTTACCTTGCCAGTAGTAACGGACTGAAGTTCATTAGGAACGAAGGTGTCAGTAGCCTTAGAACCACCAGAGAACTTAGTAGTATCAATAACAGTAGCAGAACCGCCATTGAAAGTACCAAAATCGACATTACCAGCGTTAAAGGCGCCCTGAGCGGTAACAGCATCAGCAGTACCAGCGGCAGAGAAAATCAAAGTTTCAGCGTCATCACCAGAACCAACATCGGCAACAATACCCTCAGAAGCGAATTTTGCCTTAGAAGCCTCACCCATGGTAGGAGCAGTATAATCAGCACCAGTCCAAGTAGCAGCCTTACCAGCAGTATAGAAACCATCCTGAATTGCAGCAGGAGTAAAAGCACCCTCAGTAAAGGAAGCAGCCTTACCACCAGTCAAACCAGTAGCAAAAGTCTTATCAGCGGCAGTAAGAGAAATTGCAGGAGCACTGACAGTACCCTCAATCTGAACGCCGTCCTCAGCAGCACCAAAAGCGGCAGTCTTCAGGGCGGAGAAGGAACCACCCTCCTTAGCGGCGATAGTACCAGCAGGAGTGAACTCAGAGGTGCTAAGAGTTGCCTCGGTCTTAGTAGCAGAATCCTTCAAAGTAACATTAATAGAACCATCAGAAATTGCCGAGCCAGTAACCTTACCAGCAGGAGTATAGTTAGCCTTAGTAAGAGTAGCATCAGCAGCCTTAGAAGTAACAGCGGCGTTACCAGCAACAGTAACTTCCTTCATGGTGATACTGTCAATAGTCTGAAGAGTAGCGGAACCAGAAGCCTTATCAGCATAGGCCATTGCACCAAGCTTAAGAGCAGTCTGAAGTTCAGCGACAGTAATATTGTGGTCGAGAGCAATGGTAGCAATAGTGGTCGTAGTAGGAACATAACCAGTAAGGCTTACCTTTGTATTACCAATAGCTTCCCAAGTGTAAGTATAAGCACCCTCTGCGCCAGAACGAATAGTAATATATTCAATATAGCCACCCGCTGCTGCATCCTCAGAAGGAACAAGATAAATTTTGTACATAGTATCGGCAGAAGCAACTACAGAAGGACCAGCGGTAGTGCCAGCAGGGTCAATTACAACATCAAAGTTGTGAATCTGACCAACCTGAGAATCAACATAAGCCTTAACAGTAGCAGCGTCAGCAATACCAGCATCAGAAATACTAGCAGCCATAGCTTGCCATGCGGCAGCACCAAGAGCTTCAAGAGCGTGACCACCAAGAATAGTAGTCATATCAGCACGACCCTGAGCATCCTTAATAGTTACAGTAGTGCCATTTGCAAGCTTAATTTTAGAAATATCAGCCATAATAAAATCTCCTTTTCATTTTCATATTCAAAGATTTTAAAACAAATTAAATTACTTAATTGTTTATTTATTAATCCCAAGGTAAATCTAATTCCAAACATTCTGTATCAGAATCATTAAGCTTAAGAGCAATGGAATTGACACCCTCAGTAATAATTTTTTGCGAAATTGTACCATCTGAATTATTTCCAGCCTCTTGGTACAATTTCATGATACCCGCAATAGTATCCGTAGCTTCGGGAGCTACATTTCTAAATTCAGTACCAGTCCAAACAAAAATACTGCTATTAGAATTTTTATCAATATATAAATGGTTAATTCCTTTTCCTAATTCCTTTGTATAGGTACTATCGGTATAGAATTTGTTATTCAGGAAATAACCGTTCAAAACTACATTGTTGTTATTATCTTGATAGGACAAAGTTTTAAAGTTGTCTACACCATTACCAACCTTAACTCTCAAACCATATTCTTCAGTATCTACAAGACACACTTCACCATTAGCAGGAATAAAACTATTCTCTACTTTTTGATAATTTACTTCTTTATCCTTACGAAGCTTAATAACAGTATTAATCACTTTTGCCATTGGTAGTCCTCCCTTCCTTAATTATTAGGCTTCAGGAGCACTGCCACCATCAATAATTAAATCGTCCAACAGAGACACCATATCCTGTTGATAAACTATCTGGTTCATTTCACCATCTTTATTGACAGTGTATGTGTTCCATTTACCATTCTCAAGTAAAGATATGGTCTCACCTTCGTAGTTACCATATTTAGCAATCCAATATTGAGCTTCAGCAAAACTCTCAAATTGAGTCTTTTTTACAATGCTCTTTAAATTACCTTTTTCATCATAATAGCTTAGTTCAGCATTGTTTGCCTCACTATTAGTCACAATCAAGCTCTCTTCGGGGATGACTTGCTGTGCAATGCTATTTTCAATTTTTGCCTTGTCTACATACGCTAATTTAAACATTAGTCATCCTCCTTTCTTAAGCTTTTGCACTTACAACATAGTAGCCATCTATATACTTCTGTTCATAGCCTGCTGCAATATATTTCTCAGGTACAACAGCACTAAACTTACCACCCTTAATAACAACTTCGGGCTCTTCGCCACCACCGTTGTGCTTAAAGTTAACTTCGCCATTGCTGTAGAATGTGCCACCTTCAATGAGTAACTTACCAGAATTCATTACATCATTCAACTTGCGCATACCAATATTGTAAGTCCCATCAGTAACCTTGAAATTACCACCTTTAACAACCATTTCGTAACCATTGTTGAAAATAGTACCGTAGAAGTTACCACCATTAATATAAAGCTTACCATTGTCATCATTCTTAATAACATAGAAAGCGTTAATAAATGTACCATCATTGATAATCAATTCAGGATATTCTGCCATTTCGCCAGCTTTGTAATCCTATGCATAATCCCAATAACCATTGGAAATCATGCTCGAAACAATCCGAGGAGCTTGGAAAATACCATTGTTAATCACAGTATTACCATGGTTGACTATGGTATAATAAGAATTACCCTTCTCATCAACACTGCGAGTATAACTACCATTCTCAATAGTTAAATTACCATTGTTATTAATAGCGGGTTTACCATTCTTGTTGCATTCAACACTACCGTTACCAGTGAGAGTTAAAGCACCATTAACATCAACATTAACAGGAGTTTTCTCGTTATCAACAATAACTGCATTGTTCATATCAAGAGTAAACTTCTTGTCAGCATTAATAACTTCATCTGCACCAAGACCACCACTCAACTTAATCGTGCCACCATCACTTACAGCCGCAATAGCTTCACTGGCAGTATTATACTTTTGTCCATTAACTTCCATGGAAGTATCAGATGCAGTATCACCATAAACCTTAATAACATCAAGGTCAGCCTTCAAAGCGTAATCTTTAGCAAGCTCTGTTTCAAGATTTTCAATCTTAGTATTAACCTTACTAATCTCAACAGTTACAAGATTATCAGTCTCTTTTTTGGTGTAATAATTACTCAGGTCAACAGCATGAAAAATCTCCCAGCTATCGCCATCCCAAATATACAATTTGCCATCTTCAGTTACTTGATAAATGTCACCAGTTTCGGCACTTTCAGGAAGTTCAGCCTTCGTAGCAACAGTACCAATAAAATGCATAGCACCTTCATTGACACCAACATACTTAAGTTCTCCCCATGTGGAAGTGCCATCACCAATCTTAATCTGACCCTTGTTCTTACCATCAAGAGTTACACAAGGTTCACCAGCTTTAGGAATGTAAGTGTTAGCCACTGCATCCCACTGTGCCTAAAAACCACGACGCAGTTGGATGAGCGTTTGCAGCTTATTAATATCAGCCATTCTTATCTTTACACCTCCTATTTACTTAATTAAAATGTTTTGCAAAATATTTTAATTCGCTATAATTAAATAGCTACCTATTTGAAAAAGACTCCTTAGAACCGTGGGACTCCACCACCATCTACCAAGTTATCTTCCAAATACTTATCCATATTCTTATTTTCCCATGCTTCATTTTCTTTATTATACATGAGAATATCTTTGTTTTCTACTCCATTTTCAGATATATTTACATCTTTTAAATCTTCAAGCTTCATATCTTTGGCAGGAATTTCTTCAATTCCAGCATTTAATACACCATATAATACTCCTCTATCGTAATTAGGAGAATCAGGCGTTATCAGTGTCATTCCACTATAATCTCTTCTTACCATCGTAAATAAAACTCTCCTTTCATTTCTTTTAATAAGGAGTATTACCCAATTTCATATGTCAATATAAATTTGCCTTTGCAAACAGTGGTTATATTTCCTTTTATATCACAAAACTATACGTCGTACAAATATCCTCCGTATGTTAGAAATTTCGTATCAATTCCTTTAATTTTAATTCGCCAAACTTTCGTCTTTTCTTCATCTTTTTCATTCTTAGAAGTGCTTTCAAGCTCAACAAATTCAAAATCTTTTTCGATTAAAGGAGGAGTAGCGTTATTGTACAAAGGATGCTTTCTAACTGTAAACCTTGCTTTTTCTCCTTCTCTTGGACTGTATTCCTAATTATCAGGAGTATAAATCTGTAAATCTATTGTGCAATCATCTCCACGAGTTAATGAAATTACCCCGTTATTTATTTTTAACAAAATCCTACTCCTCCTTTCTTCTTATATTAATCATTAATATCAACCAAACCTTCCACCTCTCCTATATTTAGTGGAAAGTGGATTTACCTGTCCTAATCCGTTGAAAGGATTAGAACTATTACTTTTGTTTGCACTCTTTTGTTTTGCAAACATTTCTTTAAATTCCGTCTTAGGTTTTTCTTCCAACTCCAACACTTCTTTAGCGCGCAATTCCATCAAATGATTACACATCATTGCTACACAGTCAACTCGGTCATCATGCATATTTTTTTGCTTGGCGTCAGGTGAAAGTTCAAAAACAATCGTACCGTTTGGTCTTTTTTGCTTTTGCATACCAACTAACTCTTCTTTAGTTAAATCAATCTATATCAAAGAGTTCATTTCATCAAACGAAACCTTTTCATATCTTATTGAAGTTGTTCCATCAGAAGCAACTTCTTCAATTTCCATCTCGTTACGAGCATTTAAACTCTTTGGAAACATTACTAATCCTTGGTTAATTGCAGCTTGAGTTCTTTCATAAGCTTGAACTTTATCACGTTTAAAATTGAATAACTGCAATTTTCTTATATTTGCAGGATAATCATCTGCGCGTAATTTCATATATGGGTCTTCTTCGTCTATAAGACCTAAATGACGTTTACCATCAGAACCTACCCAATCATTTAAAAGGAACTGAGAAATATCAAATCCTCCACCGCCAGCACCAGCATCAATACAGACAAGCTCAATATTATCATAATCTAAAGCACCTCTATTATAATTTATAATAAGGTCTTTTATCATTTCAATTTGCTGAGGCTTTTGAATTATTGCTTTATCACCGTTAGGCAAAAGCTCAATCAAATTCTCACAATTGACTATTTTTAACATTAAACCCTTTTCTTTGTCTCTGAACAATTCTCCTATTAAAACAATAGAATTATCTAATTTCGATGCAGGGTCATAACAGACGATATATTTCTTCTCACCATCATTTTCATATACTGGATAGTATGCAAAGCTATTTCGTAAAATCGTTGAGCGTTTTACAAAAACATCTTCACCGCCGTCTCTGTCAAAACGATTCTTGTACAAGTATTTTCAGTTGTTGGCACAGTATTCTTCATATTCTTCTTTTGTTATTTCTTTCCAATGATATCCGCCAGCTCTTTTTCTTGTTCCTTTTAAACATTTAACTATATTTGGATTGTAAGAGCCAGTATTAACAGCGGCGTTAGAAATTGAGGGAAAACACTCTCCTGTTTCTACACATTGGCAATAAACCTAATTATATGTATCATTCCGTGGAATTACTTCCTTCGGTCTCTGTTTTATTTTACTATGGCTTTTACTTAACAATTCTTTAGATGAATCAGTATGAGTTTTACCCATATTACTTTCAGATATCTTCCTTTTAGTTTCTTCACTATGGTGATATCCATTCTTAAGTTTTGTCTATAAAGCTTTTTGAATTGATTCTTCAGAAGGCAATCCATCTATTCCACCCTCTTTAATATTATATCCAAAATGTTTGTTATTAGACTAATATTTTTCTATCAGTTCTTTTTCCATCTAAGAAGCCTCTTCCATAGTCAAATTTTCAGCTATTACTTCATGAGAAAAACCTTCCCATCCATATTTTAATACTGCATAAGCCATAGCTGGCTAACAAAAACTTCCATCTTTCTTTTTGGTTAAATAGCCATGTCCATGATGCCATCTTTCTATCACAGAAGTACTAGTTATTCCAACATATTTCTTTTGATTTGCTTTATTAGTATGAATATATACTGTCCATTTTCTATCATCTTTCATTAAAAACCTCCCGCAAAAAGTATTTTTAATATATAAAGGGCTATATACATATTTTGCGGATATGTATAAAGGATGGCCTTCCCTTGTCGCCCTTAAAAACAACCTACTTCTTATATTTTCATATAAGCTTAGACTATATCATCATCTCATTAAGATGCCCCACCACTTCGAAGTTGTTATTCTTTAACAACCCCTACTCCCAGTCACGGGATAGTCGTTGAACCTTTCTCTGTTAAAGACTTGGCTGCTGATTATCTATTATATAGTGTTTAGGATTTAACCATGCACCATGTTTTTGTTTCTTTTTACTTTCGTAACATTCGCACTTATTCTTATTTCATAATTATGCTGTAGTACAAAAACCTTTAAGAACTCCCAGCAGTTCAATGGGATGCACACACTTATCACTAAATGTGCGGAGTATTTCTTTTCGATTTGCTCACGTTCTGCTTTGTATGGATTAGTAGCAAATGCGTTGTCAACTTCATCCTAAGTAATCAACGGTTTCATAGGCTTACCATTCATAAAAGGATGCAATGAAAACTCACAGCTAATATCACATACAAAATAATTTGGGTCTCCTAATAACATTTTTTCAAATGCCATTTTATATTGGTCAAAAAGTTCGCTGTCAATACCCTCAGCAGAACTTAATAATAACTTTTTGTTCGGTAGCTGTCTTGGATATATATCCGTATTAATACCATCACCAGTAATAAAGTTTGTATCCTGTGCAGTAAAAGGACGAGACAAGGCAAAGAATGTCCTGTCGATTTTTCCCGCTTCATCATAAATACTAAAATTACTACGAATACCAACGATGTTCTTTATTACACTATTTAACGTATTAATTGTACTACCATTATACAAGCTAACTGTATATCCACTTTTAGGGTGAGTAAACGGGTCTGCCTAAGTATTTGCTCTAATACACTCATCTAAGAATACAGAAGATGTTCCAAGCAAAGAAGCGATATTACCTTTTGCCATATCTTCCATTTTCTAAAATGTTTCTTGAGACTGACCTCCACTTGGAGCCATAATATATGTATTAGTATTTGGTAACAAAAGTGCTCTTGCCATCATAAAAGGGGCAGCTAAAAACGACTTACCACTGTTACGACCCATAAGCCACACACAGTTTGCAGGACACCAACTACTCAGCAAAACATATTTTTGCATATCAGTTAACTATATTTTAAAAAAATCTTCAATAAATCTTGTTGGGTTTGCTCTTCCCCACTAAATTATCTTAGTATATTTTTCAAAAATTTCTTTTCTTTTTGGAAGCAATTCATAACTAAAGTCATTAAAAATAACATTAATCATTAATAACCACCCCAACTATCGCCATCATCACCATTTTCTTTGTCGTACTGACGTTTTTCTTCTTCTAATTTTTTCTCAGCTAATTCACGTTTAGCCAATCTTAAATTTTCAGTAAGGGTGGCGTTTTCTCTCTGCAACGAAAGCAATTTTTTAAGCTAATCTTGACAAGTTTTGTACACTTCCGCTTCACTCATGCTAAGTTGATTGAAAATAGCTGCAAAACTTGCATCAGCAGCTTGATTAATACTCTTGCTAGTCTCAACATCATACATATTAAGAATAGCATTTTCATACTTCATCTCATTCATCTTAGCCATAATACCAGAGAATGTGTTTTCACCTTTAGCTTTACTAATAGCGTAACGTTCGCCAAAGCCATTATCTCTACTAAAGCTTGTAATTGTTTCGAGTTCTTTTTTCTTTAATTCAGATAACGCTTTTAATTCTGAAACAGGAGCATCTTCGTCACTTTTCTTTCTATATTTTTCATTTAATTCACGAATATTTTTAAAAGAAAGAACAATCTAAATAGCAGCTTGAACTTTAAGTCCATCCAGCTCCATACCCTATTCCATCATACCAAGTAAATCTTTATAAAGAATTTTTCTATCTTTTTCAATTTCAAAATAAAACGGGTCATAACCAACCATCTTGATAACTTGTCTTTTTGCTTCGAGGTCAACTTTACTCCATTCTTCTTCTAAATCTTCAGGCACATTGCCTGTATTACTGTTAATTATTTTATCAGCCTTTGAATCCCCTTTATTTTGATTCACATCAACATCGGGCGATTCCAAAAAAACTTTTCCTTTTAAAGTAGCACTGCGAGAAATAACACTCATATATTCTTCAACTATATGAGTTTTTCTATCTTTCTCCTCCATTGTTTTTTTAGCTTTAAGATAACTAACATCATCATAATATATATTAAGATAACTACAAAGCCATTTCATTGCTTTTTCGCCATCTTTGTCTGCTTTTTCATAAAACAAATATTCGTATAAATTTTTACAACAATCCATACAAATATGTGTGTGCATTTTTCCATTAGCTTCTATTCTACCCAAATTCCCTTCATTGTATGCAAGGAAATATTTATCTTGTGGCAATGCTTTCCCACAACATGAACATACATATTTATCATACAATGGAACAAACCTATTAAAATATTTTGTCCAATTCTAATAAAGATTCTACAAGTATTCGGGTATCTTGGGCTTACTCTTTTTCTTTTCTGTTTTTTTAGTAAGATGGGTGCTTAATTGTTCTTTAGCTGAATCGTTAGAAGTATCTATTTCATCGTTTATAATTTTATCATAATCATCAATAACTTCTTGATAAGCTTCTTCATATTCCAAGTATTTCTTATAATCAAGCTATCTTACACTTCCATCTTCTTCTTTGTAAAAATTAATAGGGTCAAAAAAACTATTATAATCAACAGAATCTACAAGATTTGGTGTACCAAAGTCCCCAATAATTTCTTTTAGAGCCTGTTTATGCTCATCTTTTAAAGAATATTTCCAAGATTCTCCAAATTCCTCTTTTTTTCTTTGTGTCTCCATTTTCTTTTGAATGGCATCTAATCTTTTCTATTCTTTAGCAATGGCAGCTTTGGCCCTATTGTTTGTTAATTTAGCCATTTAACACACCTTCTAAACCTTTTAATTCCAAAAAATTTAATTAATCTACAATTTGAAACCAGAAGTCTCCTGCTTTCTAATCAACTGGTTGTTCTTTACTGATAGCGATATCAGGTAAATTATCCACTGTTTCCGCAATATTTTTATTATTTTCATTAATATTATTACGGAAAGTGTTGGCTAATCCAACTGTCACTTCCTTGATTAGAGTTTTAAGAGACTTTCTGCGAGCAGGTCCAGCCATAAAATTCACCATCCTTCTCTTAATAATTAATTACTTCTTAGGTTTTCCCTAAAGCAATAACAACCAAACATCTCTGTTAATTACACCGTTCTATCTCAAGCCATACATCTTTTGGTATTGTTTTACTACATTTTCCAGCTATTCATCGAAAATTGTGTCTGTCCCAGCATTAAACCCCAGACTATTAAAAAGAATCTTAGCCATCTTAACAGCTTCGTTATTATTGTCTATGTTTAAATAGGGTACTTGACCAGCCATAGTTCTAATATTAGTTTTATCAACTGGAACTTTATAACCGATTGCAGCTTTAGCATAATTTGGTAAACCAAAACCTCTAATATATTTACCATCAATTTGCATTGCGCGACTCTTGACTTCATTGGAATAATTTCCTTCTAAAACTTTAAAAGTATTTCCACTTACGTCACAAACCATGCCAACATGGTCAGCTTCTCCAGTACATTCTCCAACTCCATTGTCTTGCCAATCGTAAAAACACAAATCTCCAATTTGAAGCTTGTAATCGTCTCTTTCTTCCCATCTTCCATTCTTTTGGTAGAGAGCTATCATTCTATTACAACTACATTCAGGATAGATATATTCCGTCAAATTTAATCTCTCCCCAAGAGCGGAAACGGTAGCTGCACACCAAGGTTCTGTATACAACATCATATGGTTTGCTGGTAAAGGAGTTATCCTATTATAAATATCAATAATCCATTTATGCTTGCCATTAGCCACACTAAAACCAACCCAGCGATAAAACCATTCAACCGTCGTTTTTCTCAACTGCTATTCCGTCATCGTTAATTTCTCCTTGCCAAACTTCGTTTCTTTTATTTTTGAGTTCAGCTTGTCGTTTCATCCATTCTTTATGCTCTTTTGCATGTTGCAAACGAGCAGCTTGCCTTTCCTTGACTTTTTCAGGGTCGGCTAAATATGGTTTCCAGTTTTTTTGAAAATCTTCATGAGTTTGCCACCATTCAGCTTTCATGTCTTCCAAAATATCTTCAAATGGTCGCTCAATCAAATCTTCCTCAGCAACTCCATTTTCTCTTTGTTTTTCTAGGTCCATTTGTCTCATTAAAGCATGACGAGCTTCTTGATGTTTAATCCTTTTTCTTTCATTGCTCGCCTCTCTTGCTTTTTGATGAGGAGACTGAGGACCTTTTTTTTCTTCATCCGCTTTTTGACACAACTCTTGAATTTTTTCTTCAGACAAGCCTTCGTATTCTGGAATTTCAGGGTCTCCAACATCTTGTCTATACTTCCTAGCTAACGAAGTATATCTATTTTCAGGCCAAGCAAAGAATTCATTTGCATAAACTCTATCACAATTTTTAGCCTCTCTACTAAACTTAATCATTGGATATCCTAAAAATGCAGAAGACCAAGCTTTTTGTTTTCTAATTTCAGGAAGCATCGAAACATATCCTGTAATTTTATGAGATGGTTTGGTAGTCCCATAAATAGAACCAAACACAAAATCAAGCTAATCTTCCATTGCAATGGTATCAAGAATTTTGTATTCTAAAGATTCAATTACATTAGAAACAGTTTCTTTATCATACCCTGTTTCCTCCATAATTGCTTTAATCAATCTAAATCTTGTCATTGTATCACCTATATAAAAAGCCCCAAGCCACCATAAGATGACTTGGAGCTATTTTTTAGTTTATACAGATTTCTTTATCCAAAAGAAACCTACTTTGTAAATTATTCCCTCTATTAAGCCTTTGCTACAGAAGAAAACTTAGCATAAGGAACGCCGTCACGAGCGGGAATATCAATAGCCTCACCCGTTGCAGGATTATGACCCTTACGAGCATCACGATGCTTACCACCAATAGTAACTACAGAACCAACCTTGACGGAATCATTCTTAGCAATTACATCAAGCAGAACATCACTCATACCCTTGATAACAGCCTCAATGTCCTTCTTAGAAACATCTGCACAAGCCTCAGTGTCCTTAATAGCAGCAATAAATTCATTCTTAACCATAATATTAAATACTCCTTTAAATCTTTTAAATTTTATTTTTAAAATTACCTTTTAAAACCTTTATTTATCAAGGCTTCCCCTTGACTTGTTTTATATATAACACAATTTTATGTCCTTGTCAAGAGTTTTTGAAAAATTTTTTCGTAAATTTTAGAAATAGTTTCTATTAATCTTCAGTATGTACTTCAACAACCTTGTGGGGTTTGTAGCTCCCCTTAGACTTGTTGTTGCTCCAAATACCAAGTTCAAGCATAATCTTAGAAATTTTCTTACAACGATAAACACCGTAAGAATCTTGAAAACAAATAGCGTTGACTTTATATTCGCCCCAACGCTGAGTATTTGCATCATTCAAAATCTTCTTTTCAACAAGCTTGTTATACTGATTAACACTAATTCTCTGAAGATTCAAATCATCATACTTACCCAAGAAAAGCATAATTTCAGGTTCTTCAGCAACATAAATTGTCTTATCACGACCTACATGTTCTCTATTAGTAACAGTATAATTTGCATCCTGTGGATTCAAACCAACCTGTCTATTCTTAAGAAGACCAACTCTCTCTAATTCTTTACGCTCGTATTTAGAAACCTTAATCATAAATTAATCAATCCTTTTTATTTTTAAATTTGGAAGGAGCGTTTCTATTCTTCCTTCCACCTACGCAGACATTATTTTTTTAAAAAATTGCCGTTTCTACCTTATTTTATATGGAGAAAAAGAAGGTGGGGTTTTTCGCCTTATTCTTCTAGTTTTTCTTTTTTGCCGTATTTATTCTTCCAGTAAATTCTTTTTATTTCTTTTTCGTGTTCTGACTAACAAGTAGCACAACGCTTATGAATTCTTTTAGTGACGCTGTTATGTTCAATTTCTTTCCCACATTCACAACAAAAATACTACTTATTCGTATGCGTTTTCAATAATTTCGCACATTCATCGCAATATTTTTTTGGAGTTCCACCTTTTCCATAATTGCGAGAATAAGGCAATAATTTCCGACATTTTTGACACCTAAAAGTTCCAAATTTCCTCATTTCAAGCCATTTTCCGCACAAATAGAGGTCATTCCGACCCAATAAAATTACCTTTTCATCTTTCTCCGCTTCTTTGAAATCCTCTTTGTCCATAAATATAGGAGTTACTCCAAGTCCATGATTTATATCTATGAATCCTAAATCAAATAATACGTTTCTTTCTTTCGTGAGAGAAAAACTTGGCTTTAAATCAGCATCATTTCTTAACTTCTTATTATATTTCTCAAGATAATGTATATTAGGTCTACTTAAATAGTTTTCCTAAATTTTTGTCCATACATATAAAGTAAATAAATATTTAGCTCGTGCCATTGTAATTGGGTGATTCTTTACACTAACATTCTTACGCCTTGATTTAATATCTTTTACTTCTTCGTCTGTTATATAATATGTATCAAGATTTAAAAACCAGTTCAATACCGCTTCGGGAATTTTTATCTCTTTTATTTTCCTAAGCTAAGATGATTCTTTTAGGTTATCAGGGTCAACTTTCCAATTCTTCCAAGTTGTATCTACCAACTTATTAACTCTATTAAAAGTTACATTAGGGTCATAAGTTGGTACATACTTTTTACACTTTTCTTTAATCGTTTCTTTAACCCATGCTTTATTCCAAGAAGGCTAATTTCCAAGTGCATATTCTGTTTTAAAATACTTTACCAATAAAGCAGCATCTCTCTACCATTTTTGAGAAAAACCATTCTAAAGAACTTCCTGAATATAACCCTCTTCATCATAAATGTCAATCATAAAAAGATTCCTCCTTTATACCTTTTTCCTCTTCTTCAATTTCCTCTTCATGACTTACAAGCACTCTTTCAATAGAATACTTCTCATATAAAAACTCTAAAGAACCATTAGGATTCTTTTGAGGAAAATAATAAACAGAGGTCTTTTTTCTTATATTCTCGTATATTTGTCTTCCAACTAAAGCCCAAAGAATATTCTTGTTATAAGACTGTTTATCTACATAAAATAAATATATTAAATGGTTTGCTAATTGTTCTTCATTAGAACAAATATTAGTTAATAAATCTTGTCTTAAAATATTATATTCTAAATCTCTATCAAGAACCTTGCTTGGATTTACTGTCTTACTTGCAAATGCTCCGTCAAGAACTTTTTCTGTTCTTTTAGCTGCCCATTCCTTAATTCTACTTGATACTAAATCGTTAATTTGTTCATATATCTTTTTATTAATTACAAAACCATCAGACATTAAAGTATGATAATCAAAGTTTTGAGAAGAACGTACTTTTTCTCTAATATGGAAATCAACATTTTCAATATATTTACAAATTTGATTCATCACACAATTAGAATCAACCACAGGAAGAAAATGTTTATAATATCTAATAAATTCTTTTTGACTTTCATTTAATAAGTTCTCATCTTTAGCTAACAACTCTTTTAAAGAGCAAGCAAATCTAAGCTGGCAATCTTGGTCATTTTTCTTAACAAATTCATTGTATTCTTTACTTAAAGTGTTATATTTGTATCGGAAAAAATAAGGCTTTTTATCAGCTAAGAGAGAATTAAGAAATTCTTTCCTTTTAATTTCTTCTGGAGAATCTTCTGGATTTATATGTTGATATTGTTTCCAAATTGTTGCTTCTGCTTTAACATTTTCGCCAATCTTGGTTTTATCTCGCTACTACCTTTAGTTTCCTTAAAGGGCTAGACTATATCTTCATCCTTGTAAACAAGGAGCATGGCACTTCCAAATAAGGAATTTCACCTTAAATGTACTCCCTCTCGGGATAGTCGTTTGAGTTTAAGAATTGTTTTTAATTTCTAAATATTTTTGATATTTTCTTTCTAATCTTATATTACTATTTTCATACATATAAGATAAAAAATTTAACCCATCTTTTTGAGTAGTGAAAATCATGTTGTAAGTGTTACCAGAACATTCTTTTCTTAAATAACATCCAATTTTACTTTCTGGAAAAAACTTAAGGATTTCTTCTTTTGTATGTTCAGCCATATTTTTTGATGTAGTCAAACTAACCTCTAAAAGTTTTTTCTTACCAAAAAGCCCAAAAGTTCCGTCACCATCAAACAAGCCTCTCCAAAAGTGTCTCTTTAAATTATCTGGAACAAGAGAATAATCAATATCAAGAGTTAAACTTTTCTTTGGTGTTACTCCATATTTTATTAATTGTTTAGTTAAATGCTTACTGCATAATAACAAACTACTCATTTCAGATTCACATTCGCCACCTTGGGGTAAGTGTGTAAATGTTTTAAAAATTTTCACTTCTGCTTTTGTTCCAAAAGCTTTTTTGAATTGTATTAGTAAATCTCTATCAATTGAATTAACAACTACTTTTATATAATAAGATTTTGTTTCTTCATTATAAGTAACACACCCATCCGAGGCTAAAAATCCTAAAATATAAGCCTTTTCTTCAGTATCAATAACATCAAAGAAATCTAAATTCTTTATTAGGCGACTTTCTTTCAAACAGCCACAAGATTTTGTCATTCTTCTTTTGCCGTTAATGGGAAGATTATCTGAATTAACAATACAATCATTTCCACACTCACAGTGACACAACCACTTTTTATTCCCTAAATACTTTTGTACTTTTAATTTTCCAAAGGTCATTCCAGTTCTATCAATAAAATTCCATCCACCCATTGAATTTCCTCCTTTCTTTTATAATTAAACAATTCTTCTACCACAGGATTACCATATTAAACAACTTAGGCTTCCCCTGTTAGCCATTCTCTTAATTATCATTTCCTATAATTCCAAAAGTGAGAATGACACCCTATATTTATAGGTTCACCATGTAAATTTTTCTATTTGTTACCAAATAGCCAGACTATTTAATTAATCTGTCTCGATTGAGCCGCACAACACGACCTAACTCTATCTTGCAACAATTTTTCTTCTTTACTACCTTTTTCAAACAAAGGTAACATACCAACAAATGTAGAACAAATATTGGTAATTTGACCAATTCTTGTACCAAAACTGAATGTATCAGTATTATACAAATCCAAATCAGTCATTTCTCTCGCTGGCTTTTTGTGAGGTTTTTTAGCATTGTAAGTTACTACTCTTTGGTCTGGATAAACACCATTAATAAAATTTGGATTATCGCAAGTAAATATAATGTCATAGTCATAGTCACTTCCTGCCCAATGCATTGTATGTGCATCGTGGCAATTAACAATTACTCCACTATAACTGTACTTGTACCACTTTTTCATTTCTTCTGTATTCTTTAATTCAACAGGGTAATGCTCGCTAAAATGAGTGAGTGGGCTACGCATTGTGTCTACTTTAGTAACATTTCTCTTATTCCAAAATTGCGAATACATTTCTCCTGCATTTAACAAACCAGTTACTTTTTGACCAGTAGCAGCTTGCATAAAAGCATACCCATCAACTACAATACATTGAAAATTACCATGAACCATAATTTTTCCAAGACAAGCAAGTTCAATTTTTCTAATAATAAAATCTCTTACTTTTTCTTTAGAATATTTATCATATAACAAAGAATTATTTAAAACAAGAGACTTTAACCAATAATTATCGCTTGATTTCATATAATTTTCAATATTATCTTGAGTCAAATTTTCGCCAAGAAGAAATAATAAAGTGTAATAAATATTATCATAACTTACACCTTGAATATAATCAACTGTTGGTTTACAAACATTTTTTACCATTTCTGGCGTAAGATTTAAAGTTTGCAAAAATTGATAATTTGCTGTATTTACTTCTTTGTCTTGCTTAGGAGCATATTTGGTTACTCCCCAAATGATACCATTCTTTTGACAATTTTCTTCAAAACTTTCTTGAGAATCCCAAGCACTCCAAAGTTTTGCCATACCTTCTGTAAGAATAACATCAATATTTCTTACATCTACATAGTTGCCGTAAACATCTTTAATTAAATAATTCTCGTTGTTAAGTTCTTTACACCAGTCAACAAAATCAAATTCATTTACAGCCCCTTTTGTGAAAGCACAGCGGATACAAAATTGACAAGGAGTATAATCTTCTTCAAGGTCTTTTCCCCATTGTTCAGCCATTTGAGGACTAATTAAACCAGAACCATCGACCATATTAAATTCAACGTCTATTGTTCTTTCTTCGACAATATCATCTTGGTCTGCTGGTTGTTCAATCACAAAATCAACATCAACAGGCCTTACTTCTGAATAATCTGGAATTATACAAAATCTTGGTTTGGTAACTTCTTTTGTTGCACTCGAATATAAACCAAAATATGCATTATACTTACTAGGGGCGATTTTGTAATCATCCATATTACGTCCATTATCAAGCCTTCTCTTTAATTCTGGCAAAATAGTTTCTTCACAAAAAACTACTGTGCTTACTCGTGCTTGAGATGCTGAACAAGATAAACGTTTATAATGATACGTTACTTTCTCGTAACCGATAACTATGTCTTCATTTAAACCATCTTTATTTTTAACAGTTTTAATAATAGGCTCTCCACAATCAATAGTAAAAGAAAAACCATTTTCATAGATGTCTCGATAAGATTTGACATTTTCCATGCTTACAGTAATATACTGTGGTATAAACATCATGTTATAGATTTTTCTTTGTAACTCTTTAATTCTATCCCTATTATTCTTGCTGTTTTTTCCTTTTTTTAATCTATCTCTTTCAGAGTACCATTCTTCAAGCTGGACTCTATCAATCTTCTAACCAGTTATATCACGAATACTCTTTAGCATTTGACTATCTGCTAAAGAAACAATTAGATTGCTCTTTAAACAATCTTGAAAACTAATGTCTAAATTATAGCCGTTTTCTTTAATTAATGCACTGTTAAGCTTAACGGTGTAAAATAAACGCACTTAGTTACCTTCCTTCGCTGGAATTTTAAATAATTTGACTAACCTCAGTAATCATATCCATAATATCAAAACCATCAAGGTCAATATCTTCAGTATCTAATTTTGTTATAAATTCTAAAATTTCAAAAACTTGTGAAATATTATCTACAATATATAAATTTTCAAGATTTTCTGTCTCAACTTTAGGTCGATTAAATCTTGTCTCTTTACCATTCCTTACAAGAATCTTTAAATCTGCATCAGTTCTATTAAGAAAGCTATAATTATCATCAATTTGAATCCGTCCTAACATATGAACATCTTCTTTCTTCTCTCCATGGCCTAATCCAAAATACCGCCATTTCGATTCATTACGTTTAAAAAACGGAATCTTATTTAAATAATCAAGCTTCTTCTGTAGTGATTCTTTTGAGCCTTTGGTAAGTAATATCCAATTATATTGTCGCCAGATTCCTTGTTCATCTTCTTCGGAATCTTCTAAAGCTTTCATTAATATTTCATTAGGCTTTACTGATGACCAAAATTCTTCTGATTCGTAAATTTCACTAACTTGTTCTTTAGTTAAATTTCTATAAATACTTTTGTATCCCCAGTCAACCAAATCATCTAAAGTCTTATTTAAACCATAACGCTAATTTAAAATAGCTACTACTGCCGCTGAACTATCTAACAAAACATCATCTACATCTAAAAAAATTGTCCTCTTATTAAGGTCTATATCTATATTTTTTACAATCTCCATCGGTTGCTTTAATGTATTCATCTATGCTTTTGCATTGCTTTTTTGCTTAAGAATTATACATTGTTGTACCTCTCTTTCTATATTTTTTTTGGACGAATTCACAATTCTCATTGGTATTCATCCACTTTTCTTTCATGTCTGAATTGTAACACATGTTTCTATTCCTGTCAACTATTTCCGAAAATTTTTTAGTGATGTTCATAAACCCCTTGACTTTTCTATGTTTTGTATGTTATACTTTCATCAGAAGAAATATTCAAAATTAAAAATGTCAATTTTACTCATACAAAATTTTACGCATCTTACGGAAATGTTAAAACTACTCATACATTTCTTGACGATTGTAAAATGCTCCAGAATATAGAGAATTTAAGGGAAAAATTATCGTCCTTTATGAGGTACTCTAATATAGACTCTATATATAACAAAGAAAGACAATATGCCTGCGCCTTTATCAAGGCTTGGCATTCAATGCACTTTAGTCTTTATTTTTCTATATTTAAAAGATTTTTGAAAATTTAAAGAAAAGCTTATCAAAAGACTTGACAAGGAAAAATAATTATGGTATTCTTCTTTTGAAATAAAATAAGAAAGTAGGAGTATATTTTTGAGCAAATATGATTCTTTGTTTGTAAAGATTCCTAATGGAATAATAGAACTTTCTAACAGAGTAAATTCATATACTTCTTTAACATATCTATTTTTAGCCATTAATAGAAACATGCTTGGAAAAGTAAATAGTAGTATTTTATTTTTAGAAGAATGTTATGTAGATGATAGCATGGAAAATCAAAAAACTAAAGCTTCTAAAATTAGTAAAATTCTATCATCTTTATATCTTCTATCAAATACTATTGTTAATAGAAAAAAAGAAATTATCTCTGAGTCAGTTATTGATATTCCTAAATATGGAGATTACTTTAATTGTTGTGAATTTGATATAAATACTTGTGAAAAAGATATTGAATTGCAAAAAGAAAAACTTTTAACACAATATCAAAGATTTCCTCAATATATGTTATCTATTGAACTTTATGATGAAATTATTATTAATAATTTTACTACTTTAAGTATTAAAGATTATTTAATAATTATGAAATATTGTTTAAAAGATAAAACAACAAAATCTAAACTTAAAGTAGATAGTTTACTTAATACTTATCTTTTAATTAAAATGCTTATTGATAGAAGGCAAGCATTAAACAAAACTTTTCCTAATGGTTGGAAATATAAAGAAGCTATTACTTTAAAATTTCTATTACAGAAAACATCTTTATCTTCTACTACTTTAAGAAAATATTTAGAAGCTCTTATTGAACTTGGATTGATTGAAAAAAACACTGTAAAAAAAGAAACTCTGTATAAATTAAAAAATACTTAAATAGAGGTAAAAATTAATTATGACTTGTATCGTTGGTTTTACGGATAAGAAAAATAATGTCACTTGGATTGGTGCAGATAGCCTTGGTAGTAATGGTTATACTCAAGATGTCGAATCTAATCCTAAAGTATTTAGAAATACTACTTTGAAAAATGTTGTTATGGGTAGTACTTCTACTTTTAGACATATTGATTTGCTTAAATATAGTAAAACTTTATTTCCTGAGATTGATAAATATAAAATTCCTTCTGGTGAAACTAAAGTAAATCATGAATATATGGTTACTACTTTTGTTCCTAATATTATTACTCTTTTTGAAAATGGTATTAAAGATAATGGAGATAAAGGTGGTAATTTCTTAGTAGGTATTGATGGAAAACTTTATGAAATTCAGAATGATTATTCTGTTCTTGAACCTTTGACTGGTTATTCTGCTGTCGGTTGTGGTGAGGTAACTGCTAAAGGAAGTCTTTATGCTACTACTAAATATATGAAAGATTTTACTCCTGAACAACATATTCTTACTGCTCTTGAAGCTGCTGAAAAGAATTGTTGCGGTGTCCAAAGACCTTTTGTTATTCTTAATACTAAGAATGAAGATGTTATTATTGTTGGACTTGATGGTAAAAGAGAAGTTATTAAGAAAGATATAAAATTATGATAAATTATTTAGATTTTTGTGAAGAACTTTTTGATAAATTAACTCAGGATATTAGTCAAGATTATTCTGATTCTTCCTTTTTTTGTTTTAACAATTTAATTGACTGTAATTGGACAAGAGGAGATGGATTTACTTTTGTTTTTAAGATTCCTACTCTTAATGATTTGATTTTTCACGAACATTTAGATGAATCATTTATTTATGAAGAATTATTTGTTCCTTGCGTTTATAGTCTTAGTCAACCAGCTTGGAAAACAATTGCTTATTTTATTTCTAACACAATAAAACAAGATTTTCTTAAACATTTAACGAAAGATTGGGTGTTTCCATTATAAATAACAACTTAAAAATTTTATCTGTGGATTTTACAAGGAGAAAAATTATGTCTTATTTTAAAGTTTATATTATAAATGGTTCTGGAGGGTCTGGTAAAGACACTTTTTGTAATTTAGTTTGGACAGCTATGGATAATTTTGACCCTCATTGTTTAGTCCATAACTACTATACTTCTGCTCCTGCTAAAAAGTGGGCTTCTTTAATGGGTTGGGATGAAGAAACTAAACGACCTATGGATAGACGATTCCTTTGTGAATTAAAAGATATGCTTGATTATTGGGATAATGTAACTTATAAATATCTCAAAGAAAAAATTGAAGCAGTATTATACAATTATACCACCTTTGGTAGAAAAATTTTGTTTTTACATGCAAGAGAAGATAAAGATATTACATGGATTAAAGAATATTGTTGTAAAAAAGGAATTTATTGTAAAACAATTAAAATCAATAGAAAAGTTTTAAATGAAAATAGTAAATATGGTAATCATGCTGATGATGGTGTAAGTAAATCAGGAATTACTTATGATTACGTTATTGACAATAATGGAACAAAAGTTGATTTGACAAAAGAAGTTTATAATAATTTTATATATAAAGAGGATTTATTCCGATGAAAAATGAAAATAAAACTAAATACGAAGCTAATGGTAAACCTTATTTAGTTATGTCTGAAAAAAGCAACTTTGGCAAAAAAATTAAATATTATTATGGATTGCATGATGTAAAACAATTAGATAATATTCCTACTAATGAATTAAAGAATGGCGATATTGCTGTTGTTAAAAATGATGATAATGGAAAATATTATAAATTCATTTGGATAAGTGATATTGATTGGCAATATGAAAATTGGGTTTCTTGTGGGGAGCTTGATTGGAAATCTAAAAAAATCGAAAGTGAGACTGAAAATATGATTGAAGAAAATAAAGAAAAAGTTATTTCTTTTCATAAAATGACTTGTGAACAAATGAAAAAACAATATCCTAATCTTAACATGTTGTATGAACATTGTTGGGTAAAAGAATTACATTTGATTCTGGATTACTGTGATATCAAATTTACTTCTAAAAGTGAAACTAATCGTGAAGTAACAATTATTATTAATTTTAAAAGTAATCTTATGAATCACAATGAAAATGTAACTATTTCAGCTAATATTTGGGGAAATTATGACAGAGAAGTAGGTAAGAAGGTTTATTATACTGATACCTTTGTAAACGAAATTCATGGTAATTGTACTTTAACTATGCTTAGATTAATTGATGCTACTTGTGATACACTTGAAAAAATGTTGGAGAATCTTAATTTGGATAATACCTATGGTGGAGATTATGCCAAAATTTACCACATCTTTGATAGTTTTAAGTTGTATCAGAATAGTGAATATAGTGATGATAATAGTTGTGACTATGATGAAGAAGGTATGTAATGATGAACGTTATTAAGAAGCGCTATGCCATTAAGCAATGTCAAAAACTTGATGAATTAATTTCTATTCAGGAAGATATTTATAGAGCTTTGGAAATTGGATATAATCTTTGTGTAGATTTTGATTGTATCATTCATCAGGCAAAAGTTTATCTTAAAAATGATAAACATATTCAAGATGCTGGTTATCTGAATGAAAAATACCAAGGTGATAAATTGGAAGCTGTTCGTGAAATTCGAATTGGATGGGATTGTTATAAGAGGGAACACGAAAATGATGTAGCTGTCTTTGATGGTAAGAAAATTTTGGGTGTTGAAGAAGATTGTTATGTCACATGGGAAGATATTGATGAAAATTTTCAGTTCTTCTGGAAAGATTATGAAATTTATAAGAGTAAAGCTAATAAGATTATAGCTTCTTTTGAAAACGAAGAATATGATTTTGCCAATTTACACTGTATTGAAGATTTAATTTTGGAATACGATTTTCGTTTTAATTGCAAATGTCTTTCTACAAGAATTACTGAACATTTGTGTATGATTCGTAGTTTCAAGTTTGCTCAGAATATTATTAGTGAAGGTCATTGGATTAAGAATCAATGGAGTAAGAATAGTTAGATTTTGAGCGGGAAAGAAAAGAATAATCTTGGTATGAATGATATTTCTAATAAAATTGATGGTAATATTAATAGTACTAAAGACGCTAATGATATTAAGAATGTAAATGTTAAATGCTATAAAAATAATGGTGATGGCACTATGGATTGGGTTGACTGTCCTGTTATTATTACTGATGGAGACAATGATGTATATAGAATGCCTGAAGAATAATTTGGGCTAATTTATAAATAATTTGTTTATATTTGTTTTACTAATTTTAATTTGGATAATTAAGATAGGTAATTTGATAGGCAAAATAAAGAATTGAATTCAGAAAGAAATTATAGATAAATTGTTTATAAAATGAAAACAAGGTATAAAAAATTATGAATAATATTATTAAGAGGTATTTTGAGATTAAAGCCAGAGATGATAATAGACCTTTTGTTCGTTTGTTGAGTATTGCTTATCAAAATGATAAGATTACTGATGATGAAGCTTTATTATTTTGTAGCAATAACTGGAAAAAGATGCATGGTTTTAAACTTGAAAAATATGGAAAAATGGATTATAGAAACAAAGGTAAGAGATACAAAGGATTTTTATGGAATGATAAAGTAAGTCTTGTTATTAACGAAAAAATAATGAGAGTAATGAAAGATTATGTTGCGAACAAGAGAAATGGCATTGGATTGAGTGAAAAGGATGTCGGAAGTAAAAAATGGGAATCGGCATTTTGGAATGATTTACTTGGAGTTATAAGTGATGGGCATGTGTAAGTAGGGTGTAATTGAATAATGTAATTGAATAATATAATTGAATATATTTTAAGGATAGAGGCTGTGATAGCTTCTATCCTTTTTTTGTCGGGGTGGGGATTTTTAATTTTTTTATTTTTTTTAATTTTTAATTTTTTTATTTTTTGAAAAATTTTTTAATTTTTTTATTTCTACCTCTACTTCCAACTGATTTTATGTACTTCTTAAATCTTTTTTAAGAAGAAAATGTAAATTCAAGTGTATTCATTTGTACATTTGGTTTGCATATTGACTGTTTGTTCTCATTCGAATAAATAGTCAATCATCAGTGTAAATTAATCCTTGCTTCTTCTCATCCTGAAGAGTTAAGAATTAATTTACACAAACATTCAAAATTAATCTCTTGGTCATTTTTTCAATGGTTAAGAAATTAATAAATCTCAATAATTTCGTCAGGTTATAAGACGTTAAAACCAGAAAGGTAGCAAATTATGGAAAACCGTCTCGTTCTTAATATTTTTGGTGTTATCGCCAACATCCTCAACAACATGGACATCACTTTCGCTGATGAAGCGATTGGTGACTATTCTGTGGATGAAATCACTGTTCGCATCAACAACAATGTTACTCGCAAGGGTTACGTTGACGTGGAAATCTGCGTGGAAGACGATTGCTCTTCCGTGGAAGAATTCCGTGTGTGGGCTGACAACGATGTTGTTACCCGTGTCAGCTACCTTGTCAATATTGATAAGGATGGTGACAAGGAGTACGCCTATTACACCATCGAAGGAGGTCTTATTCCTGTTAAGGAATAACCTCTCCACAACCCCGAAACAAGAGAGACTAATAATCTCTCTTGTCTGTCGTAGTTGGTTACTACGGCACTGATGATGGGAAACCAAAGTCAGCAGTCCATCATGAAAGGAGGTAGAAAGAGCATGATGGAAGCTATCTTCATTGTTAGCATCATTGGTAGTATCATTGCTATCGCTGGTGTTATCAGCCTTACTTCCATGTACATCATCTACAGATGCACAGGAGGTAAGAAGGGTTTCATGTGGTACATTCGCCACATTTAACTCATCCGACTCGTTCTGGAAGGTTAATGAGTATAAACAAATAGCCTTTCTCCAAACAAAGCAAAAGGGACACTTCCGAACAAGTGTCCCAATGTTTTGTAGTGCTTATTAACCTATATTGATAAGTACTTCTATCAATCTTCAGGAGGTAATAAATGTAGAAGATAATTACAATAGATTATACTTTAAATGTTGTTACGATTCTCGTCCTAAAGAATTATAACTTCTAATAAGGTTAATCAATATAACACCAGTAAGAAAGGTGTATAGGCATCTTTCTTACTACAATGACAGTATAACATATAAAGTTGTACTTGTCAAGTGTTTAATGAAAGGAAGCAAAGAAAATGAAATTGACCATCAATGATATCGGCTATATGTTAGTCGGTATAGCAAAACCCTGTAAAAATGACCATAGAATTTTTGCTTGGGGGCATTGGGGTAAAAACTTAGAGTACTGGTTACATGTGTATGTTTCTCCTGAAAGGATACTGTACGAAAACAATACAACTTACTATACAAAGTTGTATTGTCAATACACTTTGTCCAAACTTGACAATATGGGCAATCCAATAAAGGAAGTAAGAAAAACAATTACTTCGAAAGAGGAATTTGAATCCTTCATTATGGAAGTACGTTCCATAAAGGAATTATATCCTGTCTGAGCATTGTTAAAGCCCATCATCGTAATTTATGGTGGGCTTTATAGAGTGCTTAGTCGCATCTAACACTCAGTATTTAGTTGCCTATACAATTAAATACTTTTATCTTCTAAAGGAGATTAAATGAATGTAGAAGATAACATTTATAGATTACACTTTTAATGTAGTTGTAGTAATCGTTCTTAAGAATTACAACTTCTGATAAAGTGTAATAGCACACCATAATAAGAGGAGTGTATAGGCGCTTCTCTTATTATCACTATTATAACACACCAACAACTCTTTGTCAAGGAAAAAGACATTAAAACCAGAAAGGAATCAAAGAAATGTTCGTTACTATGAATTCTGTCGTTATGGTTGTTATCGCTCTCAGCATTGTTATGATTGCATACGGTGTTATCATTAACATTGAAGCAATCGTGCATAAAAAGGCAATGAATCCTAGAGCCATGTTTATCATTATGGCTATCCTTGCCATTAGCACCATCGTTCTTATCTGTAACATTGATTACAGCAAGAGCGCCCCGCTGAAATCTTCACTAATGAAGACGTAACTGGTGCATATAACGCTGGTTACGACAAAGGCGTTGAGGAAGCATATGCAACAACTGAGGATTGGTTCTCTAATCTTCAGAATGTAACTATCAGTGAAGACAATTCCACCATTCATCTTATTGATAATAACGGTGAGGAGTGGGTTCTGGTAAGTGACGATTATCAGAACTAACCTCTCGACCTGAGCAAGTCGTTAAACTACTCAAATATAACAGAAGGAGAGATAACCACCATCTCTCCTCTGTAGTGAATAAGAACCTACATTCTTGTTTGCTTTTATCTTCTTAAGGAGGTAAAACAATGAAGAAGATTATTTCGGTCAATTATTCTTTAAACGTCGTTGTAGTTGTAATTCTAAAGAACTATAACTTCTAAGAAGGATAAAAACTCGTTAATAAGAGAGGTGTGTAGGCACTTCTCTTATTCTAATAATAAGTATAACACACGAAGTTGTGCTTGTCAAGATTTTTATAAGCAGAAAGGAAAAAAGAAATGAATTACACTGTTAAGTTTGTTAAACGCATCTGCATCTATGATATTGATTCTATTATCAACCACTTTGAACAGGGGTGGAAACCTGAAGGTGTGGATGACCATTGCACTGATATTGTCAGTGCTTCCAGAACAATTGACATCGAATTTGAAAATGATGTCAAACTCATGAACTATATCAAGTCTCTTCAGGAACTCGGTCAGTATGATATTATTGTCACGGCTGCTGAAAGTCGCCTTGCCACTTATACATTGAACAAAAACAACCCCCGCTGGGAGAAAAAGATTGGCGGAACTGTTCGATGCTTTAATTTCATCACTAATCAGTGGGATAACATCTAAGCATTGTTAAAGGGTAGGAACATATGCTCCTACCCTTCATAGAGTGCTTAGTAGCAGCTAAGACTCTATCTTATCTGACCAATAAGATAACGAATAACAAGTTAGTCACAACACTAACGAGTTAAAAGAAAGGAGGAATTCATGTAGGATAGTCTTAGTAATAAAGCAAAGATTGGTTCTATTCTGAAGTAGTATATCACTTCTGAGTTTGAATTTAATTGGTACATGCAACACCTAAGTGTTGAATAGCTGATTGAATTCTTCCAGATAGATATATCTAAGTTAGACTTAGACTAATCAATTTAATAAGAAGAGTGGATTGGTCAACCACTTTTCTTATTAGGTATTATAACACAACAAAAGGAGAGTGTCAAGTAGTTATGACAAGATGGTATAGTGGATATGTCAAAAAGGATGGCAAAGTCATCTATGATGTATTCGAAGAAAAGTGCAACATTTGGGAACGAATTCGTCGCTCGCTTAGAGCAAAAGTGCGCAAAGGTTCATTAAATATGGACGATACCATTCTCATCCACATTCAGGATGCATCTGGTTATTTCCAGTCCTGTCCTGAAGTTCTTGGAGGCTATGTCCATGAAGAGTGTAAAGTTTTCAATTTTATTTGAGTTGAAAGGAGGTGTATATATGAAACTCAAATATTACTACGATGGTCCCGTAACCAAATGGCATAACTATTATTGCCATTTTTCTGGTTATACCACGGCTTCTTCTGAGAAACAAGCTTTGAATAACTTGTGTGGCAGAATCAAGCGCGAAAATGGCTTAACAATGGATTCCAAATTAGAATTAAACCTTAAGTATCTTAAGCAAGTGTAAATATCAATAATCAACAAAAGAAAGGAAATAAAGAAAATGTCCAAGAAATTAAAAAACACCGTTCGCTCTCTCACCAACAATCCTACCCATTTAGAAGCGCCTTCTCTTAATAAAACGCTTGACACTTATGGGAACCTGAACTGCCTGATTGATTCGGGCTTGAAAGAAATCATTAAATGGTGCGCAAAAAGCACTAAAGATGATACAAAAGAAAGATATGTTTTCTCTCTTAAGAATTTGGATTATATCCTTGAGCATCTTAGTACTGAGGTGCTTGTAACCATTAAGGTTACTCCTCTTGAAGATGATTTTGGAAATCCTTGGTGTTGGATGCTTACCAAAATCAAAAAGAAACGTATTTGTTTCTAACCATATAGCTTAAGACAAATTTAAAATTAAATTTAATACAGACTTGAAAGGAGTCAAAGTAAAATGAAAAAGATTAGTGTTATAGGTCGTAACTACACTCTCGACCAGACCTTAGCTGAGATGAATTCCTCTTGGGGTATTAAGCATCTCTGCAAAGTTAAGAACAACTTCTGCGAAAACATTTGCAAGGGTAAATCCTGTAAGATGTGTGATAAGTGTGAGGTTGAACAGTGCTTCAATCTTTCACTCAAGGAAATCAAGGAGGGAAAGCGTAAGGAATTAATTCCTTGTGCTGAGTGCTTCAGTGACAGAGCCAATTATGGTGCTCGTCGTTATTATAACGGTAAGGGCATCAAGACGGAGGTGTGGCATGTTTAAGATTACAAACAAATACGGAAAATCCGTAACAGTTACAATGAGTATGAAGGAAAAAACTGTATTTAACAGTGAAGTGCTTGCAAACATTGTTTGTAAATTCCTTAATACTAAAGAAACCAAACCTGACTGGCTTGTAAACAATTTCGATGTTGTTGCTTGCAAGCCTTATAAGGTTGAAAGAGTTTAAACATTGTTAGAGGGATGGAAAATAACTTCCATCCCTCAATAGAGTTTTTAAGCCCAACTTATTCACTCGCACATTAATTTAGCCTACAATGAATTAATGTATTATTAAATTAGAAAGGAGTTTTGCTATGTAGAAAATCTTAGCAGTTGACTATTATTGGTCTATAATAATAGTCTTCATCATTTACAATCGTAATTAATCCGTATTAATTGCATCACAAGTAGAGAGTGTAGGCTTTCTACTTGTGTTTATCTTAGCACACTTGATAATATCTGTCAAGTGATAACTACAAACTTTTTTAACTTGAAAGGAATTTAGAATCATGAAGAAGATTAATCTCACCAACATCAAGAACGAAAAGTCCGTCAGTGAAGTCCTGTTCGATGCACTTAAGCCCAAAGCAATCACCAATGAACAGTCCAAGACCGTTTATGCCTTTAAGCTCTCTGTGGAAAGGGAGATTGAAAAGAGAGAAGATGGTCGTAACTGGGCTATTAGAGACATTCCTCTTTTTATGCCTGAAATTGACTTGCACTATCAGCGCGAACCCAAAAACTATGAAGTAGCTAAAATTACCAACAACTTTAATATCAACAAGGTTGAAATTAAAGCGGCTTCTATTCGTAAAGTTGGTAATACTTGGCATCTGTTTCTTATGGATGGGGCTCATACCTTGAGTGCTCTGCTTTATATGCAGAGTAAAGGCTTCCCCATCTATGCTATCACTTGCAAAGTATTTATCAATCTTACTCTGGAAGAAGAAGCAGATTTGTTTGCTACTCAGAACGAGGGTAAGACCAATCTTCGTGGCTATGAAAGATATAAAGCTGAACTTTGTGCCAAGAAGCCTACAGCAGTAATTATCAATCAGGTCACAAAGGAATTTGGTCTGACTGTTAAGACCAATCGCAATAGCACCATTAACCGCTATAACAATATCAATGCAATTGAAGAGCTGTATCGTATTGTTAAACGCGATGGTGAAAACGCTCTTCGTTTTGTGTTCGCTGTTCTTCAGGGGACTGGTTGGAAGGATGATATGGTTTATACTCAGCGCATGTTGGCAGGAATTTCTGCTTGCTACAAGCACTGTGAAGATACCAAAGCATTCAACTATTTTCTGCTGAACCTTAAGCAGTATAAGAGCTGTGATGAGTTTGTTCGTGTTGCTCAGGACAAGATTGAAGAGCATGAAGGACATCCCGCTGAGAAGATTCGTGATTATCTTCTCACCTTTATGGTTTATAAGAAGTAAAAGAGAAAAGACTGGTAGCTACTAACTACCAGTCTTACTTAAGACACCAGACTCCTGTAAAGCCTGTTTACATAATTACTCACGAAAGGAGAAATTAATATGTAGAAAATTTTACATGTTGATATGGATAGACAAATCTCGGTCGTTCGTATCGTGTACCATCGTAACTAATCCACAGTTACAGGTATTGTAAAACCTATACTCATCAAGTAAAAGTTACAGGCTACCTTGCTTGATGAGTGTAATATAACACAAACATCAACACTTGTCAAGTACTTTGTAAAATTTCTTTTTAAATACTTGACACCATTAAGAAAGGAAAGTATAATATGAACACTAATAAAATTAATTTCACCATTGAAACCCTCAATGATAATGGCTCTGGTATGGAATATACTTCCAAGGAAGAGTTCATGAAAGAACTGGGTTTAATGATTGATGATTGTATTGCCAATGGCGGTACATTCTTCGACATTCAGGTTGATTCTGATGCAAGTTGCTTCTGCACTGATGAGAACTAAACAACATTTGTGATTTAAGAAAGGAAAGAAAATTATGAAGAAGTTTATGGTCACTGATACTTGCGAACGTGAGATTGGTCATCCTTATTTCTTTGATACCATGGAGAAAGCTCAGATTCACTTGTTCAATTTGTTTCTTGAGGCTTGTCGGCATCTTGATGCAGATGATTATAATAAGTATGTTGTCACTACAAAAGAAGAGCTTGAAAAAGCTATTGATTCTCTCATTGATAATGACATTTTCGATGACGAGAACAACTTCGAGGGTACTTGTGCATGGGCTGAAACTACTAACCATGATAACTGGGATGGCAAAATCTTTGAAATCGAAATCTAATTTTAAACATCTGAATTAAGAAAGGAAATAATACTATGAAAAAGATTTACAATGTCACGTTTGCTCGTTATGGCTTTGTTCAGGTTGAAGCCGAATCTGAAAATGATGCTTTTGCCAAGGTCGAGGGCTATGGTAAAGAAGATATTACTTGGTCTGATGATTTTGAAGCTACTGATGCTCAGGAAGAGGAGGATTTTTAACTATGACTAATCAGACTTATAACTACGTCCTCGTTGCCCATGATGGAGTCAATTTCTACCCTGTTTATTCTTCTAACCATAGAACAGTTGTGGAGAATATTATGTGGGCTGTATGTATTCAGAAAGATGGCTTCAATAAAATCAATAAGGAGAAACTGGAAGAATTTCTTCTTCTTAACAAGATTAGACTTGTTGACCAATTGGAAGATAATGGTGTCCCTACATCTCCTGATTGGAGAATCAGCCCTTCTCATCTTTTAAAAGAACTTAACAAAAATTGGGATTACTGGAATATGTATCTGCTTACTGTCCCTGCTCTTAACTTCTAAAGGTTAAAATATATTTTGCATTTTAATTAAGAAAGGAATTAAAATTATGGATAAAACTTATCTAACCAACCGTACTGAATATCTTCTTCAGAAAGCAATCGAAGAGGAAACTCAGAGATTGAAAGACCGTATCGCTTTTAATCCTGAGAGTAATATCGAGCCAATTTGTACGGAAATCGGTGTTCTTGTAGCACTGAAAAATTATGCAAATGATATCATCAAAGAACTCTAAAGGAGAACAATTAATATGAATAACAAGACTCATCAGGGTAGAGCAGACTATTTCCTCAAGCAAGCAAGGTATGAGTTGTTACAAGCGATGGACATTGAAATTGAAAATGCAAAAGAAGCTAAATCCCAATGTAATAATGCAGATATTAGTTATTGTTGCACAAGAATCGGCACTTTAATTTGTTTAAGAGCTCAAATAAAAGACCTGATTGAAAAGCCGTAAAGGTTGATAGAGTGCAGGATTGAAATATATCCTGCACTTCAATGAGCCTTTAAGCTCAATAAATTTGTCAAGGAAAAAGACATTAAAACCCACGAGAGAAAGGTCTATTATGGCTAACATCAACATCAACACCAAGAAGTCCCTCAATCGCGTCCAGCTCATGAAGGAAAACGGCAGCAACTTCGAGTATCTGTACATCGACGGAATTAAGGCGGGTTGCATGGGCTCAGTCAACAAGCGGGACCGTGAAGCTGGTCTTGCTGTTATTCAGCGTATTGTTGATAACAGTGATAAGACTGGCATGGCTCTCGTCATGGAGGTTATGGCTCAGGTCCAGTTTGAGTCCTCTATGAATGAGAAGGAAATCAACCCTGATGAAGTCCTCGAAGTTAAGGTTGATGGTATCACTTATCCTTGTGTCCTCAGCTACGAAAAGAAAGCTTTGTTTGACGAAGCTGGTGAGGAAATCTGCAACACTCGTGATATTGATTGTGAACTCGATGAACGGGCTCTTAAGGCTCTCCTTGAAGCTCGTGCAGTCAATGCTCTTCGTAAGGACTTAGCAGGTAAGTATGATGATTTCAAGGATGAAGATGAGGATTGTGAGGAAGATTATGAGTAATTCTTAATTACTTATCTATAAATTCTCATCAGATTAACAACAAAATAGGAGAGGGTTGAAATATACCCTCTCCACTTTAAAGAAAGGAAATTTAGAAATGAATAACAATAATAACAATAATATCAGAGCTACATTTAATTACATCCTTGTTGTAGCTACAGTTGTTATGTGTATAATCAAATACATTGGCGGTTATAATATTCCAGTAATCATTGTTTTTACCCCAGTAATTGCTATTACCGTTGTGGACTTATTCACATTAATTTTCATTGTTTTACCTGTTTTAATTGTAAAAATGGGAGCAGAACACAAAGCAACTAAGGAGTGGCGCAATAATTTTTATTCTCCTAGTGTGTGTGGCAAAAGAATTTATTGGAATCCAAAAACAAAAGAAATGGAAGGAGTTGAACCTATGCCCGAATACGACAAATGGAAAGATGAAGAATAATTCAGCCAACATAATCAACTAATTTAAAAATGAAAGGAAATTCAGAAAATGAACACCACTTACATTGACAACATTCCCAACGAAATCATTGAAAAGAACAAAGCCACTGTAAAAAAGTTCCTCTCAACTAAAGAAGGAGCTAATCCCAATCTTAATAGTTGCCCTGATATCACTGTATATTGGCAACAGAAAGCAAATGGTAAAGCTTTTCACTTGCTGAGAGGAGAGTATGAAATTATTCAGCATAATGATACTATTAGGCAGTATCGTAAAGGAGTAACTGGTCATTTCAATGTGAGTAATATTCAATCCCACACAATCGTTGCTGGTTCTGGTAAAAATGCAAAAGTTGCTTATGCTAAATATTACCCTGAATTTGAAATGCTTGTATTTGGCATAATGACAATCAACACCAGAAAGATTCCTGAAGAGAAAAGAAATTACTATTTTATGGAGCGTTATTTTCTTTTCAAGAATTGCCCTGCTCCATTTGATGTTAATGGAGACATTGCATTTAAATCTAAAGGAGGTAAATTCTATAGTTTAGGATTTGTTCATTTCCTTCAGCATGATTTGTATAAGGCTGTTTACCATTTCCATTTTTCTCAAGCAATTGAGGAATTTACCGAAAAGGAAAGCAATCCGAGAATCAGATGGACACAATGGACTCCTTATACATTCGCTGATTATTATAAAGTGGCGTATCCTCGTACCGTCTCTAAATCATCAGCGGATATCTCTGAAATTGTTAATAGTTTACCAACTGTTAATTTAGACGAACTTCGTCAGTTATATCCTAAGAAGGCCATTGATGTTAAAAACTCTTGGAATAACGAGTACCACACTGAATACAAAGATACAATTTGGACATTTAATATTTTAAATGAAAATTACTGTGTCATTCGTCAGTTTGGTGGTTATTTCAAGTTCGAAGAACAGACACGAATTCTCATTGACAACAAGGGAAAAGTAACAATCTTCAATCCCGCTTCAACTCTTAGTAAAAATGTTGTATTTAGAGTGTCCAGTTCTTCAGATATTGGAATTCCTTCTGATAATGTCTGTTTCTTCAAAGGTTTTGAGGACATGTTTAAGTTTAAGAGATTGTTTTATATCTCTTCTATCATCAATGATAGCGACATTATGACTAAAACAAATTCCTTAATTCTCAGGATTATTTACACTCTTAGATGTCCTGCCATCGAACAATTTTACAAAGCTAGATATAAATACATCGCCAATTATCTCATGAGTGCATCTGCAAAATCTGATATTGAACATCTTTTTGGATTTAGAAAATATTCTAAATCTGCAAACATTTATGAGCTTAGTGGCATGAACAAACACCAGCTTGAATTGGTGGATAAGATGTTTGAGGAAAAGAAAAAGAGCCCTAACAGTCCAACTTATATTTACACAGGCGCGACCTATACTCCTCGATGTGTAATTGAAATCGTTCAATTTGTTGCTGGCGTTAAAAATCTTTCTTCTATTACTGACAAAGATTCCGACTTTTACTTTACCATGGCAAAAAGAATGAATAATGTTCATTCTAACTATCGTGAGTTTTTGTATTTTGTTGGAGTAAATAACAGTGTGTACACTTTTGATTCTCGTAGAAGAAATTCTTGGAAAGAAAGCTTGTATATAAACAAAGAAAGAGATATCCAGTCATTAATTCCTGAACAAAATGAAAAGAATAAAAAGAATCTTCTCAAGCTTATGCGTCTTCAGGAAAAAACCGATAAGAAAGGTCAGCAAGAAGACGTGTTCAGAATCTTTTCTGATGCTCTCAACCTGTTTAAGCAAATTTCAAACACTAACAGACCAAATATTGATTTGTACGCCTGTAAAGATGTGAATGAGCTTCATCGTTATCACAATATGCTGATTGAAATCAACATTACAGACAAAGAAGCAAGAAACAAAGAAGAACAAGAGAGGTTAAATAAGTTAGCAGCTAAACTTTATGACCAACGCAAAGAAAAGTTTGAGTATGCCGATGATAATTTCTCTATCGTTGTTCCTGAAGAAATGAACAAGATTACAAAGGAAGGTGTATATCTCCATCATTGTGTTGGTGGTTATATCAGTCGTGTTGCTGAAGGAAGAACAAATATTCTGTTCTTAAGAAAGAATGAAGAAATCAATATTCCTTTCTTCACAATTGAAGTTAACAACCACAACGAAGTTATTCAGATTCATGGACTTTACAATCGTTGGCTTGGAAACGAACCTGATGCAGTCAAGTTTGTAATTGACTGGATTCATGAGAAGGGAATTAGATGTTCTGTAAACATTGTGCTCAACAAAGGTCAAGGTTATAATGCAAGTAGCAGTAAACTTGATGCTAAAGAATATGGTTTGGAGGGTAAAAGTTATGTCTAAACGTACACCTAACAATGCTATCACAGAGTATCCACAGTACGATGGTATGTACTATGACCGCTGTGAAGGAATCCAGCGTAAGACCCATGGCAGTTATCGGTACAAAATCAACAAACAGTACAAAGAAAAGCGAAAGCAGTATTTGTACACAATAGAAAAAGAGCAGGAATAAAATCCTGCTCTTTCTTGATATAATCAGTTCCTATAAACTGTTTATATATTAGTGCTAAATGGAAAGGAGAATGTCTATGTAGACAGTCAAACAAATAAACTATTAGTTTAATGTTTATTATTGTTCTATTGTTCTTGGCGGAGCATACGAACTTTAATGGTTTAAACTAAAATAATTCACTAAGAGAATTGTATAGGCGATTCTCTTATTCTAATATAATCAGTTCCTATAAACTGTTATATAATTATCCCTTGTCTAAGGAGGAAAGGAGTTGAAAGCCATGTAGAGAATCTTCTACGTTAATTATTTCTACAATCTCATGTAGATAATGATTATCTATAACCGTAATTAATCTCACACATTAATTACGAAGATGTATAGATGGTAAGTAAGAAGTATAGGATTCTTCTTATCATCTATACATATATTAACACATAACATCAATCTTGTCAAGTAGAAAGGAAAAGAAAATGAAAATTAATTTTTGTGTTGAAACAAGCGCAGGCTTTACTGAGGGAAGTGCTGAACTCAGTTATCTTGACATCCTCACGCAGTTAAAGAGGGATTTAGATTCTGATGACTGTATGCCTACAACAGACCACGAAAAAGCTGAAAAGCTTATTAAGGAACTCTTTGACTTACTTTGGAAGTATTCTTACTAAATAATTTGCTTTATTTGGTTTAAATACTTGACATTTGTGGATTTGGGATTTATAATAATCTCATCTTAAATTAAACAATACAACACATTAAAAACTTTTTTGTTTAGAGCTTAAAGCTCGGAAAGGAAACACTATGGGAATCGCTACTTATGATACTAAGAAGGTCAATGCCGTTCTGGAAGCTGTTGAGAATACTCCTCGTAAGAAGTACTACGAAGATATGGGTATTACTCTTGAGAATGTAACTTCTCTTGAGTCTGCTTTAAAGCTCAGTGGTTTGGATTACTCCGTCGAAAAGCGTCCTATCCAGTTCGTGAACAAGGTTGAGCAGGAATGGAATGACCAGAAGATTCTGGTTGATACTCCTTTTATCATCCCTGACCAGTTTGCAACTATTCGTACTGATACCAATGCACCTCTGGGTATTGTTGGTAAGAACTACAACATTCTTCAGAATCGTGAAGCTTTCGACTTCCTTGACTCTCTTGCTTTAGGAGGTGCTAAGTTTGAAACTGCTGGTAGCTATGGACCCAATGGAGCCAAGAGCTTCATCACCATGTCTACCGAGCCCATGAAGATTCTGGATGATGAGTTCTTGCCCACCATGATGTTCCTTAATAGCCATGATGGTTCTAAGGCAATTCAGGCGATGTTCATCAGCATCCGTATCTTCTGTTCCAACTGTATCGCTCGTGCAACCAAGGGAGCAGAGAACCGTGTAAGTATTCGTCACAGCAATTCCATGCAGGCCAAGTTGGAACAGGCTAAAACTATTCTACTTCAGAATACCAACTATCTTGAGCGTCTTAAGGTTGAGGCTGAAAAGCTTGCGGTCACTCCTTATTCCAAGGAAGCATTCGAAGCTCTTGCTCGTGAGCTCTTCCCTGTTAAGACTGAGGATTCTGAGATTATCCAGATTCGTAATTTGGCTATGATTGAAAAGCTTATGACGGCTTACAATCAGGATGACCTTCAGAACTTCAATAACACAGCTTGGAAAGCTTTGAATGCAATTTCTGACTTTGAGAGTCATCCCACTCAGATGCGTAAATCTTCTAAGTTTACCACTACGGGAGCGTTCACGGCTGTTGCAGTTAACACCATGCCTATTCTGAACTCTGTTTGGAATCGTATTGCCGCTTAATCGAAAGGAGAATAAAAAAATGAAGAAGATTAATTTGTTTGTCCTCATCATCGCAATCCTCATGACCTTTATGTATCTCAACAGCAGAGAAAGAGTTGCAGCTTTTGGTGATTCTGTGAAGGATTACCTTACGCAAGTGGAAGAATTACAGGAACAGTTAGCTAAGACTAACGCTCCTATCCCTCCCAGCAACCTTCCCGAAGCAAAGTTTGAAGAAAACACTTATCCTGTTTATGCAGAACTTGTAGATTCTGATGTAGAACATGGAGAATATCGTTTCAGAGTTCTCAATGTAACTCAGGATGAAGGTTTCGATGGTATTTATACTCTTGAAACTAATATGGCTGTATACGAAGATGCTCCTTATATTCTCACTATGGATAATAATGGGACTAAGAAAACATCTGATGACTACATTGCTGTTGTGTGGATTGCGACTCCGTAATCCACACTCACATAATACCTACAAACAACACACTTAATTAAGAAAGGAATTTAACTATGAACACTATCGCTTACAAGCCCACCACCAATATCATTGACGAACACATGATTAAGAAAGCAAGCCATGAGAGTTGGAAAGCTATCCTTGAGTTTGATTCTCTTGAGGAAGCAACTCTCGTTTATCGTGCATTACAAAATAAAATTGAAGAGCTGTTTATGGATGCACGCAATAAACATATTTGGGCATTGGGTAGCGATACTCAGAAAGAGGCTGTTTTCTACGAGGAAATGGCTGACAAACAGAGAGAGCGAGCATATCTTCTTAAATCTATCTGTAACAATCTTGATAGAGCATTTCACTGTTCTGAGTATACCACTCTTGATTTTTAAGGAGGTGAAAACTAATGATTACAATTATCCAGAATAAGGATAGAGCCACATTCAGAGTGATTAACGATGTTGCTTTTGACGAAGTAACCGTTATGATGCAGGATGCCGAAGCTGCAGATGAAATGATTTATCATCTGCTTGTAAATGTGATTAAAGGAGAATAAACATGAAGAAATACATGTACATTGACACTTGTGCGCGTGAAATTAACGAACCAGAATTCTTCGATACCAAAGAAGAAGCAATCTACTATATGGTTAATGATTTCCTTATTGTTAAGGACATCACTAGCGATATAGTTCCTGATGTAGTAGATGAAACTACACTGAAAGAAGCGCTGTCCATCCTTAATGAAAAAGGATATCTTGATGATGAGAACAGTGTAGATATCGAAAATCTTTTGGCTTATGGTACTACACTGAACCATGATGACTGGGATGCTAAAATCTTCGAAATTGAAATTTAACCCCAAATCTGTATAACTCTTTTATCATAAACTAATTTACTAACCTGTGCTATCGGGTTTACGGGCAGAAAGGAAATATCATGAATAACACTTATTTCAATCTCAAGGTCAACTCCATCCCCGCTGGTCAGTTCTTTAAGATGGCTTACGTTTCCGATGTGACTCTCTCTGCTCTCGGGCGTAAAGCTGGTGTCTCTGTTCTTAAGCGTGTTATCGGTACTTACCGTATCGGTGTCAACTACAAGCATACCAAGAAGGCAATCGCAAAGGCTGCTGAGAAGAATATCCCTATTGATACTGCTTCTAAGCTTCCTTGGGGTCAGTGGAAGGATAACAGCAATCGTATCATTTGCCATACTAACAAGAAGGGTGAGTATAACGAATACCTCCGTGTTTATGATACCCCCAATAAGCCCAAGGTTCAGCACTATCTCAACGGAAAGCCCATTTCTAAGGAAGACCTTCGCAAGACTGGTTTTGTTCCTGATAGCTATTTCACGTCTTCCAACGAGACTGGTTGTATGACTATCAAGGCAGACAACATTGAATGGCTTGGTAGACCCTCTGTCTAATTTCAACTGTTCAACACATCAACATGGGAGAGAGTGAAATATCTCTCTCCCTTAAATTAAAATATTTTTGAAAGGAAATTAAAATTATGTCTACTAACAATTATTCTCAGCTTCGTACCCTCCTCTCTAATTTCTGTCGCAATGAAATTAATCATGGTCGCTGTATTAAGGACTGTTGTGAGTTCTGTTGTGTAAATGAAACTTTTGATAAAACTAAAAGCTCTGAAACTTTGGATGAAGAAGAAGAGCAAGAAGATTAAGCCAACAATGAGGGAGAGCGAAATATCTCTCCCTCTCATTTAAGAAAGGAGTTTAAATATGATTGTTCACGTTACCAATATTGAATGGGACACTGATGAAAACGATATCCCCAGTGAAAGCCTTCCATCTGAAGTTGACCTTGAGTACGATGACCTTTGTACCAGTTTTTTAAGAGATATAGAAGACTCTATTTGTGAAAGCCTTGAAGAAAAGTATGGATATTGTGTAAAGAATTTGGCTATTGACACTTAAAAAGGAGATGTAAATCATGTGTATCGGTAATTTTACCATCACTTTTGAAGGGACTTCTACAGATTTGGAAAGTAACAAAGAATATTATTTATTTATTGTTACTCGTTTCGATGATAAGATGAAACCTCTTGATAGCAAAGTGTTTTACTTTGCGTTTATACCTCATTTTAAACCAAGAGATACAGACTTAATTGCAGAGCTTTATAAGCTTCCAAGTCGCACAAGAATCGTTGGCGCTCACATTGTCTTTGATGTAGAGAAATAACTCTACTCAAATATAAACCTCAAACATAAACAACAACACCTCTATTGAAAAGAAAGGAATTATGACTATGGCTATTTATGCTGAATATCAGGGTACTTATCGCAGCGATGAATTTGTTGGATACGAAAGAGCTGAGAAATTCATCCAAGAATGGGATGTGTGGGAAAAGTGCTTCCCTACCCATGTCCTTCTCTGGCTTGTGACTGAGAAAATCAAAATGAAAGATGTCTGTGGTATTAAGTATATCCCTATATCTTCGAATAATGTTAGCTACTATGAAACCCATTACACACGTCTCCCTGAAATCAAGAGAAATTTTAGATTCACAGAAGAACGTAATGGTTGGAAAAGAGACCATTATGAAGATGCTTACCAGTATGTTGTCCCTCTTGAATATCAAAATGCCCATCTTATTAAGATTTTCAGAGAGGCAATTTTCATGGCTTATCCTTATCTGAAGAAATACGAATTCAGTGCTTATGCTCCTACTTATGGCGCTAACTCCAGTGATATTTATATCAAAATGCCTTACAAGTACAACGGCGAAAAAGTTACTGTAAGCCTTTACTGTCCTCTTGAGGCATTATTGGAGAAAAATCCTGATATGATTTATCAGAGACACTTTGGCTATAACTCCGACTACTATAAGAGTCAACCCGAAGCTAAAGATAAGATTCTTGGGGTCCTCAATAGTCAGAAATACAAAGCTTTCTGTAAAAAGGTAAAGGAGGGTTAATCCCTCCTACCTTTAATATATAGTCACTACAAACATTTTGTCTAATTAAGAAAGGAAAATTGATTATGTCTAACACTGCTATTGCTAACTTCTACAAGTCCTCCACTCATGATTATGAGAGCTTTTTCAACAACTATGAAATCTCTGCCAAAGAGAAAGAAATCAACGCTCGTATCAAAAAGCTCTCTGATGAACTTGAAGAAGCAAGAGTTGAAATGACCAAGGTTCAGAACAATCGCTATAATAGTGATTTTACTCCTCTCGGAAAGAAAATCATTGTTCATTATAGTTCGAGTCGTTCTGACTTTGAAGGGTATTTTGATTTATCTACTGGTGCTTCTATCAATCGTGACTGTCTTTTACCCAACACTTTTATCATTAAAGAAGTTAATTTAAAAGGTGGTGATTTTTGGGTCAATGTTGGCTATTGCTTCCCTCTTGGTGCTATTGTATCTCGTCATTACAGATATAGAATTGCCACCAACAATTCCTCTTGCAACTTTATCATGGATGGTGAACAGTTAATTCCTATTCTTGAACCTAATGCAAAACCTGTTAGTGATGGTAATGCTCCTGTTTATGAAGCTGGAATGGGTGACAGTGCAGTTTCTTTTATCTCTCAAGTTTGGGATATTCCCGTTGAAAATATTGGCGTTAACTATACTTTCAGAGAATTGAGATTCGCATTAAGTAGAAATAAATCTGCTGAAATCATCTTCCGTACTGCTCCCAAATCTATTCAAAACGCTCTTCTTAGTCTTAAGATTGAAACTGCTGAACCTGTTTACAAGCTTGTTCATCTTACCAAAGCAGAGTATAAAGAAGCCAATGACAGAAACATTCTTGATGATTGGATGAATTTGCAGTCTATTGTTAATTCCGCTTTTAAGAAAAATGGGGATACTCAATATTATGGTTATAATAATGAACTAACTTTAGAGGATTTCTGCCATTATACAAATCAGGAATGGTTTGATATCATTGAAAAAGCTAAGTATTGGGACGAAGAATTTCAATTCAACCATGTTGGGATTGGTGGGTATGGTGGAAATGTTTTCATTAGCACTTTGTCTGCTTATCTTAGGAATTATATTTCTTATAGAAATTCTAAATTCTATCAGTTCTATACTTTTGGTAAGTTTATGGATTATGTTTGTGAAGAGGCTGTCAATCAAGGTTTTAAGAGTTTAAACTCGTTTATGGGCGAACTTCGTGATTATCTTGATATGTGCGTTTCCATGGATATCAAGCCTACTCTTTACAGTTCTTACCTTAAGCAGACTCATGATATCACTTCTCGCAACTATGAAGTCAAGCTTACCGAGGAACAGGCTGAGATGTTTGAAAAGGCTTATAAAGATTTCAAGCCTTTTGTTACAGGGGATAAGACATACAGTATTGTTCGTCCTAAAAATGCAGATGATGTCAAACACGAAGGTTCTGCGTTGAATCATTGTGTTGCCAGCTACATTTCTAAAATTCTCAAGAGAAATTGCCTGATTGTTTTCCTTCGTAAGACAAAAGCCACTGACAAGCCCTTGGTTACTATTGAAGTTGAAAACGAAGCTATTGTTCAGGCAAGAGGAGCTTCCAACCGTAGTATCACTGAGGACGAGTACAAAGCTATTTGTGAGTATGCCAAGAAGAACAAGCTCAAAGTTCGTGTTACTCCTCGTGACTAATATCTAGCAAATCAACTTCACATAAGTCAACTTCACATTAACAAACAACATATTTAAGCTGACCTAACGGCTATACGGGGAGAAAGGTTTGCATTATGACTAACACCAAGACTTATGAAAACATGATTGTTACCGTTACTTGCAAGGAAAATGAAGATATCGAAATGATGGAACTCATTAAAAAGATGAATGACACTAAGGCTACACTCTCGCGCACTGAGGAATTTTACCTTCCTCGTATTAAAGCTATTGGTTCTGCTAAATGGACTGAAATTTGCAATCAGCTTCTCGGGTTGTGTGAGACAGCTACAAGTTTCAATATGAGGGGTACGATTGATAATTTCTTGAGAATTTCTTTTTGTAGGGACGATACTGGTGAACGTTGCCGCATGTGGCTTTCTTATAGCTCCGTTGGTAAAGACAAAGGCTACTTCCTTAAGTGCTCAATAAACGGGGGTATCGCAAGTACCTGTTTCTTAAATCCTGATGAAGAGTATTATTCTTCTGAATGGGGTGAGGACAAAGATGGTTGGCTCGTTAAATGGGATGATTATAACATTTATAATCTTTTCCGTTCTGCTCTTATGAAAGAAATTGAGCGCAGAATTAAAGTTGACGAGGATAGAATTCGTTCCATCCAAGAAAATTATTCTGAGATTACTGGGGAATAATCCCCAGTTTTCTTATATACTAAGCACCTATTCACACTTCAACTTAAAAAGAAAGGAAACATAACTATGACTAACACTAATACTTACAAGGGCATGACCGTCACCATTTCTTGCGAAGAAACCGAAGATACCGAAATGATGGAACTTCTTCAGCGTTATCAGGATGCCAAGACTGTTCATGAAAATACTAAGGAATATTACATTCCTCGTACAGAAGCAATCGGTAGAGCTAAGTGGACTGTAGTTGTTAACCAGATTCTTTCTTTGGTAAAAATTGCTGAAGAAGCCAATCTTTTTTCAAGAACAAATCTTTATGCTCATTATTACAGAGATTATGGTAATGATGAAAGTGTCGCAATTAGCAAACAGGGTGGTTGTTATTATATCACTTGGAGAAGTGGTAGTTATACTGACTCTATTGCACTTAATGCTTCTCCTGAATGCTGTCCCGAACCTTTGCTTGAAGATAAAGATGGTTGGCTTGCTAAATGGGATGAATATCAAATCTATCCTACATTGAGAGACAATCTTATTTACAGTATTAAAAAAGCAACTAAGGACATCATTGAAGAAAAGAATAAAATTGCTGAAACTTACAAAGGATTTGCTAAGGAGGTTACTTTGTAAACGGAGAAGTAATTATGGATGGGGACATGACTTTGTATGAAGCTGGATATGATGATTTACCCAAGAAAATCTATAAAAGGTACACCATTTGGAACTAAATGATTTTAATTTAAGAAAGGAATTATGATTATGGCTACTAAGAATAACCAAAGCAATTCTCGTATCGTTTGGAGCAACTACAACCTGAACCTCGATGATTGGATTGAGGGCATCAAGGAAAGACTCGATGAATGTGGAGTTGATTACTCTGAGTGGGAAGAATATAAGTTCTATGAAGAGATGTTAGACCTTAATGATATGTACTTTAAGGATGAAATATGTAACCTTGACATTCCCACTGAAGGTCGTATCATTGAGATTGCTGATGTCGGTCTTTGGAATGGGCGTAGAATGGGATATACTCTTCTCGATGAGCATAATATTAAAGCCTGTCTTAACTTCAAAAGCGGTAGCCAATATGGTAAGTGGTGGGTTGATTCTCATAACAACCTTCGTTCTATGCAAACTCATCACGACGGGACAAACTACACTTTATATAGGGAGGTGAAACCTGAAATTTCTTCTGACCAACTTGATAAGTTCTGTTGGAAACTTTATCGTGGTACAGCAACTTCCAAGGATATTACCAAGTATACTCGCGCTATTGGCAAACAAGTTCGCAACGTTTACGGTTGGTAACTACAAACATTTTCGATTTAAGAAAGGAAAGAAAATTATGACTAACAAGAAGCTTAACGAAATGGTTATCCACTCTGCAAAGAGCAATTCCTACCCTTACGTCTCTGTCGATACTCCTAATGGTCAGTTTAGAATCTATTGCGAACAGGAAGATGGGTATCATGGTGTAAACATCGTCTTCGTCCGTGATGGACAGGATGTTGAACAGGATATCTGTATGGCAGAGATTGACCCTGATGACAAGTCTGGCAATACCTTCTCTGTCAAGGTTTGGAGCGAACCTCGGTCTGAAGAGTATCAGGAAGACATTCACTTTGGTCAGTATCGTGAACCTCGTTGTCCTTATTGTGGAAACTGGGGAGTAACAGGAGTTGATGATTTTAAAACTGAAACCAAATTCTTCTGTGACGAATGTGAAAACGAATTCCTCATGGATAACGATACTGGCGAATATTCTACTCGTAATCGTATCCCCCTTAAGCCTTACGAAGAAAAAGAAAAGGAACAGGAGTAATCCTGTTCCTATCTAAAACTCCAGCCCCGTAAGCTGTTCATATAAATGAAACCCTTGTCTTAAGGAAGAAAGGAGATGAAAGACCATGTAGAAAATCAAACACATCAACTACAAATTTAACATTTATTACTATGTAATAGTGTTAACTGGTTTCCTTGAGCTATAAGGAGACTAAAACATAACACACAGAGTTGAGAGGTTACGGGTCTCTTAACTCTATGTGTATTGTAACACACAAATTCATTCTTGTCAATAACTTTTAAAACTTTTTTATTTAGAAAGGAATTATGATTATGTCTAAGAAGTACGATTACAGCAAGTCCGATATCGCCAACATCGTTGAAAAATTTAAGGCTTTACTTGCCGAACATAACTGCGTTGATGATGTTTGTATCTATTACAACAACAAACGTACTCGTTATATTCGTAATTTGTGGGATAAGGAAGAAAAGAAATATGTCCCCCTGAATACTTGGATTGATGATGTTGAAGGTGTTCATCCTACTAAGTATTGCGAGTATGCTCCTTCTACCAATATCATCAGTTTCTCTTCTGAGGGAACTTTGTGTGATTATATGTATTCAGGTGCTCCTGAATGGCTTGAGGAATTTGCTCTTAAGTATGGCATGTATATTGAATGTGCAACAAGCTGGTTTTTCTATTTCGCTCCTTGCAATGTTTGGAGTGATTATGAAACTGATGATACTGAAGAGCATAAGAATTATCCCATTATTCTCTTCGCCCCTGAAGATTATGATGACAATAAAATCCCTGCTATTAAAGCAATTGCTCAGATTTGGGAAGACCTTTGCAAAATGTCTGAGGATAAGGGATGTTGTGCAATTGGATACGGTATGATTTTCAAATACGAAGGTCAGAAATACAAGATGATTCCTCGTTCTAATAAGCAAGGTGAATGGAGTTGGGAACAGTGGGTTGATAAAATCAAGAATTATTTATCCATCGTTGGTTGCACTGACATTGAATGGTATTGTGGTCACATGGATTAATTGAAAGGAGGTGAATAATATGTTGCGAATTATCAATGGAACTGGTAAGTGTTGTCCTGATTGTGGAGTTGAGGTAAATCTCAACTTTGATGATGAATTTGACTACATTTGTCCTGAATGTGGTCAACTTCTTTATTCTTGGGAATGTGGAAACACAGTCGAAACTACCATGCAAGACATTAAAGACCAAGAAGCTTTGGAACATTAACAACAACATTTATCAAAAAGAAAGGATTTAAGAATTATGTCTAAATATACCAACATTGAAGCTGTCAAAAATTACGTTGAACTGGCAAGAATAAATCTGATTAAGCTTGGATTCAAAGAGCTGTCTGATATGAAAATCATCGTGGAATGGAATACAAGAGCTAAGAAGCGTTTGGGTCAGTGTTGTCCCAGACGTTCGATTGATGGGAAACGCTATTTCGTTCTGAATTTCAATAAGAAATATTTTGAGATTGGAGATGATAGCAATGTTCAAGGTACGATTATCCATGAAGTCGCTCATTGCGTTAACGATGGTTTAAGCCATGAACATTCAAATGGTTGGTATAGAGCCATTACTAAATATAATGCTGTTTATAGTACACATATTCAGAGATGTAGTTATGACCAAAATTACGCCAATTATCTGAAAATTAGCAAAAACAATTCTCCCAATAATTACAGAATTTTCTGTAGTTGTTGTAATAGGGTCGTAAAAACCTATCAGCGTAATTGTAACACAGTTCAAGGTATCAGGTCTAACCCTTCTGTTTGGAGATGTGGCGGCTGTGGTAAAACAGGAACTCTTAAGCTTTTGAGTTAAATAAAGACTAACAAAAAAAGAAAGGAAGTGCTCGTATGTCTAATATCATTCTTACTGATTCTCACAACGTCGTTCATTGGAAACCTGTAACTGGTACAAAAGGAGAAAACTTCTATATGTCTAAGGACGAGAAATATTATATCTCTCGTCCTGTTTTCTCTCGTAAAGGTTGGGAACTGAGTAAGAGAAGTGTTATTGATGGTGTGGTTGTTTATACCTTTATCAAAACATTCTCTTCCCTCAAGGCCGCAAAAAACTATGTGGCTAATACCCTTCATTCCGATAACTATAACTGGTAACAAAACAATTCGTCTTAATTTGAAAGGAGTTTAATTATGAAATACAATTCTTCTACTCTCTACAATTGGCTCAGTGGTGATTCTGGCTCCAAAACTCAACTTCATATCTATGCGGTTGAAAGTGAAGAAGAATATCTTGAACTCAGCGCTATGATTGACGAGGGTAAAGGAGATGAAATCCTTGAGCGTCTTGGCTACTACAGCGATAAAATTCCTATCGAATGTGTCGCTGGTAGTGAGTTCACTGCTTATGCTTGCGAACTCATTGGCGATTTCCTTGTCGTTGAAGAAACTGTAACCATTGATTGTTAATTAATCCCTCACATATTTGAAAGGAGTTATGAATTATGTCTTACACTTTATACCATGGTTGCGTCAAATCTGCTATTGAGCCTATTATCAATGGAGAATATGGGGTAGAGAAATCTACCCCTATTGTTCATCCTTGGCTTTGTGCAAAAGGGAAAGAAATCTTTTTCTACGATAAAGAATTAATTAAAGAAGATGAAGGAATTGATGAAGAAGACAATGATAGTGCTATTGAATATTGTATTGAACGCTGCAATGGACAAGCGCAAATTCAAAATGCTTGTCTTCCTCAACCCTTTGACATTACTTGCGTTTTAGAAGTAACCTTCTACTACGATGAGAATGGAGATTCTATTAATTCATGGGAGGATATTTGTATTGAAGATAATAGTTGTGAAAATATGAGAGCAGCAGTTTGTATGGACGCTGACCCCTTTAATTCTTTAGTAAAAGAAGGTAAGGTTGGCTTTAAGGTTCATAAATATGAATTCTTTCCAAAACTGGCTCTGTGTTATATTGCTTCCATACCTATTGAAAATCCCTTGTTTAACAAGGAATGTTTATCAGAAGGAGAATTAAAGGCTTGCAAAGCAATTATGGACGCAGGAATTTACTTTGACGAAATTCATGAGGCCAATCAAGTGGATTGTTATGAAGTTCCTCTTCTTACACTTAGACAATAATAAAACTTTTTTGAATTTGAAAGGAGTACAAATTATGAAAGACCAGCCTATCACTTCTAAGTTCACATCCGTTAATAGTTCTAAGCTTCCCCGTATCTACAATCATATTGATTGGAGTCAGTTGAAATATGACAAGATTTGGTGTGAAAACGCCTTTAGCTATTGTGAGACTTTCGGGACTCCTCTGATTGTTTATGATTGGGGGTGCGGTCGTTATCCCGAGGTTATCGGAGATTTCCTTAAATGTAAGAACATCAAATACATTGGCTATGACCCGTATTGGTATCCTGATGGGTATAGAAACTACCCTGATGAGGGTTATGGCTTTCCTAGTGCAGATGTGTTCATTTGTTCCAATGTCCTTAATGTAATCTGTGATTGGACAGAGGTGAAACGTATTTCTCAAATGCTTCGTAATCAGTATAGGCCCTTCTTTATCACTGTTTACGAGGGAACAAAATCTTGTATCGGTCAGGAAACTCGTAAGGATTGTTGGCAGTGGAACAAACCTATCGAATCCTATATCATGAATTATAAGGATGTGATTAAAAAGAAAGTGCTTACAAACGAAAAGTATAAATCTTATATCATTTAAATGATACCATTTAAAATTGAAAGGAGTATAATTATGTCAACCTTAAATCTTCGTTCTGTTCGTACCAACCTCGAAAATGAGTATGGCAAATTTAAAATCTTTACCCCTTGGGCAAATGTAGAACATAGATATTATATTGAATTCTACCCTCCCAAAGTTGACGTTTTTGATGAAAGTCCCGAGAGATGTCTTGGAATTATGACTATCTATAATCCTGAAACTGAAAAGATTTCTATTAAGTGGATTTGGGATAGTCGTGATTGGAAAAACCATTATGCGCTTTCTTATACGCATAGTTTTGTTCCTATCGTAAATTCCATGCTGTCTCACATCAAAGAAATTGAAAAGGAGTGTGCGTAATGTTAACTTATTTCTGCGGAGACCATATCAATAAGCCTATTGTCATGATTGCTTTTGGAGACCCTGAGTATTATGACAATATTTCTTTGCCTACTTCTCAGTATGACGGCAAACATATCAAAGAAGCCTATATGTATGAATATCTTCGAGATTTTATGAAGTATCTTAAGGAACAGTCGGAAATGAAAGAAGAACTTGAACGTCCTCCTGTTTATTGGATTGTTGACCTTAAGAGCAACATTACTCTTTGGTCTGGTCTTGCTTTTAGGTCTAGTTTCATTTTAGCTATAAGTACTCTTAAAGAGTATTATGCAACAGAGCTTAAATTATCTTCTAAACTTCAAAAGTATGAAGTTAATCTTGAAGTTAAAGGCACTCTCGAAGTTGTCGTTGAAGCAAAAAGCTTTGATGATGCCAAACACAAAGCCCAAAACCAGCTTCATTCTTTTACAAGTGAAGACCTTTACTGCCTTTCCACTAAGGCAATCAGTGCTATGGATGAAAACAAAACTGCCCATGAGTACTGTTAATATATAGTCCCTAAACACCCATTAACTAACAAATTTATTTTTGAAAGGAAGTTTTAATTATGGCTAAGTCTGTTAACAACAAGAAGGAATTCACCCTGTCTCGTGAGGAATACATTCAGCATCTTTCTATGAGAACGAATGAGATTCATATGACCAGCAAAAATTCCAAAACTGGTATGGGAGTCATTGATTTGGCAGTACCGACTTGTTGTTGTCGTGAAGATGCCCCTTGTAAAAAAGATGGTTGCTATTGCATGAAAGGAACCCAGACTTTAACAGTCGTTCAGGCTTCGTATCTGCGTAACCTTCGTATTTACAATAATGACCACGAGGATTTCTGGAATCAGGTTGACTTTAAGCTCAAACATTCTGGTCTTGGTCTTTGTAGATTTTTCGACGCTGGTGATATTCCTGATTATGATTTCTTCGATGGAATGGTTAACATCGCTTTGAAGAATCCTAAAATTAAGTTTATGGCATTTACGAAGAAGTATTTCATTGTGAATGAGTGGCTTTCTGAAAATGAAAAGCTTCCTAAAAACTTAAACATTATCTTCTCTGCATGGGATAAGGATTGGATTGTTCCTAATCCGTATAATCTTCCTGTGGCTTATGTTGATTTTAAGGACAAGTCTAAGAACCCTGATTTTCCCAAGAATTATACGACTTGTCCTAACCAGCATGATAAAACTGTCACATGCACGGTTTGCCAAAAATGTTGGAATAAGAAAGTAAAAACTGTTGTGTTTCAGCAGCATTAATGTTATAATAAGAAAGGAGGTGGTGTAATGCTGTATGCTTTATTCGCATTTTTCGTGGGCTTACTCGGAACAGCAATCTTTAACCAAGGTTTGTTCGGAAATGCTTTGTCAACTACTGTCGTTTTTCTACTGGCAATCCCCATCATCCTTGCAATTGGTGGAGCAATCCACGAAAGCAAAGAAGAAGAACAAAAATGTCAAGCAGAGTTTGAGAGAAAACAAAGAGTTAAACGTGGTCATCTTGAAGATGATTTAACTCCTCAGCAAAGGATTCTTTGGGATTCTCTTCATAAGTATCGTTATAGTGATGTCTTAACAGAAAACATTATTAACGAAACTAAAAGAGAACATGACCAGAAAATGTGGAGTTGGAGGTATAACAAAGAACTTAAAGAAAAGTATTATGCTGAGTACTGTAAAACCCAATCTCAAACTAAATATCTCATGTATACGTATTATGAACGTAATACAGATGCAGAAGCTAAAGAGCTTCAGAAAATCGGACTTCTTGACAAGTACAGGAATTATACCTTTTGGGATAATTTTCCTGATAACTGGAAGTTGTCTGATGAAGAATTAGAGGCATTAGATTATGAGGATGATGACTGAAAGGAGGTGATGTATATGTAGATTCCTTGAAATCTAATGAAAGGAGGTGAGGCGTATAACCATCGAAGGTTGCTTGCTTTGCTTCGAAATTGCAATCGCAATCTTGTGGCTCATTGGTAGAGCTAAATAAGATTGGGGAGAGAAATCTCCCCTTTCTTACAAATTAACCTTAACAATTAAACTATTTATTTTAGAAAGGATTTATTATCATGAAAAAGAATCTTAACAATAACCTTGCTCCTATCTCTTCTGCTGTTATTTTTGCTGAAGTTATGTCTGAAATGCTTGACTCTTACTTTACAGAGTGCATCTGTCATTTTAATAAACTTTGTATGCGTAAGCGTAAGGATAAAACCAGTCGTTACTTCTTCTCTATGAAAGAAGTAAATTATGTCAGAGATAGGTTGCAGAATCCTGATAGTGTCATTGTCAAGCCTTTGTATGATAATGGCTCTATTTGGTGTTATGAAATGGATTATGCTCAGGTAGTTAAAGAAAAGAGAGGGGGAAAATTACTGCTGAAGCCTAAGTGTAATCAAAATTAAAGAAAGGTTGTGATACTTTGGCTTACTTCGCAATTGGTCTTCCCATTGCAATTCTGATTCGTCTGTTTGCAGGAGTTCCTTTGTTTTGGTTTATTGTAATTCCTATTGCAATTCTCACATTCATTGGAATTGCTAAAATGGATGATGAATCAGTTCTACCTTCAAGGAAATTCAAAGATGGTAAATATATCGACTCTTTAGCTATGGCTAAAAAGTATTATGAAGAATACCGTCGAAGGGATGAGAAATGTGATTATAAGCATTTCTGTGAACAGCAAAAATATTTTTGGAAGAAAATAAGGAGGGAACATCCTGTGACTCAGATTTATCTTAAAGATGGCACCGATATGTGTTGCGATTATGTAACTTGGAATGAACGACTTCAGGAAATTCATCTTCGTGATAATAATCGAGAAGAATATAAAATCGTTCGTTATGAAGACATTGGTTCAATCCGTGTCTGTTAAGTGAAGTCTTGGTAGGGAGGGTGGGTTAGACTTCTTAGCACTTATAGTTACTCAGTGGCTATAAGTTAAGATTCTTACTCAGTGAGAATCTGTTTCCCTTTTAATGGGGAATTTTTTCCTTATTCAAGGGGAGAATTTTTCTAATTTCCAAGGGGGAGATTTTTTAGTTTTCCCCACCACCACCCCAGAAAATTAAAAATCAGTAATCGAAAGGAGAAACGCCTTCCTTTCAATAAACCCTCATCAAAGAGCAAAACTTTTTCAGGTTCGTCGGATGCGAAGGTCCCCCTATGTTTCTTTCTTACGTTATCTCCCAACCCACCCACCCTTTTTAAAGTGCAACGGGGGAGTCTTTTTAATCCACAAGGGGGCGATTCTTTTTCCCGCTTCGCTACCCATAACTCTCCCCAAGAAATATTCAGCAAATATCCCGCCATTTCATTCTTACCATTTCATTATAATCAATTCTTTATAAATTTCATCTTAGAATCAATTTCCTTTCCTACCCATCAAATTATACTACTTCACACCTATTTTACAAAATTGAAGCTTAAATACAGATAATTTATTTATAAGTACTCCAAATATTTCGCCAAACTACCCTCAAAATAAAAAAGACCCAACTTATAAAAGTCAGGTCTTTCAAATTTTTATTCTCTTTTAAATCTTTATTCCTTATTTCCCCATCTTGAAGCAGCAATTCTCTTGCCACGTTCCTTCATGGCTGCTCTCTGTTCCTCAGTCAAATTGCGACTCTTGGGAGGCTTGGGATTTCTCATCCACTTAGCAGGAACCTTAATAGTCAAACATCTGTTCTGTCCATCACTGTCACTGTAGTCAGATACAATGCTTACTTCGTCAGGATAATTCTTGAGATATTCTTCCATAGTTCTAATTACAGTAAAATAATCAGAACTCCATACTGCAACATCTTCTCCATGAATGAAATCAATACTGGTCTCAGCCATTTAAATTATCCTCCTTTGAATTTTTGTTTGGATTATTTAAATTCTCATAATATTTTTTAGCCATGTATTCTGGCTTATAGTATGGCTTAACTTCTGCTCCATGATTAATGAGCCATTTATTAATAACCTCACCTAAATCAGAAGCGCACCTACTACAAATATAAGGCTGCATTTCATCTACAGCAAAATGATAAGATGCAAGTGTTGTAAGTAAGGATAGATTTAATCTACGCCCTGAATAAACAGGTTCTTTGCAACATACACATCGAGGTGTGTCATCTTCTTTTTTCTTTTTTGAAGAGGAGAAAATTTCTTGTGTTGGTAAGGGAGAAGTTTTTACTTCTGTCATAGGATTAGTTGTTTTAGTTTCAACTTGTTCAGTTTTAGAATCTTTAATGACAGGCAGAGGATTTTTCCTCGGTCTACCTCTTGGCATATACATACCTCTCTTCACATTCTTTATATTAATTATTATAACAAAATGCCTGTAGCTTGTCAAGGGTTTAATAACTTTTCTTGATTTACTACAGACATTTTTCGGTTGTATAAAGTATACTTGAGCAAATACAAATCTTTAAAAAAGATTTGAGCAATAGATATACAACTAAACAAAATTATGGATTAATTATATATTAATTACTTATAAATTTCGTTCTGTTTTTTGTTGCATCATCATTTAGGTAAAAGTATACTACTAATTTTTAGTAGCTTTGTACTTTTGTATTTGTAATGTATTATAATTAAATTATTTATATTTGTTTTGCTTTTTCTTTTAATTTAATTATAATTATAATTACTTTTCAATCTAAATTAAATTCACCATATTTTAAAATTAAAATATATCCAAACTATATTCAGACCGTACTCAAGTCCTAAGCTTGCTTACAAATAAATTATATTATTATAAATCTTTAGCTTTATTAAAAATCCATTAACCTTCTCTGGTATAATTGATTACAGGGTCATCTTTCAAAGCAAAGAATTTATGACCACCAATATAATTAGTAGTGCTTCCATCTTCATTTACATAAGTAATAGGTTTTAAAGTCTTAGCATTCTCATGCCATGTGCCTTTACTATGCGCAGGAGCATAGAAGAATAACACAAAATCATCTGTAGGCATACTATAATTATCGAATATCTCTTTTACTGCTTGTCTACATTCATCAGCAGCATTTGTGTTGCCATAGGTTTTAAGACATTCTTTTTCAAATTCATCAATATCCTTATATCCATCATAGGAGTATTGTTTTCTTACTTGTGAAGGGGACATATTGTCTCTCAACATTCCATTATAAATAGCCTGTGCTACGAGTTTCTTTCCTACAAAGGGCTGATTACCACTCTCACCAGCTACAATGCTTTCTACTACATGACGTTCAGAATCAGTCAGATGAATTAAATATGCGTAGCGATAAGTTGAGGTTTTAGGTTCTGTTTGTTCAAGTTCAGAACTTTGGCTTCCAGAAATTTGACTTTCAGAATACTGTATGCTCATGTCTGAAAAAATATAAACAGATTCACCATTATTTTCAACATTGTTCTCAACCATTTTACTCATGTCCACATAAAAAATTCTATCAGGACTAACATTTCCAATATTGTTTGTGTCCCAATAATTTTCTTTTTGTGTTTGAAAGTTTTTAATGGCAATATAATGAGGAGATGAGATTTCAGTTTCACTCAGGGTTGAAGCTTTATCTTTAGAAGTATTATCTTCTCCTGTTTTATTTAAGGCTTGAGCATATCCTACCACACTTACCATTAAACTGAATGTGAGACAAGTTGCAATCGCTTTACGAATACTTGTCTTAATTAGAGGATGTGTATTTGTGAGCTGTGCTTCATGTGTGGGGGTGTTTGGGTTTGTGTTGTTATGACTATATTCAAGTCGATTAGGCTTGCTATATTTAATTGTATATTTCTTGTTTTTCATTTCTTGTTACCTTCCTTAAGTTTATTTGACATACTTGCTTTTACAGATAAAAGGGTTAAATAAAAGTTTGTATGTCCTTAACGCTTAGGTCGTTGGCAATAATGCATTAGCATTGCAATAATGCGTTAGCATTAACGAAGCTTTATACAACCATGAGAGTATTATAGCATAGGAGAGGAAGGTTGTCAAGAAGTTATTACATATTGTTACTTTTTGGGCATTAAAGTAAAAATGTGAATTTTTGAACATTTAGGGGTGGTTTGTTTGGATTGTGAATAAATTATGAATTTTTTGTAAATTTTTTTGAAAAAAGATTGTGCTTGTGGCTACCTCTCCTTACCTAAAAGAGCACCAGAATGGGAAAATGGCCAAAATTGGCCTTCGGTACGTCAAGGCTGATTCCAAAATGATATCAAAATGATATCAAACTGACACCACTCTACATCTAAAATAAATATATAATGAACGCACAATGATTTCAAAGTGATATCACTTATGTTTTTTCCTATTTAAAATCACAGTCAAACAACAATCATACTTATAACTTTACAACTATTCATTCAAACTGTTACAAGAATATTGTTATCTATATCGACTACCGATATATCGACTACCGATATATCGACTACCGATATATCGACTGTCAAGACACCTCAATTTTTCCCATATAATTCAAGCCTTAATCTCATACCACACCAAAAACTTTACACAACTGTCCAAAAACTGCACACCCTATCCAAAATGTATCTACATATGTTTTTCTCCTCATTTTTCCTATCAAAAATAAAAATCAACACTCAAACTTTTTATTCCACACTATCAACAGTATCACTATCAATAGTATCACATAATTCTAATATATTCAATTCATTATCAATACTCATTAAAGTCCCATTGCAATACTTTTTGTTCCCAAGTTCTCTCATAAACTGTTCAAGTTCATTTCTATTCATAGTACCAGCTTTAATATAATATTTATAGTTCACAAGTTGGTATTCATGTTTATCGCGTATAGGAAAATTAGCAGCTTTAGTATTTTCAATTAATCTTTCTTCAAAACAATTAGCACATACGCCACCAAAACCATGTTTATTATATTCAGGATAACCTTTACTTGTACTTGTACAAGGGTAATATAAATAGCATCCACACTTAGGACATCTACTAATAAACCAATCAGAAGGATGAATAAGTTTACCTCTCAACAAACTCTTCAATTCATAAATTTCAAAAGAAACAGTCCCATCATTTTTAATAGCATGATAAAGATTATTACAAATAATATTCTTTCCGACATAAATCAACGCGCGAGCGTTGCTCGCAAATTGCAATCTGGACATTATCACTCTTAAATATCTCATCTATTCCATGCAATTTTTCTAAATACTCTTCATTAATTTTCTCTTTAGCTTTTTTCAAATAAGTAATCTTATCCATTATTTCACCTCACCAGTAAACTTCTTGTTCTGGTAAATTTATTTACCAGTACACAACCTGTTCAGGATTAGTACAATTTTTCATAAATTTATCAAACTCATATTTAGTAATTAAACCAAATCTATGCCATGTATTCATTCCAACTGTTCCAGTCATTGGCATAGTTACTTTTTCAGCGTCTTCCTTAGTTTTATAAGTAATAGCAAAGTTGTTCATAATATGTTCAGAAAAACATTTAGAGCAAACAAACCAATCCTTATAAATATAAAAGGTATTACAGCCACAATCACACTTATAAGTAATCCACTTATTAACAGTCATTTTATAATATTTAAATTTTCCTGTCAATAAATTTCTAATATTGTCTCTCCAAGTATTATCACAACCACTATACATATCACAGTATTCATGATGACCATAACAAGAAGACTGTTGATTATCAGTAAAAATAATTACATATAAATTATTTTCGTCAAAAGCGCTCTCTAAGCCTTTTGCAAACTGTTCTTTTTTATATTTAATAAATTCGTTTTTATTCATTTACATTTACCCTATCAAAAAAACAACAAAACAGCCACAGCAAATACTGTCATTCCAAGTGCTATAGCAAGTGCAATATCATAATTCATATATTTACCTCATAAAGTACCATTTAAGAAATAGTAAACTTTTCCAATTTAAAACCACTCTCAGTAACCAAAGGAACGCTCAAACCATTACACAAAGTATATAAGCAAGAAATAACAGCATAAGTACTATCAAGAAAAAATCCATCACTATAAACCTGAATAAGAGAAGTAAACTTAGACAAAGGAAGAGATTCAAATAACTCAGCCAGAGCCTTCATAGTCCAACCATTCTTATTATCAATGGCATCTTGAACAGTCTGCGTAAAATTCAAAAAAGTAACGCCAGTAGTAAAAGTAACATAGCTATCTTGATTATACTTATAACCTCTATAAACAACATTGTCTACACGGTTACAAAATTCAACAGCTTCGCTTAAATTGCCACACTTGCGGGGCGCAAGCAAATCATAAGGAGCATTTTCACGAGAATACTCCCAAGTCATATCAATAGCCAAATTATCAACAATCAAATGATGTTCACTATCTTCTTCGGTATAATAATTAAGATAAAGGATATCCTGAAAATTATAAACACGTTCAGACATTTTTAATTCTCTCCTGTTATATTAATAAACTTAAAACCCGCATCTTCAAGTTCTGCAAAGTGAGGATTCTTACACATAAGATAGAAAGCAGAGATTACTCCATATTCATCATTAATATCTTCACTATTACCAATGATAAGTTTAGTAAATTTAAGCAAAGGTTGTTTTTTGAATACTCTTAAAAAACTATCCCAATCAACGCGCGAGCGTTGCTCGCAATCATAGTCATAAACACCGATTTTTTTATTAAATCTACTAACAAAATGTTCAAAATAGCAACCAGAGATATAACAAAAATCTTCTTCGTGATACAACTTAAGAATAACACTGACAATATTATTCTCTAGGTCTTCTTTATTATCAGTGGTACGCTTTTCATACTCAAGCATATAGTCTTTACTATTCTTAAAAAGACTATTTTCTTGAAGCCAACTATCAGAAAGAGAAAGATACAAGGTATCATTATTACTATGATAAGCAATATCAATCATATCTTTGAATTTAAAATAAGTAATCATAATTTATCATTTATCCTTTCTTTTTATATTCTTCTTCTAATTCAAGACCTGTTCTAATTCAAGACCTGACAAGGGCTTGTCAGATTTTTTAGCTTTTTCTCTATCAACATCAGTAACCATACCATCAACAAATTTAATATCCACTTTGCGAATTTCCTTAGTCTTATTCATATCACGAATACCAGTTAGTTCTTCAAGGTAAACATCTTCAATAGGCTTAACAATTTCAATACTACATCTATAAAAATTATAATTCTTTTCCATAGTTTCAATAACTTCATCAACAAGTTCGGAGATATCCAAAGGAGAAGAATTACCTTTATAGACAGCAGACTTAGCAAAAAGGTCAAACTGATTTTTCAAAAGGTAATCAAAAGTATCGAATACATCTTGAAGTTCATACTCCATAGTACTTAACATTATATCATCACAAGGAGTAAAAGCTACGATACAAGAAGCGACCTCATTAGTATTCTCATAGATAGAATGAATAGTACGAAATACAGTATAAGTACCAAACGTATGAGTAAGAATAGAACCCATAATTACACTTCCTTTATTTTTTAATTAAGCACATTATCAAGAAATTTCTCAGCATCTCTCTGAAAAGAATTCATAAAGAAACTCATATTATTATTAGAAATAAGTGTATAACAATCACAAGCAGAGTTATTTCCAATAATATAGTGAACTCTTTTATTTCTATTGAAATAGATAAAGAAATTATATGCTCTATAAAAGATACTATCTTCTTCATCCCATTCAGCAGCGTAAACAGCAAATAGAATGATATCATTCTTTTTTGCTTTAAGGTATTTAATTTGAAACTTATTATTTTTATATTTAGAAGAAGAATTAAGCTTCACAGATTCCATAATACAAACTCCATTCACAGGGGAAGTTCTAAGTTCAGTGTTCGTGCAAGCACTCCACTTCACATAAGAACTTCCAAAATTTTGGTGTTACGAAAGACAGATATTTATATTTTATCAATTATCTTTCTCAGCATAGATATAATAACAGATATAGAGCAAAAAGTCAATAGTTTAATAAAGATTTTTCTTTAAATTGTAATGATATTTATTACAAGGGCGCTTCGCCGATAATCCACCGTGATGCGGTGTTTGTATCATTATGAAAGATGGTCGCATTACGCTCCGTCCGTCGCTAATGCTCTCTCTTTCATAATGCAAACATCCTCTCGCGGTTACAGCCAAAAATAGAAAAAGAGAGCATAAGAGTTTGTAATCGTTCGCAAGGCTCACTTCAACAAACTCTAATGCTTTTTCTAGTTTTTGACTGTACTTTTTTCAAATGAAACAAGAAGGTATTACTTATTATTATAGAGATATTGAGATAAAAGTTACAGAAATGATAGAGTTTCTTAGTGAATACGAGCGCAAGCGAAGTATGAAATTAGAAACTCTCCTGTTGAGGGACTTTTTTCAAAAACGTACATTTTGAAATTCCAGCAAATTTTTAAATGCAGTAAATATAAGGTTTTTAAGAAGGTCAGGTCAAAATTCGTCCTAAGAAGAGAAAAACATTTTATTTTCTGTCTCGGTTACAGACGGTAACGATATTACGAATCAAAAATGTCAAAAAATCTTTATAAATACTACTTTTATTTTCAAAAAATCTTAAAACAGATTCTCCAATACTAATAATAGTAAATATATATCCGAAACGATTTTAAAGAATTTTTCAATTTTAAAATTAGAAAATCCTTATTTTATATGGGAAAAAAGAGGATAAAAAATGTTAAAAATTTCGTAAATCAGAACGAAGCTGTTACCGAAAAAAGTAAACGCAGGAAAAATAAAGAATTTTTAATTTTTATCTTGATAGTTTTTAATTTTTGTCCATGATTTATTAAACAAATCTTCCCAAATAGAACTTTTTTCAGTAGAATTAGAAGGAAGAGAATTAAAATTTTGAGGGATAAGTTTGTCCAAATTAAGTTGAATAAGGTCTTTATTTAACTTTTCATATAAAAAAGTTTCATAATATTGCGAAAGTTGAAAAGCTTCTTCTTCTTTTTTATCAATAAAATAAACAGTTCCATCAGATTGATTGATAATATTTCTTGAGTTTGGCATTTCTTTAGCTTGTCTACTCTTTTTTAATTTAGAAATTTTCTTTTGAGTTTCTTTATTATTAGTAGTTAAATTCTTTTTTAATAATACATCGTCAATATCGGAAGTCTATTTATAAAGAGATGCACATACAGCAATATGTTCTGTAGAATATCTAATTAAATAAGATGGGTAGGCAAATAAAGCACCAAGATTAATAGTAAGAGAATGAGTTAATTCCTTTTGGAATTCTTTTAATAAGCCTTTTTCTAAAATATCAGAATAGCCTTTACAATTATATTTAGCAAAAATTTTACCACGAATATTGACAAAAGTATTTAATTCGTTTGGTTTTAAAGGTCTTTCTTTGTAAGTAACCAATAAAGGTGGTTTATCTTTTAACGGTAGATAGAAATTACCATCTTCTTCATATATAGTTGAATAATCTGCATTAAAAGGAAGTCTATCTTTTTCTATAAATCCTCCAATAAAGATATCCTGAGAAAAAATAACTCCTTCTTTTGCTAATTTATCAATGATTGTTTCTATCTAATAAAAATTTTGCTTTGAAGTATGAGAATCATAATCATCTAAAAGGTTTTGAGTTCTTTTAGTTATATTATGAGCAGTTTCTTTATTATTTCTTAATTCTCGAATTTCTTTTTTAGGTTGAGTAACAAAGGGATATTTTGAATCTCTTAAATTTAAAGTATATTCTTCTAAACGTCTACCATAAGAATATGGAGAAAAATGGAATTGCTTATAATTTTCATTTTGCAATCCTATTGCAATAGCTAAATCTCCTTTGGACATACAAAGACTTTCTCCTTTAGTATACTAACCATATACATTAAGAAAAGCACAAAAAATCCATATAGCGGTATTTTGATATAATTCTTTAGCAACAGCACGATAATATTCATCAGGAGGAATTATTTTAATACAAGTAAATTTATCTTTATTTTTTCTCCAAGTAAAACATTTTTTCCAATTTTCTAATTGCTTTTTCTAAAATTTCTTTTGAGATGGAGAAGAGTAATTAGGTTCATCCAGCAATTTGCAAAGTTCTTTATAACTATTGACAGTAGAAACATTAGATAGTTTTTCCTAAACTCTAAGATAAAGGCTCTATTTCTATTCAGCCATAAATTATCTCCTTTACATAGTAGTATTAATAGTTGCACAATATGGCGAATTCTATTAACCCATATATAGTATAATACATAAAAGTCAACCTGTCAAGCACTTTTTCAAAAATAATTTTAAAACAAAAAATAAACTTGCTTATCCGATATGAGATAAACAAGTTTAAAATAAATAATATTTATTATCTAAGCTGATAATTTTTTTCAAGAAAACGCTCAGAATTAGAAATATATCTTTCCGTAATATCTTCCGCAGCAAAGACCTGAATGCAAAGGAACTGAACAGATTTTAACTTTCTTCTTGGAAAAGCAAAATCAGGATTGTTGTTAATGTCTTTTAAGATATCTGTAAGCCATCTTCTTGCATCATCAATAGTTTTAAATCTTTTTGCTTGGTCGAAAGAACGGAAAGGAGAAGGAAGAGAAAGGACATAGCCAGCATAAGTGGTACGAATTTTATCTTTTTCATAATAAGTAAATTCAATGATAAACTGATTCTTCATTTTATTCTCCTTTAAATCTTCTCCACATCTTCGTTATTAATGACAATTTTGGAAATATAAACAGAAGAATCTTCTCTTTCAATAGAAACCTTAAAGTAACTAGTATGCTTTTCATAAAAATTCTTAGCTGCTTCGACGCTATCAAATTTTTCAGCTTCATTGAAGTCACAATAAAAATAAGGCCACCAATTATAACCAACCATATTATAACCAGCATAAGTGGTCTGAACGAAGTTGCGATAATCCTTCCAAACAAACTTAATAACATAATAGGTCACAGATTTAGACTGTACAGTTAATTTACTTTTTTCACTTTCCCAATTGCATCGAGTACATGTTAATCGACCATAGTAAGCATTAAATTCAGCGATAGCACCGCACTGAGGGCAAATTTTGCACATATTACTTCACCAGTTTCCTTTTTTTGAAGTCTTACGAATCTTTTCTTTTTGTACTTACAGTATAGCAAATTACAAAACAAAAGTCAAGTATTTAATAAAAAAGAAGAGCCAAAATGACTCTTCTTTATAATATCATTACAATTTTTTTGCGTGGGTTGAAATAGCGCAACTATTATTAAAAACTTCCTTTTTCCATGATGGCCATGAAATATCGGCAGTTTTTCGAGTTGTATTATAAACCGAGGAATAATTTTTAACCTTTTCAGATGATGGTAGTGTGCCTTTCAATTTGTTCTATCTTTCTTCAAGTTCTCTTCTATTTTTTTCTTCTTGAGTTTCATTAAGATGATACAAAATAATATCATCAAGGGCTTCGATAACTTCATTCAGCTTATAAACAATGTCCATAGTAAGTTTAGTATTTGTTTCATAATAAGCAGAACCAGTAAGATTAAGTTTACTAAGATACTTGGGAAGTGAATCAGTACTACCAGTTTTTCTGTTTGATGAAGGTGTTACACTATCTGTTGTAGGTGTATTATTATCTTTTTTGTTATCCTTAAAGTTATTTATATACTTATCAAGATAAGGAAACTATTTAAGATTATCTTTACTTAACTTATAAACAGAATCAATACGAGCCATTTCCTTAACGCAATTAAGGTCAGACATAAGATAGTTACCAATACGCTTGTAATGGGTTTCATAAGGATAAGTTAAGCCAATTTCTTCATTTCCCATAAAATGTTTAAGTGTCTTGTCATTAGAAGAAACGATAATTGGTGTCCAATAATAATAACAATATCTATCAGTATACCCAATACGAGAAATATAGCCAACAGATTCTCCCTTAGTATAGACAACATCACCGAGCTTAAAGACAGGCTTAGGCTTTTCTACATCAGTGTTGTTAACTTTATTCTTTTTAGTATCAACCTCATTATTATCAACGGTAATAACAGAATTATTGTTTACTTTAAGAGTTTCCGTTTTATTTTCGGGTTCTTTTTTAGATTCTTTTACCTTAACTTCATCATCTTTATGGTTTTCTCTCCACCAATTTCTAAAATCACAAAAGGCTTTCTTAGAAAAATCAGAGGCCGAATAAAAAGTGTCCACCACTCGCGTACAAATTTCATCCAAATCCTCATCAGAGAAGCCAGTAAATTTCTTAACAGAATCTTTATACTTATTTTTAGCAGTATTTGTATGGGTTTCAATAAAGTCATCAATTTTTTTGAGAGCTTCATCGAGTTCTTCCTGCGAATAAAATGCGGATTTTAATTGGGTATCGACATCCGTTTTTCCCTTATTTTTAGGGAAGTAATTTTTTTCGTTTTCGGTCATTTTTTTGTCCTCTTTTGGGAGACAGTTAACACATTTTTCTCGAATCTTGTCTCCATCATAATAATCACGTTTTTCAAATTTGTTTTTTAATTCATTTAAAGTCCTGATAGTAGAAATTTTTTCGTTATTTTCTTCGTAAATCTTATCTGCTTCTTGGGTTAAAAGAAACAAAGCATACATATCCGATGTTTCTTCTTTTGTAATGGGAACCATTGTATCAAGAATATACCAAAGCGTATTATAATTTTGAACGAAAGTTCCAGCATTCCAATCTTCAACATCGGGAATCTCAACAGCAATATTATTAATATAAAAATAATATTTGCGAGCAAGGTCATAACGAGTTAATTTTTCGTACTCTCCATTATTATAGCCTGAGCCAGATTTATTGCTAATACGACAAATATTAATTCTTATTTTACGACCAATGCAAGTTTCCCAAGAAGTTACTTTCCAAAAATCGCGAAATCTATCAACTAATATGTCTCCAACTTCAATATTTTCCCAAACATATTGAGCAAAAGCTACTGGGTTAGTGGGGAAATCATTATTTTTCATATTATTCTCCTTTACTTAATGGGAGTACCCTTAAAATCAACAATGTCTGTAGGAATATCATTGGTGTCGTACTCAATCTTAACACCAGTGTTCTTATAAGGAGCATCCTTAAGAGTAAGCTTCTTATCAATCATAGGAGTCAAATCAAAATACTCTTCAATTTCCTTGTCAGTAAGAAGAAGAGCACCAGTAAGAGCACCCACAATCAAATAAAGAGAGTCTTTGTGATTATCCTGAGACTTAAGCTCTGTAGAGAAGATAGCACATTGAGTATCATTTTCCTTGAGAATGTACTTGACATTATTAGGATTATCACTATCTTTAGTATCAGGAGTGGGAAGGTTCTTCTTACAGGTCAACTTAGGAAATTCCTTCTGGCGAGCAAGAAGTGTGTAATTAAGAGAAGCTCCCTTTCGAGCTTTGAAATTGCGTGCCATACGAGATTTAGGCATTATAGTTATCTCCTTTTTAAATTAATTTATTTTAAATCCAGTAATTATAATAATTATTATGTACTCTTTCTTTTTCGGTAGCAATAGAATTAGAATTGAAATTTAATATTGAATTAACTGCATTAATAGACAAATGAAGTTTGTGAATTGTAACCACTGTTTGTCTTATTTCATCACAATTTTCTGGATTATTTATAATATTATGTTGGTTTAAGGTGCGCCAAATACAAGATTCTTTTTCATATTTATCAAAAGTAATACGAATTGTTAAATAATCTAAAAAAGCAAATGCAAATTGTAAATCGTGCCAATGACGAGTAATATAAAATCCTAAACTTCCAAAATAATTGTTACAATTTTTGTTTTTACCGTTTAATGCGCGTTCAAATGCTTGAGTAATAACAACCTCATTTTCTTCAAAAAATATTTTTCTTTCGATAATACTAGACCAAGTAATATGGAAAGATTTACCATTTAATAGGTTGTTGTAAGATGCACCATCATTAAGATAAGTAAAAGGTTGTGGCAGCTTTCCACCTGTTTTTGCATTCCATAATGAAGCATCACTTACAAGAGACACAAGCCAACTTGGTTGCCATACAATCAACTCATTGTAATATTCAAGGATAACATCAAATTTTTTAGAAATATTCCAAAGAATCATCCAATCATTTTTACTCTTAGGTTTTTTATAAACTGCTTCTCCAAAATCTACCTTTTCCAAATCCTTAACTAAGCAAGTCATAGCCGCAATAAATTGGACAATATTATGTCTGTTAGGCTTTTCTCCTTTAGAAAGAATTCTTTCCTTTTCAACTTGATATTCATCCATACCATACATATCCAAATAAATCATGTAGCTGTCCTCAATAATTCAATACATTCTGCAACAACTCTGTGAGCATTTTCACGCAAAGTTCTGTCAAATTCTCCTTCAATTTCTCCCCCAATGATTTCAGCAGCAATATTATTAAATATTGTGGGACGAATGGTTTCAAACAAATTAATTCCTTCTCCCCCTCTAGCAAGAGTTAAATCGGTTGTAACAGGGAAGAGAGGATTATTAGTACCAACGGCTGTAACAGGGACAAAAGGATTATAAATAACTTGGGTATAAAGAAAACAGCGGGAACAATAATGTCTTTAAACTGAGAAAAAGTAGTTTTCATGACGTAGCACCCTTTATATGGAGACATGGGATTGCCATTGATAGGTCCACCGATTATATGGTAATTTCCAAAAACGAACTTCTTAGTAAATTCGTTTACAAGAATACCAAAAATAGAAGTCGCAGGTTCTCCATATTGGTCTTCATACTTTTGAACAGACCATGGGAAATGTTCTTCAATATATTTAGCATTATAAAGCTTACCAATCATATTTTATCTCCTTTCAATTTCACCAAAATTAATAACTATGCGAGGGCAATCTTCTGTAAGAGCCAGATTGATAAACTTAACAGAAAGAATTGTAAGCAATTCTCTTTGCATATTCGAGAGTCCATTGATATTTCTTTTGCAAAATTTATTACGATAAGGTTCAAGAGGGCTATCATCCAGAATATAGCCACGCTTATAAAAGTCTTTAAGAGCAAACCAAAGCTCAAGAAGTTCCTTATAAGAAAGACCATTAAAATGATTATTCTTGAGAATATCATCATCATACATGGGGTCTTTATTCTTTGCGTATGTTAGTTCCTCAGTTTCAACATAATTATCATCCATTGTTAGTCCTCCTTTGAAATAGTGGGTTCATCACCAGAAATCGGCTTCGTATTACGCATACGAGTTCTTTTTACCGTATATTTTTTATGACAGTAGAAACAAGGGACTTTATAATTCCCATTCCAGCCGACCATATTAGCTCTTCCGCAATGAGGGCAATCAATAATGCCCAGCACAGGTTTGTTAGCCATTAGATTTCCTCCTTTGTAACTTCCTTATCGTCGGCATCTTCAATTCTAATGATAAAGGTCTTAGATATAAAAGGCGAGTCTTTATCATAAAATTTAACAACAAGACCAGCATCATTTTCAGGTTTGTAATGAAAATCAACATAGTCTCCGCCAAGAATTGCATTCTCACCAAAGAGAGCTTTGACAATATCTTTTCTCAAATCTTCCTGAGTGTATGCGATAAGATTTTCAATTCGTTTCATAAAATAACAGTTCCTTTCTTTTTAGAACGCTTCCTCAACTTCATCAATCATAATACGAAAAGTCTTAGTAAGATTAGGTTGGTCTTTATCTTGCACCTTAACAAAAAGTCCAGCGCGATTATCATCATCATAATGGAAGTCGATATAATCCTCGTGGAGAGTGGCATTCTCACCAAAGAGAGCCTTAATGATATCTTTTCTCAAATCTTCCTGATAATACCACAGAACTTTATCAACCTTTTTCATAGAATAACAGCTCCTTTCTTTACTGTAGTTACATTATAGCAAGTAAGAAAGAAGCTGTCAAGTGTTTATTAAATTTTAGTAGGAAATATCAATCAAAGATATCAATATCACTACGAGGACAATAGGAACGAGATTCTTCAAGTGTCTTTTTAGCTCGATTGTTAGCGGCATTAATTTTTTCAACAATCAAACTGCAATTTTCAAGCTTATTGATAATTTCCATTTGTTCTTTAACAGTACGTCTTGCAATGAGGACATCTTGAAGCTTTTTAAAGATAAGATAGCCATTGCAAGCATCAAGGTGAGAGAACTCAATGTAATGAAGAATATCAATTACTTGAGCATTATAATCACCCAGTTGTGTTGCTAAATCTTCATTAGACGGAAGAGAATTGATGGCAGAAGTGATATTTTCAAAAGTCTTTGACATAGCTTCCAAAGAAGGAAGAATTTTATTTCTGGAATATTCACTTGCCTGATATCTCTTGTTTGAATCTTTAACAGGAAGTTCATCACCATCAATCATTGCTTTTGCGCAATTAGAATGGGAAACAGTAGGTGAAACCGAATCCTTAAATTCCATTTCGATAGGATTTCCATTTGTGACAGGTGCTTCACCTAAGCTTTCTTGCAAACTAAGAACTGCTTTAGAAACACTTAAAAGAATCAATCCTTTGTTTGCTACATTAGAGACAAGTTTATCATATACCAGATTGCCAGTTTCGGTGTGATAGATGGAAAATACACGGTTTGATAAAAACTTGTCAACAATAGAATGATTGAGAACAATGTTGGCAGCTTTGTCAACATCCTTAAACAAATGTTTCTTGTCAGGATTTGAAACATAGCTGTACTGATTGCCAACAAACTGAATATAAGAGTTAGTTGTGGTTTCTTTTAGATAAAAGCTCATATCAGCCTTATCTCCTTTCAATCTTGATACAATAATTATATCAAGATAAAAGGATTATTTCAAGGGTTTATTAACAAATTTTTTCGGGGTCATCAATAGAATAATGAATTCCAATTACAAGAAATTCATCACGATGAGAAAGATAAAGTAAACGAATTATTCTTTCTCCAAGATAAATTTCTTCGTCTGCATCAAGCAACATATATCTCTCATGTTCAGGGTTAATTTCATAAATATCTGTTCTAATTTCTGTAATGGTTTTAAGTTCATTTTCAGACAAAGGATTATCACCTTTATTATCCATAACAGAAATTTCATTCAAAGGAACAAAGTTTCCAAGCAAGGGAGAGTTATTAGAAGTTAAACAAATTCCAATTTTAGTGTCACCATGCCAAACAGTACTTGTCCCTCTAAGACCAATAGGCATAGCAAAAATATTATTAGTCATCTAAAATTTTCCTTCCGCAATAAGGACAGAAATTCATATCTGAATGCAACTGTTCTCCACATTCAGAACAAACTTCAAAGGTTCGAGCAATATTATAGCGTCCATCTTTTTGATATGTAGCTACAGATTTCTTCCTGCATGTTACTTTACTACCTACTCCAAAGCCAAGTGTATTCAATTGGTCTTCTACAAGGTCTCTCTCCCACGCAACTTGTTCATAGACACCATAAGAAACGGTATCAGGATGTTCTTTATTATTCATTAATACAAATCCTCCGAGTAAAGTTCTGTTTCTTTATGCTGTTCTTTAAAGTAAATAAGAGAAGCAGGAAGAGAATCTTTTACAATTTTAAAAGCTTCTTCTCTTGAATGAAATTTTCCATTGTTGTCAATAAAACCTTCTTCTTTGTTCCAATCACCACGAAAATAATTTCCAGCTAATATAAAATTAAGATAAGCAAACTGCTTGTATCCGTCACTATGACGAATACAAGGAAGAACAATAATGTTGTCTTCATCTGCTTTGCTTGTAAATTTAATAGCAGCACAAACAATTTTTGACATATTATACCTCAATTACAGCCGTTTTTCATAAAAGAACCACAAGCGGGACAATAAGGATTACTGATTGCGTAACCACCCCATTTAGTAATTGTGGTTCTAATTTTTCCTCTGCGTTTACAACGAGAACAAGTTGCAATTTCTGTGTTAAAATCAATGTCATACCAACGGTTTTCTTCGGGCGAAACAACTTTAGATTTAATATGCTTAATTTTCATATCAAAGCTCCATTTCTTCAACAGGAAAAATTTGATTCTTCATACCATTATCTTTAGGAATAGCTACAAATTTACCATAGCTGTCAGGATTGTAGGCATTCCTATCTCCATACCAGCAACCCATAAAAATGCCAAAGGCTTTCTGATATCTATTGTAAAACACTCTTCCCATATAGGAATATTTCTTCCCCTTGATTTCGTAAAGATTGCCAGTGATAATATTATTACCGTTGGCATCGAGGAGAGAAGTTACAACGCCGCAATTTTCTCTCTTGTCGCGAGGGGGTTCTCTGCGTCCCTTTTTAATACGTTCCATTAATAGCGTTCCTTCCATTCATAAGTATATATAAATTTAGAAATAAGTTCTTTATGCCCTTTGTAATTAATGAATCTCTTTTCTCCGATGCCGATAAAAACAGATTTAATTTTACCGATTTTCTTTACTTGGACAGGCTTTTTAATCCAACGTTCACCGGTAATAACGGCATCAATTACACGGGTTTTACATGAATAGCCTTTTAACTTTTGGTTAACAGGAGTATATACATAATATTCTATACCAATGTCCTGTAAAGCTGAAAGGCAACCTTTAATAGTAGGAGAAAAACAAACTCTTGGAATAGAAACATCCTCATTCCAAGAAACAGCGTGCTTAGGAATTCTTGGGGTTAAAATTGTAAGATTAGGGTCTTGAGACAGATGATACAGCATCAAAAAACAACTCCTTATTTTTGATATTTAAATAATACCAAAAGAATAAAGAGTTGTCAAGTATTTAATCTTTTTTCTTACCAAGAATTGCAAGCAAACGAACAAAGATATTAATAATATCAAGATAAAGGTCTGTTGCACAACTAATGGCATTATAAGGTGTAGCCGCATACCTCTGAGAACAATACCAATCATAGCCAATATAAAGAGAAAACAATGCTACAACTGCATAATCAATTACATGACCTTCATATCCAAGAAAGAGCACTAAAATTCCCTCAATAAAAATAATACTAATTAAAGATACAAGAAGGATATGTCCAAGAGAGCAAAAATACTCTGGAAATACTGTGCTAACGACAATCATAATTACTACAATAATAGCAGTAAGAAGACATACATAACTAATACTCAACGCTGCATACTGGCTCACATAAACGCTTAGAAGTGCTCCAATGGGCAAACAAATAAGATTAAACCCGAGGAAAGCAACTACAGCGTTTTCTGTGCCACTAATAATAATAGCTCCAAGAAAAGCCAAAGCAAAATAACCCAGAATAAAGAGAAGAGGATGAGACGATACAAAGTTAAAAACCTGTGTTTCAAGGAACATACAGATGAAGAAATTACAAATCAATCCCCAAAGAATAGTATATCCCATGAGAGCGTTAAATCCCGCATCACTCATTTGCATATCTTCTGGCATACAGTCAAAAGCAATTCTATCTTCTTTTAAATTAAAGCCGTTATTCATTCTTAGTTTCCTTTTCTTTTTCTAATTTCTTCTTCCACATTTTCAAGTAATCATCAAGGTCAAGGAAAGAAATATTATTAGCTAACCCCTCTTTAATTTTATCCATCATCATTTTTGCCAAACAATACTCATCTTCGCTAAAAACTCCCAAACTACAAGAAGATTTATCATTAAGCTCAATAGTAAGAGAATAAACAGAAGGAGAAATTTCCCAGCCAAAATCTCTACAGACAGTAATGTGAATAGCTCTCCAACCCATATATAAATTGATAATTTGATTATCATAGCAAATAATCATTTAGATTACCTCCTCAAGTTTGTTTTCGGAGATATCTACAATAGAAGAATTCTTTGTAATAGCAACACGAATTTTAGAGAAAGCCTTTTTTGCAAGGTCTTTATTTGCATACTTCAAAAGATAATTTGCACTAGGCAAGCCAATCATAACATCTCTTTCATTAATTCTTATAAAGCTAATCTTGTCAGAATTAAACAAACAATTATCACTACAAATAAACATTAATTATTCTCCCTAGAATTTTTTAATTAAATAAAAGAAATCTTTTATTTAAAAACCTACTTGGTCATTTTCATAATTGCGATACCAACGCAACTTTTGTTTGTCAAGATTTTCCTTGACTTTTTTAGAGGTTTCTGCCGCTTTGTTAATTTCTTCCTTGGATTGCTTTTTGAGAATTTCAATATCTTCCTGAGCGCTTTCAAGAATAAGTCTGAGATTTTTTACTTCTTTTTCTTGAGTTTCTTGGGTCTTTTTATTTTTAAGATATTTGTGACGCCAACGAGAATATTTTAGATTACCAATAAAACCAAAATCTACATAAATATCTTTAGTACAAAAAGAATCTAAGTCCCAGTGTTGGCTAAGAACTACTACATCTCCGTGCAGGTAATTATGTTTACCAATTCTGCAATGTGGAAGACAACCCAAGCCCCATTTCTTAGTGTTTAAACAATAGATATCGTACCACTTATCAAAATCCATCTTGGTACATTCTTCACGTTCGCGCTTTTCATTGATATCATCTAAATCAGCCTTAAAGATTCCTTTTAAAATAAGTGGACCAAGCAAAAGAAACCAAAGAAACCAAATAAAAAGTCCAACCAAAGTAACTAAAAGTAAAATCATAGCAATTTTTAATAGTGGCATATCAATTCTCCCATTTATCAGTAGATTTTAATTCAATTTCTTTATTTAAATAAGATTCTTCGTTTAAATAAGACTTTCGAATCTTATCTGTCTCTTCTTTGGCTTTCTTTTGAATTTTATTAATATCTCCTTGAACAGCTTCGAGAATATATCTTAAATTATCTTGAGAGCTTTGAGTAGCTTTATTCTTTTTATACTTATTTTTCATGTTATGCTTAAAAAGAACATATCTAATATTTCCAATAAAACCAAAGTTAATATAAACTGTATCCCAATGACCTTTTTTATCTCTAATTGTTCGCTTAGGAGCAAACCATGTTAATCTCCATTCATCAGGAGCTAAAATATAATATTTTTTCCATTCGTTAAACTTTAAATGCGTCCAACTACGCCAATCTTTGCGATATTCTTTAATCCAATCAATTATTGTGTTTTGATATCCATCATCTTCATCTTTATAAACAATATGGGCAAGATAAAAAGAAAATATAACAAATACAATAAAAAGGAATCCGCTAATAACATACAAAATTTCAAACATAAAAACACCTCTCTTTTTTAGTACATTTAATATACCACAAAAGAAAGGTGTTGTCAACTATTTATTAAATTAAATTGTTAGTTTTCCTTAGATTTAATGCTAATAATTGAATCAATTTTTCTAACAAAGACAGAAAATCCGTAATATTCATTAATTATATCACATAAATCTTTAAAAAGTTGGTAGTTAATTACAGTTAAATACTGTGGATGAGTAGTGCAAATATAAACATTTTGATACTCATAGTCATAACTGATAAAGAAAGTATCAGTTAAAGTAGCCAGAGTTTCATCTTGGTCAATAATACGCTGAATAAAATCTGCAATTTCCTAATCAATAGGAGAGGTGATATCAGAAATCACTTCATACTTCTTCTCGTTCATTATTTTTTTCCTCGTTTAAATATTCATCTAATTCGCTTAAATATTCATCTAATACACTATCAACATTACCACTTACAAAGATAATAGGAGGGTCTTCTTTGGAATAGGGGTAAGAAGTAGAATTAAGATATTTATAGTCTTTAGACATTACACAAGCCCAATGATTTAGATGGGGTACATAAATAAGATTAGAAAAGCCCCAGTTATAAAATAAATCAAGTTCTCTCGTAGTAAAATTTAACCTGTAAGCTTCATGTTTATAATATTCAGATTTCTTTTTGTCGTTTGTTTTATTAGAAGCTATAAGATAACCTTTTAAAATTTCTTCAATTTTAAGACAAGTATCAAAAATTTTCATTATTCCTCCACATAGCAGATATAACAATTATATCCCTTTTCAGCTAAATCTGCTTTAACCTTTTCAGCACCAGATTTTTTAGCAAAGAATCCTACTTGAACTTTATAGAGCTTAGTTTTTGAGTCTTGAATACAAAAAGCAGTTGAATAATCAATTACGCCAGTAAGAGTTCTAATTTCATTTCTATAAGTAATTGCACGAGTTGAATTACTAAAAGCTCCTAACTGACAACGATAACCAGTTTTCTTAGGACGATTTTCTTCTTTCTTGTCAGCCTTATCTTGCTTCTTTTCTTCTGTTTCTGCTTTTTCTCTTTCAGCGTTAGAGCGAAGCCAGAAAGCGAGAATAGAATCAACAGGTCTTAACCAACCAGATGCAGAAAGGCGTTTTCCTTCAAAGTTTGTATAAGTAGAATTACCACCATCTTGATTGCAACAATAGTCTACATCAGGGAAAAGAGATTTAATAAGGTTTTGAGCAGTGGAAAGTTTCATACCACCAGACACAACAGAAACAATAAAATACTTTTCATTCTTAGGATTGCCATCTGTCTTTGTCCAACCGAACATCTGTCTTTTAGCTTCATAGTCAATGTCAGCATAGTTTTTTACAGATTGAGGCTGCTTATTTTTAAATAAAGCAGGATATTCTGTGCCAAAATCTCTCCAACCAACGCCATTGTTAAATACGCCATTCATAATCTTTCCAAAATTTGTAATACCCCAACCATTAGAGAAATTGCCATCCTTGGCATAAACAGTGTTATTACTTTTTAAATTCCAGATAGAAGTTCCGCTAGCAGTATCAAAGAAGAAAGCATTTGTTACAACATCAGGCTTATAGCCATAAAGGTTATACATTTTTTCTGGACTTAGCTTTGGTTGAGTACAGATATCAATACTTGCGCTCTTTAATTCGCTTTTAGGCCAATCAATTACCACCACATTATTATAAGTCACGCCTCTTACAATAGGATGATACCAACGAAGCAAAGAATTATTTTTACCATAATGATACTAAACAGTTGCCATATTATCTCCATTCTTCTGTATATTTCAACAGATTTATTTAAATTAAAATAAAGGACAGATATCCTTTTCTATGATTAGTTTAGCATAAGAAAGAATATCTGTCAATATTTAAGTTGTTAAATTTTTATGAATTAGGTATCGGGAATGGTGTCGATTTTGTCTTCTGGCTTCTTTTTCTTGTTATAAGTGCGTTTGGGCTTGTTTTCCTTTGCCGCTTCAATGGTGTGACCTTCTTTAGAAAGATAGATATTCATAACAGGGACAAGCTTAAGTTCTTCAATAGTAATACTTGTCCAGTCATAATAGGCAGGAGGAAGGGTTTCCTCATCAAAATGGAATTTAAACCACTTTTCTGCTGAAAGGGGACAACTAAAACGTCTTGCCTTATCGAAGTCAACAAAGAAACCAGCAAGACCAAGATAATCTTCTCCTGCAAAAAGAGTCTTAATTTCAGAATCTCGATTAGCCTTAATAGTAATATAGTAAGCAGGGTGATTCTTAAGAGGAAGCATATTAATCTCCTTTAATGCATGATAGTATACTTACTACCAATTTCTACCTTGATAATCTTCGCATAATTAAAGTCATATTCCTTGGTATAAGTTTTGTTTTCAAGGAAAAACTTCTTGTTCTTACTCCACCATTCCTTAGCATCTTTTTCGGTATCAAAAGAATAACAGGAAAGAGTAAATTGTTCTGCAATGAGATAAGGGATATTTGCCCAACCTCTATTAGCGAAACCATAAGAAGGTGATTCACCATAGTTAAGAGGAAGCTTCTTTCTAGGAATACCAATGCAGTAATAGGTTTCCATATTAGAATGAGCAAGACCGTTATCAGTAATATTAAATACCATTTTTATTCTTATCCCTTTCCGCAATTTGAGCCTTAATATTTTCAATACGTGACTTTTTCTGTCTTAAAGTTTCTTTTGTGTCTTCAACTCTATTGGCATAATATTCAAAGCTGGTTTGCAAACGCTTAAAAGTTTTCTCCTCTTCATCATAAGCGTGTTCAGCTTTAGCCAATGCTTCATCAAGAGAATCTCTAACAGGAAAATTATCAGCGAAAGAAATTTTCCCATCCTTGGGGATATATACAAAGAAATGTCTGCTATTAAGACTAGCAAGAGGGTTGTTTCGTCTCCAACTCATATACTTTTCGTAAGATTCAAAGACGTAATTTTGATAAGAATTTTTTCTAATTGTAATTACTTCTGTAGAACCTGATACTCGACAGACATAAAAATCTTTGTTTTCATAAACGACGGGATACACAGAAATAGACTTAATATCATGATGAATTTCAACAATCTTTCCGTGCTCCCAAGGCTTCATAGCTTCATAGTTATCCATGTTAAACCTCCTTAAAAGTTTTCAGGGGAAGTGTGATATTTATTATCCATTAGCGCGCGATTAAAAATACGCTCATCTCGGACAACAGAAAAATAGTGGTCGAGATATTGAGGAGCATTAGGAATATGACAGGGGTTGTTGTAGGATTTAACAGCTTTAACAAAATTGTCAATCAATCTTTCGCTATTAGGGTCAGCTTTAAATTCTCCAATAAATGCCAAAGCCTCTCCTGCGGAATGAGCGCAAAGAATATTGTCCGCTTCACAATCTTGAGCAAAGAAATAGTTGAAAACAAAATGAAAAATATTTCGTTCGATATAGTAAACGCACTTATACTGATTAAATTCAACCACAAAAACGGGATAGTAGGTAACAGTTTTATTTTCTTTTCCGTTAACTCCAGCGTTATAAATCATAATACCACCTCAAATATTTTTTAATTCGATTACAGTTTTAAGTGTGCAAGCATTTTTACCAGCGAATACGAAGACAAAACCTTTGTGGTAATAAATACGCTCGCTGTTAGACTTGGTGCGGAAACGACGCTTAAAAGCATACATTTCTTCATTGGTTAGCCCAATCTTTTCGTAGTTGTAAATAGTTACAGCATCAAGATTGATACCTTTGTTACGAGCATTGCAAGCTAATTGGCGAAGCTCTCTTTCATTCTTAATACCCAATCTTTCCAAACCACGGTCACGAGAGTGGAAAGTGAGCTTGATTTTATCCGAACCAATCTTATTATGAAAATTACGATTATACATTTAAACAACTCCTTTCAATGGATTCACTTCATGTTTAAAGTATACCAAACTTAAAAGGAGTTGTCAAGTGTTTATTAAATTGATTCTGGGAATACTAATCTTTCTCTAAGAGCTGTATACTCTTTTAAAATCTGGTTGTAATTGTTAATAGCTTCTTTTATTTCTTCTTCTGCGGAATTAATATTAAGAACTTCAAAAGTAGTATTATCTCCACCATTATCAATTTTCAATCCAATAAGATAATACTTCTGGTCTTTTTTCTGTTCTAAGCAAGCTTGAGCCAAAGTCTTTTTTTGCCAAGAGCTAATATAAATTCTTAAAAAATATTCGATATAACTAATAAGATAAATAGGAGTAGCTTCTTCACCCATGATAAACCAATATTCTTTTTCATCTTCGTAAAGATTAGGAATCAAAAATAAACGCTCCCTCATCACACCACGAATACTTTCTCTTTTTTCATAAGCAAAACATTCTTCTTCGGTAGAGAATCTACGACCGTCTTCTGCAACCCAATATGTTTTTTCTTGGGCAGGAATTGTTTCTTTTTCAATTTTCATATCAATTAAGCCCCTTCAAAATCTTTAATTACTTTATAATAAAATTCATCTTTTAATTCATCAGAAATTAACCCCATCTTGTGAATGTGATTGTTAAGTTTAATGCAAGCTAATTTCATAAATTTTTCGTAATTAAATATCCATGTCCAACCTAAAATAATATTAATGATTGGAAGAGCACTTAGAATAAGAATTTGAATGATTGACATTGCAGAACCAGTACCAGCACTGGAAAGTTTAATATCAATATTCCTTGCATTAAAAAAGTCGTTTACATATTTGGTAATCTCTTTAACAAGATAAAAGAAAACCAAAACATCCAAAATAAAAACAAATCGCCAAAGGTTAATAATAATTTTAAGAATCATTTGTTTTTGTTTCTTTCTCCTTTACTTCTTCAACTTCTTTTGGGGCTTCTTTAAATTTTTTACAAAGATAAGATAAATGCCCCATGGAATTATAGGTGAATCCACTTTCAGGATGTCTTACACAATCCTTCCATGGGCATTTCTTTTCATCACAACCAGTAAAAGGAAGTAAAGATATCTATCTATCACTTTTTGGAATATACATTTTTTCTCCTACACACATTATTTAATTATCCCTTAATTTGAATGTAAGGGATAGAATCAGGACCACAATCAAAGTCCCATCCATTTTCAACAATTTTTTCAAGAAAAGTTTTACTGTTTGTTAACTTCCAAACAATAGGGCTACAGCAATTTTTATGAATAAAGTAATAAGGATGCTTGATTTTCTTTTCACGACCAACAGCAAAAAGACGCCCCATAATAACATTAAAGAAATAACTTACATCGTTATCTTTAAAAAGCTGATTCCAAATTTCTGCATCTACTTTTGCTTTTGCGCTGGTAATATCAACCCAAGAACCATCTTCATTCTTCTGAAAAACAAGGTCGTATCCTCTACATTTACAAAGCACTTTAAATTGCTTATCATTAGTTAGAATTTTCTATAAAGTCGGACTGAGTTGAAATTTTTCAAAACGAGCCACGCTACAACCTAAGCTGGAATTATGGTCAAGACGTTCCTCGATATAGCCAAAAAGTTTAGTAATGTTGGCTTTTTTATTAATGTTCTTGTATTCTTCAAGATATTCCTGTTTAGTAAACATAATTTAACAACTCTCCTTACTTTTTCGATTTGTATTTATATAATACTACAAGCAAAGAGAGTTGTCAAGTGGTTATTAAGTTTTTTTACCAATTTTATAAGGATACAATTTTAATTCTTCTGGTAAGTCTTTGTATTGGATAGCTTTTTCTTCAATTAGATAAGAATAATTTTTAAGATTTTTACTTCCGCAATAAGGGCAATAAGTAAATTCTCTTTCAGGAGAGTATCTTGTAATAAATTCTGGATTAGACAAAGTGGAGGTAGCATGAAGATATTCTCTACAATTTAAGCAGTAAGAATAAAAAGCTCCATCATTGATAAATTTAATTACAAGCCAGTCTCCATTACGGAATAGAACTTTAAAACGAGGGTCATTATCATTATATTGATAATCACTGAATTTCGCTTGCCTTATCTTCTTCCTTTGTTTCTTCGACATTTTCTTCATCCTTTACTTCAGCCTCAGCAGAATTTTCTGTAGCAGTCTGAGGAAGTCCACTACCCATCATTCCTGCCATAGCGCTCATCATATCAGCCATACCACTAGGATTATTCTGAACAGTGTTATAAGAAGTTCTAAGGAGTTTATAAAACATAATCACGCAATCAGCAAAACCGTATTCTTCATTGAGCTTTGTTTGAATTGCAGTAATATCATCCATGCTGTCAATCTCTTTATCAAGAGTGCGTTCTTCATTACCATAAGTTGTAATAGTTGCTTCTGGTTTCAAGCCCATATATACAATATAATAAGTATGGCTTTTCTTCAAATTCACTTTAAATTAACTCCTTTTAATATATACACTAGCAGTAGTCTCTTGCATTAAATATGCTACTGTAGTATTAGTTTTATTTGCAATAATTAGGTAATCTCTCCATGTTAAGAAAAATCTCTTATGAAAAATCTTTCTTACATCTTTTTCTGACCTATTTAAAAATTCAGCCCACTGCTTATATGAATAAGGACTTGCTTTCATTACTTCACTTGCTCGCTTTAATTTATCCATATAAGGTTTATTAGGATGAATATAATAGAATTTAATATAATACCAAAAACCAAGAAGTTTATTTTTAAAATTTTTCATGGCTTCTTTTTCCATTATTCGAACGTATTTTTAAGAATTGCTTTTTTGAAGAAATTCTTCCACATTCTTTAAACAATTACTACATAAATCATAAGATTGATAATCGTCCCAAATTTCGCCGCCACGTTCAAAATGTCTTTTAATTTTTAAAACCTTCATATTGAAAAGATTTGAAATAGGCATTCCGCATCTATCACAAAAACATTTAGTTGCCATCTTGTTTTTCTCCTTTGTAGTATTTTTTCAATTATTTACTAATCCTGTCTGCAATCGTACTTGCTACAAAACTATCTGGTTTAACAGTTGGTTCGTAACCAGCACCTTTCAACCATCCAACAATTTCTGGAATTACTTGACCACTTGGTCCAGCATATCCAGCATCTACATGAATTCCAATGCTAGTATACTTTTCATAGTCAAAATTCTCTTGTATAGACAAAGTTGTTAATTCATCAATTAGCTGGTCAGCATAAGCAATGCTTAATTCAGTTTCTTTGTGGATTTTAACTTTCAAGTTTAAAATAATGGGTAATTTTTGAATTTCATAGAAGAACTTACCACCTTTGCCATCGGTATAGACAGCAATAACAATGACGGCTTTAGTTTCATCTTTGTGATTTTGACTATCAGTACCAATGACAATATGATTATGTTCTGCTACATCTGTACGGTTTCTAATATAGTCAAAAATAATTTCGGCTATTTGGCGCATATTTACTCGTCCATATGTCGGACTAATCATATTATCATTCCTTTGTTTTATTTTTAATGGTGTACAATAGTGTTAATTACTTCAACTAACTGGTTCAAATGCTCCACTGTCTTAGCAGGAAATTTATAAAGTTTACCATTGCTAAGGAATGAATTCATTTTTAATCCAGAATCAGAAGCCCACCAAAATTCTTCTTCTTTAAAAGGAGAAACATTAATGCTCTCTTTTTTGGATTCTTTGTTTTCCTTAAACTCTTTTTTATCCTTTTTAGTAGGAGGAGTTAAATCTTCAATCTCTTCAATTTCATAATCATTTTCATTGAAGAACCAGTCAGCAGTACACTTTGCTTCAAAGCGTGTCTTAAAAGGACGAGCATCTTCCTTCTTACCAAAAGTACATTCATCATAATGCAAACCAAAAGCACTACAATAATAATTTTGTCCATCTTTAGGAAGGTTATGTCTTACATTAGATTTGACACGAATAATGTAAAGTTTACTTAACTTATTCTTTTCTTTGAGATTTTCATTCAACAAAGTGCCACATACAGGGCAATAATTAGCATGGACATAAAAATCACCATGGTCAATAAGATTCTTTTTACTTGTAGCGTTAATAGTGAATCTATAATTCTCACACCACTTGCACATATAGAAAAGACTCCTTTCAGTCTAATTTACTATTGATAGTATAAACCAAAAGGAGTCTGTTGTCAAGAGCTTTATTTAATTTTCTTTTGTTTTCTTATTTCACTTTGAATCTTAAACCAATAAATTGCTGCCATAACAAGAGCAATAGGCCAACAAAAAATCAAAGTTAAATAATGCAACAAGGTTACTTCTTTATCATTTTTATTAGCAGGACAATTATAAACATTATATGTTACTGCAAGCCCACATAAAAGATAAAGAGCAAAACCTATTAGAGATACATCATTCAATCTCATTGATAAGCTCCTTTGCAAAGGAATAAAAAAGAACTGTGGTACAAAATTTGTTTTTGGAGGAAACAAACACGAACAAAATACGAAAAAGGAGGTGGTCTTATTAGCAAATCCAGTCTATTATAAGGAGGTAAATTGTACCACAGTTCTTATTATTATATTAACATACTCTTTCGAGTTTGTCAACTACTTAATAATTACTTTTTAAGAAGCATCTGATGAGAATAAAGAATCTGCATCTTTTCAACTACAGATAAGCTTCTGTTATAATCATCATCATTGTCAGCCAAACGCATTGCGAATTGATAGTCAAGGTTGTTTATGATTTCTTCCGTCAATACTTGACCATAACTCATGTTTAAGCATTGATAAATTTCTTTACTATTAATACGATATGCGTCTAACATAGCGTTGATATAAGCCATTGTAGAGATATTTTTATCATCAATAAAGCCAAGTATTTTCTCATAGTAGGGAAAAGTAATTGCAAGCTTTTTGATTAACTTGTTTAAAACATTGAGATTAATGCCTTCTTTTTTGCAGATGGCTTTTAAATAATCACAAGCGTAGCCATTAAGAATGTCAAGGCTCCAATATCTATCTTCTTTTCGGTTATCATAAACTTCTTTTGGATTAACAAACCCCGTTAAGATAATAGCTTTTCCTACAATTTTACCATTGTCAAGTTTAGTTTTACCATAGCAATTTGCCAAATCTTTTTTATTAATTAAAAGTTTTGCTTTAGCAACAACAGTTAATTTAACAGCAACATTATACCCATAATTATCAACAACAAATGCATCATAAGAAATGTAATTATACCAAGTTAAAACATCTTTTACAGTTAAACAAGCATGAAAGCCATTGCCACAGTAATCAATTTTACTAAATTCTCCTTCTTCTGGTAAAGAATAGACTCTGTTAAGTTCGTATGCAAAGTTTTGATTAGGGCCTACATATTCTACTTTGTCATTAGAAACATAATAGGTCTTATAAAGAGCTTTGTAACAATCAATCCATTCCCAATCTTCTCCAACAGGAAAAGGTACATCTTCCATTTTTTCATATCCCCAAGTACGATTGTTGATAACTGTATGATTAGGAAGATTATTCGTGTAAGATTCGCTGGAAGATTCTTCAAAATCTACACCAGATGCAGGGTAAGATTCATATTCGATAGGATTGTTTTCGACAGGATTGTTTTTTTTAGACTTATTAAAAAACATATTTTATTTACCTCTTTTTACTCGTTTTTGACCTATTTTTGACATTAAAACCTGTAAAATTTGCGTGGATTTACCTTTTTCAACATATTTTCAACCCTCTTTTTAGACTCGCAAATCGCTTCATCCATTTTGGCGTAAAACTCATCACGAGAAATAGGCTGAAAATGGTCAAAATTTTTCGGATAATTTAAAAGGAAAAACAAATCAATGTCCTCATTATAATAAGGAGCTACATCAATTTCTGAATCTGTATAACAACCATATGGTGTTTCATCTTCAAAATTGTTAATCTCAATACAACCCCATGAAGAAGAATAGTTAACCTCACATCTTCCTTCTAACAACTTGGGAGGTTGAACAATCATAATATAATGTCCCCGATGAATATAACAATTTCCAATCAGCTTTGGAGCGAGTTCTTTCATAATATATTCATCATAAGATTTTCTTGTGAGATTATTTAAATCCTTGTTAATCTCAGATAGTTCTTTCTTCTTATTTTCGAGAACCGTCTTCCATTCTTTCTTCTTATTTTCCAGTGATGTCTTCCAGAAATTTTCCATGTTACACCTCTATTATAAAAATAATAGTCTCATAATCAATATTAAATTAATTATGAGACCTTTTATTAAATTAGCTAATCCAATAAATTGTGAAGACTTAGAAGTTATTCCCCGTTACATTACTTCCTGCACTCATTGAAACTTTCCCGTTTGCGGCTACCCATTTCGACGGACAAGTGTTTATAAGTCTTCTGTAAAACTGCGAACAACCTACCCGTAGGTTATTCAAATACGATAATAAGCGCTCCGACCCCCATCGGATTCTTATTAAAGGTGAGGAATAGACGACGTTCACCTCACGATGAGCCTCCGGTCCTAGCCTCTGGACGATGCCACGCTCTTTGTCCAACATCTTTAGTTGGCAATCAACCTACACCACCGAGCAAGAATTCGGAAGGTAGGATTTTATGATTCTTGCAAGAATAATTTGAGTTTACCACTCTAAAAGTCTTCATAGTTCCTATTTCTACGAAGGGTGCTTCCGACAGTATAAATCATTTTATACATGTCTAAGAAGTCATTGCATCTCAGCTATTATTGAATATTCAATTGTGTGTCTTACAGTCAAGAACGTGATTTGTCTATCAGGCCTGTGTAGTGCAAATCAGTGGGAATCTCTTCCGCACTTTTTTCATCCTTTCCCTTGGGACAATCTTAATATACCATAAGATTAGTTCTCTGTCAAGGGTTTATTATTTTTTCTTGAAGAGTTTTTACCAGCTCTTCATAGGATTCAATAAGTTCTTTTTGTGCTTCTGCTTTTTCCTCTAAAGATTTAATAAGACCTTCTTTAGCCTCATCTAAATTTTTATGAGTTTCTTCGGCTTCTGTAAAAGCCTTTGAATAAGCATGGATACCACCAATAATAGTTCCTGCTAAAAAGAAAATTGCTAAAACTCCGATAGCAAGAATGATGCACAAAGCAACTTGAGTAGTGTTCATTTTCTTTTACTAACCTCCATTAATTTATTTTCAGGTTCAATTCTAAATTGACCCGCTTCCCAATCAAAGCCCATGCCTACTGAGCGAACTTTTGTATAAGGCCTACTTCCCACGGTGTTTCTGGAATCTTCTACACTAATTACTACTAATGAGTTTTTATACAGTTCCCAATTCGCACCGTTTGCTACATCATTGAGAATATCTCTAAGTCGTTCAATTGTCATTTTAATCTCCTTTTTTATCTTTTGGATATAGTTTTAAAAAATGTATTCCAATCATAAACAAACAGCCACTAATAAATAAACAGAAAGGGGTTAGAATTGTTCCAGTAGAATGGTCTAACCCTGCAATTCCTATTATAGTGCTAAAATAAAAACAAAATAGGCTGTAAACTAAATTAATATTAAACAAATCCATTAAACAATCCAGAAATGTACAATATCTTTATATGGAGAGGTCCAACTATCTTTTGTAAAATTAGTCCAATCTAAAATACATCGGGTAAAGAAACTCTTGCATCCATTAATTGTTCCCCATCCATTAGGAGATTCATACTGTTTATATTTATTTGGGAATCTTTCAAGCTCTTCTAAACCATGAATGATAAAAGGAATAACATTTTTTACAAGACCGTTATCTTCTTCATTTTTCCATTCTAAACCTGTAGATTTCTAAATCATTTCACGCAAATTGTAAGTAATATTTGCTTCACAGTTTCCAACATCAGCCCAAAGTTTAGGGTCATCTTTACACTGGACTCTGTAACTAATATCGTAGCTCATTTTATCACTCCTTGCTATTCTAAATCTATATGACCAACATATACAAATTCAGCAACATCATCAATATCAGTGGTATAGCTATCATTGATTTTCTTAATTTTTGTATCATTTTGAATTATCCATAAATCACCGAAAAAAGGATTGTAATAGATATCGCCATTAACAAATTCTTTTTCACCAATCTTAATCATCGTTTTCATTCGCTATATCATCCCATAACTTTACCCAACTTTGATAATCTTTGACAAAACTATCATAATAATCTTGTGCAGTTAATCCTTTATACGTTTTATTATAAAGCTCATAAAATTTTCTATTGTTATTTTCCCATGCTTGACAAAATTCCATTAAGGGAACTTCATCTTCTTCAAATCCAAGTACTTGAAAACATCTTTCTAAAGCACTTTCATAATAATCGCTGATATAATAACTTCCATCTTTTTCTCTTTGGGAACAATGATGAAATTGAATAATCATTTTAAAGATAGCATCTTTAGCTCTAAGCAAATCTATATTTTCGTTTTCAGTCATTCGTTTTATCCTCTTTATATTCATTTGGAAGGAAACTAAAAATATGAGCAATTACATCTACTGTCCATCCATTACCTAATGCCTTTCTTGCTGCACTATCTGGAATCATATTAAGAAAATCATCAGGAACAGTCTGTAAACGACACATTTCTTTAGTAGTATAATATCTAAAAGGTAAATTATTTTTAAAAGCATCTGGATGTCTACCAATAGAAAGTGGCGTAAGGACATTATCTTTGTCTACAGTAGTGAGACAATTTGACTTGTCTGTATTTGTAGCGCGGACTTCAAGACACTGAGTAATAGGAATTGTTTTATCAGTATCTTTTCTATGTCCATTTTCATCCAATCTGCGACCAACAATAGTGGCTTTATTTAATCTACGACCTCTGATTGCCGCAGGATTTGGAAATTCAATATCTTCAAGAATATCTTCCAAAGTAATGTTTTTATCTTCTGGAAGTGTTACGTTGGGAATATTAGTCCAATAAAGTCTACGTCTGTTCTGTGCTGAAACAAGAGAAGAATTAATTTCAATGGGTTCTACTCCAAGAATATTTGTAATAATATCTTCCCATTCTTTTTTCATAATTACATTTTCAAGTAAAAAATATTTTGGTTGGGCTTCTTTTATTGCACGAGCATATTCATAAAACAATTTACTTTGAGAACCTTTTAATCCTTGACCATTACCAGCCATGCTCAAATTTGTACAAGGAGAACCCCCAATAAGTAAATCAATTTTACCTTTGTATTTGGTAAAATCTTCTATAGTTACATCTCCATGCTGAACTACATCAGGGAAATTTGTTTCTGTGGCTTTAATTGCGTTCTTTTCAATTTCATAAGCATCATAAGAATCAATCTTAATTCCAGCTCTCTCAAGTGCCAGATGACCGCAACAAATACCATCAAACAAAGATAAAACTCTCATTATCCGTAAAAGCCTCCATCGGGCGGGTCTCTTCTATAATTAGGACAAGGTATATCATTTAGAGGGTCTCTAAAACAGTCTATTCCCCAACTATGAATACAATTACTACACCAAGCAGGTTGAAAATGATAATTAGAAATAGAAGGATTTTTAGGCTCTTCTGGCATAACAGGGGCTTTCTTAGGAGTAGTAGTATTTGGGTCAGGTTGAACATTCATATCTTTCATAAGTTCTTCCTTTTCAGCTTTCTTAAAAGCATCCATGGCTGAATTAAGAAAGTCAAGAGTATGCTCATCATACCCTAAAATCTTAAGCTCTTTGATTAAATCTTCATTGCCAATTTTCTTTAAAACATTTGGAAAAGCATAAAGTAAAACTTGAACACGACCAAATTCTTTACGCCATTCATTATACTCTTTTACAGTCATTAATAATACCTCGTCTTTCTACCTCAAATTTAAGTTCGCTTACCGCTACTGTAACTGGCATAGATACGAAATGGTCATAATAATCTACTGCCTTAGAAAAATAGCTTCCGTACTTAATAGGCCAATTCTCTTTGTTTTTTGGAGGATTCTTTTTTTCAATCTCTTTAAGCTCTGAACAAGCCGAACAAAGTTCTGCATTAGTTAAATTACGAAAATAGCCCATAATAATACACCTTTCACTTAATATGCTTATGATTGTATATAAAGGATAACACAATTTTTCTTGCTTGTCAATAGAAAACAATAAAAAAAAGAGAGGGAATTACCCCTCTCTTAATTTATTTTTTAACTTAGGCAAAAGCCTTAGTTTCAACAGCGTCATAACGCTTAGTCAGAAGAACATCCATAAGCGCATCCCAAGGATTAGTCTTGCCACTGAGAATCATTTTCAAAGTTTGAACACTAAACCCGCTGACCATGATACCATAATCATTCTTGGTCATGGGAAGACCGTTACCAGTAGTACCGTTTCCGCACGTATTCCAATAAATAACCATAGGCATCTCATATCCAGCATTCTTGTACTTCTGCTCAATGGACTTAAGGAAAGCAGGAGCTTCCTTAGCAGTAGCACGAATGCTGTTATAGCCCCAATAACCATAGCCACTACTACCAGTGCTAATATTGCGGATATTTACCATAGAATCCCAACCACCATCACTGATAATCAGAATATTCTTGGGCAAATCACTCTGAGGAGAATGATTCTTAATTGCAGTATCAAGAATCAGGTCAAACACGGCTTCAAGGTTGGTGTTAGCACACTCATTATGACGAGCAGCTTCCCTAAGATTTGCATACAGAGAGTCATAATTAACATTAACCATCTGAGGATGTGCAGAGAAAGTAATGTAACGACCCTTATATGCACCTTTAGCACGCTCTGCAAAGTAAATTGCAAGAGAGTTAGCAACCTCAAGAGCAGTCATACTAGTACGACCAACACGAGTACACATAGAACCAGAACCATCTGCAACAACAATAGTAGAACTATCATCGGTTACAAGATTGGGAAGAGACTTCCACATACCTTCAAGAGCGGCATCACGAGAACGAGGATAAGTATTCCATTCGTTTTCACAGTACTTGTGAACAATGTCACAAGGATTAGACACAGAAGAATTAATCTTTGCCTCGCCCTTAGTAAGAGCATTCAGATATGCACGACGGCGCTCTTCATCATTACGAAGGAAAGCCTTGTTGTAATTAAGGTTTGCCTTAGAAGGAACAGTCTCGTAATTAATGCTCTGCCAATTCTGAGAAGACATCTTACGCTCAACAACATCAAGGTGCTTACGGAGAGCAGACAGACCCTTACGATACTCACGTTCAGTCAGACCGAGCATATCCATAGTCTTAAGACCACGCTTACGAGTATCATGGCTGTGAGAAGAAGCACTATCAAGCCACTTCGCCATAAGGCTAATGGACTTGCCCTTCTTCATATTAGCCATATCTTCCTTCCACTGCTTACGAATCAGTTCACGAACAACAGGCTTAGTAGTAGGATTATCCATGACAACATAGATATAATCCCAACGAGAATACTCAGGAATCATAGGAATCAGGTTCGCCACAATCTGAGCACCACCATTGTTCATCATATCCTTAAGGCAAATCTGGAAGAGACGGCGCTCACCCTGACCCTCACGGATATCGCCAGCATAGAACAGCCAACGAATAGCGAGACGAGGATTCTCAGAATAAGCTGCACGGAACTTCTTCACAATATTACCATCAGGAAGACTACGAAGAGCGGTAATGGAAGTATTGATATCAAGAAGAGCAGAACCAGAGGACTTGTAGGCAATAGCACCATTAGAAGTGTACTGCTTATCAGCAGGAAGAGAAGGAATTGCAACCTGAGTGTAGTAGCCCTTGGCAGTATTCTCAACCTTGTCCATGAAAGAAGCCTTACGGCTAACTCGGTTGGACTTAGTAACAGGCTTTTCAGGCTTAGGAGCCCAAGCCTTAGTGTTATTCTTCTTGTTAGGATTGTTGTAGTTATACATAATTTTCTCCTTTTCTAAAGGACTAGACTCTTTTTGTCCTTTTTCCAAAATAAAAGTTTTTTGTAGTTTGCTGTGAGAGTCTAACTACTTATGACAATAGATACTATAACAGATGTATCTTAGTTTGTCAAGAGGTTATTAGAATTATTTTCGTTTTTTCCTAAATTTTTTTCGAAATTGTTTATAAAAAGCTGTTTAGCATTTTGAGCTTTATAGCAAATATCATTAGTAATAGCATCTTCTATTCCTTGAAACAATGAAACAAGGGGACATAAAAGTTCTCTTTCATCTTCATTATCTGCTAAAGCATCTCTGCTCTTTGCGATAGAAGTAAGCTCTCTTATAATAATATCTTTTGTTTTAAATTCTAATTTTGTAGTAATTTCACCATCAAATTTGTCAGCAAGTTTTTCAAATTGCTCTTTAGACAGATATTTTTTATTTATTGTTACCCAAACCTAAATTTCTCCGTTGGTATCTACTAAAATTGGAATATCTGTTCTATCTTCTGCTCGATTTGCTAATTTTCTTATCCAATTCTAATAAGCTTTCTATCCCTCTTGAGTCTAAAGCCAATTAATATCAACCATATTATACCCTCTTATACCCAATTATACCCTTATTCAGATTTCAAAACAGAAATTTTAATTCCACCTTCCTCGAACTCATACTTAGCACGAGGAATTTTTACTTTTAAAGTGCCAGTTTCTTCATTAGAATCCTGACTTACAATAGGTAGAGTAAAATTTAAATTAACTGTATCATCGAAATTTTTCTCCATATTAAATTCTTTTGGTTCAAATTTAATAAACATTTTAGATTTTTCTGAACGAGAAAAATTTAAACTGAAATCAGAGATAGGGTTCAACTGAACAGAATTATGCTTCAAGCACGCAGTTAAACCACAATATCCTCTAATATTAGCATATTCACAAGAAATGCCTTTTTCATTACAATATCCTTTAACGGGATAATAATCTCCTGTGTTATTCATTATTAATTCCCCTTAAAGTAATATTCATAATGTTCTCCATCCCAAAGAGGATGTTTAACATTTTTTTCAATGTCCCAATCGTAATGTTCACCATTTTCATCTACATCAGCAACATAACAATTGTCATCAGGGTCGCAACCATTATCATTGCCAGTATAAATACAACTTTTTGGGTCAAAAAGAAAACGTTTCAATTTATCATCATCTTCAAGAATTTCATTAATAAAGGGAACAAGTTCTCCTGCATGGTCTACAGAACCGCTACAATCCCAAAATTCCCAACCACCATATTTGCTTCTTTCTCTTTTATATTTAGGGACAAAAATTTTAATCTTAAAATCTTCTTCAAGTTTACGCTTAAAATCTTTTGCTTGAGCAAACATATCACAATTAAGCATTGCAGTATAAAGATAAGAAGCCTTATCTTCCGTGGAAGAGTAGCAACGTGTGTCCCAACCATAATCTTCATCCGCATTAAAATTTAAATAAGTTGGAATATGTTCTAGACCATAATTATCCTTTGAAATAACAAGAGAATGACAAGAACTTGAATTAGTTTCAAATACGTTCTTACGAATTTGTTTCATTGTTATTTCCTCCATTCAAATCTCTTAAGAACTGATACATTTCAGTAACAGTCTTATTGCCAACATCATAACGATGATTTACATCACAAGAGTTTCTTGCATACTGCATTTCAACTCCATCAATATACATAGAAGCACTGGTCTGTTCACCGTCTTGACCATCATCGCCCATGTACATAGTATTCCAATCTTCCTCAGACATAAGACGCTTAGGCTCAAGCTGTTTAATAGCAAGATTGTCAAAACTAATAACAGAGAACCACTTTTCATCAATCATGCGACCAAGATTGTCATAGATTGCCTTCTGCTTATTTGCTACAAGTTCCTTAGCCCAATCTTCCTTAACATACTCTTCACCACGACGAACTGTCTTGTAGCCAAGAATAAGAATCTTAAGCCCACGATTCTTAAGAGCACGAAGAGTATCCATCGTCACAATACCATTAATGACATGGAGAACAAGATTGGGATACTTAGAAATAGTCTTAAGAAACTGCGGTTGAAGAGGGTCAACAAGAGAGACACCAATACCATAAATGAGTTTTTCATTAACAAGCTGTTCAATAAGCTCCTGATTCTTCATAAAGGCGAACTGATGAACAGTCATGTTAGGAATAAGATTCAATTCCTTACACTTGCGAAGGAAGGGAATCAAATCAGGATGAGAAAGGGGGTCTCCACCTCCAATTGCAAGCTCTGTGTATTCATGGAAACTTTCAAGAACCTTGATACCCTGTTCACCAAGAATATCACCATGCTTGCCAGTTGGAGTGCTATTTTCATGGCAAAAACTACAACCCTGTGCGCAATTGTTAGTAATTTTATAATCACAGCACTCTGGAAAATCAGCCTTAAAAAAATCAAGGTCATTTTCTCTGGTCTTGGAACCATTTGCCAAATTTAGCTCCACCATATAGTTTCCGTTCTGATAAGATACAATTTCATTCATTTTTATACCTCCAAATATAGCCCCCTGTAGTTTTTCTTGTTCCTTTACAACAACTACAAATATGGCCTCTTGATATTCCTGTTTCTTTTTCTGCCTATAATGCACTAGGGTATTCTTTTACAAAAATATTATCTTTTGTAAATTGTAGCACAGGTTTAAATTTTTTCTATCGACTTTTTTCAATAGCTTCTTGCGGCATTTTTCTGCCTTTCCGAGCTTCACTTATTTTTCTTTTAGTTTCCTCGGATAATTTTTTATCTTTCCATGGCCGAACTTTTCCTTTATTGCCTTTTGATATTTTAGCTTTTGTTTCTTCTGTCATAGGAGCACGTGGTTTAGTTAAATGCCATCTTTTCCGCCAAATGGGGGAATTTTCACCTGTGTATTTTCCTATTCTTGAGTTTATTTGTTTCTATACAACTTTACGTGGAAGTCCTCTTTGATAACCCAGTTGAGAATATTGTTCTAATTCCTCTGGCTTAATTTTTTTAATTTCTTCTCCTTTATAAATGGTAATAGTACCTTTTGTAGAATTTGAAAAACACGCTTTGTCCCGTTGTCCGCCATCAGTTAAATTATAACCATGCCGAGATTTTATATAGTTACAATTATATTTAGCTATCCAATAAATTTCTTTTTCATTAAGATTTTCTTCGGGACAAAATTCTAAAATGTGAAAAATAAAATTGTCCTCGCCATATTTATTCCAGTCTTTTTGTAATAAACTTTTTTGCTTGTTCTTATAAAGATGATGATTGTTTTTTAAAAGCCGTTTATGAGCATTTAATCTATAAGCCACATTTTTTGATTGCCGAATATAACTTTTCCGATTTATTTTATTTTGAATTAAATATATTCCACTCTATTCAAAAATTTTTCTTCTTAATAATTTCTGCTTGTAAGAAGAAGAAATAATATTTAATGGATACTAAGACAACTAAAAACCCAAAATTATCTAAACCATCAGTCCATTACCTCTCTTCTCATATCTTCTTCCTTTTCCCAAACCTCTTCAATTGCAGGATAAACAACAGAAGAAGTCATTTTATGATTACACTTGGGACATACATATTCATAAATGGGCGGATAAGTAGCATAAGTCATTTCACCCAGCTTCATCTCAACATCACAATCACTGCAATAAATACGATGAACCTTACGATACTTAAGAAATTCTTTCGTTACACGTTCATTATATAACTTAACTCCATTATTATTAGTCATTTTTTATTCCTTTCTGACGGCTTTTTATAAACCTTGTTATTAACTACTTCAATATATCCAAAATCCCAAGGTACTTCTCCTTGATACTCAATAATTCCATTAGCAACATATCCATTAGGTGCAAGAAAATTATCAATGAGATATTTCAACCAATCAACATAGTTGTAAAACTTTTCTGCTTCATTCCAAACAAGTTTGTTTTCATCATTAATAATCCATTTACACCAAAGACTAGCTTGAGTGTAAGGAGGATAGTTGTTGTCAATAACAGAATCATCAAATTCCTGCCCAGCAAATCCCAAACCTCCAATGAAATATTCTCCCTCTTCACCCAAATTTCCGTTATAGCAAAGATTTTTCCAGTCTGGAAACACTTCTTTAATTTTTTCATTATCTCGCTTCATACGGCGAGTATAACTAAATTTATTAATGTACTCTTTAAGTTCAGAAGAAACAGGTCTATCAAAAGAAATTGCTCCATTAAATTCAGTAGTATACCCCATAATTAACTCCCCTTTTTAGTGTTCAACACGTGGATTATCCTCCATATACTTCTTTACTTTGTCACCATCATAGCGAGAGGGACAAGCATTACAAAGGTAAGAATCATAATATTCACAAGCATGAACCTCTTCCTGAGACTTAGGAGCAGACTCACAATTCAGGTGGTCATATGCACAATAAATCTTCATTTTTATTCGTTTCCTTTCTCTCGAACAATATAGATATCATTTCCTTTATCTTCAAGAATCTCATAATTCTTTATAAAATCTAAAGGAACTTCTTCTTTTAATTGTACCATATATCTTTCTTCATAGATTGGAAAGAAAGCATCTTTAAACATCTTACCAGCAACCAAACTAAGTAAAATAACACCTATAGCACTAACAAGAGCTAACCAACCAAATTTGTTTTTAACACAGTAGCCAAAGCAATAAAATACAACTAAGGCGAAACCTATAAAAAGAATCCCAACAAAAATTAGTTCGTCAAATTCAGGAGATGTTCTGACCATTTCGGAAGTTAAAACTTCAACACCATCAATCATCTGTATTCCTCTCTTTAATTATATAGACATTATTATCTTTTCGTTCTACAATATCATATTTGTCAATAAACTCAGAAGAAATTTTATCGTCTAACTGAACAAGATATCGCTCTTCATATCTTGGATTAAAGGCATCATTGAAACAAATAAAAGAAACAATACCTAAACAAAGACCCATAGATAAACAAAAGAAAAATGCGACCCATGCTTCTTCTTTCTTAACCCAAGAAATTGATACAATAATTGCAACAATACAACCTAGTGCTGCAATAATAGCAGGAATTAAATTACTTAAAAAACCACCAGAAATACAAATAGTTTCAGTAGTAATTAGATTAACACCATCAATCATCTTTGTTAACCCTTTCTTTTAATGTGTAAATTTTTCCTTCTCTGGAAATAACATAATTTTCTTTAAGTTTTTCATAATCGGTTAAAGAAAAATGGTCGGGGTCAGTAAATCTAACTTCATAAGAAATAATTTCAACTGGATGCTTCATTGCATAAACATTGAATCCTGCAATCCCGCAAAAAATAATTGTTGCTGCAACAATAGCCCCAAATCCATCCATTGACCCACATCTTTTAATCCAATCTACAATAAATACGCATATACAAGCAATTCCACAAAGCACAACAATAATAGAACAAATAAGAACAAAAAGGTTTCCATTCTTTGTAGTTACGACTGTATTAAGCACTTCAATTGCTGGATTGTTTTCAATTGACATTTTCTTTCTCCCTAATTACATAAGTGTTATCTTTTTCATTGTATTCAAGAACTTCATATTTTTTGGTAAATTCATTGTAGCTAACTTCATCAGAAATTGTTACGGTATACTTTGTGTTATAAACTGGATTGAAAAAACAATCATTAAGAGCTTTGCTTACAATAACAGAAGAAAAGAATAAGCAAACTCCTAAAATAACAATATTTAAACTGTTAAAAATAATTTTAAAGAGTTTGTACGAAGTAGATTTTGTAATTCCAAAACCAGCTTTTAGAAGTTGGATTGAACAAAACATTAAAACACAAGCAATTCCACAAATAAAAATAAAAAGAGGAACATCTACATCTTTAGTTACTTCTGTACTAATAATATTAATTCCTTCGAGCATAATCATATCTCCTTTCGAGTAATTAAATTATACCGCACAAAAACAAATAAGTCAAGGAGTTAATAAAAAATATTCTCCTTGACTTATTAAAATATTTTTAACTATTAGTTATAACCATAAGCACAAGTAATAACAAGCTTGTCTCCACTCGGGGAAGTATAGCGAGAAGTTTCGGTTTCAAGTCCCCCGTTACTACAATCTTGCATAAATTCTTGATAGGTCAAACCATCCTCTTCAAAAGAAAAGCTCTTTTCCTGTCTGCGTTGCTGGGCAATATAATTATAAGTATACTCGTCTCTTTCTGCTTCTGTAAGTTCAGACCAGTCTTTATAATATTTCCCTTTATATGTGTTATATCTTTCTTCGGCTTCTACTTTATCTTGCTTAGTAATATTAATGGAGTTTTTAATAAAAGTTTCATTCCATTTGTTAAAAAGCATTTTACCTTCTTGCCATTTTTTATACTCATCCTCGGTACAAATGGCAAGGGTATGAGTAGAAGAAGAATTCGTTTCAAATACATTTTTACGAATTTGCTTCATTTAATTTACCTCTTTTAAAATTTTAGCTTCTACCAATTTACTCATTTGATTTTCATATTTCTTAATAATCATATCAAGAAAAGGAAAACTATGTCCGCTATCTTGAGCTCTGAAAAAAGCATAGTACGGTTGACCAAAATCATCATCAATAACTTCAAGATTATCAAAATCATTCCAAGATTTAAGGTCATAAATGTCAATCGCTACATCAAAACTAAATTCATACGAAATTCTTTCTTTTTCGGAGTTAAAAAGACAAAAATGATAAGTCATCCAATAATGACTCAACTTTTCAGGTTCTCTCCAAAACCCCTTTTTAAACCCTGTATTAGTAAGGAGACTAATTTGTTCCCCTGTAGTCAAAGAAAGAAAATAATCAGATAATTCATAGCGCTTCATTTTGTGCTTAGTCCTCATGTTTGGAGTCTGCATCTTTTTTCTCCTTTTCCAGTCGAGCTAAATATTGCTCACGCCATTCTGCTTCGGATTCTTCATAGCTATCGTGAATAATTTTTTTTACATCAACCAAACCAGAATCTTTAATATTAGACCATACGCAATACTCGTCTCCATCCACAACTACAATATATTTCTTATTAGTTAAAAATTCCTCAAGAGATACATTATAATACTTAAGCCATCCCTCAATTTGATAGTCATCAGTACCACCATAGTTAGGAATGGGGTCATCTGTTTCTACATAATCTTTAACTTCTGAATCCCAAACATAATCTTTGGTGTCAAATTCAAAGTCTACAAATCCATCCACATACTTATAACAAAGTTCTCTACACTGGTCTACAAGATTGCCATTAGAAGATGCAATAGCATATCTCAGCTTATCCTTAAAAGTCACAAGCATGTCAAAAGGAGAGCGATAAAATTCAAGAGAAGACTCCCACAATCTTACGATACCATCAGTCATATAAAAATTTTTATTAATTTCTTCTCTGGTATAGTGCTCATTGTCAGTCGTAATTACAAGAGAATGACTTGAGCTACTGTTAGTTTCAAAAACATTACGTCTAATCTGTTTCATATTATCTCCTTAAAATCCAGTCTGAACACTTTTGAAATTCAAGGTATTGCTGACACCTTCAACCTCTGCAACAATATCATCATATTCTTCGCCATCATAAGTGTACTTGCCATTATTCTTCTTGTTGACACGAATATGTCCGTCAAAGTTTTTAATAATAGTAGCACAGTGCTTGGGAAGGTCAAGATTGGGGTTGTATTCAAGAACTTCGCTCATAAGGAAAATACCAACCTGACCAGAATCAGCACAGAACTCTCCAAGTTTTTCCTTAGTTAAACTATTATAAGTAGTGCAAGACCAATCACCATAAATAGTGTCGCAAACAATAGAGGTTTTAATACCAAGTTCCATCATGGCTCCTCCACAGCAACACTTTCCCCAGTCATCTTCCTGTTCTTTTTCCCACTTTATTACAGCTTCGTTGTAAGCTTTGTTTTCAGCTTCGTAAGTGGGAGAAAAAGAAACCCTATGGATGTTAGGGTCACTAGTATGCTCTCCATTCTGCCAATCACGATAAGCTACAGCAATAGCATGTTCCTCCTCGGGAGAAAGAGCGCTTTTAGAAGCGGTGGCAGAAATACAGGGGTTCTTCATGTCAACCCAAGTAACATCTTCATACATATCAGGAGTAGGATAACCCTTATGCCCATTCCCAATAATCTTGTATTTAGAATAATAATCTTCCATATTAGGATAAGTCTTGTAATTCATCTTACCGTCTTCGCGGATAATATAACAAGGGTCAGTAATAAGAATATCACCGACAAAATGAACAAAGCGATTATACTGATTATAAATGTTCATAAAAAACAACTCTCCTTATTTTTTTCTATTAAGAGAATATCATAAGGAGAGGTAAATGTCAAGTATTTATTAAATTGTTTTGTTAGTTTTTTGATTTAATTACTGAAGGGAAATCTCTTCAATAATTTCAAACTGGCTCAAATCATTAGCGTCAAACTTCTTGTCCTGTTCACAATACATAATGCCTATCAGACCAAGAGTACCAAGCTGACTAGGGAGTGGTAAAATCTGATATACACGATAAATCTTTCCATCAATTGAGTTCTTCTTCTTGCACTTAAACATACAACTATTGTTATTAGACATTTATAATACTCCTTAAAATTTCACTTTTATTTTATTTTGTGTTAGTGATTGTCATTGTCGATAATCAAACTATAACATTTATTAAAAATATAATCTTCTAATGTAATTCCATCTCTTGCAAAAATATAATACATCCCATCAGAAACATAATAATCAAGACTTTGATGGTCTACATAACCATCTTCATCAGGACTAATTTTAATTCCTATAATGTGAATATCATGTTTAGAAAGAGCATACTTTACATCATCTTCAAACTTTTGGAAATCCTCAGATTCCATAACTTCTTTAATAGCTTCTTCTTTATCTTCTCTACTACTCCAATTAATATTATAACCTTGGAAACAAGTTATCGCAGTTAAGATATATTCAAGTTTAGCTATTGCGCTATTTTCATCTAAATCAGAGTCCCAACCCCATCCAAAGGCTTCAAAATTTAATTTTAGATACTTGCCGTAACCATTGTGACCATAATCTTCTTCAATATAATCATTAAGTTGTGTATAATCATAATTGTCTTTACCCTCAATACTCAATGAATGAACACTTGAAGAATTAGTCTCAAAAACATTTTTCCTAATTTGTTTCATATTATGCCTTTCAATACCTCACCCGACGTAGCTGGTCAAAAATTTCAATCCGTTTATCAAAACCTAAAGACCATAACACATCTTCCATTAAACTATCCATTGCTCTATGTCCCCAACCATTTAAAAGAGTTGCATCACCTTGACATAAATCTACAATCTCTTGCGCTCTTTCGACAAATTCTTCTGGCGTAAAAGGAACAACTGTTTTACTTTCCAATACTTCCAATCATTAAAGTCTCCAATCTTGGCTAACTTTTAGCCAGCATCATAAATCCTCGAAGGGATTTTGCCACTATCCTTTTCAGGAACATAGCCATCATCTCTATTAAATTGTACATCAGGTTCAAACAGAGGTCGGAAATCTCCATCACCATCACTATAGAAACCAATTAAAGTAGAATGTCCAATTTTTTCACAGGCTTCCATATAACGTAACATAGAAAGAAAAGAATCAATCCATCTTTCTTCCATCGTACCCTTGATATTAAAAGTTTTTTCCATTTCAAAAACTCCTTGAATATTTTTGTAAATAAAGTATACCACAAAAAAATAAAGTTGTCAAGAAGTTCTAAAAACTTTTTCTTGACAACTTTATATTAAATCAATTTAAGTTACAAATCATGCTTCTTATAATAATTTTTGGGAAGATTATGAGTAGGTTCAGACCTTCCACCTTTTAACAAATTATGGAATTCTCTTTTCTTGTGTTCAGGAGTAAGATACTGGTCAATCCAAGAAAATTCAGGGTGTTCTTTCTTATATTTGAGTCTGTCATTCCAAATTTTTTGATGCCTCTTTTGACAAAAAGCATACCATTCAGAATGGCTAAGACCACTATAGTTAACTACTGAAACAGAAAGTCGAGAAGCTTTATCCAAATACTGCATAAGTTCTGTTACAGTATCAAAAGTTTTCTTGAAAGAATACTCTTGGGAAACATTACTATTATGCTTTTCTTTGTTATGACGAAGAAACTTAACTTCAAACATTTTCTTTCTCCCTAAACATATTCTCAAAATTGAATCCATGTTTTACATAAATTAAACCATCTTTTCCAATTACGAAATAATCCCCAAGTTCAACAAATTCTTCATATTCATCATGAGAATTATCTTCCGGTCTATAAGCGAAAAAAGCATGTCTACCTTCATTATCAATGTTTTTTTCAAGCCAAGTCTTATTAAGCTTTTTAAAACTTTCAAGCGCCTTTTCAGAATATTTAACAATATTCTTAATTTCAGCGTTATGAGCTTTAAAGAATTCTACAACTTCTTCCCAATTGTCTTTTTCCCACTTCAAAGCTTCTACTTCATAAGGAATAATTTCGTAAATTTTAGTAGACATTGTGCTTCCCTTCCTCTTTTCTTTTTATCTACTCTAAAATTTCCTACACGATAAACGCTAACACGAATGTTGCCTTATCCATTTACCTTCTTACACCAAATAGAGAAGTTCCAAACCACCATCGGAAATCTTTTAGAGGATTGCTCCCACTACCTTTAAGCAAGTTTAGTTCGTCGTAGCAATCTGCGTTGGTGAGACGCCTTACAACCAAATCAATTAAATAATGCTTGCTACATCTTGTCTTAAGCCTTTTCTACTTCGCTAAAGCTTTAACTTGGTTATATAATAGCACTTAACTTTTATTTTGTCAAGTACTTATTACATACTTTTCAAAAAATTTTTTTAAAGTCGCTGATGTGTAATTGGGTCAAACCCTTCTTGTTCAGCAATATCTAAATATTTATTATATTTTTCCGTATCTAAAGGAGAGTGTTCCATAAGATAATTAATACTTTTCTCCATTGTTTCGATTTTCTTTTCTATGTTTTCAATTTTCTCTTCGTTGGATTGAATACGCTTAATCTCCCATTTGACACCAAAAGTATAACAATACCCAATATAAACAGAAAAAGCTATTACTAAAACAATATACGATAATATACTTGTCGTATGACAAGTAGTTAAATAATGTGCTCCAATAAAAAAGTAAAAAGCATTAAGAATTAATCCTAAAATACCATGTAACTTTTTGTTGTTATCTTCCATCTTATGTATTACAACAACCCCTTTCTCTTTAACCATTCATTGATAAATACCATCAAATTGTTTTTTGCGGATGCTAAAGAATCATTCCAAGTCCATCTTGGGGGCGAAATAGAATTATAATATTTCTTATAAACCATTGCTTTAATTGACAAGTGCAAATCTTTTTCTTCTTGGTCTATAGAAATTTCCTCGTTTGGAATTAAAGTAAATACAAGTCCTAAATGACTATATGTTATAATATCTTGGAGACTGTGAAGCAATTCTCCTTGCCATCTTTCCCACTGGGGCATATTTCTTTGTCTCCTTTCTTTTTACTTTGTTTTATTAATAATTTAGTTAATTGGAGGAAACCAATAATATCCTAAAATATCATCGTCCTCAGCTTTTATCTTGTTTTTATTATTGTTTATTTCTGTAAAGTTAATTACCTTTACTGGCTTCTTAGGATTATTTTTTTCTTCTTTTTCTTCTTCTTGTCTCTTTCTTGTAAGAGCAATTACCTTTTTATAGTAATCAGAATCCTGTAAAAGCTTTTGAGCAATAGATTGATAAGCAGCCATATTGGTTTTATAAGTTTCTTCTAACTTTTGCATTTGCTCTAATAAACGTAAATAAGACAAATAATTCTTACAAGTGCAATAATAGGTATCTTTCTCTCCAGCAATCATTGGCTGAGAACAAAATTTGCACTTTGGAATTGGTCTATTTTCTAAAGAAGGAGAAGAATTTTCATCCTTCCCCCCTTTAATGACAGTAAGATTATTTCTATCCATCTTAATTATTTATTAGAAGTACCAAGTACTCCACGTTCTGCACGGTCTTCAACTCTCTTATTCATCCAGAGCAAACACTCTTCGAGATGAGTAAGTGCAATCGCATTTTCACGACAAGCAAACTCGCCAGACTGAAATCCCTGAAGACGGTCACGAACAATCTCAAGAAGGTCTGTGTCAAGAAGTCCATGAATTGAATTCATTTCCTTGCGAGGGCCATTTTGGAAAGCAATAGAATATGGAGTCTCATTACCCTGACCATCAGTTACAATAACATTGTAAACATGATTGGCATTGCCAACGCCCTTTTCATCAACGGCGTACACAGTGTTAAGATTATTCCTCTTCTGAATCGTATTAAGCTTACGCATTTTATTTTACCTCTTTTTATTGTTTTGATTTTTTGTTGTTTTAATTTTAATTTAATGCTTTGAATCATCGTTTACAAGAAGCTTACGCATCCATTCAACAGCATTTACGTTATTGGTTTTCTTAAAAGCTACACACCCAAGCACTGCTTCATCAAAATCAAGAAAAGCAGCCGAAGAATTGTGAATGTGTCCTTCGTTATCCTTGTAACAAGGAATATAACCCTTTACCTCTCCCTTGTCATACCAAGTAATAACACACATGTCTTCACCAATCATAGTGGCGCTGTAACTCCACTGATATCCACCAGAACTCTTGAAAACATCTTCAAATTCCTTCTCAATCTTTGCGTCTTCAATAGCTCTTTGATAAGTACCATAAACATAGTACTTACGAGCTTTAGGAGTTGTGGGAGAAATAAGCTCAGAGAAAAATTCCTCAACATCTCCGTATGTAATGGAAGTGTTAATCATAACGTAAAATCCCCTTTCTTTATCTTTATAGTTGAATATTATCATATCCGCTACGCTTTGTCAAGTATTTATTAAAAGATTCTACAAAAAAATGTGTAAAAAAAGGAAGAAGCCATTCGACCTCTTCCTCTTTTTGGGGTGAATTTATGAAAATTTTAAACGAACTGTTTTTTATTTTTAATTACTTACAACCAAAGCGCTTCTTAGAAATCGCTTCAATCGAAGGAATCTTTTCAGTGTTGATACTCTTCTTAGCACAATAATGTTCAATGGTTGCAACCAGAACTCGTGCATCAAGAAGCATTGCAAGAATCTTACGGTCAAATGCTCGATGATACTTTTCAAGAGCCTTGCCACGAGCAAACTCCTTACCAATGTCTTCAACGAACTTGTCACCATCAGCATGGTTTACCTTAGCCTTACCACGATAGCTGTTTTCAAGAAGAGTGTTCTCCCAAATACCTTCAAGAGAAATAGTCTTCATATCAGCCTTTTCACAAAGACGAGTAATAACATGCATTGCATCAAATGCAGTATCAGTTACCTCAGCCTTGACTACACCACCACTCTCATAAACACCATAAGCAATAGAAGAGTTAGACGGTCGGGAAATGTCGTTCTTGCAGTTGTCACACATAATTTTTTGTCTCCTTTAATTTCTTTGTTTTACTTTAGTTTTTTGTTTAGTTTTTTGTTTATTCTGCTTATATGTCAAAAGGAAAAATACTTTTCCTTAGATATTTCAGCGGCGACTTCGAATCGAACGAGCATTTCACGGGTTAGAGCCGTGCGCATTTACCATTATACTACGCCGCAATATTAAATAAAGTCAAATGACTTTAAGTGGTACGCCTGACGAGATTCGAACTCATAAGATACACTTTAGAAGAGTGCGGTTTTATCCAATTAGACTACAGGCGCTTAATAAAGCTAGACTCATTTTTCAAAACATTTGTAATCCCACATCACAAGTCTCTAAGTAATTGCTGTAAGAGTCTACTTTATTTTTAATTATAAATGGTGCTGATAGAGTGGCTCGAACACTCAACCCTCCGATTATAATGGTCACGAAAGTAAGATTTGAACTTACATCCTTTGCTTTTCTTAAGCTATTTCGTGGTCGGAAGCTCTAACCTATTGAGCTATATCAGCATATAAAATCCTAGACACTTTAAAAGTTAATATGTACAATTAAATTTTGGCATTTTAATATATATATAGAATACTTTTTAAAATTGCTGTTAGTGTCTACTTTTAACATTACAAATCTAAACCCTATCCATAATCTTTTTTCAAGCAAAAATTAAGTAGTTAAATTGCTGTAAGGGTTTACTTTTAAATCATCAATAACTTACCATCTTGTTTGTAGTACTCCAAACAATTCAATCTTGCACCGTGGGGGATTCGAACCCCTTCTTAAGCCCTCCGTCGAGCGACCCCAACCTTGGTACGGCACTTATAAACTAGACGCATAATACTAACAAAGGAGAATCATGAAAGCATCATAAACTAATTAGCAAGGAACAATACCCAAAATCTTTTTTAAATATTAATTTATATCTTTTTTACTAGAATTTGATTTTATTATTGTTTGCTGTAAGCGTCTACACGTAAACGATAATTTGAATTGTTACTTATGGCAGGGATGGAAGGATTTGAACCTTCGAGTCAGGGAGTCAAAGTCCCTTGCCTTACCGCTTGGCTACACCCCTATATATTTTTCCTTAGCTGGTGGTTCCGATTCGCCCATCCAGAACTCCCTACTTGAGTGCCATTCTATACTCATTATAGGCTTTCCGACTGAAGGGTATTTTAATTTGTTTATCGTCTTTTAAACTACTAAGGAATGGAGCGGGAGACGGGATTCGAACCCGCGAACACCGTTCTTGACGGATTTAACCCACACTCGGAATGTGGTAAGGTAGCCTCTCCTTAACTCCCGCATTTTTAGATTGTATCTCTCAACCACATCTTAAGTATAACATATACTCTTCATCTTGTCAAGTACTTTTAGAAATTTCTTTTGGAAAATTTTTGAAAAATTCTTCTAAGTATTCTTTAAAATTTTTGAGAAGTTCTTCTAAGTATTCTTTCTTAAAAGTATATCCGTGTTCATAAAGATATTTCTTATAATCCCTATAAATGGATTTCGAAATTGCTACTGAAACATCTTTAGGATAAAGAACTGGATTGTGTTTTTCAAGCTTAGAAGCCACTTCATCAATCATCTTCTCTTCATTCTCATTCAAATATTGGAAGAAAATGTCACTATAAATATCATTGTTTCCGTTTCTTATCGGCATATATACCTCATTTAATTTTTATCATTAAGAAGATGAAGAAGAACAAACTTTTGATACCAAAACAATTTAACCCCAAGCAATTCGCAAATGGTATTAACATCTTTCATAGTATATTTATCTTTCTTTAAAGCTTTAATCTGCTCAAAGATTTTCATATTCTCTTCTGAGATTAAAAATTCATCCATAATAAAAATCCTCTTTTATTCGGAAAAGAAATTCTAAAATGAAGTGGTTGGAATCGAACCAACGACCAGCAAAGATACCCCTACGCCGCTCTACCCCTGAGCTACACTTCAATGGAGCTGGATGACGGATTCGAACCCCCGACCTATTGATTACAAATCAATCGCTCTACCAACTGAGCTAATCCAGCAAATAAAGGACTAAGCAATAGTCCTTATCCACGAGTACGTTTCCAATAATTTGCCATCTTATATTCAGGCTTATTAGTAACTTCCTCAATAAATACTTCAGGAAAAGGCCAAACATAACTGTTAGCTTCTTCCTCAGAATCAAATTCAACTTCGGCATAATAGAAAGCAGTATCAGTACCGCCATCTACAAGATTGAATTCAATTAAATAACCATTATTGTAAAGACCTCTATAATCTTTTACAATAGGATTATAACCAAGTTCATTAAAACAGTCAAACAAAGAATTATCTGTAAGATTTGTTTCAATTTCAGTACGAGTTAAAGTACCACCAGATTTAAAAGTAAGAGCATCTGGACGATAACCTTTGCCACTTTCAAACCAACGTCTTATACGAATTTCCTGTAAAATTTTTCCATCAGAATTATATTTGATATTAATATAGATAGTTTTAACAATTCCGACTTCATCAAAATCGACTTTAGGAAAACCAGAGATTAAAAACTTACGTTCGATTTCGATTGAATTATTATTGCTCATTTTTAATCTCCTGTCCATATTTTTTATGAAAGTCTTCAATCTTATGTTTAACTGAAGTCACACAAGCATGACCCCAATTAGTTTGTCGGAAAAGAAGATTGCCATTCTTATCAAAAACCTCAAAATATTTGGCTTTCTTATTATTTTTTACAAAATAACCAAGATATTCAAAATCATTTCCATTCCAAATTTTCATATTAAAGACTCCGTTTAATGGCGCTAGCGGTAGGATTCGAACCCACAGGCTGATTCAACGTCAGCACACAAGATTTCAAGTCTAGGCAGTTATAACCAATTTCTGTACGCTAGCATTTTATGTTTCAGAGAATAGATAAATACCCTTCTCTCCTACATCCTTTTTAATATCAGTAAATTCTTTATCACTAATTTGAGTCATTGGAGGGAACACACTTTTAAAAGAAGAACAACCGTCTTTTTCAATAGAGACAATCTGCTTCTTACAAACTGGGCAAGTATAATTCCAAGATAAAAAATTAGTTTCATCTTTAGCAGTTTTAGTTTCTGCTACTTGCATTATCCCTTTATTACAATGAGGACATCTATAAACAAACTTTTTATTATTTGCTGTCTAATAAATGTAAGTCTTAAAATTAATAGTCATTAGAATTTACTTCCTTTTATTTTTTGGTTGCTGAAGCATGGGAGTCGAACCCACTATTACTTGGGTATGAGCCAAGTGTGATTTATATATCCGTTTCACTCGCCAGCAATGGTGCTTCAGGCCAGAATCGAACTGGCTACACGTGGATTTTCAGTCCACTGCTCTACCAATTGAGCTACCGAAGCATAATTGAAGTAACCTACACGGGCCGGCCTGTCGCCCACTAGTACACCTTTCGAGTTTACAAGTAAACTCTATCTTCCTCGGTCCTCGGCTACTTCTGCTTTAGGCACTTAGCATTTAGCCTTTATGGTCCCTACTCGGTAGCAAGTATGTCCACCAATTAGCTGTTTTCATATCTTGCTACCTTTCGGCATTGCAATGAGAGAATTCTCTAAATGTTTTCATTCAATATCAGAAGAAAATTTCTAAACAACCGAGGTTTTTCTTGTTTTTACTGAACTAAAAAACCCAATTAAACAGGTGCGTTCTTATTTTCTGCTGTAAAAGAACCCGACTAAAGCAACATCTCAATCCCATATTTCGCGTAATAAGGTGAAAGAAATTCTAAGCGGCGCTGTACCTAACAGCTTCCTGCAAGGGTTTCCCACGAGCAGGGCAGGACTCGAACCTACACCCTCCACTTTTGGCGGAAATAACAAGACTTGAACTTGTGACATCTTGGTTAACAGCCAAGCGCTCTAGCCAACTGAGCTATACTTCCAAATAACAACAGAGTTTTTTACAAGAACTCTATAACTTGGCTTTTGTTGCTCATCCTCAGCACCACCTGTTAGGAGCAATAAGCAGTATGCTCGGCTTATTGTGTTTTAAGGTTACATGACCCATAACCTCAATACCTACCCCGATTTAGTTGCAGTAATCAGAGTTTTTGTTTAGATAGATGCGCAACTATCTATCCCCGTAAACACGGCACCAATTTCGTCCAAAAGGTTTTCTTGCCATATTTGCACCTTGGTAAGTTGCCTTATCTTATAGTTGGTGTTCTTCCCATTCGAATACCATTAACTTGTATTCTACACCTTCTTCGGTCGGGAGAGAGGGTTTTAGCTTAACGGACTAAAAATGAGTTCAAATATATGGAGCACCGACAAGGCTTTAGCCATCCTTGCTGAATCGGGCAGTTTAATATAAGTTACATTCGCTATCTGCCAATTGAGATGTAACTTTGGTAGCTGAGGTGGGACTTGAACCCACATCTCTTTCGAGGGTTGTACTTGAAGCAACTGCGTATGCCAATTTCGCCACTCAGCCATATTTAACCTAGACACGTTTTTTTGATTTCCAGCAACCACGCATCTTCTAAAGAAGATTAAGGAGTCGAACCTTATCGTTAATTTTCCATATTAAAGCATCAAGTAATTTTGCTGTGCGTGTCTACTTGAAAGGAATTTATATTTGCCTATTTGAAGAAAAATAGGAGCGTCAATTTATTAACTAGACTCATTTTTACAAAATCTGTTGCTCTATCCATTGAGCTAACTCCCGATGGTCGGGAGTGAAGGATTCGAACCTCCAACAAACAGGCCCATAGCATTTGTGATTGTAAAGTTGCTGTTAGAGTCTACTTGAAAGGAATGCTTTTATGAAGAATAAAAAATGAATAATTAGCTTACAAATAAATTTGTATCTTTATTATATTTTTACTATAGCATAAAATTTTCATTTTGTCAAGAGTTTTAAAACAAAAATTTTATTAGATTTCCGGTCTAATTAAATTCTTTAAAATTTCTTTAATTTCATCATTGGGAAAATAATCATAAGCTCCACCGTCTAAAGTTGATTGAAATTTATCAACATTTTTTAGAAGATAATTAATACAATCATTCCAACCAATATCTTCTGAAATTTCTCCCATAAAACCCATAATATTTTCTCCTTTAAATTTTAAATTGGTGGGTGAGGAAGGTGCCGACCCTTCTACTCCGTTAGGAAAGAGTTTTACAGACTCCCGTGTTTGCCGATTCACTACTCACCCATTTAATTATTCCCTTTTTTAGAAAGGGGCTAGACGCTTTTTGTGTATTCTTATTTAACAGATAAGTACAATTAAAATTGCTGTAAGCGTCTACAATGCGTTAATGTTTATTGGTGCTCGTGGAGAGATTCGAACTCTCGACCCTTTGCTTAAAAGGCAAATGCTCTAACCAACTGAGCTACACGGGCATAAATACTAGAGACATTGTTGGTATGGGCTCCTGCCTTAAACCACTTGGCTACATACTTCAACTGAAGACGTTCGGATTCGAACCGAAGAATGGGAGCTTGGTTTTTTAACATACTTTCAAATTGCTGTTAGTCTCTACTTTATAAATATCATCTTACAGAAAGGAAATTATTCATCTCAGATAGAGAGAAAGGAGAAACAACTTTTCGTCAAACAATTATTTCTTAACCCTTCGATAGATTTAAGTTCCCCTCATTTAAATCCGATAAAACTTACTCACACTATCATAAGAACGGATTTCTGATTTGAATAATGGTGATGGCGAACGGATTTGAACCGATGCTACGGACGTGAAAGGCCCGTGTCTTTACCACTTGACTACGCCACCATATTATTAACCTAGACTCTTTTGCGTATTATTCACCACAGAGCGCCCTCTGACGAGAATCGAACTCGCTAATGATTGTTTTCAAGACAATTGTGTTATCCTTTAGAAAATTTGCTGTAAGAGTCTACTTTATTATTCAGGAGGTTTTATTTATGCACTTACTATAGCATATCATCTTTAAGATGTCAACCACTTATTAAAATTTATTTTTGTCTTTTTGAGAAGTTTTTTGTTTTTCTCTTCTCTTAAGATGTATTTATCTTACCACACTTTTAAATCTTTGTCAAGTCTTTATTAGAACTTTTGAGTAAAACAATCATAATTAGAACTTGCAATAAGTTTAGTTTTCACGTCTTCAGGAGGAGTAATAAAATCTCTAATAAGGTTTACCAATTCTGTTATAGAATTAGCTTCAAGAGTAAAGATTAAACCGTCATAAGGAATGCATCTATAAATCCATTTACCTGATGTACTATCTTGATAACAGTCAGCATTAGTCCAAACTTGAGTAGCATCTAAAATGCGAACTTCCCAAGGATATTCAATGGTTTCAGAATCGAGTTTATACCAATAATTAAATTTTTTATCTCTCAGAATATCATCAACTCGGAATTTGCTAATTTCACCAGTCCAAATAGAATAATGGCCTACAATTTCAAATAAAGAAGTATCCATTACTCAGTAACCTCATCATAAGTTAATTTCATAATATCAGGCTTAACAGGATAAAATTCTCCCTTAATACCTTTGACAATATAATCGCCAACAGAGGCACAGTGATAACCTTCGAGAGTATACATAATAAGATTCTTCTTAACGCCATTCATAGTATGCTCTGTCGTAACACAACAATGAGCACCAACAAAGCTTGTAATTTCATCCTCATTATCGCCGGTCCAAATAATTGCTTGAACAGCAACAGGCTTCTTAATATATGTCTCAATCATGTTTCTTCACCTTATCCCATTTATACTTTCTTTTAAGCTGATGAAACTTTAACCAAATCCAAAAAGAAAGAGAAGCATCAATTCCATCAACTTCATTCATAACACGATAGTTGTTAGAATCCTTTTCAGGATGACCATAAACTACTTGGGCATCATAACACTGAACAAGATGCTTACCATTTGCTTTGGCTATAATATCAAGCTCACTTGTATAATTAAACTTATTATCTTTTCTTTCATAATAAGCGCCATATTCATTTTGACGTACTAATTTATATCCACGTTTAGCAAACTGCTTATCAATGTAATCCATAAAAACACCCTTTTATTTTGTCAAATATACGAACAAAAACTGATAACTACTGACAGACCAGCTTTTCACTTATCTGTCCTCGGTTTGGCTGAGGAGAGGCTATTCCTTACAAGGAGCTTACACTCAACTATCTTGGTCATTTTCATTATCAGTTTTGCTCATTGCATAAGGGTTTAACGTACCCAGTTAAGCGAAGCAACGGTCTTTCTATTGTTACCAGTCCATCAGACTTGGAGGGCGGTTCAGTGTCGAATACATTGTAACCAGCGTAACTGTATTCCAAGATAAGTTTCGTACTATATCTTATCTTACGGATTTCTTGTTTTTTGAAGACATCAAGAAATATCTAACCATTCTGTCTTTTGGAGCGGCATCGAAGAATCGAACTCCAAACATAACAAAAGTATTGTCCATGGCTACTTTTATTATTACACCAGTTGCCGCATATTTGCTGTCTCTCCAAGCTGTCACCGCTAATATGGTTGTAGGTTCTGAATGGTCTGAACTTAGGTGCGCCATATACGCATCCTAACATTAAGCGAGACTCCATCTGTTAGGCGAACCTCCACGACCTTTTTCAAGGCGGTATCGTGGTTACTGGACCCCATAATTGGATTCGAACCAATTTCCTCTCCCGATATGTCTGTTATCAATAAGGAGCTACCTTAATGTTTACCCAAGGTCAGTTAACGAGAATGCTCCATTACACTAATGGGGATATAAAAAGGAGTTCAGCTTTATCTCGCCCTTAACGACCACTCCCGTGCCGGATACCATACTCGTACCTTTACTGCTTCTAATACTACGAATTTACTACGAGCAGCTATAATAAATTCTGTGGCGAAGTAGACTGGACTCGAACCAGTACGCTCTTTCAAGCTACTACCAATTTAGCAAACTGGTGCCTTACCAATTAGGCTTACTACTCCATAAGTGAGCAATCTTGACACTTTTTTCTAGCCATCCACGGTTAACTATTCCTTGCTCAAGGGATTTGTTAATAAGGAGTCGAACCTTACACGACGTTATTCCAAAAACATAAAATAAATTTGCTGTGAGTGTCAACTTTTGTTTAAATTTAAGTCTGATGGTGAGAGTAACAGGACTCGAACCTGTAAGCCTCCGACGTGTAAAGACGGCATTCTAACCAGTTGAACTATACTCTCATCTAATTACAAAAATTCCCAATCTTGGTCTTTTATTAATCTTATTTCTCTTGTTTTTTTGGGAAGATTATAACTTTCGCACCAATTTCTAATAGTGTTATCAGAGACATTAAACTCTTTTCCTAAAGTTAAAAAATTCTTTTCTCTAATTAATTTTTTCAATTCTTCTCTGTTTGGTTTGTTGATATTTTTTTGTTTTTCTGCTTTAACTTTATCTGCACATTTTTTACATCTTGTTGCATTAAAAGTAATAACAATTCCACAATCAACACAATAATTATATTTTGTTTCGTGAATAGCATTACGCCGACCAAAAGTAGGAAGCTATCTATCACAATTAGGACAAACCCACCTTAAATTATCAAACCTATTATCATGGTTTTTACCATTTATATGGTCTAATGTTAACAATAAAGGCTTTCCATTCCAAAATGGTTCCTATCCACATATTGAACATTTATATTCAACTATATTCAAGGCTAAAAAACGTTTTCTTAAAACTGTCTGCCCTACTTTTGAATCCTCAACAAAAATTTCATCATCTGGTCGATAAACATGAAGCGATTTTTTAAAATGAGAAACATCTAAATTTAATTTCTAAATTCTCTTTTTCACAATATTAGAAGAAGCTCCACTTATACAACAATACCCACATTTTTCAGCTACTTTTCGATAAGAATAAGAATTTTTAACTATTTGTTCAAATTCTTTATCTGTAATCTAATCCATAACAGTATGTTTCATAAGAGCCTCCTTATATTTTAATAATATTGGTTTTTTCATTCCAGAGAGGACTTTCGTATTTTACCAACAAACCTCACGTTACTTAACTTATTTATAGGCGCTGAGTAATTACGTCTCAACAACACATTTATTAAGATAAGAAAGGAAAATTATCTTAACCTACTGCTTCTTCAGTTACAGTATCTTCATCAGGGATAACATTACCAGTGTTATCAATCTTGTCATTCGAAGGAACAGGATTGGTGTTCTGAAGCTGACTCTCCTTCAACTTTTCATCGTGAAGTTCACGATTCACCTCATAAACAGCGGCTTCAATAGCCTTACGAACTTCATCTGCATCAAGAGTAATACCAAGAGCTTCCATCTGCTGATTAAAATACTTTGTTGCTTCCTGTAAACGCTTTTCAATTTCCCGAGGGAACATCTGCTCAACAGCCTTAACTGCAATCAAAGCATACTTGTGAATAAGTTCTGCTTGAGTAAGAGCATGATTAACATCGTCCAACTTACCTTTCTTCTTAAGATAAGGAATAAGAACGATTGTAAAAATCAAAGAGCACAAACCAATTACAGCAACTACGATAGGGGTAATATCAGTCATTTTTCGTACTTCCTTTTTACATTTTGAATTATAACATCTAACAAACGCTTTGTCAAGTGTTTATTAAATAAAATTTGATGGAGCAAGATACGAGATTCGAACTCGCCCTTACGGTTTTGGACCTTTAAATAAGATTTGAACTTACATCAATACTTTCATACTGGTTTTACATTAAACTATTAAAGGGGAAGACCGTCGTGCTAACCGCTAACACTAATCCTGCATATATGATACCACTCACGCATGAATGGTATCAAACTCCATGCTCCGTAGAGACCTCATGCTAGCCTGATAGGTTTCCTACTAAGATACCAGTAAAGTAATGAGCTTAACCAGACAAACGTAGACTTAACCAATGGAGTATCTAACTTAATTAATATTTAATGTTCAAGAACTTCCCAACTCTCATAAGCAATATGATTTTCTCTTAAATAAGAATCAAGAATTTCTTCCTCAGATTGATTCCTGAGTCTTTCAATTTTTCGCTCTAAGTCTTTGATATAAAAACTTTTTCTTTCAATCTCTTTTGTATATTTGCGCAACTTTGCTTTTACATCTTTAAGTAAAACATAAAGACGCTTTTGTTGGTCATCAGAAAAAGTTGCTAATGAATCTAAAGATTCCATTAAGTCATTCTTTCTCTGACAATATTCTTTATGCTGTTCAATATAAGGCTGTCTTTCTTTTTTGGCAATTTCTACTTTATTTGTAAGATATTTAATATCTTCAGAAAGTTTAATAGTCGCTTCAAGATAATAACTCTGTTTATCTTTAAGCATAGCCTCTTCTGTCATTACAGCATCAAGAGAATAATCTTCATAGCAATAATCTATATATTTAAGCCAAACTTTCATAATTACTTTTTCACCGAAGTCACGCCATTAAAATCATACAAACGTACAATATGGCTTAGTCCTAAAGTATCAGAAATATCTGCGCTGATAATAGACCAATCTCCACCAGCAAGACCACATCCAATCATATAAGGCATAGCAATCTCTTCTCCAATAGGAATCATTTCACGAATTTTAAGAAGACATTCATGAAAATATTCATAATTGGTGTTTACGTTTGGTCCACCAATACCAATCTGAGAAAACATATTCAGGAAAACTCTATCTTTGTTTTCCTCAATTCGAAGAACTTTACCATAGAGCTCTTCAGGAGTATGATAACTACAAAACTTATTATACTCCAAATAAACATGAGGATAATTCTTCTTAATTTGAAGAGCAACACCAGCGCCCATTACGCCAAAGGTATTAACCTGATGACAAATATACTTTGCCGAAGTCTTAAGGACATCGCCCTGAATAATAGACACTGACATAACCTTCTCCTTTATTCTTTATCTGTTTCTTGCAAATTTTCCTGTAACTTCTTATAATACTGATGGTATGAATCAAAATATTTTACAAGAAAATCTTTATATACTTTAGCAACATAATTAGCAGAACTCATAGGAAAATCAATTCCCAAATCTTCTGCAATAACATCTACAGCTTTTCTCAAAGGTTCAGGAGGTGTATTAGTCAACTTAAACTTTTTAGTTTCGGAATCATTATCACACCAAGCCTTACCATTTACAACTGTTAGGAATCTAATTGAAGGATTCTTAGAAAGTTCCAACTTATGTTCCTCACTTCTCTTATAGGGTAACACAGATATTTAAATCTGTCAAGTATTTAATAAAAGAATTTTTTTATTTCCTTTACTTTTCATTATCGTCAAATTTTCCAGAATAAATAGCTTTTCTACTGACAAACTTAGCAGCAGAAAAAATAAATACAAATAAGGGAAAGAAAAATGCACCCAAAGATTCTGCTGGGTAAGCACAATCCCAATAATCTTCATCTTCTTCTGCGATACACTTCATTACACGAGCGAAGAAAATCCATAAAATATGATTAAGAATTAAAACAATTACAATAATCAACCACTTAGGCATATCTTTTCCTTTCTGGCACGCCTACCGAGACTCGAACTCAGAACTAATCTTTAGGAGAGATTTGTTTTATCCAGTTAGACTATAGACGCATACCTTATTTTTTCTTCTTAGGAACAGCTTCAGCTACAAAGAGAACAGGCTCACCGTTTTCTCCCAAAGTAGCTAATGCTTCCATTTCAGCTTTTACATTAAAAGAAGAGGTTTGTAAATGTCTTGCATAAAATTCATTTCGAAAATTATAAACATAATCATAATTATGACTAAAATTGTTTTCGACATTAATCCCTAATGTTGCTACTGTAATAAATACATCATACTCTTCTTTAGGATTTTCTGCAAAACCAGTATACCCATTACACTTATATCTTACATAAACAGGCAAACCATTTTCTGTATTTGTATCAACAAAACTCAAATCATAGAATTTCGTATGGCAATAAGGACATTCATAATTAGAATTCGCCAAATATTTTTTGTGGCAACGTGGACAAACAACCTAATTACGATATTTAAAACTCTTCTTAGACATAATTTACCTCACACTGTAAAACAAGACACAGGAATCTTTGTAGGATTCTTTTCTCCTACAACATAAAAAGAAACACCAGAAAGATTAATATTATTCCACTCTTCTTTAGTTTTAGAAGAATACGTGGGCCAAAAAAGCCCCTCAAATGTTACAAAATTATTTTCAGGGTCAACATAAAGAGTTCTTACAAACCCAACGACTCTTTCATAGCCAATATCTTTCTCACAAGTCATTTCTTCGCAAATGGGAGTCCTAAAACAATCTTTAAGACCTTCCCACATTGCATCTGTAAGCCAGCTTCCCAACTCATCTCTTTTTAGAGTAAATTCTTGAGTAAGGAACTTTTCATCGGGAGAATAATTTTCAACCATTATTAATTTCCTCAAAAGGAGTAGTATCCTTAGTAGGAGTACCCAAGGCATTTAGAATAGGAGTAAGATTGCCTTCAACATCAGAACAATAATAAAGCCAGCCATTCATATCAGAAACAATATGATAAACACGATTTTGTTCATTCTTTACCATATAACCAGTATCAGTAAAACCAACAGGAACGCTATCTACATCAACCCCGATACTATTCTTGCTATTGTTACAACCAGACAATGCCAAAACTGCAACAAAAATCACAACAACAAGAAGACCAGCAACAAACTTATTCCAACTCTTCTGCATAATTAATTCCTCACTTTTTGTAACAAATTTAAAAAATATGGTCGGAGATGTGGGACTCAAACCCACGGCCTCATGGTCCCAAACCACGCGCGCTATCAACTGCGCTAATCCCCGTAATATGTGGGCGAGTTATAAATCAATTCATAGTACAGGTACTACTGTTTTCTAACTTCCCTCGCCTCAAGTTTGTTCAATATGTTAACTCAAAATATGAGACACATTGTTTTTTACTGCTAATTCTCTTGCTCTAACATAATTCCCCCGTTTAGGTGTTAAACCTAAATTTAATAAAGCCTATCTAATATTGGGGGCTTTTATTAAAGCAGAAACAAAATCTTCATCAGAAACTTCTTTTGCTTTCTCCTAAATATTTTTACCACAATAATTATCTGTTAAAGCATGACAATTAGGACACAACAACTGTAAATTTTCTTCCTCGTTATTAAGTCTGTCTCCATCTAAATGATGAACTTGCAGAGGAATTTCCTACCGTTGCCATTCTATTAAACCACAACATTCACACTTACGACCTCTTTTATAAGACAAAGCTTTTACTGCATCAGCAGATTTTACGGCGTTTCCTTTCCTAAAACGAGAATAATCAAAATTATTCTAATTCCATCCCTATCCTGTAAAATGACCTATATCGAACTAATATTTTTCTACCATCTTTTTTAAAGAAGGTAACGAAGAACCCCGTCTATCTGCATACCGTATTTTTCTTTTTAATTCAGCAAAAGAATTACTTTCCTAAACAAATTTCTATAACTATTCTTCAGAAAATTTTTCCCATTTCATCATAAAACCATCTCCTAAATAATTTTAAAAATAAACAAAGCTTAATATTAGGAGTATTATTATCTCACCAGCTAATTACTCTGATGCTACCTTTGTTTATTTGGTACGGGTAGTGGGATTCGAACCCACACGTCTACAAGACATTTGAACTTAAATCAAAGGTGTCTACCAATTCCACCATACCCGCATATTTTTTTATTGTTGGTCTTTTCCCTTTCGACATGATAATCATAACATACAATCATCAAATTGTCAAGGCTTTAATAAAACTTTCTTTTTATTTTTTCTCAAAGTTTTATTTAGATGTGTACCCAAAACCGTTAAAATGATACACTCGCTACCTTTTAATTTTATAGTTGGGAAGGTGTCTTTTGGCAACATATTACGCACCCTGAGTAAGCAAGGCCGTTGAACCACATTTCTCTATGAGTTATCTTACTTTTCTCACAGCTACCGATTAACCAACTGTATATTTATATTACCACACAAACATTAATTTGTCAATGGTTTAATAAAAAAATTCTGACTTTTTCAATGTAGGAGTAATATCTAAATTAGAATTCGCACTTGTACGAGTATAAGTAGAACCAGCCCAATCTGACCCCCACATGTCAGCCTTGGTAGCAACATACTTCTTATATTTACAAGAAAGCTTTACAGAAAGACACTCAGGATAATCTTTAATACTTTTCTTGAGTTCATTAAAAGATTTTTCTGCTTTGACCACATCCTCTGTATATTTGCAAATCAATTCGTTTTCACATCCTGAACAAATACCGTATACTCCTCGACCCGCATTAAGCGTCTCCATTGCTTTTTCCTCCTTCCTTATAATATTCATTTAAAATTAAATTGTAACACAAGGTATTTGGATGATAATACGGATTATCATAAATCTGGCTATCATCCCCAGTAAAACATTTCATAATACCAGCACAAACTCCAGAAGAACGACTAATTCCAGCATTGCAATGTACAATAATTTTGTCTACTTTATTATACCATTTATTGACAAAACCAATAATTTTCTTAGCATCTTTTTCAGTCATAAGCTGATACATGCGAGACTCATATACAAACCCATCTGCGTTTGTATAATTTTCTATAATTACACCTTCATCTTTCTTCCAGTATTTCATACCTCTATATGGCTGAATATCATCAAAAAAGAGAGACAATTGCGCTTTAATATTATTAAACTTGTTAGGAAGTTGACGCACTCCAATATCGGCAGAATCGTTAATGCTAATTACAATAGAAGATTCTTCATGAGAACCATAACTATACTTAACACAATCTCTACGACTCATAACTTGAAACTGCATTGGATTTATCTCCTTTCTTTTTATAAAAATAATATAGCACAATTTTAATTTTTGTCAATAGATTAATATTAGTTTTTATATTGTTTTTTAAATCTACATTTTTGGACAAACCAATCCTGCAACTCTTTGACTGTAGTTTTCTCTTTTGGATACAACCATGTATATATACCAGTAAACATATATTTTCTTACAATACATTTATCGGCAGGAATCATTTCGTGAGTGTCAGATATATAATAGTCTGCAACAAAGCTAATAGTAAATTTATCTGCTTTTTCTGTAGCTCTTACAATACGAGTTAAATATAAATCTTGCCCTCTTTCGACTTCTTTTCCTTTATATTTAAACTCTCCGAACATATATCCGACATCCCAAAGTTCTAAGATAAAGTCTAAATCAGAAGGATATATACTAGTTCCCTCAACATTTAGTCCGCTAAAATCTACAAGCTATTTAGCACGTTCAGGATTTTTGAATAAACTCATTGGTAAATACCTTTTGACTAATAAAGTCCTTACCCTCTTCACTTGTTAAAATCAGCATTTCATAATCAAGAACCCATTTATAACGAATAGCCTCCTGACCATCTTTGCCAATAACAGTAGTAGGAATACGATAAGCACAAGTACCACGTTTCTCTACTGTCGTATAATCGTTCCAGTTTACACCCTTTTCAGTAAACATCTTATCCTGCAATTTGGTAGTGTTAATACCATGAAGTTCTTTTTGAGGATACAAAGATTGAGCAACTGCCTGAATAGAATTTCGAGTACAATCCTGCTGTCTCCAAACAAAATAATTATGCACTTCAAAGGCAGGGACAACAAATACTCTACTATCAAAAGTAGGCATTTCTTTTCCCTTACGAACCATTCGCCAATCATAAGAATCTTGGTCCATATTAAAGATATCCAAAGTTGTATCAATAATAGTATTCTCAGCAAAATAATCATTAAACCAAAGAGTGCAAAGCGCAGCAGATGTACTAACAATCTTTTGAATATTATTATCAAGCCAAGGCTGAGAATTTCTTTCACTTTGAATCATGACAAGAGAAATTTCATCAGATTCAACATAACCAAACTTAACATTAGGAATAATTTCACAGAGTTTAAGCATAGTTTGTTGCATAGTTTTAACAAAAATTGGGTCAAAAGGTTTCTTCATACCACGACAGAAGGAATGAAAGTGCTGCCCATCAAGCCTAACAATAACAGGAAGATTCTCAGGAAGATAATTACGATATCTATTCTCGTAAGCACCTTTCATTCTATCGCCTAAAGTTTTATACTCCATTTTCTTTTTCCTTTCTCATTCTCGTAAGGTCTTCAATATATACTGGATAACCATCATCATCGAAATATGCAAGCTTCTTATAACTCTTTGCCCTTTTTTCATTCTTTTCCTGATAATCAGCATCAATAGTAATATCAGTCTTATTATTTTTAGGACAGAAAATTAATGCCACAGGAAGATTTTCCATTGCCACCTGAATGTTTTCGACTTTGTTTTCCTCAACTGTTTCTGCGAAATAAAAAGTACAAGGAATAAGTTCAATATATTCAATCTTGTAATCTTCATCTAACTGCTTACGATAAGCAAAACTTACATTTGCCTCGTGGCATTTTTCAATAATTTCTTTTAGTTGCTTATTTGTAAAACAATAATCTCTATATCCCTTTTTAAGAGAACCCACAACAGAGTCTACAAGAGAAGGAAAATCAGAAGGAATACCAAAAGTTACACTAGAAACAGTCTGCATTTCACCAATCATTTTATCTAATCTCCACTAAATATCTAATAGTCATCTGTCTATCATCGTAAACGATAATTTCATCGTTGCGAAGCATAGAAGTATTGCCATGAGCCCACAAACTCCAAGCTTTAGGATTATCTTTCTTTAATCTATCAAGATTGTAAGAATAATACTTGGAATCAAAAGAATAGGCATCAACACTATCTCCGATAGCTACATCAAAAAAAGCAAGGAAGCCGCAATTCTGATAATCACGAGTCCAATATCCGCCCAAAGAAGTGTAACCAATAGACTTAGCTACTCCTCCTTTGTATTTTTCAGGGTTGGACCAATAGATTCCAAGTCCAAACATCGAACCTGTTGCAATTGCACCAGCAGGGCGAATCTTTAAACCCATTTTTAGAATATTAAACCAGTTCTGATTACGACTACCATGACAAAGAAGTTTTACGTTACCGATATTATTTTCAGTTGTAAACTTTTGATAATTCTTTTCTGTCTCAAGATTAGTAACGCGCCAAGCTTTGTAAAACTTTCCAGCAGAATCACCCATTGCCTTTTTAATTTTAGCAATATCGTCCTGAGTAGCTTCTTCCATGGTAATGCCCATCTTCTGTAAAATACTTTCAGAAGCCTTAATTTCAGAACCAACATCAACAATTCTCGCCTTTGGCTTATAAACCTGACCAGCCATAGTATCAAGCAAGCTTTGTTCCTCAGAAAGCTTTTTGTCGTATTCGGAAGAATCAGAAACAAGACACTCAGAAACACGCTTCATCTTACGAGGGACAATAATGAACAACTCATTCAAATTCTTGTTAAATTCCTCAACAGACCAGTTTTTGTAGTTCGCTGCAATATAGTCAATCTTTTCCTGAGCAGCATCAATCATAGCCTGAGTAACAGCTTCAGCACGAACAGAATAAGCAGATTGAATAGTCTTATTAGCATAATCCCAAAGACGTTTAACAATCTCTCGGACAGATAGGTTTTGAACCAAACTAAATTCATCTACTCCATTAGACTTATCCTCAATTTTGGAATCAGCAATAACTTCCTGCATCAAATCAGAACGGTCAACATATCCCTTCTTCAACTTAGAGGCAAGAGTAGAATTCCATTTAGACATAGGATAAGTTTTAGTCTGAGGAGTGGCACCAACACGACCATATTCTACAGTAAACGTATCATCACCATTTCCAGCCATTTTGTAGAATTTATTTGAATCAACCCCATTATTATTAGGGTCTACTAAAATAAGATATTTACAATATTCCATATTACTCCTATTTTATTTTATCCTGATTATTGGCCCAATAAAGAAAATAATTGTCACCAAAATAATCTTCTTCATATTTCCAATAATATTCTCCTGCAATTTTATTGTTTTTACAAGCATACCGAATTTGCTGTTCAGTAATTTTTGACCATTTTGAAGCTTCTTTTATAGAATCAAAAGTTTTAATTTTTTTCTCATCCTAAAAACAACTTACTTTCTTTTGTAATAAAGACTTATTTTTAATCGGAGGAATAATGATTTCATTGTTTAAATATTTCTATATTAATATAGCATCAATATAATCAAGCAGCCATAAACAGTTCTAATAAATTTTTTGCTAATATAATCTACAACGTGTAATTGGGCTTCGAGCTAATCCTAATATATTAGATGCTTGATATACACTGTCCCATTCCTGAATTAATTCTCCGTTTAAATTATACTAATAAACTTTTTTACTATGCGTGCTACTTAATTTTTCTTTAGTCTTTGAATTTCTTTTAATACCTTTTATTTTTTTAGCTACCGTTTGTTTAGTTTCTGAAGAAACAATATGCCGCCAACCATGAGCGTTTTTCCGCTGTCTATTTGAAGACATTTTCTTTTTAGTTTCTTCTGAAGCTAATCCATTAGTTCTCCGCTCAGCTAAATTATAACAATGTCCCTAATTTTTGTAAAAGGCTATTAATTCTATTTCTTTCTAACAAGCTTCTTCTTTTGTTAAATTATCAAATAATATTTCATGAGTAAAATTTTCCCAGCCATATTTTTTATAGCTTTATTCATAACTTCACAACAATCATATCCTCGACCATTTCTCCATCTTGCTAAAGGATAATCACTTGTTATTCCTATATATACTCCATCAGAAGGGCTTGTATGCTTATAAACACACCACAAATTATCTTTTCTTTTTTTATAGGGCATTTTCCACTTCCTTTCTTAATAAGTAAATCTCTATGATTAGATTACCATAGAGATTTACATTTGTCAAGGGTTTATTCAGTTATTTTTTACTAATCCAATCGGTCAAATTTACTGGTAGCAAAATGTAAGATGAATCTTGTAACCATTATATTCAGAATCAAACTTTTTAGCCTCGTTGATAGCTTCAGTAAAAACTTTAATAATCATAGCACGAACATCTGTCCAATCAAGTTTCCCCTTACCACACCCAATAAAAGGCATAGCAAGATAAGAAATCTCTTCATTAATGCAATACTGAGCGAGGTCTTCAATACAATGTTCAAGATTGGTCATAGTAATTGGTTCATACTTCTTGTTAGCAATCATAAGCAAAAACAAATTCCGAAGCCAAATGGTTTCACCAGCACAACGCTCATCAAACTTATCAGAAATCTTATCAACAATATGATAATAATTATCAAGTCTACGAGCAGTATCACTACCCAAAGAAAGGTCCGCAGGAATGCCATAACAAATGTTGTAATAAGGAGGAAGGTCAAACATATCTTTATTTACTTCCTCATACTCAACACAAGTTTCATAGAGGTCATCGTCAGAGTCATAGAGGTCATCATCTTCATCGGCAAATTCAAGCTCACCGTTATTAAGGATAAGAGGACAACCACAGTCAGGACAATGCATTACCTTGGGCTTCCAAACAGAAACATAACCAGAAGAAGAAACAATCTTACCATCTTCATCAGTAGAAGCAACTTCGGTAGTAAAATAACCCTTGTCCTGAGTAGAAGTTACTTTTGGCTCATCGAACTTGTAATTGCGACTAAAAATATTAGCCATTTTAAATACTCCTTTTATAATTAATTAATTTTTTCACTAAGTATTCTATCTAATTCTTTTGGACACGCATCAGTCCAATTTGTAATTTGATGACCGTCATAAGAACAAACAAAAATTTTTTTCTTCTTTCTGACTTTCAATCCTTCCTCATTATATTCCCAATCAACTGTTCCATCCATATATGGAAAATAAGGACAATTAGGAGTACAACCTTTACATTCAATCTTAGCCATCAAATTATCCTTTCTTAAAAACAACTCATAGTTTCTCGTACAATAGCTTTCTTAAAATCCTGTTCCCTTTTCTTTAAGACATCGTTATCTGGAAGAAGATAGTTATCTGAAAGAAGATAGTCAATCTTTCTAGTAGTTGTTGTCTTAGAAGGTTCTTTAACAAGATACAAACCCTCTTTTGCACGAGTAGTTGCAATATAACTTAAATTCTTTTCCTGAATATTTTGTTCTTTACTATTCCTAAAATCGTAATTAATTTTAGCTTCATTCAAAACAAAAACATTCGTAGCTTCAAGACCTTTAGCTTTATGGATACTACAAAGTCTAACACAATTAGGAGAAGGGGTAGTATTTAATAGTTTATCAATAAAATTAGAGAATTTAGAAACACTATCAGAAGAGGCATGATTTTCAAGATACCCCTCCAAAATCTCCAACAAAAAGCTCGTATTATCTATCTTAGAATTTGTCTCCGCCACGGCTTCCAAACGCTCTTCCTCGTGTCCCCCCTCACGGACATTTTTTGAAACGATTTCAAAGAGTTTTTTATTATAATTACTTATTACTTTTTGAAGGAATTTTTCGAGTGTGCCAACCGAGGTGCATTTGGATGATAAAATCTGTCTTTTAATTGCCGCTACCATATCTTTATCCTCAATAAAAATAGGTGTCCCATTTCGAGCTAAATCAAGCACTACCTCAGCTATCCATTTGTTTTTTCTGGAAATTACCATATCTCCTGCTTTAGCATACTCTGAAATTTTGTTTTTGTCAATAGTTTTAACAAACCCCATTGGAGCATCATCACAAGGAAGAATAGGAATCCCATATTCTCTATTTACTCTGCTAAGATGAGACTTAGCACAACGATAACAAATAGGTAAATCAAAAGTTTCTACAGGAGCAAACATCTTAGGAATTTGATTAAAAGCTTGAGCATTAGCACCAGCAAAATTATAAATGGCCTGATGAAAATCTCCAATAAAAACATATCTACCCTTAGTTCTTTTAATAAACTTTAGAAAATTTAATTGGATATTAGAAAAATCTTGAACCTCATCACAATAAATATTTGTATACAAAGCCCAATAAGGAACTTCCCAATTATCATATTTAAGTTTATTAAAAGTAATCCAAAGCATATCAGTAAAATCAATTACACCTTGAGTTTCAAATTGTTGCCTACTTTTAGTATCAAGAATTTTCAAGGTAGAAGTAATTTCACTGATATCAGGCGCAGAATAACCTTCATCACCATAATACAAAAATAATACATGGTCATCAATTAAACGAGACACATCTTTATTTGAAGACATATCTGTAAGAGTTAATCTACACAAATTGTAAAGGTTTACATAATTATCTTTCAAGAAAACTCGCTTGGCAAATTCAATATATTTACCATAACGTTTTGTGATTTCTTCATCAAGAATTTTATGTGGCTTAAAATTATCTAAACTCACAGTTCTTTTAGAGCGCTGAGAACCAAAACCTTTTGGCTTTTCTCCTAAATCCTGAGATTCTTGTTCTACATTATAAAGCATAATAGAATATGCTAAAGAATGCATCGTCATAACCTTAGTCTTAGGATTCTTAATCTTTTTCTTAAACTCCTCAACTACGCTTGCATTAAATGCAATATATAAATCAGAAGTTTTTGAATGCTCAGAAAGCATACAAGCAGTTGTTGACTTACCACTTCCAGCCAAAGCATTTACAAGCATGTTACTTTGAGGATTGTTAAGAAAAAAATCTAAAATATCTTGTTGATATGTACTTGGCTTAAAGTTCATTATAATCAACTCCTAACCATTTTATAACATTCATGCAATACTCTTGCAGTCTCAATTACATCTTCAACTGTATTCTGAGTTTCATTCATAGAAATTCTAATTTCTCCACGAATATAATTTTCTGGAATCTTCATAGCTTCTAACACAGCAGATGCTTTCATATCTCCTGTATTACACGCACTTCCTGTCCCTACATAAATTTCCTTTTCATCTAACAGAGATTGAAGAATTTCTCCCTCTACATTATGAAAGCAAACACACACTGTAGAATTAATACTATTCGCAGGAGAAACAATCATATAATCATTTGGTTCAAATAATTTACTAAGCTCTTCAAGAAAAGTTCTCTTCATTTTCTTACAAGCTAAATCTTTTTCCTTTTGATGTGCAACAGCTTTATCAACAGCTAAAGCTAAAGCATGAATATAAGGAATATTTTCAGTACCAGCTCTACGATTACTTTCTTGGTCCCCACCATAAATTAAAGGCTTAATCTTCTCAACAGGAAAAGTGTCTTTTGAAAAATAAATAAAGCCAATACCTTTAGGAGAATGCACCTTATGCCCACTAAAAACAGCAATGTCAGCCATGTGTCTAATATCAATAGGAACATTACCTAAAGCCTGTGTCATATCACAATGATAATACATATTAAGTCTATGAGCTAAATCCATATATTCATGAGGATTAAAAATTTCTCCTGTCTCATTATTTACATACATCCAAGACAAAAGAAATCCACTATAATCCCCCCACAGAAAACCCAACTCTTCACTTTTCTCTGTAACTTTAACAGCATTAATAAGATAATTCTTATCAATAATTACCGATTTTGGATTTTCTGTAATATTATGGTGCTCGTAAGGGCTACATAAGCATTTATTTTTTTGAGCTAAAGCCCACGCATTACCTTCACTACTACCAGAAGTAAAATAAATTTCTTCTGGAAAAGCGCCTATAACATGAGCAATTTTTGCACGACTTTCTTCAATCAAATTTTTACTCTTGCATCCTAAACCATAGGTCGTACTTGCATTACCCCAATATTCAGCTAAATCATCTTTAATAATATCAATGATTTCAGGCAGTACAAAAGTTGTTGCCGCATGGTCTAAATAAATCATTTATCTACCTCATATTTAATAAAAGCAGTATATCTTTCCCTGCCCAACACTTCATCATATCTTGTAGTAAATTGAATATCTGTAATATTCTTTTTAGAACTACTAAGCCACATATTTAAACGAGACTCAAAAATTAATGAATCATAGGTTAAAATTTTAACTCTTTTTTTACTCATATTAATCCCATAAATCAAAGAAAATTGGTTTCATCATATCTAAAGCTTTTTCAATCTCAGATTGCATATACTTGTCAATTTCAGTGCTTTCTTGATAGTACTGTTCTTTTTCTTCTTCGGGAATCTTATTTGCCCACCCATCATACTTTTCAAGGACAGAGTTTTTCTTCGGACAAGTATATTCAGTAGAATTACGAATATGAGTTGCAATTTCTTTCAAATAATCTTCCCACGCCTTACACTGAGCCTCTTCTGCGGCTTTATATTCTTCGTCAGAATTAAACTTTTCTCTTGTAAGCTCTTTCCAATCACGATATTCTCGTTTGCCAGTTTGACGAGTTTTGTCAAAATCAATCATTGGATAGCCAACGTGAGTTTTAGCTAATTCTTCTAACATTTCGGGGATTACTTGTTGAAACCAACCATCAAAATTCCAAATGTCCCTATTACACCAACCCTTAAAAGCTCTATCTTTTCTCTGCTTGTGTACAGGATAAAGGTCTTTTAAATTTTTTGGATGTAAAAAAGGTAATCCTTTATAAGATTTATTTAAATAGCTTAAATTAAGCCAGCTATAATTCTTTTTAGTCATCATCATTCACCTTATAAAACTCACAAAAATCTGAGTAACTACCATAATCTACATTATAAACTCCTTCTGGAGTAACATGACAATTATAATAATAACTCTTAAACCCTTTGTTGTCAATATATTTTTTAATAAGCTTAAAACATTCTGGATATTGAGCGTTAAGAATAATATCAGTTCCCTTTTCTTCTACACGCCCAAGAGAAACAACAACCTTATTACCCTTTTCATAATGGTAAGCATTAACTTGACAAATCATTTTACATACACCTCAAATTCTCCGTCTAAACATTTTCCATTTAGCCCATACACGAATCTAAACTCTTCATTAGTTAATTCAATAGATTCTACAAATTCAACAATTTTCTTTTTTTGATTCTTAAAAGGATTAATAGTCCTAACAACATTAACTTTCACAATACATTCTTGGTCATAACAATCATTTGTTAAATCATGAACCCATACTGTATGACCATCCATGTTTTGTAAAGCAATGAAACTTAATTTTCTTTTCATAATATACTCCATATTAAAAATATGATTCTACCTATGAGTAAGTATATCATAAGTAGAACCATATTGTCAATACTTTTTAAATTATTTTTTGAACGTATTCTAAATAATCATGAGCCCATTTTTTAAGATTTTCTAAATCAGAGCTATTGCTAATTATTGTGTCATAATGATAATAATAGACCTCTCCATCGGCAGGATTGGAAATAATAGGAGTCACATTTGCATTTTCAACCAACATGGTTTTACAAGATAAACCTGTTGCTGTTTCATTTTGTTTAATAAAAGCTCCAATACACTTAGGTTCTCTAATATTAACAAAGAAAAGCCAATTTCTTTTGTTTAACATCTCATTATTGAGGACAACATTAATTTGGTCAAATACTTTTTGGTTAGGAGAATTATCCCATTCTTCTAATGCCATCTTTAACTCGTGAAGAAATTTCCTATCTTTTTCTTCTTTGCTACCATCCCATCCAGCGAACTGAGCTACTGCTTTTACCCAATCTACGGTAGATAATTCCAGCACATTCCAATTTGTTTGACTTTCTAAAATTTCTTTACACAACCTTACGAAAGTAGATTTTCCACTACCTCCAGAACCATTAATTATTACAATTCTTGCTTCCATAATTTATCCCTCAATTCTTCACGAGTAGGATATCTACCACAACACTTATCGCCCTCTGGACACCAAAGAAGATATTGACAATGAGGGACAAGTTCTTTAGCAAACACTGGATTAATTCCTGCAATTTGTCTTTTCATTTCAACAGCAATCTTGCGAATAGGTTCTTGAGCACGGGTACATAAACGCTTATGCATAAATGTAATTAAAGCTTCAGGGGTAAAACCTATCGCTAAAGTGGTATTAGTTGCTCTTGGCAAAACAAAATTAGCATCTTCTACTGCGGCATTAATTTTAATACCATTCTCAGTAAGGATATCACGAATAAGCCTACGAGTTGTATCAATATTACTCATAAGGTTTTGATACAAAGCCTTGGCTTTCTCATTTTTTTCAATATTACTTGGTATAATATAAGTAAAATTATTTTTGTCAATATATCTAAATGAAGCCAGATTCTTAACAATCTCATCAGGACTTACACGAGGAATTGCTTCAATCAAATCCATATAAGCATACTTGTCCTGATTATCATAACGCACTCCAATTTCAGAACGCATCATCTGTTCTAAAGTGCCTCTATCTGCTTCAATTTCAAACTTAATATATTCACAACGAGAACCACTCATGTGACCTGAATCTTCACATTTCTTACCCACTCGTTCAGCATATTTCTTATCTGTATTATAACATTCACAAGCAAATTCACCGTGATTTTTATATAAATCCTCTAATACAGTAGGATTCAAAAGGGTTACTTTCATTACGCCTTTGTTTCTCCCTTCTTATATTTCATCAAAAGATATTCAAAAGTTTGTGGAGTATAATTCATATAAGGCATCATACATCCAACATTAATCATCTGTGCTCTATTTAAATATTCATTCCCATTGGAATTTTCTAATTTTTCTTTTGCCATTTTAGCAAAATCTTCTACTAAGTCTTGTTCTTTGGTTGTATGAGTATGTCCATGTAAATGAAAACAATTATCATAACAAGACCCATAATAAGAAAGAATTGCAAAATGAGAAAGAATTACTCTATAAAGTTTACCATCAACTGTCTCAGTTACTTCTTTATAATGACAAATTTCAGCTAATTTTTTCCTAACTCCTGTAGAATATTGTTTACAGTCATGATTGCCTTGAATTAAATGAACATTACCGTTTAACTTATTTAAAATACGAATCCATTCATCTGACCCTGCTTTCCACAGAAAATCTCCAAGTACATATACATGGTCTGCATTTGAAACTTGTTTATTCCAACGAGAAATTAAGTCAAGCTCCATTTCTTCTGTTGTATCATATGGGCGATGGTCAAAATTAATAATGTTTTTATGCCCAAAGTGCAAATCAGAAATATAATAATTCATTAACTTAAACACTCCAAGCTGTGTCCTATAGTAGACTCTTGAAACCACTTTGTATTAACAACAGAAGGGTCTCCTAAAAATTCTACATAATCTTCTGTAACTTTAGTAATTACACCAACTAAATCATAATCTTCGTGGCAGGAATTGTAACTAATAATTGTCCAGTTTAACAAATTAGCCTGAGCATCTTCAATATTATCTTCTTTTCTATTAAATCTGTATTTTAACCATTTAGTAGATTCTAAAGGTTGCTTCTTTGGAAGATTCATTTCTTTTCCTCTTCTTTCCAGAAAGGATAATTATCTCTTTTTTTACAAGACCTTTCATACTTACAAGAAAGCTCACATCCATAAACCATATAATGATTATCACAATGTTTACAAACAGCTTGCCCATAAGGATAACTTAATTCTTCAAGCATTAAAACGGCTTTCTTTCCATCTATCCCGTCAATACATTTTCTCTCATGTAAATAACATTCGCCTAAAGACTAAAACTCTTTTCCACACTTTTCACAACAATATTTAATTGTCATTTCCCATAAACCTCTTTTTTTTTACTTTCATAAAACTTGTTCAACCCTACGAGGTCAGGAGCATTTGGACAAGTCTTTTCTCCCATAAATGTAGTAATCATATTAATGATTCTCTTATTTCTATGATTAAGAGGAGGAATAGAAGTATCCTTAAAAGCAGAACAAATAAAACGAGAACAAATCTCAGGTCGTACTTCATAAATTTGGCACTTGTTTTCCTTGTTCAAAAAAGGACAAATATCTTTAAAATCTTTATCTAAAGCAGTATTACGATTAATCATTTTTACTTCTGGATGCTGACCAAGATACTTTTTAATCTTCTTTACTTCTGCATCACTTACACAAAGAATTGCAGAACAACAAGCTCCACATCCAGAACATTTACCATCAATAGTATGGTCTACTTTATTAGCCATCTGACTATTCATTCCCAAATTCCTCCATCAAGTTCTTCTCTTACGCGCATAAGAATCTTTCCTAACTTATTTTCTCCAACACCATTGCAAACTCCCCATGTAGTATCATGCCACCAATTTCCCTCTTCAAGATAAGCGTCACCAGTATCAAGAAGAAGTTTGGCGAGATTTTTGTTCTGAGTAAATTTTGCACTAACAATTTCATACATTGTTTGCTCTTTAATATCTTCCCAATCTTTACGCAACTTACAATTCCTACCAGCAAGTTTTGCTTGAGCTGGATTCATAGAAATATATTTTTTACGGTCTTCATCTCTAATTTCTTTTTGTGCTTGAAACGCTGCTTCTGAATTTTGATAGGTTAAGCCATTATAACTTACAGGTACATTATAAAAATTAGAGAGAAAAGCATAGGCATCAAAAAAATTTTTAATTGCTTCCATATTATTTTCCAATCCTTTTCAAAAATTCTTCTTCGTTCATAATAGAAGTCCCTAATTCAGCGGCTTTCTTAGCTTTAGATGAACCACTATTAGCTTCATTAGTCAAAAGATAATCAGTCTTTTTAGAAACAGAACCAGTTAACTTCCCACAATTATCGGTAATAATCTTTTCAATTTCCGAACGTTTCATGGTATTAAAAGCACCTGTAACACAGAAAGTTTTACCATTGATAAACTCATTCGTTGCAATCTGTACTGGCTTATCCCAAACTAAATTTAATTCAAAAATAAGATTTGTAAACAATAAATCTTCACTATTCCACCAGTTATGCAAAGCCTGAGACATTGTTTCACCAAAGCCATCTAAAGTAGAGAAATCAAAATTATTAAAATCAAGAGCTTCTTCAAAAGCCACCCAATCTCCATTAAAATGTTTACTGATTTCCTTTGCCGCTGTCTTGCCAATATTGGGAATACTTAAAGCGACAAGAAGATTTTCAAGTTTAACATGGCGAGACTTTTCAATAGATTCAATTAACTTACTATAAGACTTTTCCCCAAAACCATCCATCTCAATAATTTCGTTTTTATACTTATCAAGATGATAAAGGTCTGCATACTTCTTAACATACCCAGCATCAATAAATCTCTTAAGGGTAGCTTCACTTAAACCATCAATATTCATTGCTGGCTTAGATACAAACTGAACGAACTTAGCCAAATTCTTCTCAGGACAATCTGGATTTTCGCACCAAAGAGTCTCAGCACCAGATTCAGAAATCTTAATTGTAGTAGGTTTACCACAGCACGGACAAATCTTTGGAATTTCAAAATCTGCATCACCATCTTTGTTACAAAAAACAATCTGGGGAATAATCATGTTCATTTTTGCAACTTTAACAGTACAATTCTTTCTCAAACCAAGAGACTTGATAATACTAATATTATGAACAGATGCACGACTTACTTCTGTGTTATCAAGAATAACAGACTCAAATACAGCAGTAGGAGTAATTACGCCAGTTTTACCAACCGCCCATTCAATATCTCTAAGAATAGTTCCAGCAGTTTCATCTTCATACTTAAAAGCTAAACTCTTACGAAAATGATGACCAGTGTTACCAAGACTTAAACCATAAGCAATATCATCATAAGTAATAACACAGCCATCAACAGGAATACCTTTCTTATCAGCAGTCTGTTTCAACTTAATAGTTAAATCTTCAATTCCATAAAGGTCAACATTACCACCATTGAAATAAATACAGTGGACAATAGTAAAACCCAAAGACTGAAGCTTACTCATATCTTTTCTAAAACTACCTGTAGTTCCCTCAATCAAACTCCAAGCCCAAAATTGAAGACCTCTCTGAGACGTAATTTTATTATCCAAAAGAGAAAGACTACCACTTGCAAGGTTGCGCTGAGTAGCATATTGCTCTCCATCAGGAAGTTCTGCATTAATTCGTTCAAAATCTTCTTTAAGAATAATACATTCACCATCAATAACAAGGGTTTCTTTGCTATCAATAGTTAAAGGAAGATTTTTCATAACCTTAGCATTATTAAGAACATCAGTGCCTTCAACACCATTGCCACGAGTTTCAGCAGAAACAAGCTTACCATTTTCATATTTAACAGACATAGTAAGGCCATCTAACTTCATAGATAAAGCTACTTCTCTATCTTCTGCAAAATTAAGTAAATCCTGACAGCTTTTTGTTTTGTCAAGCGAAAGCATTAAATGGTCATGTTTAACTTTTTTTAGCGAATCAATAGCTTCATAACCAACGGTCTGAGTGGGAGAATTGGAAAGAATAAAATTCTCTTCTGTTTCTAATTCACGCAATTCGTCAAACAGCTTATCATATTCTGCATCAGAAACCAGAGATTCGCTATAATTATAATATTTATCTCGATACTTATTTAACAGACTCGTTAATTCCTTAATACGTGCAATATTTTCGTAATTATTCATATTAATCTCCATTACTTGTCAATTGTGCTCATAATAAGCAAAGATAAAACAACCCAAACAACTAAAATACCAACTACTGCATAACTCATAATTTAGTCTCACTTTCTAAAAGCTCTTTCTTTAAAGAATTAGCTATCATTCTCCTTTGTACATTTCTTAAAACATTTTCTACTTCTTTGTTAGTCTCAAAATGCTTATCCATTACATATTCATCTACCAAAACTTCTGCTTCGGTAATTAAGTTTTCTGCAATTCTTTTAGCATCTTCAACTGGAATAGGAGTGGTCTTATAACTAATTAATAATTCTGGATTTTTAGGAATTAAAATTTTTTCATAGGGTTCATCTGCTATATATCTTTTAATAAAATCTGCTAATCTTGCAATATGATGAAAATCTTTTAATCCATATCCATAATTATCAATATCAAATTCATTGTGAGGGGCTCTATGAAGCATTTGTTTGTATTTTGTTTTCATGTTACCATACATTGTTAATACAGCTTTTTGAGGACAATAATGTGCAATAGCCTCTCTATTTTTAACAACAGCCCCTAACCACACCCCAGTGTATTCAGGATTAAGCTCAAAATATTTCGTAAATAAAGTTTCTGTAAAATTAATATTTTGTTTCAAATAACTATTAAACATTAAGCGAATGTCTTTAACTTCAAGCTTTCCTCCATCTTCATCTCGATGATATTCTTTACTAACCCAATCTTTAGAATCAACAATATCATCAAAATGAGGAAGCACAATTGCTTTTGTGTCAACATCAGAATGTTCCGTAGCCATTCCGTAATTATTACTACCATAAACAAATACGCCGACTACATTATATCCAAGTTCACTCAAAAATTTATAATCTGAATGAACTCGATTATTAACTTTTTCCAAATTCATAATTTACCTTCCTTAATGTAAATAAGTAACAATATACAAATACATTTGTCTATTCTTACTTAATGACATTATAGCAAATAAATTTTGTCTTGTCAAGAAGTTATAAGAAATAAGTTGAAAGGGGTATAATACCCCTTAATCAACTTCTATCTTTTTATATTTTCCGCAATTACATTCACCAGCATAATTTTGTTCTCTAAAGGCTTTGCAAATACAAACCATATCGTCAGTTCGAGTTAAACCACATGGACAATATTGTTTTCCATATTTTTCTTTCATTTCTGCAAGCTGACGATTTGTTTCGTCTACTAAATCTTTATCGTCGTTCAATACAATTTTTAACATTAAGATATCCTCTCTGCATGTTGATTGTCAGAAACCAATGTAATTTGCAAAACATCATCAAAACGTGAAACTAAATTTGGTTTATAACGACCATATTTTAAAATTACATTGGGATACTTTTTTAATTGCTCAATTTCTTTTCCTATCTCTTCTTTATAATATCCCGTATAAATTACAAAATCATCATTACAATTTTGCTTTCTAAAATAATCCAATAAAGACAAAACTTCTTCAAATTGCAACATAGGCTCTAAACCTCCTATTACAACTGCCTTTGTAATTTCATTGTCTATATAAGCTTTATAAATAGAAGAAATTAAAAATTCTTTAGTAGCTTGTCTTACCACAGGTTCATTTTGACATACAGTAATTGGAATATTAGCTTCATGACAACATTTCCAATCACATTTACAAGTGATAAGGAAGAGGGAGGGCTTCGCATAATTAACAAAGTCCTCCATGACAACACCTTTAAGATGAATCTTCTCTTCCATAAATTTATCCTTTCATAATAGAATCTGCATCTAAAACATTATACCAACGTCTTAAATTAAATTCCTTTTTTCTAATCTTTTGATAACTACTTACAGGGGTATAAAAACCTACTACTCTCGCATATTGGTCCGCCACAGGCTTTCCACAAATAGGACATGTTTGAGTTCCAATGAAAGAATGTTTATCTTCACAAACATTAATTTTAGTTGTAAACGCAAAATAAATTACACCTTTAGAAGCAACATAATTAAGCATGTCCCAAGCACTTTCTTTTGTTGCAAAACGATTTTCAATATCAATGTGGGCAATGCATCCACCACCACATTTTTCATCAAGCACGCTGCCTAAACGACACTTTTCTTTAATAGTGCATTGTTCAGTTAATGGAATCCACTGATTTGAGTAAATAAAATACTTATCTTGTTCAAACAGAAGATTATCTGCTGTGCAAATTACACCAGCACAATTTTCCCGAGGGATAGATTCAACATTAAAAGAAAAATTACATTCAAAGCTATCTTTTACTTCATTAATAGCATCAAGAATCTAACAAGCAAATTCCAATCCCTCTTCTGTATAATATTTATTACCAAACTCGTCAGTATTAATTAATCCAAAAGAATCAATAACTTCATACATTCCAAGAATACCAATAGTACAATATTGCTTATCAAGTTCAACTGCTCCTTCTTGATAGTTAGGAAGCAGACCTTTTTCTATATTACGCTCCAAAATATGACGCATACTAGTTAACGCCTTGCAATCCAAAAGCACACGGTCTTTAAGAAGTTCAATATATTTCTTTTTATTAAATTTAGTCTCATATGCAATGCGCATAAGATTAATTGTACTCACACGACAAGACCCAACAGACAACGCTGTACCACCAATAGAATTAACAAAAGCATCAAGCTTTTGAGTGTCAGAAAGTAAACGGCAACAATTTGAAAGCACTCCAACATTATCAGATACAAAGAAATTAGAATCAGACCACTTAATGTTATGATAACAAGCCCATCGAGCAGTTTCTTCATCTTCAAATTTGCCATCTTTATAAAGTAAAGAATAAGTTAAAACAGGGAAAGTAAACATGTTTTCACTGCGAATATCACTTACTACATCCATAAACAAACGCTGGCATTTCATAATTTCTTCAATTTGGTCAATAGCGAAAGACCCATCTGGAAATTCCAAACCACCAAACAAAGATTCAAGATAAGGACGGTCAAAAATACTTACATTTGTAAAAGCACACTGGTCAATTCTAAGGAATGGTTGATTTAATCTATAAACAAATTTCTGAAAATATTGTCTTAAATAAGTATCGGGGTCTTTAAAATAATGCCCGTTCTTTATATCCATTTTCCAGAAATAATAAGCCCAAATAATTACATTTGGGAGACCAACGGCCCGAGATTGACGGTTACTGAGGAACGAAACAAACTCAATAACATCATCAAAATATGTGTCCAAATGTTTAGGAGGCTGATTATTATATCCTCCAAGGAAAAACAATCCTTCTCTTGCCAAACGAGTTAAATCATTTGCCCAACAATAGGGAAAATAACTTGCCGTAGCAGAATCGTTAAGATAAAAACCCTTGCTAAATTCCTATTCTAACCAAGCTTTAGCAGTGCGCAGTCCCCATTTTTTCTTAATTTCAAGGAAAATTTTATTTAAACCAAAAAGCTTATCTTCACTCTTCCCCTTTTCAGTCATAAAAGAACGAATATCTCTATGGCTAGCATTTGCATTAGGGTCGATAGTAGCATCTGCCATTGTACTTTGATTTACGAATTTATCTAAGAATTCTGAAAAATCTAACTAACTAGAATGAACCCCATTAATATATTCGAAATCTTCACCATATTTCTTTTTTAAATCTTCAAGACATCTTTCAAAATCTTTTGTTAAACGAAGTGAAATGTCCATATAAAATTTTCCTCCTTTTTAATTGTTATTAATCCATTGATTTGCTTCATTGAAAGCCATAATTTCTCCATCAACTTCAAGTAATGGAGCAGAAGCAAAACCCTTTTTAATCATTTCCTTTACATCGAAATCAGTTCTGGCTTCAAATTCAATTCCCTTTTGTTTAAGTTTCTTTTCTAAAACAATACAACGAGGGCAATTAGTGGTATACAAAACAACCATAACATCAATCTCCTTTTGTCCTTTTATGTAACATCTAAATTACCATTAGATAATTTAACTAACTAATTATATAATTTCATACAACCCCAAGTATCTGCATCTGCACTATGAGCGTTTTCTAAAGTATAACCAAAATGTTCAAGCAAAGTCCCTAATTTATAATTAGCTACCTCTGCTTTTGGAATTAAACGTTTCGCATTTTCTAAGGTGCAACAAACAGCATGATTTGGAATTGGAATGTGGTATCTTTTCAATTCTGGATAAATTACTTTGTTAGCGTCATATTTGGCATTGTGAAAAATCCAAACACTATCTGTCATATAATCTTTTATTTCTTTCCAAACTTCGTCAAATGTAGGGCAATTTTTAATAGTATCATAAGTGATACCATTAACTTTAGATGCTCCACTTTCAATCTAGGTCTACGGATTTACTAATATATATTTATCAACAATTTTTTTGCCGTTTTCATACACTAAAATTGCAATACTAACAATTCTATTTTCTTTAAATCCAGTAGTTTCAGTATCTCCTATAACGAGCTTATTATAATTAGGGAGAGCCATAATTACTCTCCCTCTACATCTTTATTAGATTTCAGAGCATTTGCTCTTGCTGTTTCAATAGTATTATTTTCATCTTTAATAGCCAGAATTTTCTTCATCTTATTAAAAGCTTCTAAAATATATTTCAAAGAACCAGATAAACATACTCCTAAAGTTGCCACTGTTGAAATAACAGTACTATATTCAGCAGGAATAGGAAGATTGTTTTTGTTTGCCCAAGGAATAATTAAAGAAGTAGAAAGTACAAGTAACATTGTACCACCCGCAAAAGCTAAAATTTTATAAAGGCTATTTATTAATCTTTGTTTTTCAAAAGTCTCTCCTGCAATTTTAATATTATAATACAAAGAGAAACTAACATTAGAAAGATATGCCATGCCAAAAATAGAAAATCCCACCAAAGCTGCCAAAAGATTTTCTAAGGCTAATTTCCAAAAATCCTACATAACTTTCTCCTTTAAATTTTAATTACCAGAACTTCCAAATCCGCCAGCGCCGCGCGCAGTATCGGGAAGTTCTTCTACTTGTTCAAAAGTAGTGGGAAGCACAGGAAGAATCATAGCTTGAGCAATCCTATCTCCGTGTCTAATAATTTGTGTTTCAGTACTATCATTATGAAGAGCAACAATCCATTCACCACGATAATCTGCATCAATTACTCCAACGCAATTTGCAGGACGCAAACCTTGCTTTGTAGCCAACCCACTACGAGCAAAGACAGCACCCCAATATCCAACAGGAATTGCCGTTGCAATACCAGTCTTTACCTTTACCGTTTCGTGAGGACGAATCTTGATTCCTGCAACATCTTTCTGAACATCCCAACTATAATAACTATCATCAGGACAATCAGCATAAAGGTCGAAGCAAGCATCAGTCTCGTGCGCCTTAGTAGGCATTTTAGCTGTCTTAGACAGCAATTTAATCTTTACATCCATATTTGTCAATCCTTTTTTGTTTAATTTTAATTTGTTTCTGTTTTATTGTATAATATATAAAAATGGTGGAAAGTTACCCTTCCACCATAGAATTTTTAAAACGCTTTAAATTGTGTAGGGCTTTTGTAATTTCAGAATATTTATAGCAAAACTGTCTCTTTAACAAGAAATCGTTTTCCTGTCCAAGATATTTGGTCTTTGTTCTGCCCTTTAACACTTTGGGAAGCTTATCCATCCAAAGCATTGCTTCTTTTTTATCATTCCAAAAATCTACACATTCTGCATTTCCTTTAATTAAAATTTTATCAATAAGCTCTTTATAAAGATTAAGATATTCATGAACAGTATTATAATACTGCATAATTAATTCTCTATACGCTTCAGGACACTTTGCTAAAAAATCATCAAATCTATCTTCATGAATAGCATTAATAACTGCATTAGGAGAAATATTCTTAGACAGTGCCTTATGCATCAAGACATAATCTGATGTTTTAATTTTACATCTAAAATGATTTTTATATCCATCAACCATATCAACTACCCAACCTTCTTTTTCAGAAGAAAGATAATTATCGGTATCGGCTAAAACACTAAACAAAGTAGCATTATAATACCATTGAGTCATTTTAGAATCATATTCCTCAGCCATGTCACTAAGAATATCAAAAGAAACTTCCTTGCCATCCTTAACATCCCTTGCCGCAAGTAAATACAATCCTTCTTGAGATTCATCATACTTAACAACAATGGGGTTTTTTGGAGAAATATATTCAAAAATAAAAGTGTAATCAGGGTAATCCCTAATTAATTCTTTTTGTCCCTCAGATAAAAGTTTATAACCCGCCGCAAGTCTCCAAGATTCTACAGAGTCTAATGCCTGAGAACCAGAACCTAAAATTCTGTCTTCCTCTGCAATATATCTATATTGCTGATAAGAACCATCAAGTTTATTAGTAATAAAAACTGCATGAGCAAAATGATATTTAGACCTAATTTTTTTAGGAGACCAATCACCATCATCCTCGCCATAATTCTTAAACTTTGCCAAAGAAGCCAAAGCAATTTCGTCATTCTTTAAATCAAAGACACAAGAACGACATTCCCTATAAAGACCATCATATAATTCAAAAAAAGAATTTAAATCATAATCATCAGACAATTCAATAAAACCTTTATACTTAAAAAGTACATAATGGTCATAACAAGTAATCTGAAGAGGGTCAAAAATCTTACTCAACTTTTCATTAAGTTTAGGAGTAATATTCTCCCACGCCTCAAAAATTCTGTCGAGCCAATCATTAAAATTGTAATTTTCAGGACAAGGTTCGTTGTTAAGGAGAGTATAAGATTGAATATACTTTCTTTTAACAGTCATAACATATTCATAAAGAGGATGCCAAAGAAACTCTTTCTTAAAATGAAAATTCATCTTAAACTCTCCTTTACTAATTTTTATCTTCTGAATTATTTTTCAGAAGTCCCACTTGCAATTTTATCGCATTCGTTAAACAAAAAAAGCTTATCAAGGTTTTCTTTTCCCATAATCTTTTCCCATTTAGATTTAGACTTTTCGGTTTCAAGAAAGAATGGAAGCATATGAAAATTAACATAAAACAGACATTTTAAAATATCGTCCATATTAGTAAATCCAATACAATTAAGATTTGCTAAAAGGTCATACGTTCCTACATTATGATGACTATAATATCTATAATCTCCAGAACCATCTTCCTTGGGCTGTCCAGTAGTTAACTTGCCTAAGTCATGAATTTGTGCAGCTCTATAAAGAATCTTATCATCAGTTCTTTTAGCAACTTCTTCGGCACAAATTCTACAATGTTCATCTAAAGTGTACTTATGATGACAAGTTTTCTGGTCAAAGCCCTTCATCAAACTCATAATATAATCATCATCAGTAGTCCAATTAGACTGAGGGACAATTACTTCAAACTGATTAAAATTCCAACCAATTAAATTAATTGTATCAAAACCTTCTTCATAAAAAGGAATTTCAAACTTGCCAATCTGTCTGTCAATAACTTCTTCGGGAACTGTACAAGTTCTCGCTTTATTCTGTCTTTTACAAACAGCAACGGGAGTAGTCATAACATAAGCTACTTTAGTAACATTCTCCTTATTGCGAACAATATCCAACAAGCTCTTACGAGATTTAACATTAATATTAGTTGCATCAACAATAACATTCATTTTATCAATGCAATTGTTAATACGGCGACGAACTTCCTTAAAAACCTCGTCATTATGAGTCTGGTCGTTTACATCTCCAAAAACAGTTTCACGAATTTCATCCGATGAAACAATCATTGTAGGCTGACCCATTTTAGTCAACATATTTTTGAGATTTTGAGCAAGAGTGGATTTACCACTTGCAACAACTCCAATCATCATCATAAAATTCGTATGTTCCATTTTTGTCCTCCTTATTCCATCTTAGATAGAATACTATCAATCTTCTCGTTGAATTCTTTTACTAACTTTTCTTTATCAGTATCAGGTCTTGTTTGTCCCTCAACAGGAATTAAATCTCCTGCCCAAAACAGCCATTTTGGTTTAGTTTCATCTTCTACAAATTGAACAAGGCTATTATAATCAGCAGTTTGTCTTTCTTTTTTCAAAGGGTCAAACTCAACTGTAAAAATATCATTTTTGTGTTCAGTAACCCAATTTCTATAATCTTCTCTCATTTGTTTCCAATCTGGATAGGTAATAATTCGATTATAATCTAAAGTTACTTTTTCACCCTCCCATGCAGTAATGGGATTGGTGGTAATACTGTCCATTCTTTTAACAAAAGTAATAGCGCTTTCTTTTGTTAAACCTTTTTTAGTGAGCTTCTTTACAACCGCTCTACGTTCTTCTCGATTCATAGTTACTCCTTTGAATCATTCATATAATAACATAATCAAATGAAGTTGTCAAGAGGATAATAAAAATTATTCCTCTTGTACTTCATCTTTTTCTTTCCAATCTTTTAGTTGCCTAATTAAAGTTCTACGCTCTTCATCTTCTTTTCTATGAAGCACATTATACTATTCTCTAAGCTATCTGTATTCCTACTTCAAAAATTCAGGTAGGAATGTTCTTTTTGTTGAAACAAAATTTGTATCAATAGAACGTCGTAAGGCTTTAGTTTGAGCTACAAGTACACACAATTTCTTAGCTCTGGTTAATAAAGTGTAAATCTGTTGCTGACAAAGCATCATTGGAGGAGTACTATAATCTATTGCTCCAATAATTACAGGGCAACCAGAACCTTGATATTTATGAGTAGTACAAGCATATCCTAGAATTAAATGTTCCTTAACTTCTTTGTGTTTTAAAATAATAGGTGCATCTCCTAAATCGAAATCAACGATGGCATTTTCATAATCAATACTTGTAACTACACCAGTCCACCCATTATACATAGCTGTTTGTGCTCCACTTGTATCAAAAACTTTATAATTGTTTTTAATACACATTACTTTATCACCTTCTTGAATCCAAAAAGACCTGTCATTTCCAGAAGCATCTTTCATCTTTTGAACGTAAATTCTTGGACGAGATTCATTCAAATCAACAGGATTAATTAATTTTTGAATATCAAGATTTAAATTGTGAACACAAGCATCTCCACGTTCTTTCACAGGAGAAATAATTTGAATTTTTTCAATGTCACCATTTACAAGAGGGCTATTAAAATATTTTTCAAAATAAGCAATGGTATCTTTTCTATCATCATCTTTTTCATTTCTAATATCAAGTACCATATCTTTCAGTTCTCCGCGAATTTCAACACCTTCATAATCAGTATCTTGATATAATTGAATACCATTTCTTACATTATAAGCGGTAGTTAAAATACCAGAAGCCTTTGCTTGTCTATGTACTTCTTTAAGTTCAACAGTAGGAATTTCTTTGCTATTAATCATATCCGCAGCTAAATTAAGAGAACCAATAGATTCAAGCTGTCCCATATCACCAAGCATTAAAAGTTTACTGCCTGTGGGAATTGCTCTAATTAAATCGAGAAAAATTTCTCCACCCACCATACTAACTTCATCTAAAATAATGATATCATAAGGTAATGGATTATCTTCTCCATAAGAAAAACCACAACCACCAGTATATCCAAGAAGTCGGTGAATAGTAAAACCTTCTTTGCCGGTAACTTCTTGTAATCTTGCCGCCGCTTTACCACTTAAAGCACATTGAGCAAAAGTATAGTCATCAAGTACAGATAAAATACCTGTAACTAACGAACTTTTACCAGAACCAGCTAAACCAGAAATTACGCAAACTTGTTTTTCAATTCCCAGCTTAATTCCGTCTATTTGCTCTTGAGTAAACTGAAAACCTTGTTTCTCTTCTGCTCTTTTTATTTTCTCTTCAAAATCATTAGCAACAAAATAATTATTACCTTGAAGTAATCTTTTAAGATGATAAGCAATATCTTTTTCAAGATTCCAAAAGCTCATTAAATAAACTCTTCGACCTGATTTAGTATCGCCCTCTTCAACACGAATTAACTCCTCATCTTGAAGTTCTTTAATAGCTTTACCAACATTGTTTACAAGATTACCATCTTCATCTTCTACTATTAAACTTTGTTTTCCGCCAAGGTCTTCATATAACGAGCCCATTAATTCACCAGCGGACACCCAAGAATGGCCTTCTTCTCCTTGGGCATCAAGATACCATAAGATATAAGATTTAATTCTCTTTGTGTCATAAGTTTTATAACCTGACCTTAAAGCCACTTTATCCGCAGTAAAAAATCCTACTCCTTTAATATCTTTTACTAACTGATAAGGATTGTTTTTTACAATATCAATTACCTTTTGTGGAGCTTTATATTTTTCAATTAGTTTAGAAATAAAGTTTGGAGAAAAACCAACCTTATCAAGCTCTAAATATACAGTAGACATATCTTTACTGGCTTCGAAACGCTCAATAATACAATTAGAAATATAATCTCCAATACCTTTAGCTTTCTTTAAAGTTTCTATATCATGGTCTGCAATAGCTTGTAATGGGTCATCGCATACAGCAAACAACTCATCCATTTGACCTTCTGATAAAAAAGTTCTTAAAAAAGCTCTTTGATTCTTCTGATTAGAAAAATCAATATCTTTATTATAATAAACTAATTGATACTGAACACCATATTTAGGATGTTCAACTTCTTTACCTAACAATACATAGGCAGAATTGGGGTCAATTCCATCAGTATATTCCCCTGTAAAAGTAACTTCACCATAAACACTCATGATAGGATTTCCTTGTTCTACTTCAAGAATATTCCAAGAAACTATTCCCCAATTTTTACCGTCTGACCCAATTCCAGCACTCGGATAGAGGGTCTTGGAATGAGACGCTTTTATCTTTATGAATTTTTCTTCGGTATCAACACTCATCGTCAACCCTCTCTACATCTATTCTGTCAGAAATCATTTCAAGGTCTCCATTATCATCAATACCTTTAATTAACTGAACAGAATGTTTATATAAACTATCTTTGTACTGTCTTGGAATAAAGTTTTCTCCTCTTCTAAAACCAGTAACAAGAAGTTTAGTTCCACGCTGGAACCAAGATTTCTCAAGAACAGTTTTTGTTCCATCTTCGTTTATTTGAGAAATCTGCCTATTATAAAAATTAAATTGACCTTTATAAAATTTTATATCACAAACTCCATCAGGAGTCAATAATGTAACTGTATTTCTATTAGTATCTTTATCAAGAACAGTACCACAAATTCTTTTAAGAACAAAGCGAGCTTTTTCTTGGTCATGCCAATAATATTTATAAGCCACTTCTGGTTCTTCTGGTTGTTCTTCAAAAGGTACTATACTATATTTTTCTTTGTTTACATGAGCAAGTTCGTGTTCATGATAATACATACAAAGAGAATCCATTTCCCACTTAGAAAGACTTCCAGAAGCTTTTTCATCCCATACAGCTTTAAATTTTGCTTCATTTACAGCCACAAGCATTTTAGGGTCGCTTAAAATATCGTCTTTAAAATCTGCCATGAGCTTGTTAAAAACTCGGTCTAAACTACCTCTTTTAACAACTCTTTGTCCCTCGTCACTCCAGTCGTAATCTTTTTTATCAATCATGTCATTAAGAAAATATTTTTCAAAGAATGGCCATGCAAATTTATTTTCAAGGATATAATAAGCTGTACTTGCACTTTTACCTATTTGTTTATAAAAGAATTTTTTCTGGAAAACATAATTTCTAAATCTATATAATCTTAATTCAAACTTTTTTTGATTTTCAGTTAATAAATCAAGATTTGCCAAATCTTCAATGTTAGAAATATTGAGCGACTTAACAGGACTTGAGATAAATCTAATAAAGTCTTCCATAATTGCTCTTCTATCTTTTTTCTCAAGATTATCAAAACACCGAGCTTTGATAAGAGAAATCATAGCTGTATCACCAAATTTATTTTCTTTAGATTCAGACTTGTATTTCTGCATCTTCTCGTAAAAATCCCACATCGAAGAATAAGTTTGATTATCAATAATAGCTTTTGCAATAGTAGTTCCAATACCTTGAATTGGTTTTAAACCATAAACAATTTCGTTTTTTTCAACGTCAGGATGGAAACCAAATCTAACACGGTTTACATCAGGTAATGCTACAGTAACACCTTCTTTTTTGATATTACCAATGGCTTTACTAATTTTACCATAATTGGTATTTCCATCTTCACCGCCAGAATCGGAAATTAAATTGGCGGTGTTCCAATAAATAACAGGATAATGATAAGCAAGATTAGCTTCTTGCAAACCAACGATTGAATAAGCTAATGTATGAGCACTATTAAACCCGTAACCGCGATTCATACTAATGAGAACATCCCATACATAATGACACAGTTTAGAAGAAAGATGTTTTTCTTCTATATTTTTATAAAATTCTTGTTGTAATTCAACATAAGCTTTAGGATTCTTTTTCAGTTTTGTTATCACAGAGCTTTTTATCTCTGCTTCTTACAATTTCTTGTAAGCTCGGCGTACATTATTAACTCTAACGAGTTAAAGGACACTCTTGGATGGATTATATTTATTCACCATCTACGCTCTACAATACTTAATAACCTTTCGCAATTTATTAAGTTATCTCGATGTTTCCATTTTACAGGGTTCACCGATTTTGCCCTTTTCATTTTACTTGTCACCAAATAAACGGCCCAAAATTAAGCAATACTTTTCCTAAGCTTATCAGCCCACAGCAAATCAAAACCACCAATCTCAGGGTCTTGAACTGCCATCATAAAGTCTTCTTGGTTAGGTAATAAACCATAGCTCTTCTTAGCGTATTTACAAATAACTTCTTGCTCATGTTTAGTCAAACCATAATCATCCATCTCTTTATACCAAAGAGTGATATCTTTCTTATAACGACCAAAACGCTCAAGAGGTGTTTCTGCCCGTGGAGAAGGAGCCATAAGTCTCATTACTGAATTTAAAGCAGATAAATCTACCAAACTTTCAGGTTTACCTATTGCAACAGCTTGATATCCAGTTTGTTTTTCCATCTGGAAAAATGACATAACTTTATGTTCATTAAGCATTTTCCAAATTTCTGGATTATCCCTTTCTATTTTGTAAACGCCTAAATATTTTTCGTAAGTAGACTTTAAATCACCTTGCCATTCAAGCCTACCGTCTTCCATAAGAAGATTCATACAAACATGTTCTTTTTGAAGAGCATCAATAGAAAGCAAATCCCATTTAATAAGAGATACTTTTTCATCAGCGTGTAGGTCAAACTGAGTGATAATATCTCCACTCGTTGTCTTCATTAAAGCAGCATGGTCTACAACGTCTGTTGCTGAAAGAACTACCCCACCAGCATGAGAACCAACTCCACTTACTAACCCTTCAATATTTTGAGCAACTTCCCAAACATCAGGGTACTCATTAGTCATTAAGTTAACAAATTCTTTGTCAGGACGTAAATTGTTTTCTTCATCACCATAAAAACATTGTTTTAAAGTAAACTGAATACCACGTTCTTGACCAATATGTGAACTTAACATCTGTCCAATTTCAGGTGGATAACTTAAACCACGACAAGCAGTTTGAATTGCAACTTTAGCTTTCATCGTAGAAAGTGTTTGAACCTTCATAACACGACGATTTCCTGCTCTCTGGTCATCGCCACAATACTTGCGTTGAAGATAGTGAATAACATCATCACGATAAGCATTCTCAAAATCCACGTCAATATCTAATGGGCTAACACGTTTAGGATTAAGAAAGCGCCAGTGATAACAAGGAACATCTTCTCTCAGAGGATTAACCTGAGTAATTCCTAAAATATACAAAAGAATAAATCCTAAACCTGAACCACGAGAAGGACCAACTAAAGAACCACAAGCCCAACACGCATTTACCAAGTCACGAGTCTGTAACAAATAAGCTGACCAATGAGCATTATTAGCTTCTGAACTTGCTTTAATAGACTCAAGACATGTTTGAATTGCATCATAAGTTTCTTTATTTGCTAATTCATCAGAATCTTTTTCAAGGCGCTTAACAATTTCTCTAACAAGGTGTCTATCAGCATTGTAATCTGAATTAAAAAACCACTCTAACATAGGAATATCTTTAAAATATTTTTTAGCTAAACCCAAATCAGGTTCAGTTAAATCATCTGGCTCATAAGGAATTTCCAAATTAGCGAATAAAGTATATTCTTGAACCATGTTATAAATCAACATGGTATTATCTAAGCCTTTTTGTACAACTTCTGGAGTCAAAAATTCATCCATGTAAGAATGAATTTCTTCTTCGGACATCATATAAGTTGTAGCATAAAACTCTCCAACCTCACGTTCTTTACCACTATCTTCATTAGATTTAAGAAAAGCTTCATGTACTTTTCTATCTTCTTTTTTGGGATAATGACTATCGGTAGTGATAATATATGGAATATCAAGTTCAGCAGACAGTCCCACTAAAGCCTGATTTACAATAATTTGTTCTTCACTCTTTGATGGCTGTAATTCCAAAAAGAAATTACCATGCCCAAAACATTTATCGAGTCTTTTTAACCATTTCTTGACGCCCTTATAATCAGGTTGTAAAGGATTTTGTTTATAAGAATCTAAAATTAATTTTGGACAACGACCACCAAGGCAAGCAGTTGAACCAATAATATGACCTCTATCAGATTCAACTACTTCAAACAAATCTTCATAATAAGTTGGAGTACGAATATTAACATAAGTAAAAGAATTATCAATCCATGCTCTTGTACTTAATTCTCTTATTTGCTTATGTCCAATGGCATCTTTAGCCAACAAAATGAAGTGATAAAAAATATATTCTTTGTCTTCTTCAATACTTTTTCGATTGCAAAGATAAATTTCATTACCTAAAATAAGTTTATAATCTTTCCACTTATCAGGATTTTTCTTTCGCAAATCGTCTATTTGAGTTAATGCTTCAACGTGTGCGGCAATACAGTCATGGTCTGTAATAGCAACACCTTTATGACCAAGCTCCTAAGTATATGTGAGAAGACCCTTGACAGTGTTAGTGCTGTCAAGGAAACCTCTCGTATTGGAGCCTATGTCTGTGTGATTATGTACACCTACAAACACGGCATTACTCTCCTTTATATTTTTGTCTTATTATATCATGTTACTTTTAATTTGTCAACCTTAAAAATCCAAATCTTCTAAATCTTTATCTAACATTACTCTTTTCTTCTTGGGCTTTTCAATTTCATCCCAATCAAAATCTGTAGTAGATTTTGCATTTAAGGAAGTCGTTTTAGAATTAAGAATAGCGTCAGATTTAGTCTTACTTTTTAAATCAGAAGTCTCATTTGTTTTATCCTCCATAACATCATAATATAAAATTTTAACTTCTGGATAAATCTTGTCTTCCCAAGACTCTAACTGGAACTGGCAAATTAAATTCATTACCAAATTCTTTTTATTAGCGCCAAAGGTATATCTATCCTTAAGAGTCATCATATCAAATTCTGTAGCAGGACAATACTTTTTAATATAAGTAATACCGTTATGCTGGAATCTAATAAAACTCTTAGTTTCGCCATACCCATTAATTTGACTAGCATTTATATGAAGATTTGTAATTGCAAAAGTAGGAGTAGGGACAGTATTACCCCACACTTCATAATTTTCAGCTACTTCTTTTACAAATCTTACTTGCATTTCATTAGCAGGAATTTCCCAATCAACTGGATAAATAGTTTTAAGTTGGTCAAGAGGAAGCATTTCGTTACACTTTTTAATTACCTCATCAACATTTTTCTTTTTAAGAAATACACCAGCAGCGTTTTCATGTCCAGCACAACTTATAAGTCCAGTTTGCTCTAAAAACTCCTTCAAGTTTTTAATGTTTCCTTTATCATATCCGCGACAGGAGCCACCGAATTCTGAGATACTCCTTTCCTTAAGAAGCACCACTGGACGCAAATACTTAGAAGCAATCTTGTTTGCTACTAATCCCGTAACAGATTTTTTATCAACTATGTCGGTACAATCGACAAATAAAATAGTATTTTTATCTAGTCCCTGTTTGTCAATTTTATCAATAATTTGCTCCATAAATTTACGAACGGCTGTATCTTGACGAGACTTTACATTGTTAGCTACTCTCGCCATCTCCCACTGAAGTGTGTGTTCTTCTGGAAGAGGTTTCGGGTCGGTAGCTTTTTTTCTTCTCGGTTGATAAATAACAGTTTCTTGTTCCCCAACCATAGCTCTAAATAAATCTCTTTGCTCTTTTTCTGTACCATAACGTACTACACCATTAATTCTTGGAGCAAGTACCCAACCGACATTTGTAATAGTTCTACCAAAATGAATTTCATCAGCCATTCTTTCTTGAAGTTCATTAAGAAAATCATTCTTTTGATTTTCAACCTTTAAACCCTCAAGTACATACCATCTTGTTTCTAAATCTCTTAAATCCATACTATCTGCAATAATACCAAGAGAAACTAAATCAAGATATTCATCAAGCCAACTATCACTACAGTGATACTTTTCACAATAAGCTTCGCCAAATTTGCGAACTACACCAACACCAGATAAAGTAGGATTGGGATAGTGTCCATCAGTATCATTTACAGCTACACAATAATTAACATAACTATCCTCTTTAATTCTGTCAGACTCTTTTTCTTTAATCTCGTCTGCTTCATTTTTTGAAATCCATTTACCTGTATTAGTGTCTAAATATTCAATTTCAACTAAGTGGTGGTCTAATACAATGATAGGACAATTGTAATTTTTAATAATTTGAATTGCATCTTTGCAAATCATTGAAGCATCTGGAATAATAATTAAACCGATTTCATCTTTTGAATATTCGCTTAATGCTTTATAGGTTAGTCCGTGCTCTTTATTAAAACTAAAAATATATTCTATCTTTGCCTCTGGATTAAAATATTTAATAATTTTACTCATTAAAACACTACTTGTCAAGCCATCCGTATCTGGGTCCACTTTAATTGCAATTTTCTTATCAGTATTAATATTATCATGAAAAATCTATACAGCTTTATCCATGTTTTTCATTTGGAAGGGGTCATTAACGACCTTGTTTTTTACAGGATGAAGAAAACTCTTTACATCCTAAATATCATAGCTTTTTAAAATAGTTTCAAGAAAATCATATTCATCATCAAAGTTATTCTAAAACTTTGTCTCCCATAGTAATTTTTCCATTAATTACCTCTTAAAAATATACTCGTAGAACTTTGCCTTTCCCCGTAAGAATAAACAGGTTTTGCTAATTTTATTAATTGATTGTAAACATCTTTTCCTTTATCAAGAGGTGAATCTTTGATATCTAACAATCCTTTGGTGTCCTTAATAAGAAAGACATTAAAGCTTAAAGCAAGTCTCTGAGCTAAAGTCCTTAATCGTTCATTATACCTTAAATAGTTATCATATAACAATTTGTCAGCTTTATATACTTCTTCATATTTATCATCAAAGTCTTTATCAAAACCTAAATAAACTGTATCTACTCCGAGTTTTTCTAAAGCCCTAATTTGCCAATCTGAAACATTAAAGCCACAAGTTGCCACTACGCAACTTTTACCATTAAAATAAGTGTCTGCTTTTAAAACACTTTTCTCACCCTCAACTATAACTGCTTTCTTAAATCTTTTTATATTTTCTTTATTCTCGTAAAGACCATATAAATTCAATCCAAGAGGATGGTCAAATTCTTTACCAGTCATAAACAAAGGCATATATTTTCTTTTAGAATCTTCTGGTTGTAAACTTCTTCGTCTAATACCAACTAAATGACCATCTATATTATAATGAGGAATAATTATATATTTTTGATATTCATACCATTCAATACCAAATTTTTCCATAGAAGAAATACTAATTCCTTCATCAATCCAACCTTTATAAAAAGTATTACAATCAAAATAATTAAAAAGACATTTATAATCATCATAAAACTTCGTAATTTTAGCTTCATGAAATTGTTGTCTTCTTTCAATATCTTCTGATTGTTTTACCATTTCAGATAATTGTCCACGCAACTCTGGTGAAATATCATTTCCAAAACCAATACGACTTCGAGATAATGATTTACCAACTTTTTTAGCAATATAAACAATTACCTTGCTGTAAAATTCTCCGTCTTTAGCGTTGCGAATTCTTTTAATAAATTCAAAAAAATTCATTCGTCCACAATTTGTATAACAAAAAAAATCTTTGCTTTCAGTAAAGAAACATAGTTTATGACTATCTCCACCATGACAAATTGTTTTAAACCAAAGACACTTTTGCTGTGTTCTTCCATCTGTAGAAGTTGAATATAAAGGAGAACCATTTTCTTCCATAATGTTAATAACAACATCTTCTGTTACCAACTTCAACAGTTCATCTTTATCTATCATAACCAACCTCTATTAATAATCTATTTCTTCTTCCTCTTTAGAAGATGATTTTTGCTCTTCTTCATCCTCATCTTCTACCATACTAAACTTTTTACTTTCTGGAGATTCTAAGAATGGGTCTTCTTCATTCTCAATAGTCTCTTTTATTCTTTTTGCAATTTCTTCCGTGTCTTCAAAAACATCAAACGTACCCTCTTCTTTAGCTGTTTCAGCAATATCAACAGCATCACTTATAATTTTACCTCGGATAGCATCTTTGTCGTTTGTAAAAATTACTTTTTGGTCTTCTTCAACACGAGTAAATGTTTGAGGAATATCTAAAAGTTCATAATCATAGTCAGTACAGAACAAATCATGTACTCTCATTGTAGCATAATCAACATATAACCAAATTTTACATTTTGTGTATTCGCCGCCACGATTCTTATATACAGATATACACCTGTTAGGTTTGTATTTTAAGAACCTATTTTTAATAATTTTCTCTAAATATTTTTCTTCTTTTTTAGATACTTCTGATACAATAGAAGCTGTATCAACTTTATCAATAATAGCTTTAGCTCCACGAACAATAGTTTGGTCACGGTTTTGCTCATTCTTAAAATCACCAGAAACCTGTGTCCAAGTATCTATACTAATATCATATTTTCGAGTAAGCTCTTTTAACTTTAAGCTTAAATTCGCAAGAACTTGGTCTTCACGAATTTGCATTCTTGCTTTAGCATTGGCTTGAAATTCGCTAATTAAATCAGTTGTTACATGAATGTAGTCAAAGAAAACATTTCTTACTCCATGCTGAAGAACATGCTGTTCAATAATATTCTCTAAAGTGCCAATATCATAATCAGGCACATATTCGAGATAAATATGTCCTTCTTCATGAAGGATTCTAATAGCTTCATCTACTCGTTCTTCTTCATCTCCATAATATCTACCAGTCATAATATGCTCTTGAGGAACATCTGCAATATAAGCCCATAAAATAGGTTCAATCTCCGTAATAATCTCCATTTCCGTTCCAATATAAAGAGCAGCATTTTGAGTGCCATTTGGGTTTTTTACAAATTCCATTTTGTTAGAATCCCAATATTTTGGCGTAAAAGAATGACAAAGATTAGCAATTGTCAATCTCGTTTTTCCGACACCAGTACCAGCAGAAGAAACAACGAATTTTCTTGGTTGAATTCCTTTTGTTATAGTTGTCATATAATTACTTGCATAAGACAAACCATAAGCAGGAGTTTTTTTCCATTCCTCTTTCTGCTTTCGTGCTTCATCACTACCAGCTTTAACACTATCTCTCCCAACTTTCGGGCTATATTCTTGAGTTATATTAGATACTTTTTGTCTAAAATGATTGAGAATTTCATCAATAGTCATTTGACTAAATTTGTATCTTTGCTCATCTGAAATTTCTGGGTCTTCTTCATCAGGGTCAAAAATTTCATCTACATCAATGCCAGATTTGAGATAAGCACGAAGTAAAGAAAACTTTTTCATTTCCTGATAATTAGTATTAAAATTTTCTGGTGTGGCTAATTCTTTAGCCTTTTCTACATAAAGATTACCATTATTTCTTGTATAAATATTATACAGAGATTGCAAATTATTCTTTAAGTAATCATCAATAATATATTGGTCAAGCTTTACCGCGCCCTGTGAAAAAAGATTATTTATAGCTACAAACAAAAGTTGATGGAAAGCTTCAACAAAATCTTTTTTGTCAATCTTATTACTTGTTAATAAAGTTGGATTCTACAGCAAACAACCAAGAACTTCTTTGATTGCAGATTTACTTTGATAATCTCTATAATCCGCCAAGTTAAACCTCCCATTCTTCAGGATGTTCAGACATTATTTCCTGAATATCTCTTTGTAATTCTGATAAATACATAGTATCTTTTCCCTTTTGCTTTTGGAACTCTTTTCTAAAATTATAATCTCCAATAAAATCAGTATTAACAATACCATCATCAACGATATCATCCGCAGAAATTTCTTCTTTGTGATTACGTCTGTCTCGTTTTTCATCGTCTTCTTCTTGTTTTTTAATAATTTCAGAACGAGCTACATCTATTGCTATAGGCGGTTTTGTTAAAATATACTCAATAAATTCAGATTTTGTCATTCTCATTTCTTTGTACTTTTGCCAAAATTCCCTTGATTCTGCAAAATAACGTACAACCATGAAAATATCTGACTCTGTTTCTATTTTGGGAGCTGGATTGTCAGCGTATTCATACATGTAATATAAAGTATAAAGAATTTGAGAATTAGTTAACCCATACTTTTCTTTAATCTTTTTTATATATGTTGTAATAAGAGGTGCATTAACCCAATCTCTTATCCCAAGAACGTCCCAAAGATAATCCGTTAAAGTTTTATAATCTTTTGCATCTTGTGCGGGCTATTTCCCACAAATAGAACAATAGTTTTTACTATTTACAGTAATAATTTCTTCCGTAGGAAACATCTTGCCACAAACACTGCATTTTTTATTTTTCCTTGGTGCTATAATCCTCACTCCTTTCTTAAAATATTAAAACGGAAAATAAAGGGGAATAGTAATCAGTTTTACTATCCCCCAATAATTATTTATTCTACTGTAATATTGTTTTCAGTACAGTAATCCTTCAAATCATCGAGAATAAGCAAAAGCATATCCAATTGAGATTCATCGCAATCTTTTACACTCTTACCCTTTCCAAGATACTCTGCAATAATCTTCTTATATTCTGTACTACCAGTATTATGAATAGCTTTTACATAGCTACCAATTTCAGCAATAAGCTCATCAACGCTCTTCTTTTCATCTTCAGTAACTTCGTTGTCCTTAAAGAGATTGACCTCATTATCAACAACTGTCGCACCATTAGCCTTTTGTTTATCAATAGCCTTTGCCATATCATCACGCAATGCTTCATATGTAAATGGAATACATTCAGACATATAAGGACTACGAGAACCAGCTTCAAGATGCTTGTTGCCTCTCATAGTAAGCATGGAATGAACATTACCCTGTTCATCAGTTTCATAAGAAGCATAACCAGTTACGTCAACAAGACGAGAAACAACAAGGAATCCACGGTCAGGTACAGTAGGAATAGTCTTATCATATTTCTCACCGTTTTCCTTAATCTGCTTAGTGGTGGCATGAGAAATACAAATCAAAGTATAACCAGCCTTAACAATCTCTTGGAAAAACTTATCATACTCACGAGACAAAGCACGATAGCCGCGCATCTTTTCAGTCTCATCAAGATAATCTACACCTTCCTTGTCTACGATATACTTTTCACAAAGGTCGTAGGCAATATCAATAGTATCAACAATTACCGTTTTAAAGATTGTTTCTCTATTTTCCTTTTCAGCCGCATCTGCATCTTTAAGCAACTGCTTTTTTACTTCAAGAGCTTCTTTCCAAGTGTTAATTGGCTGTGCAATAATGCCATCCAAGAAACCATAGCCCTTTTCGAAGCCAAGCAAAATAGGCTTGGGAAATTTACAAGCGTTTGTGGTTTTGCCACTTTTTCTTTCTCCATAAATGAGAAAACTCTTACCACTAAGGTCACGAGTGACCACATTAGGCTTAATGCTAAAAATATCAATACCCATTATTTAAATGTCTCCTTTTAAAAATTTTGAATTATTTTTAGTTGTCGATTAGAAATTAGAAAGGAATATCATCGTCATCATCAACAACAGGAGACATCTTTCCAGAACCCTTCTTACCAAAGCCCGTAGGTGCAGAAGAACCATTACTGCCCTTAGAGCCCTGATATCCTGCTCCCTCAAGTTCCTTCAAACGACTTGCTCTCTCATTGAGCATAGCCTTACACATCTGAGGGGTGATAATCATATCTTCCTGCTCATCTTCATCATAAGCAATATCACCACCAGTAAGAACCATTTCAAGATAGCTCTTGCCCTCAGTTACTCTCTGCTGACCAAAACCCTTGGTCTTAGGCTTTGCTTCACTCTTTTCATTAGGCTTCCAGCTAACATACATCTTAGCAGTAGCACCCTTAACATAGCCATTATCTTCAAGAGCATCCACAAAATCCTTGGGAATAATAATATTCTTAATATCAAGAGCGTTATGATAAAAATCCATACTAATGAGATTTAAACGCTTTCTACCAGTAGGCTTCTTATCATCTTCAGAGCCACGCTCTTCATCAGTAATACTCTTAATATATCCCTCGATATCAAGGTCACAAGCAAATTCTTCAAAATCATTAAAGAATTGCATAGAAGCAACAGTACCTTCGTGAAGCTGTTCATCAGAACCAACATAATCATTTGCACTAAGAGAACCAACAAGTCTCACCATAGTGGCATTTTCCTTATCCTTAGTCATAGGAACTGCTTTTTTAACCCAGTCAAGAACCTTTTCATAGTTCTCACTATCTGTACCATCAGCTTTTTTAGCCTTGATAAAAGACGTGAAAGAACGAGTCATTACACTTTCTTCGCCGCACTGAATCTGCCCACGAATACGAATGTAATCAACACCATTCTTGTCCACACCCTACTTGGACTCAATATCAGCGAGATAACCCGCAAGAGTCACGCTATTTGTCAATCTACGAATCTGGTCAGTATTTTTTGTAGCCATTATTTTTGTACTCCTTTAATTTTGTCTTTTAATTTTTAATTTTCATTTTCATCATTGTTGTCATTGTCATCATCGTCAATAGACTTGTAATCATTACAAGCCTCAAACGTCAAAGTAACCCCCAAATCTCTTCGAGCGTCCTCAAGAAAAGGCTTAAGCTTTGCATACGCCGAGCACTTTACCAAAAAACGACAATCTTCACACGCAAGATTATTAACCATTTTACTATCTCCTAATTATTCAAAAAAATCAACCTACCTTGGTTGTAAATAAAATATAGCATAGTTTTTTCATCTTGTCAAGTACTTGGCAAAAATTTTTTAATCGGTTAGTCCATTATCATCGACACCAAAACGTTTTGTTGTTCCATGTTTTGCCATAACCCAGCAATTATTAAAACTTCCTTTTTTAAGCATTATTTCAACAGAATCTCCTTCTCTTAATTCAAAAGGAGTTTGATTTTGAATTCTTGTAAATTCTGTTTCAGGTTCCCGTGGCAAAATAACATCCACAGTACCATCACTATTTACATTTGTCACCGTAGCACTTTCAATTCTCGGTGAGGTTCTTTTAATTTCTGCCGTAACGCACTAAAGTATTCTATTCAGCATTTCATCTGCATATTGGTCATAATTATTATTTTGGTTTATCATAAATCACCATCTTATTTTCTCTCCCTGACTTTCCTTCTCGGATGTATTAGTAGGTAAGTCAGAAGTGTTACAACAACTTAATGATATTTTACCATCTTTACTATTATAAGAAATAGAAGTAATTAACAACTTTTCTCGTTGTAAAGATAAAAATTCATCTTCAACTTCACATAAATTATTTACTGTCAAAATTGGATTGAAACTAACAGAAACAGAAAATTGCACTCCTACAAAACTTGATTTCCTTAAATAATAATTTGCCAAATCATAAGCTAAGTCATCACTCCACACCTGAGAAGATGTATATGGAGCATCCATACGCCTTCCAATACGTTCTACACAAATAGGAGAGGAAGGATTATTATTTGTAACCGTAGCGGTATAAATAGTAGAATCCACACTATCTCCCACTACTTTTACACAATTAATAATTTGCTCATTTTGATATTGCAAATCCATATTATGTAAATCTCTACTAAGCTTGGGATAAGTCCAAATAACAGGTTTAACAGAGTCATCAACTGTTTCGTTAATTGGATAAAAACATAAATTACCAACTGTATTATAATAATATTCAGCAGATAATTGTGTTGCTAAAGCATCCAAAATCGAACCCAAAGTCTCTCCTTGTTCCGCTCTAATTGTTTGCTGTGTTTTCAATCCAATAAAACTTGGGTCAAAAATAGGTTCTTTATAATCTAAGATATAGCCATTTCCAAGAGAAAAATTTAAAACCCCTTTAACAGCATCAATAATATTACTACCCAATTCAACTTCATACGCCGTCTCAAGAGTACCTGTTTTACCTTCAAAAACAGCGTATTTATCAGAAAGTTGAAGTTGAATAGTTTTGTTTGAATCATCCCTTGTCAAACTAACATCTCCTAAAATATAAACTCCTTTAGGAAACCAGATAGTTGTATCTTGATATTGAACACCCACATCAAATCCAAATCTTGTATTTACCCAAATACCATTAATATTAGGAGTATATTGTCCATTTTCGTTTGCTAAAGTAACTGTAATACTTCTTCTTTGCCCATTTTGATAAGATTCAGTATAATTTAAGCCATCTAAAGTAATATCGCTTTCTGGAATAATATATGATACTTGTTCATCAGGAGTAAGAATAGATAGTCTATAACGAGGATGAATTACAGGTCTCTCAAGTATTCTTTTTAAAGTGTTAAAAGGAATAGCATTTTCATCCCTTAATAACACATCGCCAAAAATATTATCAGCCATATTTCCTCCTTATCTGGCACTTGAAACAATAGAAATCGAATCTACGTCTAAAGCTTCCTACCAAGAGAAAGAAATTGTTGTTTGCAAAAGATTAGATTGCATATTTATATTATAAGTAGGAGCAGAAGTTACTTGAATAACCCAAGAGTTTCCTTTGTAATCTTTTAATAATTTTAAACTACCATTATTAATAAATTCTCTCCAAGCATTATATTTTTCTACTTCACGAGAATACATATCTTCTTTATTAACTCGTTCTGTATAACCATTTGCAGTTTTAACTTTGAAGGTTGTAATACTTGAACCATTTTCTTCTTTCGTAATAGCTTCTGTTTCTGAATAGTCAGAAATATCACCTAACAAACAAGTAACAGTAGAACTCATATAATCTTTCTTACCTTTAGAATATTTTGGAAACTGTCCCAAAGTATCCCAAGTAGAAATGCTATTATTTTGAGTTAACTCTCCATTGTCCATATTATAACGAAGTTTCCAAATGTTGCCAGTTTTAACATAAAGTTTTTCAGTTTCAGTCTCTTCAATATCACAAATAGTCCAAGAATCCCATTTAGTAGAAATATAAGCGGGAGAGGTTGTACCGTCAAGATTTACAATGGTATCCTCATACATTTTATAAGACCCACTGCTTTGACGATAAGCAACTAAATAATGATAAAATGCATTGGCTTTAATATTATAATCCAACATACTATAGTTACCATACATATCACAAATATATGTATAAAAACTATCTTCGGGAGCTTTTTTGTAAACAGAAAGAGCACCATTTGACCCAAGTAAACTCTGAAAATAATAAGCTAAAATTGAAGTTCCAGTACCCTAATCCTTCAAATTAAATTTATTGTACAAAATCAAGTCGGAGGACAAAGGCGAAGAATAAGGATTAGCTTTCAATTTTGCAGTAACTTCTTTACGAATAGTATCAGGAGATTTTGTAATATCGGTATCAATACCAACATCTCGAATTTCTAACCGTGGCGCATAATAAATATAGCTGTTAATATTCATTAATTATCCTCCTTTCTTTATTCTGTAACTAAAACAATAGAACAATTAACAGGAACTTCTTTAGAATTATCTACTGTTAAATTAAAATCAAACCATCTCTAAGAAATCTAAGCCATATTAGTTTGTTTAACAGCTTGAGAATCAGGCATCCAAATATAATCTGATTCTTCTTTTCCTGACCCGTTTTTGGGTCCCCAACGATATTTAACAGGCCCACTAACAGTACCTCCTGTTGGGTCACTTGCAATAATTTTACCATCACCAGTTTTCCCCAATTCAGTGTAAGTATTGCTGATATAATTATAAGCAGTATAAGTTAAAGAATTAAGGTCAGAATCAGAGAGTAAAATAGAAACTCCACCCTCAATAGTTAATTTTTTATCGGCGGTGTAGGTTAAAATTTTCTTTTTATCTATTAATGTTGTTGTGCCATTCGTCACTGAAAGATACACTAAAGATGTTTTGGGAACAATCCCTTTGTCTGTAAGTCCAACAGTCAAAGCTATTTCATATGTATAATTCCCCGTCTCTGAATTACGAGAATAAATCCTATACGCATAAATTGTTCCAGTGTAAGGAAGGGTTTTTTCTATAGTTAACACATTTCCTGTATAAGAGTTAATCTTATATCTTTGTATTACCCCATTTTCAGAATACATAGAATTTCCAGCTTCGTTTATTGCAAAGCCGATGTAAGCCTCGCTATGTTCTGATAAATAATTTGCCAACGCTTCATTATATTCATTTGTAGTAAAAATTCTATTTTCTTTTGTTGCCGCTATAGCATTAGCTAAAATAGTATCATACTAATTTGTAGCAATAGAAGTATAAGTCTAACCACCACCAGTAGATTCTCCTTCAGTCAAATCTTTATCAATTACAACATCAATAGCTTTGCCCTCTTCATCTTTGTAATCTCCGCTTTCATCAAGGTACAAATATTCTGTATCAACCTAAAGAATCCAATCAGCAGAACCATCTGCATTAACAATATATTTATATTGACCAACATAATAAGTTTTCGCTTCTTTCCCGAAAGGAGCAAAAACAATATCTTTAGTTAAAATATAAACCATATTCTAATCCATGTAATCAGGTTCTTCTTTAAATTTTTCTACAAGCATATATTTTAATGTAGTTTTGTTAGAATCTGTATATTTGTATTGAAGAGCGAAACCAAATTTATCAGGAACAGTCATATTACTTAACATGCTTTGTATATCATAACTGGTAGATTTGCCCCCATTAAAACAAGCCAAAGGTTCATTTGAACCATTTTTAAATACTTGCATTTTAAGCATATTAGGATTTTTACGAATTATTTTATTTTTTTCGTCAACAAGAAGTAAATCCAATCCTCCAACTTTTACAGTATAAACATCTCCGCCAAGAGATATATCACCTGATGTAGAAGATGGCAGTGGAATATAATTATTTGCAGACTTAAGAGTGTATGCTTTATAATTAAGATTATTATAACTATCGCTCTTTAAACTACTTTCAATAACAAGTTCTCCTGTTTCTTTATTATATGAAAGTAATTTTTTGTATTCATCCGCAGAATTTTCATCTGAGAAAATAGAAAGATAAATCGAACGTCTATCAAGCTATCCATTATTTAAAGAAGTTGACGAACCAATTTCATCTTTAGTAACCTTATCATAATAAACATAATGGTCAAAAGATGTAACAGGAGTATCAATTTTCTCTTCTACGACAATTTTAGTGGAAGACATTGTATAACTACTTAAAGTATAATACACAATTTTACCATCACTGTCTTTTATAGGAGTAGTTTCATCTGAATATAAAACAATAGAAATTCCGTCAGGATAAAGTGGAATTGCATCTGCAAGAGCTTGATTGTCTTGTCTTGTATATAAAGTAGAATAAAGTTCATTATAAAGAACAGTGTCTACCTAACTTAAATAAAATTGAGTATAACTTGCATGAGCAATTTCCATTAATGTTTTTAAATCAGTTCCTGTAATGTTATTAAAGAAACCAACCTTGTTATCAGAAGTTATATATGGAAATCTAAATCTTGTAAAAAAAGAAAACACCTCTGGAATCTAAATGGGGGTGTTGTTTGCATCTGCAACTTGAGTGTAATTTAACACCCTTCCAGAAGTTGTGTCTGCGTAACAGAAAAAACAATTACTACTTAAATACACATCATTCGAAGTAATTGTTTTTTCTGTGCCTTTATCTGTAGAAATAACATAAACAGGACTAACTACTTCAAGTTTTATGGCTTGTTCATCACAAATCAAAGAATTAGCCAAAGGAACTACAGAGCTATAAACTGCATATTCAATATAAAAAGTATTTTCTTCACTATATGCTTTACCATATTTATCATGAATGGTTATTCTAACTTTATAGAAGTTGTTTGTCTCAAAACCTTTAAAATTCCATTCAAGAGAAGAGTCGTAAATATCATCAGATTCAGCAATTAAAGTTTCGTTATTATAATTATCAATCGAATATAAATAATAATGATAATATTTAATTTCAACATTATTTATAGAATCCCATGTACCCAAAAAAGCCACATCTCTCCATGGAGCAGGAACAGACTAGTCAATACTTATATACGGTATATTTTCCAAATCCAATTCACGGTAATCTTTATATTTAATCCCTAATGTTGGCGCTTGTCGAGCATATAAAACAGCATTTGGAATAGAATCCATAAAATCAGTATAAACTGTGTAATCAGTTTGAGGAACAATTATTTGCTAAATATCACCTGTACTTTGAGTTGCAATTTTGCAATTTCCTTTTAACAACCATTGAGTATTATCAAGTTTATTAAAAGTAATATCAGTTTTCTTCCCTGCAACATATTGTCCTAATGTACTAATTTTTTGTGTTATATTTAACCTCACGCCATTTTCCCAAACAATTTGAGGAGGGTTTAAAGTATCTGATTTAATATTTATATTTGGCTGAACAAAAATTTGATGGTCTGCTTCACTATTCCAATAAGAAGTCATAATTTTAAAATTTGGATTCGTAATAGGAGCTCCACCTACTTTTCTCTCGGCAGAACTGTGGTAAGTTTTTTGCGAAAATTGCGAAGAAGATGAAGTCAAATCTTTTGTCCAAAGTTTATAAGTATCTCCATTTTTAGGAACGGTCACAAAACCTTCCTATAATCTAATTTCGCCAGTTTCTTGCCCATATCCAATAATTTTCCTTTTTACACTATCATCGCTATTTAACGAAATATAATTGCCTAATTCAATATCATCATTGGGCTCGACATAAAAATTATTTAAAGTATGCTAATCAGAAACGTTATAAAGAGTAAATGTTTTACCATTTGTATAATTATATGTAAAAGATTCAGTGAGTTCAATTTTTATAACATCTTTATCCCAACCTAAATCTGTATAAACCCAGTTAATTTGTCTACGTTCTCTATAAGGCCAAGTAGTAGGATAAGCCAAATTATCTTCGTTTGGAAGAGTGATAGCCATCATGCCATCGTTTTTACTTGAAGCAGATATCTCTATCCATCTATCATATTTAAGCTAGTCTTTAACTAATTTCTTAGTTTCTTCGCTACTAATGCCACTTAAATCCACCCAAATAACAGAAGTAGTAGAACCAACGGTAAAACCAGAGCAAACTAAAGTTGTTGGGTCTTCGTCTGTTGTCCTTGGAGAATGATTTTCATACATCCTAATATTCCATTGATAATCTTTTCCGTTTTGAAAAGACTAATTTTCTTCACACTAAGCTGTCGTTGATAATCCTTTTTTCCCTTCTTCTTTAAAAGTAACAAAATTACCAGAAGAATCCACGGTTAAATTTAAAGAAAGCTACTCTTTATTCCTAATTTCTTGTCCTAGTGCTTGAGAAGGCTAATTAAGAATCATTGTAGCGCCATCTCCCGACAAAAAATTGATAGAATAAGCTTTTACAGATGTTCCAAGGGTGTTAACCTAAGCCTAAAATGGGTTCCGAGTGGTAGATAAAATATCTATTTCATTCAGGTTTGGACTTAGCGAAGATGCTTTATATATCATTTCTTTTAACTCCTTTCGTTATTTTTTTCGTCTAAGGGATGAGGTGTGGCGAGTTTTTGTTCCACACCACACCCCTTTTTCTTGCTCTTATTATAAGCTATTTTTATTTAATTGTCAATAAACTTTTCCAAATTTTTTATCCTCTTTTTGATGATTTTATTTTGGGTAAATTTATCCTCTGGTTTTACGAGTTACATTCCACCTTGACCCCATTGCTGTAGTTACTCCACTCCAGAACTTAGCAGGGTCATTAACTCCTTCAAGTACAACATCACCTTGAACAATATACTGTGTACCACAATTATTGTCAGTTCCAGTGCGTTCCATCTCAGGAAGTCTCGTGGTTGCCATATTGCGTAACAAATTATAAGCTTGGTCACTATTTAAGACATACTCAGGTTTAGAAGGCGTACCATGTAACATCGCAAGTCCTGTATAAGTTACAGGTCCTTCTTCAATACCAGTAGCATAACGAGCAACATTATTTTGATTTTTGCCCCCACTAGGTTTAGCCGAAGAAGTGTAACCTTTGCTCTTTTTCCATCTTTCATACAATTCCTGATTAGAAGGAACTCCCGCTGAACCTAAAGTAATACCCATAGCATATGCTTTATCTGTTCTATATTTAGCTAAACGCCAGAAATCATTGTCATCTTTAGCAACGAGCATTAACTTGCCATAATCAATATTTGCAGACCATTTTGTTCCATAAGGAGTGTTTTTTTTATTGTTACCACTTGGACTTGAAGGACTCACAGAATTATTTTTGCTGGGGCTATTACCAGAATTACTTGAAGTAGGACTGTTTGAAGAAGAGGTAACTCTGTTTGGAGTACTATTAGAAGAATTATTTCTTCCCTGCCCAGATAACCATTGCTGATAAAGTTCATTATTACTTTGATACCTAAACTTATTACCAGCTTTGTCATAACCATAACCACTTCCGTCAATAGTAATACCCATTCTACGAGCTTTTTCATCACGATAAGCAGCCCATCTCTTAAATTCTCCTTCATCCCTTGCAGCCAACATTTTTACGGCATAGTCTGTATTCATGTCAAGGTCAGAGAAATCATAAGTATTCAGGTCATCTTCTTTAATATACCCATTTTGATTATTGTTCTTATTATAGAAATCAGAAGTGTCTAATAATTCAAGTCTTTGTCTACGCAATTCTGCTAATTGTTCGTTAGCTTGACGATAAGGCGTAAGCAAATTGTCTTGGAATATTGTAGTATAATTCTTATAATTCTATTGAATATTAGAATTAAACTTTTGCATATCCGCTGTGATACGAGCACGAATCTCTTCTTCGGAGTTCGCATTCATAAGCTCTTTCAATATGCGTTCATTCTCAAGACGTTCATATTCCTTATAATCCCATTCAAGTTGCTCAAGATATTTGTCCCAAGCATCTATACGGTCTTGGAGAATTTGTTGCTCTGCATCTTTCGTATTGTTGAGGTCATCAAGGCGGTCTTGTTTATAGAAATCGTCGATATCCCTCTATTTTTCACGCAATTTTGTTGGGTTCGATTCATATACCCATCCTATACCCTCACGGTATACTCTCTCTTTTTCTCTTTCTTGGTTCTTTTTAGCCAAGAGAAGATTTTCAAGCTCTATAGCTCTTTGACGCTCTTTATTGGCATCTTCCAAGGGTTTTATCTCATCTTCATAAGCCTTTTCAATAGCATCAATAGCATCCTGAAGCTCATCCTTATAAAGATTAATTCTATAAACAATTGCATCATATTGCTTTTCTTGAAGCTCGGTCTTATCTTCCAAAGCATTTATCTTGGCTTCATGTAAAGCAACCGTAGCTTCGTTCAGACCATCAACAAGGTCTTTAATTTGTTCGTCTGTTAAATCAGATACATCTTCCAATGCCTTTTGATAAACACTAACTTGATTTTGTAATAAAGTGCTCCTACTTGCATAGTAGCTTTCAATATCAGAAATTCTAATCCACTCTTGAGGCTTGGAATCTTCAAGAAGTTGTAATTTATTAGAAAGTTCTTCTATTTGTGCAGAAGTTCTATTAACAACATATTCAGTCTTAGAATCAATTAAATCAAGATATTCTTGTTGTGCTTCACGATATGCCTTAGAATAATCACTATTGCCAATAGCAACATGAGCACGAGCTTCCATTTCACTCATGCCTTCAGTCATATAACCATAAACAGCTTGACTAAAATTAAATTGAATAGAAGCTTTAGTAGCTTCAATCTACTTTTCAATTTCTGCAAGAGAAGCGTTCATAGCTGCATCATAAGCAGAACTATTACTCCACGCGCTTCCTTTTACATAATCAAGTTCACGGTCACTTAACTTCTGTTGCCATTCAGAAACCTCTTTACGCAAATCAATCTCGTCTTGAAGCAGATTATTAAGGTCTTTCTGATTCTCAAGAAGTTCTTCATATGTGTCAGAAGTCTTAACTAATTGCTGCTTCATCAAAATCAAAGAATTAATAGAAGCTCCATATAATTCAAGAATCTTATACTTGTCTTCAACCTCTTCATCATCAAGGTTATTAATAGCTTTTTGATTCTCAATATAATTCTTTTCTGCATCTAATCTCTCTTCTTCTGTGAGATTGGTATTTTGCATCATACCCTCATAATAAGCCGCTAATTTTTCAAGACTTGCTCTCTTCTTTTCAAAATATTGGGTATATCCAGTAGGAGTTAAAGTATTTTCATCAAATACTTTCATTGCTTCCCATTCTTTGTCGATTAAGGAATCATAAGCTTTGAGAAGGTCAAGAACTTTATCTTTAGTGTCCTTTGCTGCTTTACCAGCATTCTTTATTGGATTGGTATATGCCTTCTTCCACTTGCTCTATGTAAGTTTACCAGAATCAAGCATATCCTAAATCTTATAACCCAAATGCTCCCAAGTGGCAATTTCGCCCTCGTCAAAATGTAATTGTCCATCATCACCAATATGTGTCTTACCCTTCCAAGTCCAATTACCATTTTCATCAATGTCATAAGTCATACCACCAGAAAGTTTGTCAATTTCAGATTGTAAACTGTTCAACTTTTCTTGGGTTTGTTTAGCGTCAAGAGTAACTTGGGTAGTTTCAACAGTTTTAGTAAACTATTTTGCTTTTTGATTACCAAATTCAATTTTACCCTTTGCTTTAGAATATTGTTCTGGTGTAATACTTCCCATCTTAGCCTGATTGTAAAGCGCCCACCACCGAGTAACATACTCAAGATTATTGGCTTCGTTTATTAATGCATCACTTTCAGTTTGCAAAGCTTCTACTTTCGTATTAGCCGCAGTGACAGTTGCATTAGCAACTTCTTGGTAAGTTCCAGAAGTTTTTAATTGCTGATATTGGTTTTGGAGAGAAGCTAAAGTATTTTTCTTTTCAGCAATAGTAGCTTGAATACTTGCTTGAACAGCTTGCAAACGCACTCTTGCCATAATTTCTTCAGCATCCGTCTTTAAAGTAATCGCATCACCTTCAAAAGACAAAGCATTAATATAATCCTCGTTAGCGGCTAAAAGCTCCAAAGTTGTTTCAAGACTTAATTGACCAGAAGCATTTTGTTCTTCACGCGCAGAGGCAATTTGGTCAAAAATTTCATCAACGCTGTTAAGAGCTTCTTTTAGTTCAGAAAAAGTATTAATAATTCCATCTTCACCAAAATCAATCCCTGTAAATAATCCTTCTAATTCATAAGCAATAGACTAAGAATCATATTCTAACTTATCTTTAAACTCACTTAAACTAACTTCTTCAAGTCCAGTATCAAGAGCATCTTGCCATTCTTTACCGTAAAGCTTTCCAGCATCATCCAATTCACCTTGTAAATTAAGAATTTGATTCCAAACTTCTTCGCCATACTCAGAAAATTCTTGCGCAATAGTTTCTTTATTATCCCACCTTGCACCAGAAGACAAGGATTCTCTAAGTCTTCTTGTAAGAGCGGTTTCCCCATTTTCGTCCATTGCAGAACGAGCTTCTATTCTCTTAGATTCTTCTGTCCTAATACTAAGGTCTTTACCAGAATAATATTCGCCATTAACCATGTTCATCATGGCTTGAGGATTATTAATAATATTACTACCCATCCAGCCATTTTGAGCAAGACTAAATGCTCTCTTATATTGGTCTTGCGTCATTCCATTTACAGCATTAGCGAACTCTTCTGAAATTTTACCAGACATGCTATCAGAATCAATACCCATAGCTTCCAGCAATTCATCCAAAGGAGTAGAAACATGAACAGATTCAACACCCTTAAATTCAGCATCAATCTTATAACCCATACTTATAAGCATAGTTTTACCATCAGCAGAGAGTTCTCCATTTTCATCCATAAGAGCCTCTACCAATTCTTTTCTATACTTTTCTTTCCACTCGGCAGATTCACCAACAGTTTTAAATTCACCAGTACCATAGTAAACATCTACTATTGCTGGGTTGTTTTTAACTATTTCTGTCATTTCTTGAGAAATAGATAAAATCTGAGTTTTAAAATCATCCATGTCAGTATAATCAATATCTTCCCCACGAATCTTTACCATGGCATTAATAAATGTTTGTTCATCTTCATTCATAGCTTTAATTGTAGAACTAAGTCCAGAGAATTTATATCCAACATCAACTATACCATCAGCAGTTTCCGCATAATCAATTAAAGCATCTGTATATTCTAATACTTGCTGCTTAGAGTCACTTAAAACTTTTTCATATGCTTCTTGCTCTGCTTTCATTTCTTTTAATTCAGACTCAACCTTATTATATTCTTCAGTACCTTCATCTAAAGTACCTAAATAATTTTCTTTGGCAACAATTTTAGAATCCAAACCATACGTTCCATCTCTACCAAGTTTGTGTTCAGCATCTTTTATTTGTTTTGCAGTATCATTAAACTATTGTCCAAATACACTTAAATCAGCATGACCAGTACTAAAAAATTCGTTGACATGATTAAGGAATCCACTAAATATACTACCTGTATCATTATTAAAAAATGCTACAGTAGAAGATTCTTTTAGCTTTTCTACTAAATTATCAACGGCATCACTTACCTCTCCTACTTTGCCCGCTAATCCATCTGGTCCAACAAGTTTATTCCCATACTCATCAGTACGAACAACTAAATCAGGGAAAGCCTCTGCAAGTTTGTTAGACAAATCTAAAAATTGTTGATATTCTTCACTTGTAAGAGAAACGTTGCGTCCCAAATGGTCTACACCTTTAGCAAGTTTATCATATTCAACAGTATTGGCAGAAGAAGACAAAGCGTTACTATAAGATTCAGAAATTTCATTATAAGTTTCTTGTAACTGTTTTTTGGAATTTTCTATTCCCTTCATAATTCCAGACACTATCGCGCCAGCAATCATTACTCCAATACCAGCTAACGCTCCTGCACCAATAGCTCCTTTTAAAATATTCCCCGTAGCAGATAGCCCAGCAGAAACCCGTTTTAAAACTGAGCCACCAGCCTAATTAACTGCTAAATTATAAGCATTTTGATAAACACCTTTTAAAGCCTACTTAGATATTATATCTCCTATACCACTACCAGCTTTAGCCAACACTTTTCCTCCGAGAATGCCTCCCAAGGTCATTCCAGCGGTTTGACCGCCAGTCCCACCAAGAGTTTTTCCCATTGTAGAGCCTATCCAACCTCCACCGAATAAACCAAGCAAACTTCCAACTCCAGATAAGGTCATACCTAAGCCAGTTGTTTCCGCAGAATTCCCTACATTTCTACCCATCTAATCAATTGTTCTCTTATGCTTTGGGTCAGAATTATTACTACTTAACGCTCCACGAGCAAAGAAATTTTTCTTCCGAGCATCGTATTCAGTTTCTCTTGCTTCGTACTGCTCTTTCGTCATACCCATTTCTGCTATTGCTTTTCTCTTAGCTTGTTCGTAGAGTTCAGAAGCGTTTTGTTCGTCTTTATACTAAGCTTCTAAATTTCTTATAGCTATAACATCTGCATATCTTGCATTGTATTCGTCTTGTAAAGCTTTTAACGTTTCAGCCTTCAAACTAGATATTAATTTAGTTTTTGTTGTATCATCTAACAATGCTACAGTTTCATCAGAAATATTACCATTTAATAACTCTTCAGCAATTCGTTTTCTATCAGTTGCTTCTTGGGATAAGAAAGTAGATTGAATAATTTTATAAGTGGCTTTTTCTTCATCTGACAACGCCGCCGCTGCTCGATTTAAAGCACTACTATAAACTTCTCCAGCAACACTATCCATACTTGCAGAAGTTTCTGCCCACATTCTACTCCAAGCAGCTTTTGCATATTCTGCGTCAGCACTTTGATTTGCAGTACCGCTAAACACTTGCCCCATATTGCCTAAGAAACCAGCAACTTTGCCAGCCCCACCAACAACACCGGACATAAGAGTTCCTTTTCCTACAATTCCAGCAGCAGCTATTAAAGCAGCTCCAAACAATGTTAGGTTATCAGCCACAGCAGCCAAACCATTATAAACAACTTCAAGCACATCGCTATTATTAAGCATTAAAGCCCATTTTTCCAAACTGGCAGTTAAACGTTTTTGAGCAGCTTCGACTCCACTTGTGTAAGCTTCCATCTTCTTAGCAGCAGTACCAGCAGATTCAGCAGCAATCTTTTCATATTTAGCTACCAAATCCATGTTCTCCATGAGAATCAAGAAGTTTTCACGTTGTCTTGTACCAGCCACAGCAGTAGCAATACCAGACTTTTGAACATCAGTAAATGATGTCCATTTTTCAGAAATATCGTCAACAATATCGTCAACGGCTCTGAAATTATCAACAGAATCTCTAACTGTAATGCCGACAGCTTTTAACACCTGTTCAATTTCATTCAAGTTAGAGAAATCTTCTTGAGATAAACCTTCTTTTTCCGCTTCCTCTTGGGAAACTTCAAATTTTGTCGCGGCAATTTTTTGGAAACGTGAATACAATGTCTTGAAGCTCTCACCAACAGTTTCAGGGGTCTTCTAAGAAACTTCCGAAACCGTTGTAATCATTGCCATGTATCTATCCAAACTAGAGCCCGCTAATTGCGCTGAGACGTTCGCACGACTCATTGCAGCAGCTAAATCCATTCTGTTACTTTCTTTTTTATTTGTTTAAAAATAAAAAATACCGACCATTTCTGGCGGAAAAGGTTCTTCTTTAAAGTGTCTTTACACTTGACCTCTTCTCTATATATTTCTATATAGTTCAGACTATATTTTCATCCCGGTAGGATGCAAACCCCAATAGTCGTTACAATACTTAAAAATAAGTTATCTCGGTATTCCCATACTTTCATTTAGGGTTCACCGATTTGGGTTTGTTCTATCGCAATATTATTAAATTTCATTAATTTTTGTTATATCGTCAGTATAAAAATCATAATTAAAAGTTTTATCTTTTGTTTTTATTAAAGAATTATCAAAATCAAAAGTTATCCAATTATTATTTTCTTGTTTTAAATATTCTTTTGCTACTTTGAATATATATAATAATACATTGTCTGGAGGTAATTTTTTAGTTTTCAAAGAAGAAAATATTATTTGTTTTAAGCCTAAATTTTTAAGAATATAATATCTTTTTAATTCTTGCTTTTCTTGTTCTTCTAAAGTTCTTTTACCCATTATAACTGAAAGATTATGTCCTGTTCCATTATATTCTAAATAAATATTTAACTCTTTAAAAAACAAGTCTAAAGTATAATACTTATAAAAATAATTTAACTCTCCGTCAAATAAATCATATAAATGTTTCTGATTATTGCTACAAGGAACACCTTTATATTTATAATGTTCTTTACCATTTTTAGAATACAAAACTTCTATCTCAGTAGAACTTCCTAATGTTTTTGCAATTTTAACTCTAGTTTCTGGTAATTCCATTATATTATCAACTCCATATTTATTATGTATTGATTCTTTTAAAGCTTTTTTCCCTTCCTCTGTTTTCATGATATTATCTGTTCCATATTTTTGCAAACAGGTATTTTCTCTTTTCTTTTGACGATTAAGATAATCTTGTTTGTAAGAAAAAGAATCTTTTTGTTTTAACCATTCTGCACGTTTCTTTTTACTGCATTTTTCACAAAAATCTCCCCACACAGAATAATCTTTTTTCTTTTTCTTTAAATATGAAGCCCAAGATAATTCAATTATTTCTCCACATTCATCACATTTATATTTAACTCTTTTATCACTTTGAGGTTGTAAATCCTCTATGTTTATTGTGATAATATCTTTTTCTTTTATTGTATATCCTTTTTCTTTATAATAATTTATATTGGCTTTCGTAATTTTAATTTCTATCTAAGTAGTTAATAACATTTTTTACCTCCTTTCCATATTTTATATTGTAGCATGAAATTTATAATATTGCAACCATATATTTCTATATGTTCTGGCAATTTATTCACCAGCACTAATCTGTTATGTTTAAATGATTCGCTAAATCATTCGAGAAAATTCTCCTCATACTCTCATATGAGCACTGACTATATCTTCACCCTTGTCGCAAGGGGCGTATTTTTTCGGAAAACCAATCGCTTGTTCTCCTACTCCTTTTCAGGATAGTCGATGAACATTATTCTATTCAAATCTTCGCTGCTGATTATCTAATCTTTATATTTTTTAGCATTCACACTTAAGTTTATTTCATCTTTATGTTGTAGCATATAAAGCTCTAAAGATTTCCCAGCAATTAAATACGTTTTCACTCACATATTACTATGTTTGCGACCTATTTTGTTAAGCCGCCGCCATATCAACTGCGTTGTGTTTACATATAATCGGCTTTATTATATGCGGTTTATTAACCCACTCCCTTTCAAGACGTGACCAGACTATTTCTTCACCCTAACTTTAGGGGCAAACCATTTCGAGCAATCTTAAGCCTTATTGCTCTATCTTTCTTTCAAAAGATAGTCGTTGAAAGCTATAAGTAAATATACTTATACACTTGCATGAACTTCCATTTACAAATACTTAGGATTTAACCATATATTTATCCTTGCGTTTTTTCTACTTTCGTCCCATCACGCTTATCTTCACAGATTACGTTGTGGTGCAAGGCTTTAGGAATTACCTGCTTTTAGGTTTGTGTCCTATGCCAATTACTTGACATACGCTGCATTTTGTTACAGTTAATTTATCAACAACTTCTCCAACTTCATCAACAGAAAGTTTCCAGCCTTTAAGAACAGAAATTAAATATTCCGTAGCTTTGGCAGAATCAATCATACCAAGAACACTAAGATTCATGGAATTTTCAACAAGCTGAGAAGCTTCTTGTCCTTCGTAACCAGCACGGAGCCAGTCGTTAGCTGCCGTAGCAACTTCTTCTGTACTCTTACCAACTTTACGAGCCAATGCGTTAAAATCAAGCATCATGCTTTGAATCTCTTTGTAACTATAACCACTTGCAATCTACAAGTCAACCATTACTGCATTAAGAGACTTAGCACTACTCATGATTTGATTAAACATATTTCTAACAGTCATTGCCAACTGATTAGCAATAACATCAACACTTACTAATCTTGCAAAACTGTTAGTAAATGTTTTTCCTATAGTTTCAAGAACACCTCTTTGCTCTTTATAAGTAGCAGTAATTTTAGCAAGCTTAACTTGATGTTGAGCCTACAAATTAGCTTCCTATTGTTCAAGCTTATTAATAGCTTCTTGACTATAGCCCATTTCTTTAAGTTCTTTAACTCTTTCTGCATATACCGCACCCTATTGCTTTAATAAAGTCAGCTATTCACTTAAAGCAGTACGAATATTTTGTTGCTCAAGCTTTTCATATCCAGAAGAATTATTAACTTTTAATTCAGTTCTTTGAAGTTCCTCTTGTAACTTCATCTATTGCTTAAGATTATTAATATAATCTTTAATATCTTTATTACCTTGAGAAGTTTGAATACCAGTATTTCTATTTATTCTGTCAGTAATAAATTGAGGTCTATTTATTTCTTTGCCATCTTGATAATAACCTGTTGTGGCAAATTGAGTTTCAGCAAGAATCTTATCCTATTGAATGCCTTGTCCCTTAGAACCTCTTTCAAGACCCTCAGCAACAGTTGCCATAGAAGCAGCTTTGCCTTTAGTCGTTTCAACAAAAGATTGTCCATCTTTAGTAAAACTTCTAATAATTTGTACAAAAGAACGCGCAAAAGCTTCAACACGAGCTTCACCATCTTCAATAATAGCAGAAATATCTCCCGCGCCAGTATCTTTATCAAAACCTTCAAATCCAAGTTCAGCTACTCTATTTTTTAAATCGCTTGATAAACTATCAAAAGATTTGCCCTCAGATTGAGCTTGTTTTAACTTTTCAACTACTTGACTATACTCAGACTCAGCCATTCTAAGATAAGTGCTTGCTTGTAAAACACGAGCTGCACGCATCCGTGGGTCATCTTCTCCACCACTATTAGAGAATTTCCAGTCTGCAACAGTTACATCTGCATATTTACCATTAACTTTTTGACCAAAAGTCAAAGCATCCGCAGTCCCAGCAAATGCACGATTACCAATAACACCCCCCAGCTTAAGCTCTTTGAGAGTGGAATCATTCATTGCGCCAGAAGTTCTTGCTGCTCCAATAACATCATAAGCTCTATTTTTTTGACGTTCTATATCCTCTGCTGTAACAGATAAACCAGCACCGCCAAGTTGAGGAGACTTTCTGACCTCATCCACTAAAGATTGCATGAACTCATCAGACAACTGGTCAGTTTTATTATTAATATTTTCAACAATAGCGTGAGCAAATGTCCCCAAGGCAGAAGCCCTATTACCAGATTGTGTAGTATTAGGGAATTTACTATAATCTTCATAAGGAGCAGTCGTTACTTGAGTAACAGACCTAAGATTTCCACCCTCAGAAGAATAAGTCTTATCACCGACCTTCATAGTTCTGGAATGACCTTCACCAAGTTCACTTACAACATCAGCCGCAATAAACTTCGCCCATTCTCCTCCAGCATCTCTCAAATTAGCAGCTTTATCAATAGAATTAGTTTGAGGAGTAGTTTGACTCGTTTGCGCAACAGGAGCATTTGTGTTTACTTCTGTAGCACCACTTACATCAATACTACCAGCATTAACAACAACTTTGCCATTCTATGCATTAACAATAACATTGCCTTTTGCATTAATAATAGACCCCTCAACAGTTTCTTCTGTACCATCCTCGGGAACTCTTACCCATTCACCATTGTTGTTAGGATAAGTTTTATCTTTCCTTAATTCGCCATTAAAAGTGCGGTAAGGGTCTAACGCTTTAGAATAATTAGTAGCATCTTTAAGAGTAAGTCCCATTGGCTTAAGATAAGCTTCAAAGCTATTAAAAGCTTCAATAAGATTATCCATGGTTGCCCCATTGAAAGAAGCAAATTTACCTTCTTTATCAACAGAAGCTACTCCCATCTTTGTAAGAGCATCAATCTAAGCTTTATCTCCACTTGCGATTATTTGAGAAGCAACAGTTTCAAACTGCTTACCATTCATTACGTTATCAAGCACATTAAGATTTTTAGCAATGGTTAAGAAGCCTTTTTGGTCATCAGTATCAGCAAAACGACCTTCATGAATTGCACTAACCAAATCTTTAACTGCTAATAAAGCTTGGTCTTCGCTCATTCCATCCCTACCAATTAATCTTGCATAAATCTTTTTAGAAGAAATAGCATCCTGTTCAAAAGATTCCATAGTAGCTCTAATAAGAGCAGATTGTACAGCAGAAATCGCACCATTATTATCAGCAAACCCCGTTTTGTACATAGCTTCTCTTGTTTTGGTGTCAGCATCAGAAAACAATCCGACATTTTGGAATGCCATTTTAGCTTGTTCAGAAGCATCTTTATTTATCCATTTTTTAGACAAATTTCGAGCAATCTTGTTCCAGTTATCATCTATATCAATCTTTTTTGTTTGAGCTTTTTGTTTCTGAATCTAATTCATAATACTTGCAACAGTATCATTATATTTTAAAATATAATCCTCTGCAAGTTTTTCATCTTCACCATATTGCTCATACACTTTAAGAGCCATGCGGAATTTATCGCCGTCAAAGTCTCCACGGAACAACTCAGCCAAACCAGCACTAACCCTAATTGTATCGCCAGCAGATTCGTCCAAGCCAAGTCTTGCAGTATACCCTTCCATGCCTTGAGTATAAGGATAACGACCAACCTCAGTTGTAAAAGTATTATTGCCGCTCTTTATTTCACCAATAATAGCACCAATAATTTCTTCTTCGATTTGATTTAATTCAGCTTCCGAAAGTTTGTTGGTAAATTTCCCATCTTCAAACCGAGGTCTTAAGGACATAGAAGTTATAGCTCTTTGTCCACTGTCTTTAATAGACTTTGCACTTAATGTAGAAAAAAGTCTATTAACATTTTCAAGTCTATCTTGTTTTGTAGCAGAAGACGCGCTACTCATTAATTCTTTCAAACGTTTAGAAGAAATATAAACCGTATTGGCTTGCTCATCTGTTAAATCAGCCAATTTAGAAGTACCAGCCGCAACTGAAAAAGCTGAATAAGGTACAAAATTATGAGTGGCTTGTCTTACCAATTCAGAATCTTTTGTGTTGCCGAGTTTGTGATAAACATCAGCCGCATATTGTTTGGCTTTTTCAAAAGCTTCTTGCGATTCTGTAGCAGCTTGCAATAATGCAGCATTAGCACTATCAATAGCACCAGAATAATATTCTCCATCAGGAGACATTGCCGCACCAGCATCACCAAGCAAATATTTCTTTCCTCCGATGGCAGAATCGGAAAGGTTTAATACAATATTACCACGAGCGTAAGCTTCACCCTCAGAGCCCTCTAAAGCAGAAAGTTCCTTTTGAAGTTGACGGGCCCTCTCCATGGCAAAATTCTAATATTCTTCAGCACTTATTTTACCAGAATGCCTTAAAGCATTAATATCCGTAAGTATATCAGAATAAACTTGCTCTCCAGCTTGAAGAACTACTTGACCATCTTGGACTCTAAATTCAACATCTTTCGTTCCTTTGGCTGTAGTATAATCTGCGACATTGTTAAGAGATTTGTTAGCCGCAATTAAATTTTGGCGTATTCTTTGAGCTTCTTGTCCCTTTTTGCCATATGTATTATCTTGTTTTTCTTGTTGAGCCTTTAAACTCTTCAAGCCAGCAATAACTTTTTCCCTATCTTTAAGGTTACTTTGACCAGCAGCAGATTTAGTAATATAATCTAAACTTCTTTGTCTTGCATTTCTTACCTTCCAGTCATCAGTAACACGACCATCTCTTTCAAGAGTATCCGCACTACCATAACCAGAAGCATTAGAATAGGGATAAATATTATGTTGTCCAATACCAAGAGAAGCTAATCCTTTAATAGAATCATATATTGCTTGTGCTTCAGAAGCACTTTTACCAATCCGCTTAAAAATTGCTAAAGCAGATTGTTCAATTCCTTTAAAAGAAGCTAATGTTTCGTCTGAATTAGCAAAAACATTCTCGCCCCTCTTATTTGTAACGACACCATTTTTTTCATCTGTGATATCAACAAGTAATTTCTTTTCTTCTCCATTTTCATCTTTTACAGTCTGAATTTCAAACATCTTCTAAAGAAGAGGAGGAAGATTACTATAAATGTTTTCAAGAGAAGAACCTTGTTCTAAAGCCTTATCAATAATAGTGTTTATTTGACCCATAAACTCAGAATAATAATTACGTTCTTTTACATCATCATTTAATAAAGTCAAATAATCTGCGTTGGCAATAGCCGCTTTACCATTTGCAGCCCAGAATTGTTTAACAAAATCAGCTTTGCTTATTCCATGCTGCTTTTCTGTATCAGCAGTTAAACGTCTACCACCTTCATCAACAAGCTTTACACCTTGTTCAACTTGTCTAAGTCTATCAACCAATAATTTCCAACCATTATCTGTCTTTTCAAGACCAACTAACAAATCTCCTTCGTTTACAGAGAAATCTTTAGAGAACATCTTAAATTGGTCTTTGCCAACTATTTGATTAATATCAATAATAGAGCCAGTTTGATATTCATTAGAAGTAAGACTATCAATATCTACTCCGAATTGGTTTAAGAAATCTAAAACAATATCTTCAGCATTAGTAGCCTTAGAAACATTTCTTTGAATACTTTCAGTTTCAGCAATAATTTTATCTGTAATCAAAGCAACATCGGTCATATCCTTTAACATAGAATCTATTCTATGGGTATAATCTTCGTTACTTTCACCAGTCATTTGAGGATTAAAAGTTTTATAATATTCTCTTTCTGCTTTGTCAAATTCTTCCTGCGTTAAGCCATAACTCTAATATCTTTTGTGCGTAATATCAGTTCTGTCAATACCAGCATCCAAGGCTTGTTGAGTAGTAGTAACAACTTGACTCATTGCATCAGAGGAGGTTTCTCTACTTGAAAGAGCTTTTTCAGACAATCTTAAAGTATCAAAAGCTTGAGTTAAACTTCTCTGAGTTGCATCTATTCCTTGACCAAAAGGAACATACTGTCTTGAGGATACAGTGTAATTTTTACCAAGAGCAAATTTACCTTCTGATTCACCAGTATAATCACTTGGCATTGCCGTGCCAATTTCTTTTGCCGCTTTTCTATAATATTTAAAAGCATCACTGGTCATGATGAATTTAACCAGTTCATCAGCTATAGTGTTTGGGTCTAAATTTTCTTTCATAGCTAACGCCCAAGCGTTAGCCATAGCATCAGTTAATTCTTTACTGGGGTCAAAAGCGTTATAATTTGCTTTATATCCCTCGTTATTTCCTGTAAAATATCCACTTAATGCCTCTTTAACATCTTTTTGATTAAGAGTGGACTGAATTTCTCTAGCAATACTGTACTGGGTAGAACGCATTGCTTCTAATTCAGTTAATTTGCCTGAGTAACGAGTGTTAGAATCTTGAATATCCTCTCTTGCTTCAGAACCCATCATAACAGAAGACACTTTGTTAATAGCTCTATTTGCTCCTGATTGCAAACGATGAGAAATTTGGTCAGAAGAATATTTAGTAAAATCTGTGTTTCTTAAAATAGAAGTCGCATCTTTAACCTGTAAGGTTTCTGCCGTTTCCATTACTTTGACACCCTTTACTTCAGGAGTGCCATCTTCTTTCAGTTTTCCCGTAGGAATAAATTCTGTCGCAACCTCAGCTTGATTTATTTTACCCCCAGCAATTCTACCAGTTCCATCACCAACTGCAAAAGATATTTTTATATTATTCTCTTTTTTCCAATCAGTTGATTTGTATTCTTTATCCAAAGGAAGAAGCATAGCCTAAATTTCAGAACCATTTCTTCTAAAATAAACAGAATATCCTTTCTTCTCTGCCTCTTCAACAAATGTCGCCAAAGCATCACGAGTAGTACCATATCCCTTATTGCCACCGCCAGTAATGTTAGATACGTCTTGTCCAGCTCTGCTTTTTTGTCTATTTCTATATTCAGCACCAGTTAAAGAAGCTTTCGCTCCTTCGTTAAAACCATTAATTAAAGCATCTAAACTTTTATAAACTTCAGCGGAATGTCCTTGGATATTTTCTTTATCAGATGCAAAAACATTGGTGAAAGATTCAATTTGTTGTTTTGATAAAGCTCTGGAAATTCCGCCAGAATTTTTAGTAATTAAATTAAAACCACTTCTATATTTTTCTGCTTCCTTTTTAGCAACTTCTTCAGAAACATTTCGTTGAGATTGAATAGATTTTGAAAGCTAATTAATTATAGCTTCTACTCCATCAAAAGTATCAAAATCTTTAGAAGAAATAGCTTTTACAAAATCAGCCTTAACCGCACTGTTTATAATAGTTTTAGGAGTACTAGGCATTTTAACTGTTTTACTTTTTGTAGCTTTTGCAATTGTTGGCTTTTTTGTCCCCATATTGGTAATCCCCTAATTTAAAGACAAACCAACATCTACAGCCATTTTTTGAACAGCGGTTGCTAATTTAGCCTCTTCTTTAGAAGTGTCGATAGGCGTAAAGCCAGATTTCTTTTCTTGAAGTTTTTTTGCTCTATCTATAAGCTCTTGACCTCTCTCTTGTGCTTTTTGTGTTAAAGCTTGATAAATAAACTCATACGCCTTTCTTTGTTCATCTACACTACCCTGAAAATTTTCAGCTTGCTTTATCATTTCAATAGCCATATCAGCTTGCTAATTAATATAATCAATTCCTTGTTGCTCCAACTATTGATTCTTAGCATCATTCACAGCTATCTTCTTTTTGTTTTTATTACTTTGTCCTTGTCTACTGGCTTTCAAAGTCTCAGTAGATTTTTTCATATTAGAAATTTGTTGCTCTCTTTGAGCATTTAGCATATCAATAACATCGTTGGTTTGAGAGCCATTGTTCGTTAAACGCTTAGTGGCTTCTTGTGCTTTCTTTGTGTCTATAACCTAACCAGTGCTCTTACCTTTTTCATCCAAGCCATAAGTTTTTCTTATATCTGAATATGCTTTGGTTTGAATATCTTCTATTCTCTATTCTAAACTTTTCAGTAAGTCTTCCATGTATTATTCCTCCTTATTTTAATTGAATTCCATATTTTTTATAAATCATTGGCTTCAATTCAACCAGATACTATTTTTCATATTCTTGTTGAGCTCTAAAACGAGCTACTCTATAGGTTTCATCTATAGAAGGTAACGTACTTGAATCTATTCCTTGGTTAATTGGATTAAAATTGTAATAATCCAATCTAACATCTGCAAGTATATCTTCTTGAGAATCTTCGTCCATTTTTCCACTTGATGATAAGAATTCCTAATCATCATCCTAAAAAAACTAATCAATAAATAACCCAGCGGCTTCGTCTTCACTTCTGAAATTCTTTACCGTGGATTCTGATATTGTATTTGGATTAAATTTTTTCTTTTCCCTATAGGTCTTATTGCTAAATTTGAACTTTGCCGTATTGTAAGTGCAATAAGGTGTAGCATCGCTATTTTGTCCGAAATACAAAGAAGACATTAAAGAGTCTTCGTCATATAAATCTCCATAATAGTTATCAAATACACTTTTAAACACACTTTTATATATTGCTGTATAACTATTTAACAATTCAATTTTAATTGCCATCACTCTACTTGGCAACATCTTTTTAGTTGCATCTACAGTTTCTTTTATTTCCTTCTTTAATGCGTTTGAAACTGCATTTGGTAACGCTTGTTCCATATATTAACCTCCTTATTTTATTTTAAAAGCTGCACCAAAAATGATGCAGCTTTATATTTCTTTTTATATTAAGATTTTTTACTTTCCAGTTCCTTAGCACCTTCAGCATTAATTTTATCAATAACTGCCTTTTCAAGAGCGTTGGTAAGTTTCTTATTTTCTTCTGAAGTAGCTCCATAAAGCTCTTTAAGATGTTCAACCATTTCCTTACTTTCTTTAAGAGCATCAATCATCATTCTATTTTTATCAGCGACTTTCTGCAATTCCTTATAATCAAGATTTTCAAAAATATCACTAAAATTATTAAGATTGTTAAAATTAATAGCATCTCTCAACATCTCAACAAATTCGTCATAATCCTTTTTACAAAAACCTAAAATAAATTCAGAAAACAAAGGATACAACAAATCATAAGAAGTATAAGTACACAAAGATTTTTCAGAAACATCTACCATTGCATACTGTCCAAGCAATACATCAAAGAACAGATGTCTCTTCATAATAACACTCTTAAGGGAAGCGTCCTCAACATCTTCATTTTCAATGGTAAAAACTAAAATCATAATGAGTTTCATTTTATCAAGAATAGGAAGATAACTTCTAATTGTCATATTATCTCCAAGTTGAGAAAATTCTTCAGGTGTAATTTCGCCATTTAAAAACTTTTTTGTTTGTCTAATAAGCTCTGCAACAGTAATTTTCTCAACTTTTTCTTTGTTTTTCTGTTCATTTTTGGTCAAATCGACCTGTTTTTCATCAGATAAAAGTTTGTTTTCATCTGCCATTTTTATTCTCTCCTTTTAATCCTTTTATTCATCCATGTCAATTCCAAACAGTTCACCAATCTCTTCAAGACTGGTATCTTTTCTATAAGAATCTGTAGTGGAAATATCGGAATGATTTACTAATAATTTAATTTTATCAAGAGGTACTTTACCTAAATTCTATTCCCTGCATAAATAATGCGTTCCATCCGATAAATTCTGGATGAAGCTATGGCGAAACGTATGAACGTTGAGATTTGAAGGCTTACCAGTAATTTCCTCAACTATTGGTCTTAAAGAAATAATCCAATCATAAAGTACCTCCGCCCTCGCAGGGAAACCACCCTCTGTAATAAACAGTTCTTTTACATCATCTTCTCCGCGCTCTTCTAAATATTTCTTGACGCATTTCTTAGTTAAAGAATGATAAACTGCCCTATAAATTTTGCCACGCTTTCCAATCAGTTTGTTAGTAAGATTTTTGCTTTCATCGTAAAAACTTTCTTTTTCAACTTGCGCAATTTCATTTTTACGAGAACCACAATCGTAAAGTAAAGCAACTAATGTAGCTTTCTTGTAATCTTTCTTTTCCATTAACTTATCAACAAGTTCTAAAATAACACTATCATCTAAAAAAACAATATCTCTTACATGTTCCTTGGGAAGACCTTTTACTTTAGCTGCTAAATTATTATCATAATCATAATCATCATCTTCTTCAACATATGTAAGCATTGAACGACAACATGACATCAATCTATTAGTACGAGCATTAGATACCCCTAAAGTATCACTTAACCACAAACTTAAATTACGAAAATCTTTCTTTCTTAATTCTGTGAGGGGTCTATTACCACAATTATCTAATACAAACAAAAGAATAATTCTGCAATCATTTTTATACTATTTCAAAGTAGAATCTTTCATTTTTCTCGCTTTGTATTCAAGAAGAAAATCTTCCATAATGGTTTTATTTTCCTAATTTACTTGTTTCCACTTTTCTTCATCAAAAATTTTATTATACATTATTTAATTTCCTCCTTTCTAATATCTTCAAGCATTTTCTTTATATTATAAGTATAATGAGTTCTCTTTATTTTTTGTTCAATTATAATTGCTCCATATTGAATACAATCTAATTTATTAATGGATTGTTTATCATTTTCACATAAAAATTTACTAAAATTCTATATAGATAACCAGTAAGTTACATTATTTGAAATGTCTTCATCATCTCTAAAATTAAATAAAAAACCAGCAAATACCCCCTCCTATTGAGCAAATTTCACCAGACTGTTAATCTAATGAGCTTTAATCATCTTAGAAGCTTTATCTTTTATATCTCTCTGTATAGTCAAAGATTTATAACAAGTGCTTTTACACTCAATAGCAAATAAATTGGGAAGTTCGTATACCAAAAAATCACAGGGGTTCTCAGGTTGAAACCTTGAAGTTTTTTCATGCTGCCAAGATAAAGAAGTATCATGTAACCTTAACACAAACAGCTCATCATTCTTAGCCGCTTCTTGAAAATCCTTTTCAAAAGCTTTTCCTTTATTCATCTTTCACCTCTTTTAACCTTTTTGGAATGGGAAAAAAAGAGATAGCCCAACCTTACTCAGTTAAGCTATCTCCTTTCCCATGAACGTTGATTATCCAGTTCAATCATTCAAAACTTTTTTAAACCACAAACTTTAAGTAAGGGCAATTAATTCCAACCGTCATAGTAGTCATTATCTTCATAATGCTTCTTTTTCTTTTTACGGTTTTCATATCTATTTCTGTTTCGAGTCTTTTCGTAATCCTCTTCGAATTCAAAAATCTCTTCTTCTTTTTTCTTCTTCACTATCTATTTTTTCTTAGACGGCTTTCTCTCCTCAGATTCATCATCTCTGTACTAATCAAAAGCCTAATTTTTATTTTTCTTACCCATAAATTCTCTCTTATTTTTAGTTAAACATAATAGAACTTAATATCACTAAGTCCTTTATCATAATCAAAAACAAAAGCAATGCATCCAGCATCAGCCATAGTATATCCACTCTTTGTAGTCCAATTATCCATCTTTGTCATGGCGGAAAGAATGAAAATAGAAACACCATAATTTTCTCTTAAAGCCCAATCATTGTGATGTAAATGACCACACAACCAATAATGATAAGATGTCTGCCCCCAATCTTCTTTAGCTTCGGTCTGCATCAAACCATTAATACGGTCTTTTTCATCACTACCATGAGTCAAACCAAGAAGAGTCTTGCCAACTCTAATATATTTTCTTGGGAAAGGACTTGCATCAACTTTAATTTCTTCTACATTTTTATAATACGCTTCAATTATCTGCATTAACGCAAATTCTTCAAATCGAGAGTGATTCCGAGAAACAAATACAACTTCTACTTGCGCCACTCTACTAAGCATATCTATAACTTCAATCAAAGCTTCTGTGCCTTTTTTGAAGATAGTATTAAAAGTTCCTTCGTTATCCTGCATGTGAGATTGACTTGTTGTGTAACCAGTAAAGCTACTGTTAAGATAATCGTTACCAACCATATAAATAATCTTTCCCACATTATTCCAATGAACAGAATCAATCATCTTCTTAGTGGTAGAAAGCATATTCTATCTTGCAATTTCCATATTATACTCAACTCCTGTTTCATAAGGCTGAGAAATTCTACCAAAATGTACATCAAGATGACTGAAGAAAACTACATTAGGTTTGTTGCTAATATCTCCTCTAATATGTTCTGTCTTACGAGGAGATTTAAAACCTTCGAAATATTTTCTTAGCTCTTCTAAATCCAAGCCACAATCGGTAGGCTTTACAGTAATACGAGAAGAATAAAGATTCTTCAAACCACCTTTGCCATCACCTTGTTGCCAAATACTATTCTTAGCATTAAGCAATTCAAACTGAACGGGATTATAACCATGTGCTTTTAAAAGAGCAGTTTTATCCGTAAGCTCATCTTCTGACAAAGCTACGAATTTCTCACTCGTTCTCACACCGTTCCTATCTAAAGTAGTAGTATTCTTAGTAGGAATATTTTTATTAACAGGTTCGTTAACCCATCCTGAAGCATTAAATTCAGAATAAAGCAGCGCACCTCTACGAATTGTATCAATAGTCAGAGAAGGCAAACCGTACTTTTTACGAATATCGTTTGCATTACTCCAAGTCGCGTCACCATTTGAAATATCCATCATTAATTGACGCATTTCACGAAGATAACCTTCGGGTACTTTATCTGTAACTAAAGCCATTTTTATTCTCCTACAATCTGAGTAATGTCAGTAATGATTTCATCAGTGATTCCATACTTAATCTGGTCATCAATGTAAATATACCATTCTTTCTTCATCTGCTTATTTAAGAAAGCTTTTCCAATTTTGGTATGTTCAAGCACATTTTCTTTAAGCATATCCATTAATCTCTTATAATTTTCTGTTTGCGCCAACACAGCATCATACCGACCAACGCTACCTCCCTGACCAGCATGAATAAGAACAGTAGATTTTGGCATTGCAAAACGCTTATGTCCATTCAGATAAATTAATGCTGCTGCACTCATACAAGCATTTAAATTATAAGTATAAATAGGAGTTTTAGAAATCTTCATTACATCCAGCAAAGCAAAGCAAGAATCCAAAGTTCCTCCATAAGACTAAAGCATTATTTTACAAATTTTACGGTTTTCTACGGGAATGTTATTTTTTTCATCTTCTCTATTATACTGAATAATTTGTCTAATTTCATTAAACAAATCATCATCAATGTCTTTATCAATCCAAATAACTCTTTCTTTTCTGTCTAAATAATATTGCAGAAGAGAGGGAGTTGGAAGCTAAAGATTACCTTCTGGTTCAATATCAATAAGTTCAACTAAATTTGACAAACTATCGTTCTTGCACTTGTCAGTACTCATTTTAAAACACCTTTTTTAACCTTTAAATTTTTATTCATTAAAATCTATTTGTCTAAATCGGGAACATCTTCAAGACGTTTCCAAGTATAACCAAAAATTTCTTCATTGCTATTTTGTTTTAAAGCATCTATAATTTTTTCTGCATCTTTATCTGAAAAAGTTGGTCTTATGCCGTTATAAACCTTGTCTGGCTTACCATTTTTATAAGCAACAGCAATGATACTTTTCCCAAAAGATGAAATATAATGACCAAATATTTTTTCTGTTTCAGTGAAAGATGGTGGTTCTGGATTTTTTGAAATTTTATATTTTTTATCAACCAAACAACCATGATTTGCCGCTGATACAATAGTCTAACTTTTCTATCCAATTAATTTTCCAGCGTCAGAAGAACTAAAATAACTTCCAATTAAATTACCATATAAATCAAAAATAAAATAACGAGGCTTATTCACACCAAACGGAATACCCTCTTTTCTTAAAAGATTTTTTAGCACGCTAATTCCACAATTAATTTCTCTGCTGATTTGTTCAGCGGGCATTCCCAAATTATATAAATTCATTATATCATTCCAATGCTCTCGCTTTAACTTATCAGTTTTATCATTACTTCTTACAGGAAAATTATAACCGGTTAATAATTCTTTATACTCTCTTTTCTAATATATATCTTTAACAGTAGTATATTTTACTCCAGTTTCATCTGAAATTTCTCTTAAATTCAACTCAGAATTCAAAAGTAAATCAACAACTTTGTAAAACTGCTACGGAGATATTGCTCGTTCTCCATTAAGGAGTTTTTCAGTAACATTAATAGAAGGATTTGTCGCTAAATTGCTTTCATTATACCCCTTTTTATTATTACTAGTATCATATAAATTTATATAATACTGTTCTCTTTTACGAAGACAATCTAAATTTTCTTTTTTATCAAATTTATCATTTGGTTCATAAATTTCTTTTAATTCAAAAACAAAACTATCTTGCCCATATTTTAACCATGCCGCAGATAGATGCTTATTTATATGATTCTAATAAATTAAATCACTACAATGGTTTTTCCATCTTCTAACTATATCATTGGAGGAACCTACATAAATCTTATTATTTTGCATATTTCTAATAAAATATACTCCCCATATAATAGGTTTTCTATTACCTGTCTTTTTAGAATAAAATAGAGTTTCCCCATCTCTAATCTACGCACAAGTTAACTTTGTTTCAGTATTAAATTCTTGTATTCCCATAACTAAAACCCCCAAGTCTTAATTAAAAATGAAAAAGATGATAATTGTTTTGTTGGGGCAAAACAAAAGGTAGCTACTCCCTGTCTCACCTTTTTCATTGCATAAAACGCTAAAGCTAAACTCTAACGTCTTAAGGAACTCCTTGTACACATGGTACATGAGATATATGGCTCAGACCCGTTTTACGAACCCGTAAATTTGGTCTTCTTTAAGTCCTTATCCTGTGCTCATGGACACCACATTAAAAAGCTGCAAGACTATGCCTCGTAGCTGGTCTAAATATACAACATGGTATATAAGATGATAAGGTTTATGCCGACACCTTAAAACGCCTTTCTCTTCCGTTTGAAACCACGCATGAAAGTATGTTGGTCGGACAGTTTTAATTGCTACCCTGTGGAAACCTGACAACCCTAATAAGCCTCCATTGCATCACTGGATGGTAGCCCAATATACAACTTCTCTGGCAACCCTGACCTCTTGTGTCAATAGGTTTATTTAAAAAGCTTTGTGAAGCTTTTTATACAATTATTTAATTACAATAAAATTTCTGTTGATTTATTAGCTACAACAACTTTGTCTGTTCTATTTCTTTTACTAATAAGCTCCGATAAAGTTTTACTCAGTTCAACTCTATCTTTCATATTACCATGTTGAAGGACAACTTTACCATAACCGCTAGTTCCAAGACCACCGCTGTAATAATCGCAAAGCTCATCTCTTTGCATGTGACTTGAAAAACTATTTAAGTTAATTACTCTACAACGACTCAGGATTTGTTTTCCATTAATGGCAACGGTCTTAGTCTTCTTTTGTTTAATTTTCCAAGCCAAAGACCCTTCAACAGAATACCCAATAAATGCAATTCCATTCTTAGCACTTGGAAGGAGCTTTTCAGCAATACCTACAGCAAAACCAGCGTTAAGCATTCCTGCACTAGAAATAAAAATTGCTGGGTCAGGCTTTACTAAAATTTGCTCAATCTCTTCATAATTATTGATAAATTTAACCTTATCCCATGAAGAAGCTTCAATCCATCTCTTAAGTTGCTCACCCTCTAAAATTTCATTAAAAATTTTATTAATTTTACAAGTTAAAGGAGAGCCAACATAAACAGGAATATTAAAATTCTCGTCATCTTTAAACATTTCGTAAAGAATGGTTAAAATTACTTGACTTCTCATTAAAGAGAAAGAAGGAAAAAGTAACTTTCCTTTTCCATCAATACAAACATCATACACAAAAGTTTTAATCTTTTCTAAATCTTTTTCTCTATCTTTTGCTTTAGCACTTTTTTCTTTGCTGGCATAAGTAGATTCACCCACTAACAAATTTGCATTTTGAATAGGTTCAAACTTATTTGCATAATAAGTTTCGGTTCTAATATTACCTAAATCACCAGTAAACGCTATTTTACGGGTAACACTACCATTTTTGATATATAGAATCAATTGAGCAGCACCAACAATATGTCCAGAAGGAATAAACTCAAATGTTACATCATCGTCTAATTTAATTCTTTCCTTAAAAGGATATTCTTCAATATGAGTAAGCATATCTTTTACATCAGATTCTTCATAAATTGGAGAATATTCCCTTTTAAGTTTTCGAGACAAATCTTCAACATCTCTTAACATAATCTTAGCACTATCTAATTGCAACTCTCGAATTAAATCTTTATTACCATCAGGCACAATAATTTTTCCATCAAATCCTCTTTTGGTTAAAAGGCTTAAACGACCTGAATGGTCAACATGCGAATGGGTCACAAATACATAATCTACATTTTTCTCTTTAAATGTAAATCTTGCACTATTAGCCTGATATTCTTTCAAAAGACTTTGATTACCTTGTACCAATCCACAATCGACAAGAATTGTTCGTTCTGGCTTTCCCCATGTAATAACAGTACAAGAACCTGTTACATCTTCTGCCGCTCCAGAATTTTTAAAACTTACTCTAATCTTGTCTTTGCTTTTACTCATAATTAACCCCCTACTTTATTATAGGAACTTATATTTTTTAATTATTGCCTTCAATAATTAACAATTAATATAAGTATATACAACTCATGTTGTAGATTCGCCTTCACTTCCTCCATTTAATATTTTTCATATTTAATATACCAAATGTTTGAATTTTTGTCAAGGACTTTGAGAAAAATCTTTACCGAATAAAATCTTCATCAAAAAGATACTTTTCAAAATCCTTGATTTTAAAGGGAAAAACACACCTGTTTCACCAAATAAAATTCACTTTTTATTCTCTTTCGCGTCTAAAAAGAGGATGGGATTAACCCCATCCTCAGTTTATTTGTCATTACTTACTCTTCGGTAAATCTTTGTACCAAGAAGGTAATTCAAATTCAACAGTCTCACCAATAGAGTATTTACCAAAATTATTCATCGTGAGACCTTTCCCATTTTCAAGAATTACCCAAGCAGAAGTCTTCCACTTACTATGTACAATCCCTCTTGCCCAACCTTCTTTTAATTTTGACTTTTCGGCAATAGGCTTAACTTCTTCTTCAGCGACACTTTCTAACTCCTGCTTAACAGACTCAACAATTTCTTCTTTTACAATTCCCTTGTTGTGCTTGTTTTTGTCATACTTCTTATATTGAATCTGCTTCTCCTTGTTTTCTTTCTTAGGAGAAACTTCAATATCAAAAGCGCTGTTCATTTCATCCATTTCTTAATCTCCTCTCACAGCTCGTCATGGCAGGAGAATTTTCCCATGCACACTTCTAATGACAATATTTTTGATAAGGACAGAGCCGATGAGGTTCTTTCCCATCGACTCTGCACGTTATTCTTCCACCATTTTCCTGCTGTGCATTACTGCAAAGCATTTATTTTAATCTCCTGTTCGTTAATTAAATTAAGCAACAGTAATATTCATAGTGTCGGAAAGCTTATCATTAGGGACAAACTTAACAGTAACGACACTAGTATCCACAACGGTAACGACACCATTAGCATAAGTGCTAGCACCAGTGGTAACAGCAACCGTATACTGGTCAGGATTCAACTTAATAGGAGCACCATCAACAGGGCAAGCATAGACGTTAAGTTCAATCTTATCGCCAGCCTTTGCGGTCTGGTTTTTATCCTCAATAACAATGCTAGCGAACATGTCAGCGGCGGTCTTGTTTTCAAGAACCTGAACGATTTCAGCATAAACGCCGTCGCCGTCGCAGCCAGCACAACCAGAAGCAAGAGCAGAACCTTCAATAGAAGTGTTAGAAACACCAGAAGCGCTCATGCTGAGTTCTTGAGAACCGTTGAGCATGAAACGAGGAACCTTAATGATAACCTTACCAGCGAGGGTAGAGGTCTCAACATCACAAGAACCACCGTTGTAAAGATTAGCCTCAAGAATGCAAGTCAGAGTCTTAGGAATGAAGTTAGCGCTAATGGTAATCTTAGAAGCAATATCATTATGATACATATAACGAACACAAACTTCGGCATCCTTCATTGCCTCACCAAGAGAAACTTCATTTACACCATCGCCAGCAACAGCATAACGCTGATAGCCTTCGTCGGTGCCAGACTTCTTAATATAAGCATAAACATTAGTATTACCAACCATAGGAACAGCCTTATAAGACAAAGTAACCTTACCAGTAGCATCAGCAGTGAGCTTCTCGTCTTTCATAGCGTCACCACCGAGTTCAACCTCAGAACCAGTATTCATGGCAAGATACTCAAGAGAGAACATGGCATCGGTCAGCTTGAGGTCAAAAGTAGAAGTATGCGCATAACGACCGTAAAGTTTATTCCGCATTCCGGCACGCAGGTCCTCAAAGCTGATTCCTATAGTAATGCTGGAATCAATCAGAGTATTTGCAGTAGCAACAAGGCGCTCGCCATCGAGAAGAGTGGCGCGGCCTACACCAGCTAAAAATAACATAATATATATCCTCCTTATTTATTTTAATCATTTTTTTTTGATTTAAATCAGTTGGAGAAATTAATCCCCATTATGTAACAGAAGCAAACTTCTTTTGGAAATCATTCATTGTCATAATTTCCTTAGACATATCCTTCTTGTTATCAGTAAATATCCAATGGTGAATGTCTCCATCCTTAAACTAAACCATCCGAGACATAGCACCCTAAATCTAAGCGTAATAATACCCCTTAGCATCAATGGTTTTTAGCATTAAAGAAAGTTTTCTCAAACTTACTTGTTCTTTTAACATCTCCATAGTGTATGGAGAACTAATGGATATACAGACAAGCTATTTTTCCAAACTTGGAGATGTGTAATTCTTGTTCTGCATCCTCGCCTTTAATTCCATTTCTTCTCTTAAATTGGGGTCGATATACCTATCTCCATCGTAATCCAAAATATTTTGGTGTGTAATAATAGCTATAAATTCATCAAGTTCTTTTGGTTCTAAAACTATATCGTATATATATAATTTTTTCACGCCATTAGCACCCGTTTGAATTCCATAGATATCTCTCATTTTGTTTTTACATTCTGGACATATAGCATAATTATTAATAAACTCAAGAGCTTTAACTTTCTTTTCAGTTTCGCTTAAATTATCAGGTAATGTTTCTTGGAATTTAGCATATTCTTTGATAACTTCAAACTAAGTTCGTTTGAATCCACAATGAGGACAAAACAAACCATTTTTTTCATGGAGCACAAGTTCGAACATATTAATTACCTAAGAAGTAACCATAGGTCCATATTCTTGGTTTTCCATATTCTATATTAAATATGCCATATAAGACATACCAATACCTTCAGGATTAGCCACTTTTTTAGTAGTTTCTATTCCATTTTCATCTACAACTTTTATTTCTTTAATATTTTTATCTTGAGTAAAACAAGATAAATTAGCATAAAAATTATAGTAATCTTTCGTTAAAACTGGATAAATTAACAAGCCTTTAAATGGCACTGGTAAATCCAGACCGAAATAGGCTTGTTCGTACATTTCCATTTTAGCTTGTAACTCTTTAGATATTGCCAATTAAGACACCCCACTCATATAGCATCCTAATACAACTTTAATTCCTTCAAAATTTCTGTTGTTCCAAATTCCATATTGAGCCTATTGGAATCTACTCATCATTGTTGAAAACTCTAAATTGCCAACACCCTATACATGAGCGCCATTGAGCAAAAACAAAACAGCTTTTAACAAAGTAGAAACACGACTTTTTCCAGTAATAGGAATTTCAACCCCATCAACTGTATCAACAGGATAAGTTTTATCATCATCACTTGGATTGATATTAATACATTTATTATGTGTAATTATATCAATTCCAAAATTAACAACAGCTTTGTATCTATCTGTAGGAATAATTTGGTCGATATAAATTTTTAATAATGTACTTTCAACCGTCCAAGCATCTTCAAAATGAGGACTTCTAAAAATACGTTTGTCGGTTTGTGTTATATCATCAGAACATATCAAAGAAGTAATCTATTGATATGTAGGCAATTCTCTATTAAGAGCATCTGCATCATTATAATACAAAAGTTTCCAAATAATATGAGTTTGTTCCAATTCTTCGGGGGTTTTTTTATTAGGAGATAACAAATAATAAATTATTCTATCTTCTACTCCATCTAAGTTAACAAACCTATTAAAAGCTGAAGGTGCGTAACTAGAATCAATCATTAATAAAAACCTCCTAACTTAAAGCTAAAAATTTCACTAATGGTAACTCCCGCTATATCTGGGTCAGCACATATAGCAATTACATCCAATGTTCCTCTATTACAGGTTTTTAGATTTTTAATAACAAAAGTATTGTCACCAGTTTGTTTAAACTCATAATATTTGCTCCAGTTTTCCTCTTTTATACCATTTAACACAACTTTATACTCAAATTGAGTAGGAAGCGTACCACCTTTGAAACTTAATTCAGTTTCATATTCTTGACTATTGCCAAGAATTATTTTATAATCATCACAATTTTTAAGAGTAATATGGTACTCCTCATCATGAAGGTCTTCCTTTTTTGGAATAAAATACAATGGCGCATTATTAGCAACACGAGTAATCGCATTGTCTTCTGCACTCCACATGTCTTTATCCAAAGCCAAGACTACGAAAGGTATGTCTTCCAACCCTGTAAAACCACTTTTTGCAAAAGTTTTTGTAGATGTACTCTTTATAACAGCTTTAACTTTATATATAGCATTATTTTCTATATCCTGCTAATTTGTTCCACCAAGAATAACTCGGCTATTAATCTTAACAGCGTTAGAGAAATAATTTAATTGCATCGTAACATACCACTCAGCTTGAGGTATTACCAAAGTTTTGTTATAATACTGGTTCATATATTTCAATTCATTTTCCAGCACAATAGGCTCGTACCTTATCTCAGTAGCATCGGTTTGATTGTTTGTCGGAGACCCGAGTAGCGCAATATTCGCATTGCATCTACGCACAACACAAGAGTTCCGTGGATTTATAGGAGCTTTATTAATAGCAATCCAGACACTAGTATCATAATGTTTTTCTTCTTCTGACATCTCTTTCATATCAGGAAACGCCAAAGAAAAACGATACCTTTTTCCCAGTGGATTTGGATATTTTAAATCTCTAAAAGAAATCTCAGCCCAATCTGTTCCCAAATCCTCTCCACGCTCACCTTTTACATTCCTTATAACTACGCTATCTAAGGCTGTATATTCAGGCATCTTTGTTGTATATTCTATTTGTCGGTCTCTTTCTTCTTCTATATCAACTACATTATATCTATACTCCCAATCCTAATTGCGTTTATGTTGCAGATTTTGAATGTAATAATTATCTCCAACCATGTTATGCTTTAAACGAGCTTTGAGCATGATACTGCTATCAACAATATCGGTAGTATTTAAAATCGCCATTTTAATCCATAATCTCCTTAACCTTCGTTTTTGTATTTCTTTAATAAATACTCTGCATAATTGATTGATTCAAATATTAACTTCTTAATCTGTCCTTTATCTAATTGATTCGTTAAAATAGCATTGATATTAATTATAATACTTACTAATTCACCATCAAAAAGAATATTACTTGACGAAACATACATCATTATTCCACCACAATACACACGGTAATTATAAGTGGAATCGGGTTCTTGAGATTTGTCATATACATAAAGAACTTTCTTCAATTTTGAAACTATTTCTTCTAAGCATATAATTTTCTCATTAATAGATAAAACTACTTTGAAGTTCTTTTCGTCTTTATCCATCTTTACCCCCTTCCTATAAACTTACTACCACCCATAAAACGGATTTGCCACGCAAGTCTATTTTGATAATTGTATATTTCTGAATCAAGTTGGTCTACCCATTCGTTTTTTGCTTTTAAGATACGGTCATTAGACATAATCTTGAAATCGCTGTCTTGCATTAAATTGCGAATATCTAATAACAAATTGCGCTCTTCTTCTCCCCATGCTTTTACAAGCAAACGAGCAAGAATATCTTTAACATAACCTACCACTAAACTTGTACCATTTACATTTTTATTAGTTAAGCCTTCAAAATTGTCAGTAAATTCACCAACATAATATTGCTCAACTGCATATTGCTTGCCTTCAGGTAACACATCAGGGAATTCTACAGTGTGAGCTTCTTTATCAATCGAGCCTTGCACCAATAATTCTCCCTCAATATAATTATATACTGAATTATCCTGAATCTCAAACTCAGGGTCAAGTTCGAATTTATTATTCTTACCATCCCCTTCAAAAACTTGCATGATACCTTTTGGTTCTTTATATTGAGATAAACGTAAAGAAACGCTTAGAGGATTGTTAAACATAGATATTGCATTTTGCAAATAGGTGTACATTATCTTATTAAATTGCAAAGGATTAGTCTCATACGCTGTCGTAATCCTTGGGTCATCAAATAAGGCTATTGCTTTTCGATAGACATCACTAAACAAAATGCCCATTTAAACCCTCCTTATTTGTTTAATGTCTTATTGAATCAAAATTCATTTGAGCCAACAGATTGTCAAAAACACCCTTGTTAGAAATTCTGTTCAGAAGCTCAACTTTACTTCTAACACGATATTTAGCATCATTTTCATAGCACTTTCCAAGCCAATAAGAACAAATAAAGTCTTTATCAGCTTCAGTCAAAGAATTCATGTAATCCTCAAGTTCACGCTCACTCTTCTTGTAAATATTTACGAGGTCTCCCTTCGTAACAACAGCATGACCCTCTCTCTTTAAACAGGAAACATTATAGCGTTCCGCAACATCAGCGAATTCGGGAGCCAAAAGAATAATTTCTTTATCGAACCACTTACGATATTTGGAAACACATTCCTCAAACTGTTGCCAACTAAGAACACGCTGTTCTCCGAGAGTATGGAAATTAATAGTCAAACCAGTAAGCTGAATAGCAGTTGAAAGACCACCAAGCAATTCACGATTATGAACAATAACAATTTCCTTGTCACTCTTTCTATTACCAAGAATTTCCAGAAGTCTTTCTGTTGTATTAGAAGTATTATCCTGTACTTCTTTTGCCTTAAAAGAACTTTCTGTGTCGCCCTCTTTATTATCCAAAGTAGATTCTTTGATTGCTTCTGCCAACTTTTCATTCTTTGCTTTCTCTTCCTTGAGTTCACTACTCAAAGATTCAATCGTAGACTGGAACTTTGCCATCATAGCTTGAATATCTTCTAACGAGATAGAAGACTGAGTAGCAGGAGACTCCTTAACAGAAGTCTCCGCATTCTCAGCAATTTGTTCCTTATTAGTTTCGTTTACAACTTCTTCTGTATTTTTAATAGTTTTCTTATTTACAGCCATTTTTTACAATCTCCTTTTAAACCTTTTAAACATATCTGGAGCAACCAGAATTTACGAAATTAACTAATTATTATAATTAATTACTTATAATTAGATTATAATTTGATATTAGTTAAGAGTAATAGCACCAATCTTGCTACCTACAATAGCGTCCATACCCATACGCATGTCAACGGTGAAACCGTAAGTATGGTCAGCAGCAAACAAGGGGTCCTTCTCAACAGAAACGGTATTACCTTCCATGACAACCTTGATAGGCTTATTCATACCAAGAGGAAGCATGTAAATAATATCATCAGGAAGAACGACTTCAGGCTCACCATTGATGGTGTTAGGAACAAGAGCGTTACCCAGTTCAATCATAGGAACATTCTTGTAATCAGGCAGGAAGCCATCTCTAACAATAGCGCTATCCTCACCATAACGGAAACCCTTTGCACTGTCAGGAAGGACAGAAGCGAGAGCAATAGAAGTACCAAGAGCATAAACATCAGCACCGCCATTAGCAAGTTTTACCAAACGTGCAACTTTGAGCCAGTTTTCATCAGTAAGACCGTTAGCCATATAGCCAGCGATACCATCCTGATTGTTAGTGGCAACGTCAGTGTTATTGGTAATAATAGAAGCCATTACCTTAGCAAGACGAGCCTGAATATAAGCGGCAAAAGAAGCACCAATCTTCTGGAGAAGCTTACCCCAGTCCTGACGGCCAGCAGCCACATGATACCAGTCAACATAGAGAGAAATCTGCTCTCTCTTAGCAGAAATAGTATACTCAGTGTTAGAAGCAGTCTGAACACCACCACGAGCAATGCCTTCAGCAAGGCTATTCACAATGAAGAGCTCATTGCTATCGACTTCATACTTAGCAACATCACCGAAACCAACCTGAGTGACATCATAAAGCTGTTCATAACCAGACGCAGCAACAGTAGGAACAACAGGAGTGATAGCACCAGCAAGAATGGTATCAAAAGTCTCAAGGAAGTTACTCTTCTTGTAGACCATAGGATTCTTAATCATATCGAGACCGCTCCACTTCATGCCAGCGTTCTCAACACAATACTTCATAAACTCTTGGTTAAAGGTCTTATTAGCTTCAATATACTCAGGGGTGTTGTTCTTACCCTCAATGGACTTCTGAGCCAAAGAATAGCAAGTTTCAACGAGACCATCAGCGACATCTTCGTTGAATTTGTTATAACTAAAAATTTGTTTCATAATAACAAAATCCTCCTTAATTAATTTATAAAAATCATAAAGTAAATATCAATATTTTTTAAACTATTCAAGTTATTCAAGAACAATTATTCAAGAACAATTTAAAATTACTCGTGGACAACGGTGCAATAGAACTTCTTACCCTCGTTCTTGACACCGATAATCTTATCCTTGCCAAACTCGACCTTAACACAGAGCTTGTCAGCAGCAGCAACAGCAGCAGGAGTCCACTGACCATCAGAACCAGCAACAGCGAACTGACCAGCCGTAGGAGCAGACTCAAAGTTATCTTCACCGAGATAGAACTCGTCACCAAGCTTGGGGCAACGAACGCGAGTATGAGCACCAGCAGGGCAAGGAAGACCGCAAGTCTTAACACCCTCACTGTAGACAACGCCCATGATTTCTCCCTTAGAAACGCCAACATAGTCAACGATACCGATACGACCAGTACCAGCGTAAGGCTTAATCTCACGAGTATTCATATCCTTCAGACCCTTATAAACCTCATGGTCGATAAGGTCGCCAATTTCAACCAAAGAACCATCAGCGAGTTCCTTGTCTTTGCAAACGCCAGAAACCAGATAGCTTTTAACATCTTCAGAAGCCATCAAAATCTTCTCAATAAATTTCATAATAAAGTTATCCTCCTTTTTTAATTAAATCTTATTAAGATTTTTCATTGCATTTTTAAGGTTATTTGCGCTGTCGTTCACTTCAGTAACAACAGGTTTATCCTTAACGATATCAGCAGAGAACTCTTTCTCCTTAGCTTTTCTACTAAGTTTCTTCTGAGCATAAAGAGCATCTGCAATTTTATGGTCAACAGCCTCATTAAGTTCCTCATCGGAAGCATAAGTACTGTTATCACAATTTTCTTTCATAAATGCCTTAATATTAGTAGCATTTTCCTCAGTCAAATCTTCTTCAGAATCAACTAAAGAGCAAGCCAAAGCATAAAGTTCGGCATTTTTCTTTGCGTTAAACTGAGCATTAAGAGCGTTATACTTTTCAGTCAGTTCAGCGAAAGAGGTATTAAGAGTATTGAATCTCTCATAAAGTTCATCAGCAGTAAGTTGTTCATCACCGACAGCATAGTGGGTATCCTGAATAACATTACTTTCACCAGAAGGTTGGCCGACTAAAATACTGCCATCATCATGTTCTTTGAGGATATCAGTATCAACTTTAGGAGAACCAAGCTCTTCACCTTCAATCTGTCCATGGTCAGCATGAGATTCATCGACAGTTACATCAGTAGCGGCAAACTAAGCGGGGTCTTCGCAATTTTCGATTTTCTTTTCACCATCGTTATCCTCAGCCTCGGTTTCCTTTTTGCCATCATCATCGTCGTTATCATCATTATCATCATCATGGTCGTGGTCATCATCATTTTTGTCATCTTCAGACTCATTCTCTTTATGACCGTCATCCTTATTACCATCATCATCTTCATGCGCACAAGTGCAAGGGTTGTTACCGCAGACTTCGCACTTGCCGTCTTCAGATTCACATTCCTTGGATTCAGTCTCTTTACCACTCTCATCTTCAGGATTTTCATCCTTAGAGAGTACAATCTTTTCTTTAGCGTCCATATCAACATTAGCGACATTTTCTTCGTTGATGCTATAAGTAGCTTTAAAATTTTCATCATCAAGGCTAAAGCAAACAACATTGTCGTTAATTTCCGTGACACTGTAATGAGAAGCATTCTCATCAAGACCGCTATTCAGAAAAGATTCGAGAAGTTGTCTTTTCTCTTCATAGGTCATTGTTTTTGGTTCCTCCCCTCTTTGTTCATTATCCATCGTGATTTCGTCCACTTTTTCATTAACAATTCCGTTATCAGGAATAATGGAATCGAAATCCTCATTTTTATTATCTGTATCAGAGCCAGAATTTTTATCTTTATTGTTATTATCTTCCAACTCTTTATAAGCGAAAGATAAGCATTTTTCCTGTTTCTGATAAACAGCGTCATTAATTTTATCAAGAATGGTTAAATGTGCATTAGGGATAGCTTCAGTAACAGCAGAACCAAGAATAGTAAATCCATCAAAAATGAATCTATCTATTACTTCGACTTTATTTTCATCTATATGACTTTCAAGGACTTCTATTTCTACAGAAATTTTCTTTTTAGTATCCTTAAGCAATCTTTTAACTTGTTTATAAGCATATTTAGCCCAAAGAACGCAAGTAAAATGTACCCAAGTTTGACCGTCATGTTCGACAATTTCAACCAAATCTTCGCCACGAATTACGCCAAGTGGGACTTCACATTTACCATTAGTAAAGTCAAAGTAATCTTGTTGTAACTCATTATCCCATCTATATTCCATTTCATGAGCTTTAAAGTCATCATGAGTAGTATCAAAAGCACCAAGAGCGGGTTTATTATAAAAGGTAGGTTTAGCGTCTTGCATAGCAGACACAGGGAAATAGCTATTATTTCTATTAGGGTAGACATCAGAAATCGCGTAAACGTCGATAGCAATAAAGTCATTTTTTAACACATTCTTAATTTTCAAACTTTGCGGAGAAAGTTCAAATTTCAGAACTTTTTTATCCAATATTTTTCTTCCTCCTTTCTCCTTATGATGTAAATGACAATGGCACAGAAGTCATAGCCATTACTTTGTTATTCCAAGCCTCGTTCTTCCGAACGTAGCAATTAGGAACAAGGTTAACTATATTAATATAGTCCAATATATCATCTGATGGCTCAAACCATTCTCCATTATTTCTAATTTTATATTGCTAAAATTTAGAATGAAGGTTTTCCTCATCAGCCATAGTGCCTTTCATATATCCTAAGATATATAATTGCTTATCACTGCCAGTATTTAATTGTTTTAGTCTTTTCTGAACTGAATTTTTAGTATATCCTATTTTAATATTTTCCCCATTTGTTATAAAATAAACATAGCCCATTATATAGTTACCTATATATATTTCAGATTTTTGTAAATCCTTCAAAATTAGCGTCAAACAACTCTGGTGAAGTACTGTACAGTCTAGCTTTTTGTCTCCAAGTATCACACTGATGGAGCAAAGAACCAGCTACTTCAGCCATATTTTCCAGAACAATTACAAAAACCTTACATGACTTGTTGTAATCTAAAAATTCAATAACATCAAGAATCTTCTTTTTAAGTCTTTCCATTTCTGTGTAGGCATCATTAAACAGCAATTCGATATTATCATAAATATCCACATTAGCCTCAAGAGATTTACGAATAGGACGAACGCCTTCTTGAACCATTATTTCGCTTAACTTGTCAGCAAAAGTATCGCTTGGAAAAACGTGCGCGAACTTATGATGAAAAATTTCGCTAGCCTATGGGCAGTTCAATTCGCAATCAAGAGAATAAGCCATATTATCTGCAATAGAATTCATCTAAAAGAAGCTTCTCAACAAATCATTTAAAGCTTCGACAATCTCTGGCGTATAGTTATTACTTACCATATTATTGTCCTCTCACTTTCCTTTTTATAGTTTCTCCATAATTCCTTTGACATCTTTTTTAATATCCTGAATATCAGATTTATTTTCCTCTATTTTCTGGAAAACAATTCCCATATTCTTTTCCAACTCGTAGGTACGAGTAATTAGATTATTGTGAGCATCTACTTTTCGTTGCAACTGCTCGATTTTATAATTGGTTAATTTATTGGTAGTAATGATACCACCAATAGTACCAACACAAGTTCCGATAAAGGAAATTATAGCAATTATAATTGTAGGGTCCAATTTAATCGACCTCCTTTACGAAAGGCTGAAAAAAGGGAACAATCAAGCTTTCTCAATTATTAATTCTCCCTTTTCGTCTGTATTAAAGACGAAACATTTTTGACATTGCGAACAAATGTAAAACTATTTATCAGGAGAAACCATTAATTTTTTTGTGCTTTTTTGCAACGTGGAATTAGAGTCTAAAGGATTATGATTACAACAAGGTTCAGAATTTGTGTGGTCTTTTTTAATACACCACTTTTTTTCTTTAAATGTTTTAATCAAATTCACACTTTCAATCCTTTACTTTCTTTGGAATCATGTGAGTAAAAGCACTCATATCATTGATACGAGACTCATACATTTCTTCCAAACATTCGTTGCAAATTACATCTTCATCTTCATTCAGTTCTTTTCCGCAAATTTGGCACTTTTTGATATTATATGAAAACTCCTTAATGTCTGAAACATTAGTTCCAGCATTGGAAGAGTTACCAGTATTATCGTTGGTAATCTCATCGTCGGTCAACTTTGGTCTACCAACAGGGTTAGCGATTAAATTTTCTTGGTCTAAGACTTTTTCAACTTTAATATCTAAAGCTTTAAGGTAAGCTTTAGCTTGTTGGTAATCATCAACAGTCATACCATTAGCTGACAGAAGTTTAGGAATAAAGCCTTCTAAACCAAACACAACCTATTCTCTAAGAATTTTGATATCCTCGCGAATATTAAAGATATCACCCCAAAGAGAAATTTTCCATTGGAACTTCAAATCGAAATTCTTATTAATCATTTCATTTAAGAAACTTTCGTATTGTCTGGTAAGATAATCAATTCTAGCAGCCTAAATATATTGAGCAGCCTTGACAGAAGCAATAGAAGGTTTATCAGTAATACTCATAAGAGCAGAGTTACCAGAAGTAGCGATTAAATCTCTAGTTCTATCGTAAATGATATCCATTGCTTCAGGCTGATTTTCTAAGGTATGCAAATCAAATTCAGTAAACGGGGCGAAAAACGGCAGAATATTACCTGAAATATTTTCCGCGAAGTAATCCTGATACCCAAGAATTGTATCAGGAGTAATAACAGTGGCATCACTACCCGCTTTAGGGTCTTTAATAAGGGGAACCTCAGCAGTTAAAACACTATTAACACCTTTACTTAATAAATTTGCTTGCAACCATTTATAGTCATCCAAGTCTGTCAAATCATCAAACAAGCCAATTGTATCAGGGAATGCATTAGGATGAGAGCCATCAAAATAGAATGTATAACACAAATCTTGAGGCAATCTTACCCAATACATATAATTTTCTCCATTGCTTTCCAAGATGTGACCATCGGGAAGTTTCGCTTTAGGAGAAATTCTCTTTTTCTTAGTTTTCTAATCTATAACAACAATTCCTGTTTCCAGCATTTGATTCCAGACATCCTGAATAAATTGAGGATACTGACTAACATCATAAGCTGGTTGAAGGAAAATTGCCATATTAAAAGCAATAGTAAACTACTGTTTACTACCAAAACCAATCAATTTAACCATATCAGTATTAAGTTTCTGCATGACAAAAAAATTAACATCATTCTTATCATAGCTTGTACGAGGTAAATAAGAAGATTTACCTTCCAAACTCACCTGAGTAGTAATAGTTTTTAAAGTTAAATTTGGTTTAAAAGCTTTTAAAATCTTATCGACTTTTTGACTTTCTTTTTTAAAAGCTTCGGTAGACATATCTTTCGAGTCAACATACTCTGGGATATAATAATAATTAAATAAGGGAGTATCTCTATTAAGTTTTACTAAAATATTGTAAACATAATTAGTATAATACAGCCACATACTGATTCTCTAAAAAGTCATTTCAGAGTTTTCTGGATTGTTTAAAGCATTTTGAAGGTCTTCTGATTGAACTTTTTGAGCCTTAGCGTTAACTTGTTTAATACGTTGATTCTGCAAAAACGGATTATTTAATTGACTCCAAGACATAGCCCAAGCGCCAGCCAAGTTGTCAAAACCAGTAGAAGCGTATTTACCAAAAATAGTAGCCCATCTTTGCTGAATAGCCTTCAATGAAACATCTTCTTCAGGTTTATCCTAAGTCATAGTAATCATTTTAGCTTCTTCATTTACAACAGCTTTAGGCGATTCAACCTTTTTGGGTCTTCCTCTTTTTTTTGGACTATCCAATATTATTTCCTCCCTTCTTATTAATATCTGTAGTCTTAACAGACTTTTTAGCTTTTTCTTGTTCAGCTAAAATATGTTCGAAATTATCGAGAACTTTCATAGTATCTCTCAATTTCTGTTGCTTTTCTATTTCGTATCTTTGTTTTTCTATTGCAACTAAATTGTCTCTACACCATTCAACAACAAAATCATTTTCATTCATAATATTTTTCTCATTGACTTCTCTGATAATAAAATTACGAGCTGGTTTTAAAGATTTTTTTAAAGTTGCATAAGCTTCATCTCTAAATTTATATTGAGCCAAAGCAAGATAGAGGTTATCATCTTGATAGATAAATTTATAATACTTTCCAATTTTAGAAAGCATATTTTCAAAATTATCGGTATTGAAATCACCGATTATTTTATAGACCATAGTTATACTCCTTATATTAAAATATGTCCTCTATAATGAATATTAATCATGTTAATATTAAAATTAATATTAACAATTGATAATTTCGACAAAAAATTGATTAATCTGCACAAACAAGACATATTATTTCCCTATTAAGTTGTTGAATTTTTCACCCCTCTATGGTATCATCAATTTACAATCCAATTAAAAAATACCATAAACAAGGAGATTTTTAATTATGACTTTTGGTTACATTCGAGTAAGTACTGACCAGCAGACTGTTGAGAACCAGCGTTTTGAAATCAACCAATATTGTGAAAAGCACGGTATGAAAATTGATGGCTGGATTGAAGAAACGATTTCTGGCACAAAGAATCCCGAAAAGCGTAAGTTAGGAAAACTTCTTAAAAAGGTACAAAGTGGAGATATCATTATTTGCTCTGAGATTTCTCGTCTTGGTAGAAGTCTTTATATGATTATGGACATTCTTTCTTTGTGTATGGAAAAAGGCTGTCAAGTAAGAACAATCAAAGATGGATTTGTATTAGGCGATGATATTCAGAGCAAAGTCTTAGCATTTGCTTTTGGACTTTCTGCTGAAATTGAACGTAATCTTATTAGTCAGAGAACCAAGGAAGCACTTGCGATGAGAAAAGCAAGTGGAGTAAAGCTTGGTAGACCGAAAGGTTCTTTAGGAGAAAGTACAAAGTTAACTCAATACGAAGAGACCATTAAGGCATTGATTGTTGAACAAGACAACTGTTACGCAGATGTAGCAAAACTTTTTCATGTTAATCGTTCTACGATCCAACGTTTTTGTGATAAAAGAGGGTATTTTAGACCAAGTATTGTAGAGAAAAATCAGCGCAAAGCAGAAAAGTTAGAACGTGAACGCATTGAAAAAGAATATAAAGATAGACTTCTTAACCTTGATGAAGAAGATTAAATAAAATTAAACTGTAAGAGGGAGGGTTAAACACTCTCCCTCTTTTTATATCGTAAATTAAATCTTTTTCAAATAAGCAAGGCTAATCCAACCTCTACCATCGGCTAACTTACCCCAAGTTATACCAGAGACTTTTTTCTCACTAACAATAGTTACGACAGAATTATAAGTTAAAGCTCCATTTTTACTGTAGTTAGTACCAGCACCAGTTCTTATATTAACGCCAGAAGATGCTGTAATTTTACCTCGGTAACTTTTAAATGTGCTCGTTGGAGTGGAATTCTTTTTAATATAAGTTAAACTTACCCAACCACTACCATCAGCCAACTTACCCCAGCCATTATCTTCAAGAATAATAGAGACCCCCGTTCCCTTTTTAAGAGTTCCAGCAATAGAAGAAGAAACAGAAGGACCTTTACGAATTCTCAAAACAGAAGCGGTAACAATACCAGAATAAGACACAGTAGTTTCAGTATTAGTGTGGGTAGTAGGAGCTACCTTTTTACCCATCTTAGCAGCAACATCTTGTCTAAAAATGTCCATACTCTTGCCAAAACGAGGAAACCAATTACGAGGGTCGGCATGATTAGAAGCGATACCTCTTTGGTGTCCTTCATAATGTCCAATAATTACTCCGTCTTTTAATGGGTCGAAATTGTAAAGCTGGCAAAGATAAGCTGCGAACTCAACAGCCTCTTTATATACTTTATTAAAATAAGTAGCATCTGTCAGCGCGTCCTCGCAAATCTCAAAGCTTATATGAGAAGAATTCCGACTGCCTTTATTTCCCTTGCCACAATGCCATCCTTTATAATTCCAAGGCAAAGTTTGAACAGTAGCAATTTCACCGTTAGCAAGTTTACCAATAAACGCATGTACACATACATTTGCATTAGAATTATTCCAAGCTGTACCACCATTATTCTTACCAAGCTATGAAATCAGGGTTTTATAATTAGCATCATTAGTAGATGGTTGCACATATCTTTTCAAATTGGGATTATTACAGCCAGTGCTATGAACCATAATTCCTTTCGGAGTAATCTTCACTCCATTTTTATAACATCTATTCTATGTAAAAAGACATTTTAATAATTTCATTCTTTTTTCTCCTTTTAAATTTTACTCCTGAATAATACTTTGAATAATAGGAGTAATTGCTTCTATACCATATTTATCTGCCAATTGATTTATAAATGCCAAACTTATCTTCATTCTATTTTCTGCACGCTCTTTAAAACAATAGCACGCATTATATACAGCAACCTCACCCCAAGATAAACCCACGACAGTAGCAAAAGAGGTGGTATCAGCGCCGACTGGACCGAAAAATATATACATAACGAACAGCACAGTCAAGCTTATAGTAGCAACCCAAGAGATAATTCCCCACTTTTTCATGGTCGGAGTTTTCTCCATTGCTCGCTTAAATCTTTCAAACAATGAAATTTTTGTTTTTCCCATAATTATTCTCCTTCCTTTCACAAGTAGCAAATATTTATCATATTTATTTCACAACAACATCTAATTTCATCATGCAAGAAACCTTGCACATTTTTTGATGCTATTTCGTGCAACAAATCACATTTTTCTCAAAGTTGCATTTAATTGAGAATTTCACGCAACTTGCATCTTTTTTGTTGCATTTTTCGATGCTAACGCAACAGCTTTACTTAAATAAAGTGAATGTATTTGAGAGGTCTTTTGAAAATCTAATTTTTTTAGTTTAGGCTCTCAAAACAATTCTCAAAAAAACATGTTGCTTAAATTTGCCAAGTTGATTGAGTGTTTTAATTAGCACTAATTATCTATTTAGAAATTATATTAAAACAGAGCAAAAACGGCAAGATACCAATTATATCACTTTTTATGATGAAAATTTTATAACAGGGTAGGTTTATGATTTTATTTTTATCTCTACTAAAACATTTTATCCTTATGTTGGGATTGGTTCTAAAGAAAGTTATGTTTACCAAATGTATTTAGACGGAGGCAATTTGCTTACAGGATTAATGGCTACTTTAAATAATTCTAAGATGTTATCTTATAAAGAGGGCAATATAGATATGACTTATAGCTTAGGAAATGGGCTTTTTAGAATAATTTTAAGTGGCAATTCTATTAGTTATTTTTCTCAATATGAGAGTTATATTTTACATATACGGGTTTCTTAACAAGTTGTCTATTAATGCC